GACGCACCAAATATGGAATCATACGCTTTCGCAATGCACTTCGAAGAATGGCTGGAAGATAAAGAAGAAAAAGTCCTCGATGAACCCGACTCTATCCTAACTGAAATGCTTGCATCACCTGTAGACATGATTCTACCCAGCCAATGGCACGACTGCCAAGAAAGAATCGACAAAATAATCAGAATCTGCAAAATCCACGAAAGAACATGACTGACGAACAACTCCAATACATAAACAAAAATAAACTTCAAGACCTTCAACAGGAATACGCAGAGCTATGAAAGAACTCCTATACGAAATACTCAAACTTACCATATTCTACGGAATCGGCTTTATACTCGGATACTCTCACAAGAGACTTTGTGAAAAATCCAAAATTAATAAAACATAACCGTATCTCCACCGACGACAGATATAACGCTAACCCCCATCAATAAAGGAGTGTTATTTTGTAACATTTCTCTTAAAAATTTCACAAAGTAGGTAAATTATGAATCAAGAAACATTTAATAAAGCTCAGGCAATCCAGCAAGCAATCGCTAGATACAAGGATTTACAGGAAAAGATGGAAGCGAATGCAGTTGGTACTCAACTCAGGGAATTTATTGCCATGTGTGCCCAACACTTGCCATGCAATGACATCGTTAAAGACGATACAAGCAAATTCCTTGTAGAGCTGGCAAATCTCTTTGAACAACATATCAAAGATACCGTATCCAAGCTCGAAAGTGAATTTACTGAACTATAAAAAAAGAGACAGCCACCTGTCTCTTTAAACGTCTTCGAGTCCAACAAACACTCAAAGCGCTATGTCAATATTTATTATACCTAATTAAAGCCTCGACACGCAACCCGAATCTTCCCTGTCACATCAAAACACCTTTCATCCAACCAAATCATCAGGAAAGCCCTAAAAACAAAAAGAGCCAACAGGAAACTTGCTGGCTCTTTTTAATATGTCACCACTAACAGCTATCAAGAAGGTAAATTTCGGAAAACCCTCCCTGAACCACCTATAGCGTCAGAAAGAATAATGTAAAGACATAACTTCTTTCAGCCTGCAACTATACTGCTAATACAAGAATCATAAGATTCAACAGCATAATTACATTGTCCATTCTATATCATTACACATTATAACCAATACCCCCATATTGTCAAATCATTTCATATCTAAACTTTGTGAAATATTCCAAAACTACCCCATCTCACATTCATCTCAACCCCCGACAGATATATTGCAAAGCCCCATCAATAGCGACGTGTTGTTTTGCGCCATATCCAACAAATCTTTTCACAATCTCCTCAAAATCCATCAAATCTAATCATAAATTACAACCGAACGCCTGAACTCGGACGAAATTCCACAAATTTTAACCTAAAAACTGTGGTAAAAATACCTCACTTTTAGCCCTATTATCAGAATAACGATAACCCGCAAACCCGCTATTCATGCGGTGTATTATAAATGCGATACACTCTAAACCCGCTGCTGATGCGGATTACAGGGTGTGGTAAAATTACCGCAGTTACCCTCAAAAAACGCTTATTTTCGAATGCTATAATTACTTGTTATAATCATTGTTTACGCTACCTTGATATGGCGGAACCCTTAGATATTGCATTTATGAGGTATTGAGGGGGCTTGCGTGGTGCAGATATGAGCGATATGCATTGATATATCAGCTTTGTTCCCTGAATAAAAAAATATACTTGACACAGCGTGGATTTCGTTATAATAAGCGGTTTTTATATACTCAAAGTCAAGGAAGTGTCAAGTAGGAAGTAGGGGGGGGATTATGTTTGGTTATGGTTATGTTTGGTTATGGTAGTTATAGTAGTATTGGTGGGGTATTGTTATTGTTTTGTTTTTTGCTATAAGGTATTGGCTGAGGTTCAGTGTTATTGTTTGGAAGTATATTAGTTCGTTGATGTGTTCATTGGTTATGTATTTGGGTGGCATTGTATTTGGTAGTATTGTAGCTTTATCGGACAATTCGGCAAGGTCGTAACGTTTTCCCTGTTCAGAATAACTTATGTAGTTCTCTGTTCTCATAATAGGTTCTTTTCTTCGAGTCTGAGGGCTTCTTGGCTTTGGTAGTGTATGATTTTTTTATTTTGTATGTAGTCAAATAATATTGGGTTTATTAATATTCTCTCTTCATCTGTATTGGTAAGAAAGTCTTTTTCTGACAATGCCGTGTGGAATAATATTCTGTGAATAATAGAGGTTATGCTTGTTCCCTTTATAAGGAATATAACATTTTCTCTATTTCCGATGTCGGTAATTATTCTCTGGTAAGCTGGCACATTATCCTCTGCTTCGAGGTAATTTTTATCTCTGTCGGGTTCGAGCCATTCTTCAAAGAATCTGAGTTTTGTTGCAGTGGCAACTATCACATTTGCGTATTCTTGAAGTTTATGAGCCTGTGCTAACAAAAAGTTCTTACCTGTCAAAATTGTTACATCTTTGGCTTGTATAAGCTTCCCATTTAATGTCTTTCTCGTAGGGTCAACTAACCTGAACAGGTCAATCTCTTTCCCCTCCTGAGAATATCTGACAAAACTATCAATAAGAGTCTTTTTCATAACCTTATTATGAACAAAGGGGTGAGATTGTCAAATTAATTTATCGATTAGTTTTGTGTTATTGATGGTGAGGTATTGTATGAGCATTAATTTAAAGAAATCGGGTCTTATGAAAAAGACGTTTGTTTTTTTGTTTCCTGTTGCGGCTATGATTCTTTGGATGATATGTGTGGTTGTGTTTCCTTCGCATGGGATGAGGAATAATTCAGAGGGGCATCTATTTATTTGGGTTTCGACTAGAGTATAAATATTTTCATCGGCGTTGTCGATGAGTTCTTTATCTTTTATCGGGTCGAGCCAATCATTAGAGTTTTGAAGCTTAAGTGCAATAGCAACAATTATCCGAGCACAAGGGCGTAGTTCTTTAAGAGTTAAGCTTAATCTGTCTTTGAATGGTGTTAAGACTTTAGTGTGGTTATGGTTATTACCGAGTAGTGCTTTGATGGCTGTTGTTTTGGTTTCGTATCCGTAGTTGATTTGGGCTTCAAGTTTCATAATAGATTTGTGAGTTCATTGAGGTTATTGGAATTATTGTTGAATATTGCTTGGAGTTCGGCGAAGTATTTTGGTTCGATATAGAATCTGAAAGGATTTTTCTTTTTTGTGTTGATGGTGATTGCTATTCTGAGTATGATTCTTTTGATTATGGCGTTTGTTTATGTCTGTATCTTCTCTTGGTATTATGTGGTTTAGGCTTTTTGTTTCGTGGATTTCAGCGACGGCGATTTCGAATAGTTCTTTATTGGCGTCTTGGATAAGTTCGATATCTTTCATTGGTTCTAACCAGTTATGGATAACTTTGATTTTTAATTGCAGTGGCAACGATTACTTTGGCGTAGGGCTGTAATATTTCGGCAGCTTGTAGCAATTGTTTTGTTTCACATGCAAGGTCTATTGTTTTGTTTGTGTCGCTCAGGCTTCTGATGTCTCTATGCTTTCCGTTTGATGAGTAGTAGATATGTTGTTCTGTATTCATATTAATTCTGGTGGTTTACGGAATTCATTTTTGAGGTTGATGTATTTATTCAATTCTTTGTCAAGTTCTGTGTAATATTTGAGTGGTATGATAGGCTTGTCCAGTTTCTCTGGCAGATTATTTTCATCTATTGTAAGTCCTGCGATTGAGGCAGCAATGATATTAATGATGATTCCTTGCATTCTATTGTTTATATTCTCCAATAGTCCTTGTCGATAAGTATTTGCGCAACGGATTACATCTTCTATGTGCGGCGTGATTGGTTTCTCTTCTGTGAAGCTTGCCAATAATTCCAAGTCGGCTGGCTTTTTCGGGTCGAGGAATCTTTGATTTGTGGCAAGCTTGATTGCGGTGAGTTTTACGATATTCCCGTATTTATTTAATGCCTTGCTATATACCTCTTTTTTCATCTTGACATACGCCGCATAACTTCCAAACAAAATGGGGTATCCCCGTGAAAACTCTTCAATCCAATGCCTTGCATCCTTATCATTGCTTGGAATTATAACATTCATAATAGCACCTTAATCTTATTATAAATCGAGTTGTTAGATTGTCAAATCAATTCTGGTGGTTGTTGGTTTACTTGTTTAAGTGTTTCGTATTGTTTGTATATTTTGTGTAATTTTTTGAAGTAGTTGAGTTCAATGAATATGTTTTCATTTTTGATTGTTGTGGGCACCTTATTATAAGCTCTTTTATTGGTTATTGTTGCTGCGATGATTGTCATTACTACAGTAGTTCTTGCTTCGGTGTTTTGGAAAGCAGTGTAATTATAGAAAGGGTTTTGAGGGTCGGTTGAATCCATTGAGAGGTGCTTTGCTGTGTTATCGAATAAGCTTGTTCTGAGTACGTGATATTTTGCTATTAAATCCAAGTCTTTAGCTTTGTTTGGATTAAGAAAATCTACTGTGCAGTATAGTTTATGAGCGGTAGCAATAATTTCTTTTTTGTATGGTTCCAGTTCTTTTATGTGCTTTTCGGGGTTGAGGTTGCCGATATATGGAAGGTAGTCTTGGATTTTTCCGAAATATGGTTCAGAAAATTTACTCAAGGCGTCTGCTCTGCTTATGTGTGTGGGGAATATGATATCTTCGTATTGTTCTTTGCATAGTTTTATTTCTTTTTCACAGGAATCAGCTAGTTGTCTGAGTATTTCGGCTCTAGTAATCACAGCATAATCTCTTTTGTTGTCAGGTAATTGTCATAGGCTTGTTGTAGTTTAACAAAATAATCGTGTTTGATATTTTTGGGATAATTGCCAAAGATTCTGATTATAAGGTCTTTGGTAGTGTCATGGGATAAGGATATTGGTATGCCATGAATAATGTTATTCTCTACATCAGCCATAAGTTCTTGAAAAGGGAGGTCGTCGGTCTTGTATATGAATTCCATATCGTCAAGCGTCAACAAATCCTTTTTGCTAGTTGTGAGCAGTTTTTGTGCAAGTGCCACAACAATTCTGGAATAAGGTCGCAAGTGTTTAATAGCCTCCTCGGCTGTTTTTGAACTGATAAAGGGGGCAAAATTAAATTTAAAAGTCATAACAGATTGTCCATGAGTTGGATTTCTTTGGTTCTTGGTTTAAGTAGTTTATTCCAGTCATAGAAATTGGGATATTCGTCGTAAATCTTTTTGAGGAATAGAGCAACATTTGATGGTTCGTAATCTCTCAGGTGGTATCCATTGATTTCTTTGAACGGCTTACTATAAAAATCAACAAGTTGTTCTTCACCCAGCATTAGAGAGCTTAGGATGAGGTCTTTTCTGAGTATTTGCCAGTATTGCGGTCGTCTCGAAAAGAATAACCAGCTCATATAAGAGCTGTGAACGAATTCCTTCATTTTTTCTACACTTTGCCATGCAGGCAGGATAACAACCCATTTTCCTTCAATGCTTTGTAAGTGTATTGCTGCTGTTATAACATTCTCTTGGGTGAATTGGCTTAATATGTCTAATTCTAATGGCTCTGGTTTAATTTTGTATGGGCTTATGGTATTCACTGCCAAGTAAGCATAAGCCAAAGCAATGAAGTGCTGTTCTTGTGGCAGATTTTGAATCTTAATAGCAACCTTTACAAGCTCTTTCTTTTCTTTAAGCTTGTCATCCATTAGCTTTTTGGCAAAAGATTTGTAATCTGCATTTTGTCCCATAATCTCATTATAAAGCAGAGGTGACTATTGTCAAATCATAATCTCAGGCGTAATAAAATCTTGTTGTGTTAAGATGGCTTTAAGGTTGATGAAGTAGTTGATGTCTATTGCGGTTTCGGGTAGTTGTCTATTGTATTGTCTCATCACCTTGATTCGTCTGAATTCGTTGTGGTCGAGTGTGATGGCTCTGATTAGTTTTAAGGTCACATATTGTACTGAATTACCTTCCATAAAGGTTTCAGCTCTATTATAAAGGTTGGTAAGGTCTACAAGTAATTTTTCGGCTTCATTGAAAATAATTTTATGGTCACCTTGCAGATTGTCGTAGTCGGGAAGTCTATGTTTGGCGTAGATGGTATAGGCTACTGCCGCAACAATGGATTGCAAGTTATGTTGAACAATTGCTGTCATATTATTCACTATTGAAACTGTTTCGCCATAAACTGGACGCGACGTGAGCAGTTCACTAATGAGATTGTCTTTATGTCCTATCAAGTAGGGTTTTGGGTCAAAGAATGATATGTTTTGGTTCATGAGGTTTAAAAGCCCTATACAATCTTAGCTGTTCGTGATAGAAACTAAGAGGAATTTGGGGAATCACAACTGCCTGAATTTCAGGGGGTACACTATATAATGAAAACGCCGGGTCGTGAACTATTGTTAAATCTCGATGGATAAGACCGAGTAGAAATTGAGTGGTATTATAGCTTTGTGCTGACCCTTTTAAAGCAATGCGATGAGTTCTATTGCTGCTGGCTATTTTTTCTATGGGCGCTTCATCTTGAGCGTCTATCAGGGCTATGTCTGTATAATTATTAGCATTAAGGAACCTGTTATATTCAAGGATTGCTTGTAATTGTGCTTTAAAAATTTTTTTCAGGATTTTGGTATTATTGAGTTTGGTTGCGGTAGCTCGCAACTTATTTGCATCAAAAATACCAAGATAATCTGCCTTACCATATCCACGCAATATGGCAACTATTTCTTTTTCTGTCAGTTCTGTCAGCACTATAGCACCTCTATTACCTTCATCGGTTTAAAAGCCCTGTAAAGCTTCACTTGCTCCTTATAAAAATCCAAAGATATCTGAGGCATTACATAAGTGCAGATTTCACCCTTATGAGCAGTTATTTCAACGCCAAAATTAATCAAAGCAAGTAACGCCTGTATTAGGTTGAATGTTCGTGAATATACGTTATGTCTGAAGAATAGGGTAGCGTAACGTTTTTGAAAGTCGAGTGTTGGGATGGGGCTGTCGTTTTGTTTTTTGATGAGTTCTATGTCGATATAGTTATTTGCGTCGAGGAATCTGTTGTTCCATAGTATTGATTCTACTTGAGCTTTGAATACTTGTTTAAGATATTTTGTCCTATTGATTTTGCTGGCAGTTTGGTAGAGTTTCATAATGTTTATGTTATAGGAATAGTCGTATTCAGATTTGCCTTGTAAGATGGGGATTATTTCTTCTCTGGTTAATATCATAACAGTTCGTGGTATCTTTCGGTTCGTGTCAAAACAAGGCAATCTTGGATTACTTCTGGCAAGAGCAAGGGTTTAGCTGGTGGTTCATTACAAAACATTAGCAAATCATGCAATAAAATTCTGCGATGAGTATAAATAAATTCCTTAGTCAATTCTATATCTTCATCTACTCTCGCAAGTTCAACATGATAATCATCGTTTATATACAAAACTCTTGCAATGTCAAATAATAATGCTTCTGGTGTTTGCCTGTAAAAAAAACGGCTTATTACCTCCTGCGTTTTTATCATGTCTAATTTTGTTATCTGTAATGGCATCGTCTTAAATTGGCAACAACATAAAATAGGTGTAAGAATGTCCAGTTCAAGGATTTGTTTTGTAAGTGGCGTTAAGGCTTTTATTGCATATCGTCTCATAGCAAGCCTGCCTCTTGTTTTCTTAGTTTACTCTTCATTTCTTTGAGGAGGGTAATTTCGTTGTATAAACTTTGTAGATATCCGGCAAGCTCATCATTTGCGTAATAGATTATTTTGTCTGCGGCAGTAACAAGGAAAGTGGCATATTCTTGTTCGTAGCTTTTTAGAGGTGTAATATCCAGCTCTTCAACATCGGCTATGTGGTTATGGTTAGGAAGCCTTTGAAACTTGTAGATAAAGCTTGCGAATGCTTGCGCAAGTGCAAGTAACCCGCTATGTTCAAGAGCAGAGTGCATTTTTACTTTCTCGTGCCTGAACGGCACATTCTCGCCGAGTGCTATTTCCAATAAATTAGAACATGTTTCATTGGTAAATTTCCATTTAATCTTTTCAAAAAATTCTTGTGCGGCTTTTAAAAGCTTTAAGTAAGAGAATGAGATTACGATTTTGTCTTGTGGTTCTGGCGGCACGTCCTTAAATTGGAGATGATAAATTAAAGAGGCTACAGGGGCTCTATCATTGTTCTGGTAGAACCCTGAACAAAGGTGCGGCACCATTTGCAGGGCGGGAAAATAATCATGATACATAATGAAATTGGCTACAAGGTTTATGGTTGGGATTAATCCAAGCCGTGCTGCTGCGCTTCGTCGTCTCATGTAGATAATGTCGGCAGTATCGACATGACCCTCTTTAAGGGCTTTTATATCGGCTCTAACGCCATGTATAGAAGGTCTGACCAAATATTCCATTACAGCATCCCATGATATTCATCAATTGGCTGGCACTCTTTACAAGCTTTAATGAAAGCTTTTGTAAGGGTAAGTTTTTTGGTAAGCACCTTACGATGTCTGAGATATTTATAGATAGAATCGGGGTATACCCTTACTGTTTCAGTTTTGTCAGAAAGATGGCTATACCATTTGGAATCTTTGCTGGCGAACATAATAAAGTCCAGTATTTCAATCGCTTCCGTTGGCGTATCAACCACTTCAGTTCTGTTGATATTACCCAGCCCCTTACCAGTCTTCCAGCAAGCGTGTATTACTGGCAGTATCTTTTCCTTCTCTATCTGGTAAGCCAAAGGTATCAACTCTTGCACCTTCATGATTAACATATTCCTTGCCCTCCTGTGCTTTTATTATAAAAGCTCGTGGCAAGTTGTCAAGTTAAAAGATTTAAGATTTATGATATTGGTTGGTGAGATTGGTTCGGTTACTTCTCTTTTTTGGGGGTCTGCTGGCGTTCTATTGGTATTGGTAATCTTTTTGTATAGGAGATTAATAAAACCAGCGTTACGGACGTTTATGAGCATTTTATCGTGCATGAGATTAGAGGTTGCTTCTATTTCTTGCTGTAACTTATCTTTTTTGATGGCGAATTTGTTGTTGAATAGCACTATATATGCTGTAAATATATAGGCTGAGGCTGTGGTCATTTTTCTAAGTTTGTTTATCTCTGTCTGTATTTGTGCAAGTTTGTCGCTGGTATTTTTGTCAATCTTATGTTTCCTGAGCAGGAATATTACCTGCGGCAAGCAATTGTTCTCTATGATAAATTTAATCACAGTATCTGTGGCTTCGTAGTCGAGTTGTAATGTATCTTTAAGCAAGTCATAATCATCTCTACCTACAGCATGAAAAATCTCTGTGAAATAAGACAACTCTACCTGCAATTTCGCATCGCATTGCACCTGAGCTTTTAAATTAATGCATGCAAGATATTTCTCAAAAGCTGTAGCATCTGCGGGGAATGCCCTGCACAATAATCTGGTAGCATCGTGAACAATCGACATATCACTATTCTTAGAAAGAAAAAGTTTAATGCCATCATAATCGTCCTGCATTGGAAACCGCCTACAAGCCTCAAGAAACCTAAACACAGCATATGCCACAGGGAGAATCCCCACCTCCGCTAAATGTTTCAGAGTATTAACGCTATCTACGACTTGCAATGGACATCCACTTTGCGCATTAATGTTGAAAATGCAGTCAATGTCATGCTTGAGTCCAAAGACGGATGGATGAATCATATCAAATAAGGGCTTTCTTTTTGTAGACGTTGAATCTCATCATAGGCTTTTTTAAATCTATTCCAATGCATCAACAAATATTTAAAATGAACAATGAGCTTATCAATAATGTAGATAGCGTGCATTCCTATATTTATATGCTTGAAATTATCATGGAAAGCTTGGGTATTTTTCACAAATTCGATATCAGACATTTTGTTCGGGTCAAGGAATCGCCCGTGCTGTTCAAGCATTAATGATTCTGCGGTAATGATTTGTTGCAGCTTCCAAGCCCAAATTGATTCTATGATGTCGTTCCATTCTTTTGAAGAGACAAAAGTTATAATTTCAGGTGATGTGATAATTTTTAGATATAAGTGAGCATTGCTAACTTTTTCAATGCTTCCCCCCATGCAAGGGATTGTCATAACCAGTCTCCTTGCTCTTTTTGCACAGCTTTCCATTTCTCATAATTCAGCCTGTGTTGCAACAAGGCAGCCATGCTTACGGGGTTGACTAGTGTCGCGGTTTTATGTTTCTCGAATGTAGTTTCAATTATATTTTGCATCACAAGAGTAACGTCAAGCTCTTCTTTTGTGGGTTGCAATGTATCGAGCAATAAGAGGTCTTGGTAATTATTTGTATTAAGGAAACGATTGTCTTGCTCTATCCTGCGTGCCATAGCCACAATAATAATGAAAAGCTCCGGCGGGATGGCTGTTTTTTTATCTTCCATGACAATTATATCGCCATTACGCCAAAGAACACGGTTATTCTCTTCTTTGTAATGCTGAGGGTCATGAATATAGCTCGCATAACGCATAGATACGCTCCTATGTCCGTTAAACGTGTCGCCAGATAAATACAAGCGACTGCCACCGGGAAAACTATATTTTGCAGCCATCATTTTCTGCAATTCATGCCACGTATCCGTAACGATAGGCGTTCCATAATATTTTATTGCTGTCATAGGATATCATTAAACCTCTGGTTGAAGGACAGGCAGTATTTCTTGAGTGTAATCAGGAAGTCAGGTTCAAGCTGTTCGTTTAATTCTATGTCTACATAGTCCATTGTGTCGGGGTTTTCAACCCTGCCTTGCACACGCATATTGAGCAGGAAAACATATTTCGGGAAGGCTGATTCTAGTCCAAATGCTGCATGACGATGGTTCAAATCCAGTATAGCTTTGATGTAATCAAGTGGCAACATGCTTACAATTCGATATTCCTTAAATACGGCATAATATGTTGCCTCTAAGGCTGTCATGCCGTCATTGCGCCATTCTTGGAAGTCTTTGTTTGTTTCGTCCATGATAGAGAGAATCTTGTCAATATCTCGTCTTTTATCCCAATTAATTACATCTTCAGCGGCATAAAATAAGGCTACTGCTGTGGCGATGTCGAGCAAATCATTGTCGAATATGAACATAACTGCATCGGAAACATTCGCAACCGAAACATGAAAAGCTGTTGAAAATGTCGGCTCCGTATCAAGAAACACCTCTGAGCAAGGATTAGATGTATCCATGATATTCTTCTCGTCTTTCGTGAATCAATAAAGCTTGCACAGTGTAAGCCACAAAGCTCGTATGCAATAGGGTAATGTCAATTTCCTCGCCATATTGAGGCTTGCCAGCTAATATCCAAATCAAATAATCATCTTCGCTTGTAATCTGTAGCATTTTTGAACGTTCAGTGACAACAAAGTTATATCTATCATTTACAGCTTGCTGCCCATCTTTTGACATGAGATAAGACAAAACTTTTTTTGGCAAAGCATACCTTGCCAGTCCATCAAAAAGCTCATCTAATTCCAGCAAGAATCTATCGACAATAGCATAAGCCATCGCAATTAAACGATATTTCTCTGGATGATTTTTTATTAACTCTATATCCATAAGTTTATTGTAAAAGTTACATGGACAATGTCAAATCAAAAGATGAACTCTTTCCAACTCAAAAAAATTCGGCGACATATTTCCTTGTAATGCCCTTGTCTTGTGCTCAGGCGAACATAAGAGGCAATCCATAAGCATCATGAGTAGTTTGTGCTTTGTTTGTGGTTCGCCATTAGCATATCCATCGAGAGCTGTTGTTAACTCTTCGTAGGTGTGATTTTTCAAGAAAATATAAGCTTCTTGGATGGTTTTAATTGAAGCAAATATGTTTACTACGTCCGGTGCCATAAACGACCAGTTTATAAAGGCATTTTTGAACCAGTATGGCTCTGAAAACGGTAGAGTCAGTCCCCATAATCTGCACCATTCTTTTTCTTGTTTATTTATTATGGCAAGGTAATGAAGGATATCATCAGGCTTCATTGCTCTAAATGCCTTGTCATACAGATTGCCAGTTGTGCCACCTGCTTCGCCATCGTTTTTGAGCTTTAATCGCAACTCTCTAGGCACCATTGCATAAGCTGCATGGCAAGCTGCCACGTAGCACTTCCAATTTGCTTCACCGCATAAATTGATAGTTTTCATAGCAAATCTACTCCTGGGAAATTTTCTTTTTCCAAAGGGAAACTTAAATCATAAATCAATTCTCTCATAACAATCGTAAGTGGTGTAATCGCTATACGAACATCTGCCGTATTAATTTCTTCAAATGTAGAATCATGAACGCTTATCTCGCAACTTGCATTACAATCCCGTCGTTCCAAAAAAGCTCTAAGCATGAACCCTTCTCTGAAGGGACGTGCGTCCATCATCTGGTCAGACAAAAGGAGCCAGTTGAAGTATCTGCGTCGCCAGTATTCTCTGGGGCTTATTTTGCTTTCAGCCTCCATGATTTCCCACCATTGTTTAAAACCATTCTTATATTGCCTGTAAAGCCACTTCAGCTTAACAGAAAGCAATCTAACCATGTCATGGCTGATATGATTTATTATTTCGCTTGCGTTTGTCTCCATGCTGGGTGGCAATATAATAAATTTAGGATTAGAATATATCGACCAGCCCAAAGCAAAGAAAAATATTTTTCCATTAATCGACAGTCCATCAAGCTCTTTTATCAGGTGTGCTACACTAGCTTTATTCATTTACAGTGCCTTCCATACGCTTTTCGCTGTTTCATACAGTTTTACGGCGTAGTATATTGCCATAGAGAAGCATACTACCTGAACCATTGACGATAAAGTAACCATCAACCACATGATGTCCATAATTTTACCTCTTTCTAAGGTTATTATAGACAAATAGCAAACATTGTCAACTTGAAATATTTAGTCCCGCTTTTTTTAAGGTTTATAAGATTGCATCAGAGTTTTTTTTAGAAAACTCTCAAATCAGGATTTTTCTTAAAAAGAAACAATCCTTTAATCAGGCTATTTTGAAGCCTCTGATTTACAACATCTCCACTATCTTTTCTATCAGAGCGTCTTCCAATGTGGCAGCTTCTTTGTCGGCAAGAACGCCATTCGCAATTGATATTGGACAAATTTCTGCATGTTTTATTGCACTTGCAGTTTTGGCTGAGGCTTTGCACACATCACAAACTACCTTGCCTCCTGTAATTCTTACAAAACAATCAAAAGCTTTGACAAAGGTGCTTAAACGTTCTAATTTATTTTTAAGTAGAGCTGTTGTTCGGATGGCATCTATTGTTTCCTTTGTGCCTATAAAACGAACAGTGAGAGGGCAAAATGCAGGCAAAGTTTTTTGCCCTTTAAGCTCGTGCGTTCTGCCGATGAGCTTGTTAACGTCAGTGCATGTCCAAGCACCATCAGGGGCACCTACAGCCCTTGGGCAATCGAGACAAGTTTCTATTTTTAAAATTAAATGATTCGCCATAAAGTTATTATATGAATATGAACAAAATTTGGATTATCTATCATAAAGGTCTCATTGAAAAAGTCTTTTTAACAAAACCTACTGTTGAAAAGATAATTGACGCTATTCCCGTCAACCAATCACAAGCCGAGCAAATTTTACAAGGTGCTCTCGTAGAGAACTATCATCTGATGTCTGTTGATTAATTTTGTTCTGCCTTCCATTCTGAAGCCTTTACTACTTTATTATCGTAATTTGTGCCGTCAAATTTTTCGTAGAAAATAAGCGGCTCTCCCACATCAAATTTAAGAAAACAGCTATTCTCTAGTTCTGTTGTCCATGACATGTAGTGCTCTTGGTTTGTTTTGTTCCAATACCTGAAGCCATAATTAATTTTGTCAGTGCATACAATAAATTTTTCTTTGATTACAATATCATAAACATGTTCATAAGGCTGTATAGGTGCGGTTTGCATTGGCTGCGGATTACTGGCGGTGCTGGACTGTAACATTGGAAGAGGTGGCAAAATCCCTAATATACGTAAAACACTGACTACAACGCCACAAAAAACAAAAAAAAGTAAAGCTTTCAAACAAAATAGCCAAAAATCTGAATCTTTACTCATAACATGTCCACCACCTTCTTTTCCCCTTTTGAAAGCTCGCCACTTGTATCCATCAATGTCCTTGCAAAAGTCACAGGACAATTCGGCGCATGACAACTCGCTTTCTCACCCTTATTTAAAGCCGTCACTATCACTCGCTTACAAAATAAACATTTCTCGGCTGGAACATAGTTGCCTTCATCGTTTTGGATTTCACAAGGTTCGCCACGATTGTCGAGAATAATTTGCGCTAAAGTTGACACCAGTTCAAGTAATTCTTGTTTTGTTTTGTTTTCAAGGTTTGTTTTTACAGGCTGTTTCTGCGGCAATGATTCGGCTACATCCATTGGCAATGATAACATGCCACCCTTCATTAGCAATAAATCGGACTCGACCATTCTATTTACAAGACTGAGCAATTCATATCTTTTTGGCACTGACAAATCAGAGCTTATCTTATTTGATAAATCATTGAAAGACATCGGCTGATATTGTGCCAATGTAGACATAATCTTAGGCACCATTACCCTGTGAAAGCTGTTCATTTGATTCTTTCTTCCAATTCCTTAAACATACCTTGCTCATACATTTGGGTAAGCATATAAGCCACTGCGTCACCAGCAGAAATAGTAGCAGGGTCTACCTCTGCCATCTCAGCCATCTCGGCAGCTTTTTCTTCAAAAAATTGCAGCATATCATGTTCGAGGTCGATTTCCACAATTGCAGTTCGTTCACGTTTCTGGAATTTAAGAATATCCTTTTTGTTAAAAAGCTTTTTCATCATTACTCCTACAATAAATCTATATGCATCTGGAAAGCGTCAACAATTCTTTGCTGGCTATCCCGTCTTTTTAAAAGTGCTCTGGCAGCAACAATAGGACATGTATCCTTATGTTTAAATATGTCAAAACCATCTTCAGGCTCAAATTTACCACAAATCAGGCACTTAAAGCCATAAAGCTTCTCGCTTGTTTTCGTTCTTGCTACAGCTTGTTCTAACAACTCGTTTTCTCGTCGCAGTAAGGATTCGGACATTTCAATCGCAATTTTATCAATCGGTTCTGCGAATTTGTTAAGAACGTCAATATCAAGACTTGCATCACACCATTCAGGGACTTTTATTTGTTCTACGGGATGTTGCGGGGTATAAGCCCCTACCAATCGTGCATTTTGCCCATCAAGCAGATTTTTTGTACATCGACAATATAGAGGAAAGCCTTCTTGCTTGGCATCATCACCAAAAAGTTGCTGCGGACAATATGAATAAGGGCACTCCACGCATTTATCAATAACCGACAGCATGACAATTGTTTTCGTTCTCATAACATATCAATCACTTTATCATCAAGCTTGGTCTTGTCGCAGCGCAAAGAGACATCATGAACCATTTTGTGGGCTGTCATAATGGCACAAGTAGGCAAATGTTTTATCTCTCGCTTTTCATCTTCTTTTGCACCACATAGCTTACAGCTACGTTCACCTGTATATAGATGTTCGTTATGGCAATCCATTTTAAGCACGGCTTCAGCCAATTGCTGCGCTTCTTTCGCATTAAGGGCTAACATTGTATCTTCAGTGGTGTTAAGAGCTATCGGGCACCAGTCAGGAACTGGCTTCATATCACTAGGAATTTCCATATACACACTAACTGGCTTTCCGTCCATTCTTGTGCAAAAGTAATCAATGGCATAACCAGCTCCTTTTGTTCTTTCTGTCTTTACATAAGGGCAGGCTTCACAGTTTTCCAAATGCAGAATAATAGCTCGTTGCTTTGCGCCAAGATTCTTTTTTTCAACAGGCATTATTGCCTCGCCAGTATAGTCTTGAATTTTGATTTCTTTCACTTTCATGTTTTTATTATAAAAGTTTGGCGAGCATTGTCAACAAAATATCTTTTCTAATTCATCCATTTCTTTATTGACTTTAATTTCTTCGCACATAACTCTTACAATCGGCACAACACAGTGGGGTTCATGGCTTAAAATTGCTTCAAATGTATTCTCTTTTCCAACCTCTGAAACCGTCACAAGTTCCAAATGGGCACCACAAAACACACAATACTCGTATTCGCCAAAATCACCCTTTGTCTTTATATAATTTTTCATTACAGCATCTAATACTGCAATTACATTTTAAGAGGTTAAACTTGTTTTACTCATTTTTACATTATAAACAGAGCAAGGTAACTGTCAACAAGATTCCTTGCCATAAATCTTGGGGTGTAATGTTCCCTGCTCAAAACGCTTGTAGGCGTCCAGCGTACTGCGTTTGTGTTCGAGTTTATAGTGTTGTGCGAACATTTCCAAGTCTTTGATAGACGAAAAGCCGTCAATATAAACTTCTTTTTTTACAGGAATAGTTGGGGCATGTTTCTTAGCCAATTCAAAGCCTATGTCGCAAGCTTCTTGTTCAAACAATAGATATTCTTCTACAGAACGAAATTTTAAACGTTTTCGTCTTTGAATATGATGTGCCAGCTCGTGAAAGAAAATCCTGAAAACATATTCAGTTGGCATAAAATTCGACTCTTTATCATATCGATAAATCTTAATCAGTTTATGTCGCCAATTATAAGAGCCGCTGTAATTATTGTCAAACTCAGCAAACCGAACATTTGCGCCATAATTTTTGGCAAGCTTTTTCAGGAAATTAAAAAAATCAACTGGAAAAAAATAGTCCCGCATTAATTTGTAAGATTCTTTTTCTTTAACTTGGAACTTCACCCTTTAATACTCCCGCACAATCGTTGCAAATTGCAATTTCAATTTTTCTTAAATCATACTTTATGTCTGCGGCATAATGACGTTCGCCTGACTCCATCCATCTGCCACATCGCCAACATTCGCTAATCCTGTAGATAAAACATTTTTGTTTTAGTATTACATTTCTTCCCATTTTATCCACACACAACAATATCACTGTCAGATATGTCCGTAAGAGTTACGTTCTTAAGCGATTTATTAACAAATGAATCGGAATATGGATTTATTTCTTTTTTGTTTGAAAGCTTTAACGTCCACTTGAAACCTAATGCTTTGGCAAACCTATCCATTGTTTCCAATGTTATATTCGTTTCGCCTTTAAGAATTTTAGAAACATAAGCTCTTGTAATCCCCATATCGTCAGCAAGCTTAGAGGCTCTAATGCCTTTCGCTCTCATGGCTTGTTTGACTGTTGCAGTGAAAGAGGCTTTAAGAGCTTTAATAGCATCTTGCAAATCATTATCTTTTGTGCGCAAGCGATAAGTCGTCATTTATCATCCCTATAAAAATAACCAACTACTGTCGCAAGGCTTAATATGCCAAGCCACGGCAGGAAAAAGGTTTGAAATACTTGCATATGAGTTAAAGTTGGATTATTCCACGAATAAACACTCATTGACACAATAAGTGCCACGACAAGCAATGTGCTTAAAGTTGTCCAGAATTTTTTCATAACTTATTTATCTCATCCAAAAGTTTTTGTTTCTTTGGAGTCATTGGTGGCATATAAGCCTCCATCCAAGAAACCAGCTTGGTCTCACTTAGTTGTCCATAAAGATAGAACTGTTGTCCTCCCTTAATTGGCACCTTGCTTTTTTCAAAAGCCTCAAATGGAATCCAGCCAAGTAGTTCGCTGTCATTTATGTTGATACGACACTCCACGAGCTTGTCTGCATCATTAATCATCACAATCGCTGCTCTGAACTTGCTGGTGAACTCACTTAAAGGCTCACTTACCCATTCTACAGGAACCTTTTTTATTGGCTTTACAGCATCTTTAATGTCTGGCTCATCATCCACAAGAGAACAATTCCAATAAGGCTCGTCACTGGTAGCTTTTACCTCAACCTTATCTTGACCAACCTGCGATACATTATAAGTTGGCGAGGTCATGATTCCGGGGCAATCAACATCAGGTGCACAAAATCCACAATGGCTTGGCTCTCTGTAATAAATCCGAGTCTCTGGCTTTATCTGAGAAAATTCTATTTCTGCATCGGTTGACGCATCAAAGAATCGTCTACCCTGTTTATTCTCAATTTCCATTACTATTTCCTTTAATAAAGAATCGGCGAAAAACTGCCCTGACAACATCCGGGCACAGGAATGAGGTTATCACCTTTCATGTCAAAGTCCACCTCTTTTTGCAACTCTTTGAACCACATTTTATTTTTTTTTGCAGCTTCTTTAACTCTAACAAGAATATGATATCCACCACGAGTTTTCAAAATATTAAAAGTGGACTGGTCAAGGTAATCAGATATAAGTTTTATAAGCTTTTCTGTTTCAATCTCGCCATCATCGAAGTCAATATCCACAAAATACCTTGTCCCTCTTGTCTTTTGAATTGTGGACAATACAATCTTGTGTGGGATGTAATTTGTATAGGGTTTTGTCACCTTGTCTAAGAGTAATTTTGCAGACTCCAGTGCAGCAGCTTCCAAGTTTCTTGGATTTACAGAAATATACAGTGCAAGTGCCTCTTGTGGGATAGGATTGCGCTTCCCATCAAGATAGCATCCATACACCGCTTCAAGGTGACGAATCTTGTCAATCAACCTTGTCTTTTCAGACGTGAATCGCTTAACAATTATTTTGTCCTCAGAAAGAGCTTTGCAATATTTCCTACGAGCAAGCAAAGAAACATAATACGTCTCATGCTTCTTAAGCTCAGGAAGCCATTCTACAAACTTTTGCAATTCTTGTTCGTCATAAATAATTTTGTAAGTTTTAGGCATAGTTTTATTATAAGCGACAGCTACCCATTGTCAACAGGTTTATTTATTTCGTCTGTGAGGTATTTTTTATGAGCCTTTGTTACTTTCTCAGTAATTTTGTTAGTGATAGCTTCCAGTGTTTCCACTTCTCTCTGAGCGTCTTCTTTTTGCGTTCTTTCTGCATATTCTTTATAGTCTTTAACGTTGCTACCCCAGCCATGTTTTTTATATTCTTCCGTTTCCATACACGCTTCGATACATCGGCAAGGAAGAGCATAATACTGGTGCCTCGACACATCCAGAACAAATTCAAGCTCGTCATTGCAGCCTGCGCAACGCACGGTAATTGGATTATTTATGAACCGAGTCTTTTCATATCTTTGCATCACTTGATTCCCCACTTCTCTTTATATTCCTTAATAAAATCGGCAGGGAAAGAGCTGCGCCACTTGCAACATGGACAATAAAACTGCTCTCCATCAAAAAGCGTTTTTGGAACCCTCTTGCACTGCCAGTTCCCGCAATAAGGCGAGTAGCCCTGTAGAGTCATTAAGTTGTCTCTAATGATGGGATTTGCATAGCTCATTACATCGTCTCCAAAGCTCTACTGTTTTATTTATTGTTTCTTCGTCATATTTAATCGTGTCAAGATTAAAATGCAATCTAATATCGAACCGCTTTTCATTGAGCCAATAAATATAAAGAGGATTAATCTTGTCAGAGGAGAAACCTTTAGCAATAAGAATGTTACCAATTTGATTTGCTTGCTTTAACTTTTCCTGATGCTCATATGTAGCTTCCAGCTTTTCTATCTTGTTAATTAATCGCTTCCCATGTTGCCTATAATCCCCATCCAAAATCGAATCAGGCAATGGTCTATAAGCTTCAGGAATGTCATTGAAACCAAGCAAACAGGCTTGAGTCGGTGCCAACTTTTTGTAATCTTTTTGTATTAGATACACACGAGATATTTGCATTAATGTCAAACAAGATATTTTGCCTGACAAGAATTGTTTCAATTGCTCACTTGTCACAAAAGTATGCAAATAATACTCTTGCTGTGCCTTATCGTCTTCGTCAATAGACAAACCTACCATCCAATCATCATAGGCATTAGTGCCCATAAAAAGAATCGGGCAATCATACCAGATTAATGTCTCATAATTCGATGTTATATCTGATGTATGAGAAGGAATGTTTGGATTACTTTCAAGAAGAAATTTTAATTTTTCTATGCTCATGATTAAGCATTATATTGCAAGCTTATTCAATGTCAAGCTGCCGATGTTTTCTTTTTCTCCTGCTTCGACGCTTTAGCGTCTGCCTCAGCAGTAACCACAGTAACCTCATCCTTTTTTGCAAGATTAATCAATGTCGGGTCAGTTGTTTCTGTCCAAAAAAACTGATGCTCAGGGATATCCAAAGCTTTTGCCGCAGTCTTTTCATTCTTAGAGGCGATAACGGCAACTCCGCCAGTAGTTTGAGATACAAATGTTTTCATGGCTCATCTCCATTATTTGGTTCGTCTAGTTCGTCTGGCATATAAGGAATCTCCCCCCATGCTGTAGCGCATAAAAAGATTATCACCAGACAAATGACATAAAAAATTGCAATACAATACAATATTGACATTTTCAAATTCCAGTCAAAAAATAAGCCACCAGCAATGGCGGCGATGGATTCACCTACAGGTGCGGCTTGGCGATTTCTCTCAACCACCCTAAGTCATCGAACGTTTGCAAAAGAATGTTTATCCCCAATTGCTTTTCGGACGTTCACCTCGCTTGGAAGCAGTAAGCACCGTAACTGTCAGCTTTGTGCAGGCTTCACCATCTATTCTATAATATCATCAGGAATTAAATTTTCTTCAAAATTCTTACTCATTTCCTGAGCTTTTTTATGTAATTCCATGTATTCATCATCAGACATGTTTCTTGCCTTCTCAAGCACTCGCTCCAGTAGCTCTGCGCCAAATACAGACTGTGGATTTTCTCTGTCAAAATTCATAACAGTAATCCCAATCAAATTGCCGAGTTTCAACAAACAATCACGACAAAATACATGCCGCAACAATTCAAACGCCTTTGCTGAGTCCTTATGGCAACTGTGACATTTTTGATTTTCTTTAAATTCTATTTTCATAATATCTCCGGCGGCTTTACTGGTTCAAAGCCTTTCTCTTGTGCAATTTTTAATCCAAGCTCAGTAATTTCAATTATTCCACGCTTAACTGTCACATATCGGAACAAAGCCAAATCATTAATCTTATTGTATACTGAACGTGCTTCCATGTATGAATTTTTACCTGCAAAACAGGCTTTACAAGCTTTGGTCGTCGTCACACCTTGTCTCGCAATAAAAATAAGCAATTCTGTCCCCAAATTGATACTCATAACATACAGGTTTTTCTAATCTTTGGCTTTCTAACAAATCTCTTGGTCTGCCAAATAGCCCAACCACAAGCCCACGCTACAATGAATGCAGCTTTAGTGTCCCCTCTTGAAAGGCAGAGCGGCAAGCTTTGAATAATCTGAAGTCTGTCTTTTTCTATAATTTTATAGACACTTCCACCTGTCTTTAACATCTTTTTTTGCGCCTTTTTGATGTATTGCCCAATGCTCATTTTGTTATGTTGAATACTAGCAACAGTATTCAGTCCTGAAATATTAAGCGTGTGAAGCCATTGTTCACAGGCAAATTTAGTGCCCTTTACCTCTTCTGAATTTCCCATGTTAACGGCCACAAATTTTTCTAGCCAATAACTGAATCTTGTTTCCAAAAATAAAAATGTAAATAGTGCTTTGAAAGCGTTTTGTTTCCGTGCTGTGCGATGCCCGTAAAATTTCTCATTATCCTCCGACAGGCTGGACAGATGTTTTTGCAGAACTTTGCTGAATACGGATATAGGCTTTTCGTAAAATAAAATTCTTTCTCTTAAATCAACAAATCCTCTCTCACAAAGGTTCACTACATGCGCACCACTCAATCCATCTTCTGGAAGATTTTCTCTGACTACATGCAATATAATCAATGCTTGATACAGCTTTGACAGAGGTAAATGAATCAAAGCCTCTAGTCCGTCATACAAACGTTCCTTTGCATCACGAGTATCAACTTCAAGCTTTAATCCGAATTTAACTCTATTTCTTTGTATCATACAGTTATTATAAAGAGCGATAGCAAAATGTCAATTACAAAAGTCCGCTCTCTTCTATTTTTGTAGCTTCAGCTTCGTTGATTTTGTATTTTTCCAGATGCCATTCTTTAACCAAATCTACTCCAGCGTCGGTGATAAAAATGAATCCCTCTGTAATTCTTATCAGCTTGCGAGCCTCTAAGCAGCCCAACATTAACGGCATAAGAAATTTGCTGCCATACGAAAGACTATGTTGGCTCCATAATGCATCTTTACAAAATGTTAAACAAGCGTTTTTTGAAAGAGGCGAGCTTTCAGCCATAAACATAAGCAGTCGTCCCTTGAGCGTGTTAGGATTTATATCATGCATTATCATAGCCCACGAAAGAGCCATACTGTCGAGAGTAAACAATAGTAACATTCACGAAATCACCGACAGAGTCACTTTCGTTTTGCCCCCATGATTCACCAAATGTAAAGATTACTTCTTTGTCGGTAAGGTCACAGTCCGTTTTAATTAAAGGCAGCGGGTCTTTAAGGAATCTTTGGATGTTCACATGAATAGTCTTTTCATCTGTTTTATCGTCGTCATTCGCAAGAGTTTCAATTACTTCTTTATTCTGTTTAACCAGTTCATTCCACAGCCCGTCAAAGTCCACATATTCATTCACTATCATTACTTGTCCTCCTATAAAACTTTTCTCTGCTTTGCCACTGGCATAGTTTTATTATAAAAGCTACGTCGCGCTTGTCAAATACTACGTCGCATTTTTTTCATCTTCCTGTATTTATGCGCGTTTTTAAGTTGGCACAAACCTTGCAATATCTTATCACATCATACATTTAACAAGGAGGAACTTAAAATGTTCGCACTGGATTTACTCAAAAATGGTTTTAACTCTAATTTCTGGCAGGTATCAGATTCATACACCACATCAGATGATGACAATATCACTCTTGAATTGCCATTGCCCGGTCTCGATACAGAGTCTCTTAACCTGCAATTCGATAAAAATATCCTGACTATTAATGCCGAACGCAGCAGCACGCTTAACAAGCAATTACATGGCAAAATTAAAGAACAATTCAAAGTGACAACAGATGTCGATACTGATAATATTGATGCAAATTATAAAAATGGAATGCTAACAGTCACGCTTCCGAAAAAACATAAAAGCAACCTGAAACAAATTCCTATCAGTATCAGCTAATCACAGAAGGGCACGAGAAATCGTGCCCTTCCTTGTCTGGGTAAAATATTGAATATGTGGAAACAAATATGTCTAACAGCACTTTTCCTTGTCCTGCCAACCAGAATCAAGCCAAACGCCTTGCCGAGTTTCAAGGTGGGAGTTAAGCCTGTCCTTATAACGAAGCAGATAACCTCTTTTATAGAACCAGCACATGGACGGCTCACATCACTTTTCGGACGACGCAACAAAGGGTTTCATACCGGCATAGACATCGCTGCGATTAAAGGCTCACCAATCACGGCAACTAAGGCAGGCAAAGTAACTTTTGCAGGCTATGCTGGCGGCTACGGCAAACTTGTAGTTGTCCAGCATGAGAAATATACCAGCAGATATGCACATTGTTCCAAAATCCTCGTGAAAAAGAACGCCATAGTCAAACAAGGCGATACAATAGCATTAGTGGGAAGCACAGGGCGGTCAACGGGCAATCATCTACATTTTGAAATTTTGTTAAAAGAAAAATTCATGAACCCACAAAAATATTTGACCTTTCGCTCGCAAGCGTTATAATTAGTGGTATCTAAACTTTAGGAGTATCACAATGGGACAACGCTTGCATGAGATTGCCAGAAAATACGACATGACACTTCGAGAAATGGCAAATAAACTTACCGACATGGGATATCCAACAAAGGCACATCACTTCTCCTGCGTGCCAGACAAGGCTATAGAAGCAGTAAGAGTAGCCATGTCAAATGTAACGAGTCAACCTGTTACAACAAAAAAAATTATCCATGCCAATTTGCACGCAGCAAGCAAGGCACTTGGTTTAACCAATAAAGATACTTGTGAATTATTCAAACGTGCAGGTTGCGGTCACATTAAGGCACATCCATTCCAGCCGATTACCATAGCCGATATCGACAGACTTAAAAGCTTTATCGTAAAAGCTCTTGACACGATATGAATAAAAAAGATATTCAGCGACTTTGTGATGAATTTTATGAGGCTGGACGACGAGGTGAAATGAAACCACGCATTATCATTATGGAAAATAACAAAGGTGACGGCGATACTATTTTTATAATCCAACCGAGTTTTGCAAAAGATGCAACAGATGTTTAACGATTGAGAGGCGCAAGCCTTTCAGCCGCTTTTAAAAAAGCCTCTACACTGGCTTTATCTGGCGCATTACTTATATAAACCCACAAGCCTTTGCCACCCTTATCATTGTCGAATGACGGTTCCCATGATGTTATATGATAACCACCTGTGGCATAGTCGCCTTCGGGATTTGTGGCATATTCAGTGTCGCATTTCAGCACCTTGTACTGCCGTCCATTCTTTAACTTGTGAATGCCCTCAATCATAGTTTTCCTTTCACAAGCTGAATCTCAAAATCAGCTTTTTTTAATAGGGCTTTTTCTGTTCTTTTTGCCAGAGCTTTTTCACATGTTTTACATGGTTTATTGCCTATGGTTGTATCGAAACCACCGCCACTCAGCGAGAGCCATCTTTTACAAAGAGAACGTCCTTCAACAAAGTAATGTTCCCTTGTCGAGTTAATTATCCATTTCCAGCCTTCCTTAGCCATTACTCCACTCCTTTATTCGGCAACAAAAATACGCCAGTTTTTTCATTCATCTGAATCCGTTTCAATGAACTGACTAATTCTGGCAGTATTTTCCCAAGGTCGTCTCGAACATCGAATGTTTTTTTACAGTCAGGACAAAATCGAACTTTAAAGCCGAGCTTTGGACAATAAAGAAATAACCGTATCTCTTCTACTCTTTCATCAAGCTCATCTCGTTCTCTTTGAGTCTCCAAAGGAATATAGCCGGAAATTTTTCTTATTTCCAGTAATCTTTTTTGCTTAACAGAGTGCTCTTCTGCGATGTTACGAAAGAACTCTATATGCTTTTGCATAGCTTCATTCTCGTCAAACAGAGTCTCCATTGAGCCATCATGCAAGGCTATAAATCTAGTTTCCATAACCTCATTTCCATATACCTCTCTAAGCCTGTAAAACAAACCGTCCATCAAGGTAACAAGGTCAATCGTTGTCATGTCTTTAATATGGTCGCCAATAGCCAGATACATGTATTCCAAGTAGGAAACTGTTTTTATAACGACAGGCTTATGCCAGCCAAAGTAGCAATCAATTTTCTGGATAATCCCCATGTTTTACCTCAGATAAAAACTATCGGTTTTTCGAGCTTTTGAGTTTTAAAAAAGGCTTCTGTCCTTATTGTGGCGTTCTCTTTACATCCGTATTTCTTGCAAAGAAAATCAATCCATTGATTATAAAGATTCTTATCTTTCACTTTAATCCACATATCGCATTCCTTACATTGTTGTCATTACGGCAGCAATTTCATTTTCTTTTTGAATTTCAAGGTCTCTATCACTTATTATATAGCCACGCTTAATAAGGCTGTCTACTGCCCAACTATAGCCGCAAAATCCATCTGATTCTCTCAGAGCTTTTTTGAGCTGATTAAAGTAAATTTCTTTGACCTCAATATTCATTACCCATCCGTCGCCAAAGTCGTATTGATGGTTCTTTTGAGCGACAAGCTGCTTGCATTTTGCAAAATCTTTATCATCATTACGGACACGCCGTATTTCAGTGTAATTCTTCTCTGCGCCAGTCCATTTTCCATTCCAAGAGCCAACCTTCGGCATGGTCAAGGTGAAAAGAAAGACGTGCATCTTAAGACGTCCTGTAGGTCTTTTAAAGTTTCTTGCTTTCGGCATCTTTAAATGAGCCTTTCAAAATAAAGATTATGATGATTGCCAAACTTGCACCAATAGTTAAATATAAACCATAGTCTATCGAGACAGTTGCTGACACCATTTTTATTAAAAGATTCTCGTTGGCAACCGAAGCCAACTCTTGTCTTATAGAAAAAAACGTCCATAGGCAATATAATGCAATCCCACCTGCGGGGAAGCCCACACCAAATAACAATTTTGTAGCAGAATCACCGTCTTTTTCGAGACATGTGTAAAATATCAATCCAAACAAAATTACTGTTACCCAACCATAATCGCAGTCAAGCCCACTAAGAGTTTTTCCCATCGCTGTTATCCACGGCAAAAATACAGCCACAACCCCTATTACAGCCAACCCCATAGCCATTTTTTTATTCATACTCTCTATTAATCCTTCCTTACAATGCAAACATCTTTTTGTAGTATTCAATCCACTTATCAGGCAAAGAAATGAAATTCCCCTGCATATCACTTGAGCAAATAAAGAAGTCCCCAACAATAATGTCATGCCCTATATCTCGATTGAATGGCAACCCTCTAAGCTTACCTTCCTCGTTGCAAATAAGAACCCCTGCATTGCCATCAGGATAAGTAACTTCAATAAAGCCACCTACTACCTGCTGCATGGCTTCAAGGCTGTTCTCAATCTCTACCACTTCAGGCTCTTTATTCGGTTTAACCAGCAAAACTTTCATCGCTTGGCTCCTTTTATCCTATCTTGTTTTTATTATAAACAGAGCCATAACATTGTCAAATAAAATTTTATTCGCTATTCGCAAATTGCGTATATCAGCCCTACAACTGCGATATCGCATATCGCAATACGAGATAGACACAAAAAAGCTAAAAAAAATAAAAGCCTGAAGGTGTGAGCTTCAGGCTTTTAATAGGCTGAAATGAATAGGTAGCAGTCGGGTATACTTGCATTTTGCAATTTAATGCAAATCGAAATTTTACGAATGAGGCTCAGACTTTGACTCTATTATGATAGTATCACAATCACATAAAGAGCTTGTTTTGCAAGCAGGATTAACTTGCAAGTCCGCTTCGTTCTCTTTTTAACCTACTTCCTTTGTAGGGCTGTTCGTCGCAGCATGTCCACAGAATCACAATCTCATTAATGTTAGTAAATAAGATTTATGCGTTTAGAAACCAGTGATAGTTTATTGCTATTGCCAGCAATCTCTCTTTCGAGAGCAAAATCCATCGGGTCGCAGAGCGTCCTAATGTCTGTGAAACCCCAATACTCACATGAAAGTGTTATGGCATCTTGCTTAAGGATGTTTTTAACACTACCACATCTTACATCTTCACCCGCAAATATCTGCATATCACATTATCTTTGAATCTCATTTTCATAGGAAAGGCAACTTTGCCTATAAAAAGTTGAGCAAATATCAATCTACTCCACACTGGCAAGCCAGTGCTTTGCGTTTTTCTTTCCGAAAAAAGGCAAGGCGATTGCAAGAGTGCTTCCTGATTTTTAATCAGAGGCAAGGAGAAGTTACGATTCGCACGTAATCTAACACATGCCAGCGTCATGCTTTCTTTTCTCTTGAAAACTGTAATAGGTGTCGGGGTGACGCTAATCACCTTGAAAGCCTATTCGGAGTGTTTTCTCCGTTCCCCGTATTGCGTTGGGTCAATGATTTTACTCATCTACAGCTTCAGAGCTTTTTCGATTTTAACCTATTCATTTGTCAAAGAACTCGTATTCCTACGTGTGCTTAATCAGCTTAATTACCATCCACTCGCATGTGTGAGTGGCAACAAATTAATATTACCATTAACCTTATTCCATGTCAACACTTTTTTTATTTTTTTATTCAAACATGTCAACTTCTGTATAGGCAGGCTTTAATAAAACATCGTCCAGTTTATTCTCAAGAGGTGCCTCAAATTCTACTTGTTCCTCAACATGCGACAATCTATCTTTTGGATAAGGAAATGTTTTGTTTCTTGATTCAAATTCACGCCGTAAAGCTTTTGTTTCTCGCTTGTCTCTACCCAAAACATAGGCATATTTATGTTTTGCCGATATTTTCCTACGTTCGCAGGAATTTTGATAATCTTTCGACATCTGCCTTAGAATAAAAGCAACCTCGTCAGGCATCCTATCCAGATGTACCGTATCTCTGGTCTGCCAACTTGCTTCCCAAAAGATTCCAGCAGCTTTTGCGAGCCTTTTGTAAACACTTCTACTACGAAAGTGCCTGTCAGAGACTAGCTTTCCATCAGGCAACTTATATTGCCAAGTAGCACCAGCAATCTTGCCCAAGTAATAAAAATTACATGCTTGGTAGATTGTTCCCAGTTCTTTTGCTTCAGTATCGCTATATGCAGTGAATAATCGAAACTCTGTATTCTGAACCATCCAATTCATCGCAAACGAAATCAAATTACTCGCAAGGTTCTTTGGCGACCACGAAACACAAGCACCTCGACTAATTAAACGCTCAAGGTCTTCAGACTTCTTGCCAAGCAACTTAGAAAAATTACCGGGCAAACCCATAATTACCACGCCTGCAAGGATGTTTTTGTATCTTGCCGTAAAATAGTGGGTTGCATAAAGTGGCATCGTGCCAAGCCATTCGTGTCGTTCAATGAATCGTTTTATCTCGTGATGGCTCTGTTCTTTTGGTTCTTGTTGCAAAGTAAAATCTGAACACCTTAAAGCTGCTATCTCGTCAAGCGACAAGCCAGACTCGGCAATGTCTTCGTCACGGTTCCGCAATCGAATGTCATATTGCCAGCAATGCTGACCATCATAGTTTGTTATACGGTCTTCTATCCCTGCCATTAATCAAACATGTCCATTTCATTATTTTTAACTTGCGTGTTTTTTTTATAATAAATGGTAGAAAACTTTCCCGCTTTTGCCTTTTCGCCGAAAATCAATATACACATTGGCAACCACAGTCCTCTAGGCTCATCATTAAAATTTACCTCGCCAATAATAAATCTAACTTCCGCGTCTTCAATTACCTCACCCCACCACTTTGTGTTCGACCTGACTGGAACAAGACAAACCTTTGTCCCGCCAAATTCATTCGCATCGTTTCTTGCTTTACGTACCCATTTATTCAAATCTTTTGTAAACGGGGGGTTCATCCAGCAGTTCCCTGTCCAATCCTGCCTTAAAGCATCGTCATCGACACTAAAATATGTCTCACACTTAAAATTAGTTTCATCAGCGCACACGTCTACCGTAATATCAAATTCATCTTTCAAAGGGACGAACAAGCTTAGAGGCGTGCTGTATTCCACTTTTTTACTCGTAAAGTCGTTGTTTTTACCTATTCCCATTAGTCAAACATGTCCATTTCTTCATATTGTTTTGTAACAATCTTTTTATTCCGATTCACCTTAAGCCCAAGCATGTCGAGCAATGATGTTTTCTTTACCTGAATAGCCAGCCTGTAGATTCTATTGATTCGCTTCTCATCAAGAATTTCTATTTGCCGTTTGTGCATAAACGCATATTCTGCAAGCCTTGCCTTTATTTTATCCAGATAAACATCTTTGTCAGATAATTCTATCCCCCAGAAAACACGATAATGAGCTATCGTCATCTTATTAATCTGCGCAACACCCATTACAGGGAATGTTAAGAACAATATACCGTCATCAATCAACCCAAAAATATGAGGGAAATATCGACTTGGCAAACCATAAGGGTCAACATCTATCACATCAAAAACCCTACGTTCGTGCAACAGACGATAAATCTCAACTTCAGAATCACCTTTAATCAGCTCCACATTAGGCAAGCTCAAAGCTTTTATCTCATCAATTCGTTCCTGCTTTATTTCAATGCTTGTCACAGTGGCTGCCACCTGCGCATAATGTCTTGTTAAACCACCGAACCCTGCGTGAGTTTCCAAAATCCGGCGGCAAGGTGTTAATCCTGCAATTTGTATTTGCTTCAATTTCTCGTCAGTATGTTTATACCTATCTTGATTCATTGCTTGTCTTAAGCGTCTAACCTTATGTTTTGCACTACGCTCTGTGGTTCCTATTTCAGCCGCTATTTGAGCAAAAGTTAAACCTCGCTTTTTCAAGGCAAGGACTTTTACTTCCAGCTCTGGTGTCCATTGGAATTTTGTCATTTAATCACTAAACATATCATATTCTCGAACATGCGAATCAATCCGCTCTTTGCCAAGTTCAAAATATCTTTGCTCTTTCTCTATGCAAATATATCGTCTATCAGTGTTGATGCAGGCGACAGCAGTAGTAAACGAGCCTGCACAATTATCAAGAACCAAGTCATCTGCGTCAGTATATGTTTCTATGATATACTCGAATAAAGAAAGAGGTTTCTGTGTCGGATGAATAGTCTTCCCCTCATTTGCGAAATCAATCACCGTTTTCGGATAATTAGTGTATTCCTGAACATAATCATCTTGGTCTGTTAACCTACTGCGGTGTTCTGAATGCGTAGCCTTTTTCCCTTTGCAAGTAATATTGCATTTTACAATTCCCTGCGGATTATATTTCATGCGATTATTAGCATTTTTAGCTGTGCCGCCAAAGGAAAATACCAAGACACTTTCATGGTTCGTCATGGGACGATATGGTGCCTGAGCAAAATGCTGTGCTTTTGTTTTGCGCCAAATCCATTCATATTTAAAAAGCTTTTTATTGCTCATTACAAGCTCGCTGGTGAATGGTTGAGCCGCCGTTAACACAATTGCGCCATTAGGCTTTATAATCCGCTCATATTCTTGCCAGAGTTTGTCGAGAGGCAATATGCAATCCCATGAACATTGAGTTGTGTTATACGGTAAATCGCACAAGATTAATTGCACTGATTGAGATTCAATTTTTGGGAAAATCTCAAAACAATCAGCATGATAAATTGCATTCATTCAAACATATCCAATTGCTCAACGATAACTTTCTTTTCATTACCATCGGCATCAACAGCTTTTATTACCTTGCGTTCCGGCGCACCTTTTGAATAATATTCAATACGCTTCATCGCAATATCTACATATTCCTGCGAAAGCTCACACGCCGTCCAATCTGTAAAGCCTGCCTTAATGCCCCCGATAACCTCTGAGCCGCTGCCAGCAAAAGGGAAGCAAATTCGCTGCGGGTTAGGCGTTTTAAACAGGCTCAAAATACGGAAGTTCAAAGACAATGGTTTCAATGTTGGATGTGGATTTTTACTTGACGCTTCTCTGTTCTCCACTGCGGTTAAAGCAGCTTTGTTCCTATTAGCATTTGTTGGGTCGAGTTCTTCCAGACCTGCGTCACGTTCATTCTTGCTTACCTTTGGTTCATAATAGTAAAGCTCAAGCTCATCTGATTCAAAGTCACAAATATGCAACAATTTTGAAGCACCATCAGCCGAATCAGTTTGATTGTCTAATGCTTTAGCCATTTTCGAGTCAACAAGGGTTTGTGCAGGGAAACGTCCTGCTGGATTTCCTGCCTGAAACTTACCACCAATACTATTATTATTAAACCCTTTTTCTGGCGGTAAAGGACTTTTATCCTGTTGCCTGCCAAGCTCTTCATCAGTAGCAACTCTATTTCCATCAATATTTAACGCACCACAACAACAAGTATTGTCGCCGTTTTCATAAGCCAACGTATCGTGCAAGCAAGAGCCTGATTTATATGGCTTTTGAAAGACCATTACAGTTTCGTTGGTTTGTTTTAGAGGTGATATGCTGTATTTATAACCATCATATTTTTTTGCTAATTCATGAGAGGGGGCAGTGATATCATATTCTTTTCCGAGGTTCGATTCACCATTATTCATGGCATAGATTCCACTGCCACTATCAGAACCTTTGCCATCAAAACATTTGCCTATAACCTCTCGCTCGCAGCCATAATGTTTATCAAGCATCTTGCTCAAGTCAACCGATTTTGGGAAATTACTAAGAAACGCCCAATAAAGGCTCTGCTGTTCTATGAAACCTGCTAAAGCAGCATAATACTTAAAAAGAAGTAACTGGCGGTCTACACCATATAAGATACAATAACCACCGTGCTTTAAGCTTCTGAAAGCTTCTTTAAACCACTGTTCCCACCAATCACCTGTGGGCATATCCCACTTGCCCATAAAATCAGCGGCTTTTTTGTAATCTACTTTACCGTCAGGTCTTATCATTATCTCAGAGCCAAGTGCATATGGTGGGTCTGCGAAAATTATATCATTCTCATAGTCTTGGCGTTCTTTCAAAAATTCTAAACTATCTTTACATTCAATCATGTAGCATCTCCATCACGCTTTTTTACTATTATATCTTTGAAAAAACTTTTCTAACTTACTTGACATTTTTTTGTGTTTTATTATAATTAAGGTATAAAGATAAAAACAAAAAGGAGCCGAGAACATGGAAGCAACAATGAAAGATGTAGTGAAATTCGTAGAAGGTCTTAAAACATGGCTAAATATTTTTATGTAAAATTATATTTGTATGTTTTTGACAAATACGCCGAATAGGTGTATAATAAAGACATGAAAAGATTTCAAATATATTTGTCCGAACCACTAATGGAAGACTTGAAGAAGCACGCCCAAGCCAAAGGGCTTGCAACTTCTGATGTTATTCGTCGAGCCTGCGAAGAATATCTAGCAAAACAAAAGAAGCAAACCCCCGAAAAATGATAAAACGTACACAACACAGTTTAAAGTTCATAACAGCGAAAAAACGAGAACTTTTAGATTCGCTGTTTGTTGAATATCAACGTGTTGTCAATGAATTTATCACTCTATATTGGAACGAAAAGAAGCTTGTTTCAAAAGCCAATGCAACACAGTGGAGACGTGTTACGACTTGGTTGTGTGGCAAAGCCGTAAAATGCGCCTATCGTCAAGCCGTTCAAATGATAAAGGCAACCCAAGCCAAGAACCAGAAACGAATTTATCAGGCTTACAAACGAGTATATGCTTATGCCAAAGGCAAAAATAAATTTCAAGCACTTACGGCTCAAAAATGGTCTGTATGGGCAAAAGACAGAAAGTTCCGAGATAGAGTCAAAGTTCCTGTTTTTAACGGGAACTCGATAGACCTGAATAGTGACCTTGTTACGATATATTTGTCTCCCAATAAAATGAAAATATTTGACCTCGCTGTAAGACTAGGCTCTATCTTCGGCAATCGAATTTCTTTATTATTGCCAACTAAGAAACATGCTCTGTTTAACAGACATATTAACAGCGGATATGCAGTTAAGTCTTCTGTACAACTACGCAGAATAGACAATAAACTGTACGTTAATTTGTTTCTGGAAAAAGAAACTCTTGAAATTAAAGCAACTGGCAAGGTTGTTGGTATTGACGTTGGAATCAAGAAACTGATGTCAACGTCTGAAGGTGAATTTTTGGGTAGAGACATAGAAGCCAAAATCCAAAAGTTAAAACGCAGGAAACGTGGCAGTAAAAACTCAAAACAGACTATTGCCGAGATTAAAGACTATATTGGACAACAAGTAAACAAGCTGGATTTGAAAGATGTTTGTGCTATTGTTTTGGAAGACCTCAAGGTTCGTCACATGAGCAAAAGAGGCAAATCCTCCAAGGAACATCGAAAAACTTTGGGGAGCTGGAATAGTAGACTTTTATTCGGGCGATTAGCCAATAAATGTGCGGAAAACCGTGTTTTTCTTGCATTTGTTGCGCCTGAGTATACGAGTCAAATATGTTCTAATTGCGGAGCAATCTGCAAGGAATCAAGAAATGGTGAAAGATATGATTGCGAACAATGTCATGTATCTTTAGATGCTGACTATAATGGGAGCCTGAATATCCGCAATCGTTTCTTGAGTGGGGTGCGTACCGTCCCCCATGAACAAAGACAAGTTTAAGTTTTTATAACTTTGCTTGAACGGTTTACCTGCTTGTGCGTAAATAAGGAACTACTATGACCAAACAAGAACAACTAACCAACGCAATCAAAACCTTTATGAACGACCAGAAGCCTGAAACCATGTTTGATATGATAGTTGCGGTAGTATCAGTTACAAAACAAGGCTCAGGACTAATGTGGCCGGATATTAAAGAAATCGTTGACAAGTGTTATGGTGTCAACAGTCAGGGAGACTTTATAAACTGTTCCAAATGTGGAACAAGAACTTACAAAGGCAACACAATCAGCGGAATGTGCATATCATGCTCAGGTGAGCACAATCCTAAAATTTAATCCAATTCCACTTCGAACTTTTCATCTGCATCTTTGAAATAGGCAATACTCTGCTTACACTCTTCTAAAGATGTTTTTCGCCATTCAGCAAGATAACCAGCAGCATCAAAAAACTCATAATAAGCCAACAGGTAATCAGCACACTTAACAATATGAGGACGGTTAATCTCACTCAATACAAAGTTTCCAACTGAATTCATCCCTACAATGATGTAACAGGTTGTTATCTCGTTTAAATTCTTGCCATAAACAATCTTGCCGAGGTATCTTTTATAAAGCTTCCTAGCTCTTATAATCTCATTCACAAGTTCAGACAAATCGTCAGACCAATCTTTGAAAGAATTGTAAGACGTGTAATCAGCAATGTTGAACCGATTCAGGGCTTTCTTGTATTTCATACATGCTTTTTGCCATGCTACAAAATCTGCATCAACATACAAGTCAAAGAATCGTTGACATTTATCCATTAGTTCACCACCCATATAATATTACTCGTAAAATGTTATTTTCACTGACCCAAATTTCTTTCCCATCTGCCTTAATAAGATAAACATGTCCGCCTTTTACAACCTTCCCTCTATCTTGCAAGAAATAATTAGTCTTAACCTGTCTTATTGTGCCATGTTGCTCAATTCTTTTTCTAGTGGCTTTATCTACAAAAAATACTGTTTGCCCTACAAAGTAAATCGGCGGCTTTAATTCATATCTCATTCGAACATGTCCACCTCTTCAAAATCGACAGAATTATCTCTGTAAGCATTATTAATTCTATCAGATGCTATAGCGAAATATTCCTGTTCCAGTTCTATCCCAACAAACCGCCGTCCTGTTTCAATACAAGCAACCCCCATAGAGCCACTGCCCATGCAATTATCAAGCACCACATCATTTTCATTTGTGTATGTTTTCACCAAATATCTCAACAAATCAACAGGCTTTTCTGACACATGAAACCGATTGTAATTATCCACACACTTGAAACTCAACACATTCGTCGGCATCCTTGTTGTATCGCCACCCTCATAATTCCGCTTATTATCACCATGGTAGGCGTTCCCGTTACTGCAACCTATTGCGGCTCTGGTAGGTTCGTGCCCTTTTGTTTTTTGAGGGAAATATTTACCATTTTTGAATATGCATATTTCTTCGACTTTTCTTATTGGCATTTTATTGGCATGAAAGAAATTGGTTCCCTGATTCTTAATCCAATACCAGCAATATTTGAAATCCTTTAAGTTACTTGCGATTAATTGTGTGGTAAATGGCTGTGAGCCGAATAATGCGATTGTACCATCTTTTTTAAGGATTCTATTGTAATGTTCCCATAACATGACAATATCTATCTGCTTGTCCCATTCCTGCGCGATTGCGCCGTAAGGCAAGTCGCAACAAATGAAATCTACAGACTTGTCTTGAATCTTATGCATTTCATCAAGACAATCGCCATGCAATAGGTCAATCATCACAAATCAACAAAGAATTGTGTAACTCTGTCTGATTGCAGATATTTTTCACCTTGTTCATTAGTGCCCACATCATTCACTTTGAATAATGGCGTGCTACTTAACATAGGATTATCTGTGACAGAGTCATCAACATCGACATACATTACGATATCATCTTTACAAATATCGCCAAAATTCTCAAACTTTATAGGCTCCATAACCATCTTTTCACGGTCAAGCCTGAAATAATATCTACCATCCTGCATTACTCTCTCCAATCTTCAAATAACTTTTCAAAAACTGCCGCAGGATTAACACCAACAAGACTCGCCTTTACGTCACCGTCTTTAAACAAAAGAAAAGTTGGAACAGAGGCTACTCCGTATGTGTTGGGAAGCTCTGGGTGGTCTTCGATATTTACTTTGGCAATTTTAACGTCAGAATGTTTTACTGCCAGCAATTCCATGACAGAGTGCATTTGTCGACAAGGTGCGCACCAAGTAGCCCAAAAATCTACTAATACCAAGCCTTTATGGTTAAGAACATCGTTCTGAAAATCTTTTACGTCTATCACGTCCATTTTAAATCCTCCTGAAAATTCCGTTATGATTATCATAGTTGCATAAAATTTGCCAAATATTTATTATTTGTGCAATTTCATACATAAAGCTTGAGAACTATAAATTCCCAAGTGCAGAATATTAATAGCTGCATTTAAGTCTGCATCCATCTCTAAACCGCAAGCACATTTGTAACTTTCACCTTGTCGGTTTGTTTTACAAATCACTCCACATTTGCTGCATTTTTGGCTAGTATAAGCAGGATTTATCTTAGTTAAAACAAAACCTAACTCTTCTGCCATGCACGATAATTTACGCAAAACATTTACGTAAGACCACCGCTGCAACTTATTTACAAAGGACTTCCGAAGATGCCCCTTAGTTCCACGTTTCAAATTCTTTAAATCTTCGACTACAATTTCTTTTATATTTCTAGTCTCTATTTGTATTTGATTTACAATCTTATTTGTTTTATTGTCTCGTTCGGTCAAGGCTCGTTTAAAAGCCTTGCTGCCTTGTTTCTTTCGGGATATTTTATTATAAATTTCATCCACATTTTCGCCATAAAATTTTCCATCAGAACATGTTATTAATTTTTTATAGCCAATATCTAAACCGATTACATCGCCTTCTGTCTCTTTTACTTTTTCTTCTTTTTTAAAGTAAACGTCGACGAAATATTTTCCATCATTATTTTTTCTAACTCGGATTGATTTCTGTAATTCCCACTTATCAAACTTATGAAAATGTTGATGTTTTTTACTTGGCAATATTAATTTTATTTTGTTGCCAATAGATGTTAGTGTAATCCAGATATCAAAACTATTTACATCTTGTGTTATTTTTACGAATCTACTGTCTAAGTTAAATGTTTTTCGTTGAAAAACAGGCTTGCTTCTTTTCTTCTTTTTCCGTTGAGATTTTACGATTTCAAGAGCTTGCTTGCCAAGACATTGTTGCATCCTAGCTGATAGCCAAGTCTCCACTTTCTCGGTTACAAATTTACTACTAAAATCTTGATTAACCCATAATTTATCAATGTACAAATTAATAACATTTGCAGCTTCAACAAAAAAGCTGTCTAACGTTGTTAATTTCACGTTATTTGCATAATTGATATTAAGTTGTACTCGTCGAATCATCAGTATTCTCTAATTCCTATTATACCGATGCAACTCAAGCTGCAACAAATAAAATTCATCACGGCACGCCATAAAAGCAATAGCTTCACGCTTTACAGGAGTGAGATTGGTCTTTGTTCGTTTATTGTTAAGCGAATCTTGAGCAAGTTCAATATCAAAATCCATTAAATTCTGGCTTTCATCACCATTTTTACAGGTCTCGTGGCTGTGATAGTGCAATTTTTGTCTTGATATTCTATTTGCAAGTTTCCTGAATCCGTAATACGAAGTAATGTGCCACGTCTTAAGCTGATATCATTACCAACAGAGTCCACATAAATTACTTCATCGCCAGCATTAAGCTCATTGCCGTCGCAATCCCAAAAAATTCTTTCTGTCATAACTTCCTTCTTGGTTCTACAATAGTAAATTCTATTGTTTGCCCATTTTGTTTTATAATGATTTGCGGCATCTTCATGCCGATACTTTTTTCAAAATTGGTTGCAAACATATTCGTAGCAATTTTCAGCTCTTCTAAGGTTTTTTCGTTGAGGATTTTCCCATTAAATTCTCTTTGTATGAAGGCATTAAAAGCCAACTCAAAGGCTTGCACGAGCTTTTCATCTCCAGTAGTTACTCTCACTTGCGCCAATCTCCCAACAAAGATTCATCCACACAACTATCATACGCCACCCACAACTTGCCGTAATCCTCGAAATGATAATCAAAAACCATTAAGTCCATGTGATACCACAACCTTACCAAAGAAGTCCTCAACAATCCCCATCCCTGTATCGGGTCGGCAGCGAAAGCAGTTTTGTCCAAACAGACTACAAAAACAGCCGAACCATTAGCTCTTGCTTTAAGTTCTTTTTTTGTTAATGGTCTTGGTTTCATATATCTATTATATAAACTCGTTTATTCTTGTCAATAAAGTCTTAAAGAGAGGGATAATATTTTTACCCTGCGAGTATGCCCTCTTTCTAAATTGTAAAAAATAAAGGAGATTTTTATGACAGACATAACCGTATGGTCTGATGGGCTTGGCAATATCTTCGCTACACCCGATGGCTTTCTAGTCGGTAAGCCTAACGAAGCCGAGCCTTTGCCCCCAGACGCAATCTTAATATATACATTAGACGACCTCTACAATATTAGAAACAACTTAACTGGCAATTATTACTTGATGAATGACTTGGATTTTAACAATGACGCTGACTATGTGAACCTTACAAACAAAACTCTTTGGACGGCAGGTGAAGGCTGGCTTCCTATAGGTGATGCAGCAAACTCGTTCCAAGGCACCTTTAATGGGCAACACCATACAGTAAAAAATTTATTCATTAACAGAACAACAGCCAATGTCGGCTTTTTCGGGAATGCTGGCAATTCTAACATTTCTAATCTTGCACTGACTGACATTAATGTGACTGGCGCCAATGCAACAGGCGGCATACTTGGCAGCAACTCAACAGTTAACTGTATAGTTCATAATTGCTATGTTACTGGCAATATTGCTGGCGGATGGTATACGGGTGGTATCGCTGGTACATCTGGCGATATAATCGCCAGCAACGGCTGTGCTATTACAATGTGCTATTCTACAGCAAACATTACTGGCGGATGGTTCACTGGCGGAATCGTTGGGGTCGGACGCACATCTGTCTCTAACTGCTGGTCAGGGGGAACTGTCAGTAATGGATATAACTCTTACTGTGCTGGCATCTCAGCAATAACCGACAGTTATGGCTCTATAAATAATTGTTACAGTATTGCAGTAGTCACAAGCACAAAACTTGACAACAGCCAACCAAGTGGCATTTGTTCTTATGCGCCCGGTGGCACAGGCAGCAACAATTTCTGGGACAGCCAAGCAACTGGAGTAACAAGCTCATTGCTCGGCATTGCAAAAACAACTTCTGAAATGAAACAACAAAGCACATACTCTGGCTGGGATTTTGTAGACGTTTGGCAAATTCAAGAAAACGTTACTTATCCTTTATTGAGATAAAATAAAGAGGTGGTATAAATATGTTTACTTACGGCGATGGCTCTAAAAACAATCCTTATCAGGTCTTTAACGCTGACCAGTTTAACTACATCCGTAATAATTTGTCTGCGTCATATATTTTGATGCAAGACATAAACCTTTCTCAATTTGCAGAGAACCAAATTTTCGAAAACGCCCCTCCGGCGGCTCCTGGCGTCAGTGAGGCTTACTCAGCCGAAGTAATTGCGACGGGATGGATACCGATTGGGTCGTCAGATAGCCCGTTTACAGGTGAATTGCTTGGGAATGGGAAAAAAATTCAGGCTCTGTTTTTTGACAGGAAAGGCTTGGCATTTAACGGCCTGTTTGGTCATGCATCAAAAGCAACTTTCCAAGATGTCACTATTGAAAACTGTAACATCTCCGGCTCTTATAAAACTAATCCACTGGCTGGCGCAGCCATAAGTTGCAGCATTTCTAATGTTACGTTCTCTGGAACAGTTGTAGAGCAATAAACGTTTCAATTATTTTAAATAGGTGTCTTTAAAGACACCTATTTTTTCTCACTTGGTTCACAACAGAAATAACAAGAATCCGATGATTCACATTTCCGTGGTTTCAGTTCATGAACCTGCCCATTCGCAAGCAAAATGCCTGTCTTGTCGTCATAATCAAAAGCATAGTAATGGCACTGTTTGTCGGGGCTATCTTTGCAATGCCAGCCAAAGTCATATTTTCCGCAACTTTTTTTACAACTGGCAAAACCACCATCACCTGATAACTCATGTAGGCATTCATCTGTCAGAATGTCCTCGAAATGCTGAATGAGCGATTTATAAAACATAAAAGGCTCATTATAGTTGGTATCAAAAACAGGATTTTTTGCCAGCTCGTCAAGCGCAATAATTACATTGGGCTTTAAACTGTCTAAGTCTTTTGCCATCACGATTGGCTTCAGCTTCTCAATAATGCGCTGATAAGACTGGCTATAAAATACATAAAAATCAATGCCATCCTCAACAAAATCCCGGATGCTTCTGTCGTATTTCTCCAAAAGAAAAACATTGTGCATCAGCCTTAATCTTGTAATATTAATGTCCATTTTCATCTTTTCGCTTCTTAAGAATAAACTCTCCAAGCCGACAATTAGTGCTTCTCGACTCTATTTGACCATGAGCAAAACATGGCGTTTCTTTATACCACTCCTTCTCGTGAATAGCACAGGAATAATCACCGGGCTTATCACCTCGCAAATGAGGGCAAGGCGTTCCATCGCCGGGTCTAGCTATGAGGTTATCTTCTGAAATCCCTTTCTCCGAGTCTTTGACGACAACAACAGCATAGTGCTTACAACAGTGACCGCACCTTAAACAAATCATTCGCCGAATATGTCCTTCCACATGGCTTTGCCCATTTCTTGCAGGGCAGGTTCTTTATGATTGCGGAAAACATTCACCACGGTATGAGTTCTATTAATCGTTTCCCACATCTTTTCGCAAAGCTCTTTGTATTCCTCAAGCCCAGCGTTACGATGTTCCATTATGCATTTTTCCATCAAGAAATCAGCAGGTGTCAATTTTCTATTTTTAAAAAGCATTTTCTATCACCATCTTGTATTTGTGCTCTTTATATGGGTCTCGAATAACCCGAATCTTTACATCGTCGGCTTCGATGAGAACTTCCCCAACACAGTGCCGAGCAAATGTATATTTTATTTTAATGTCAGAGATTGATTCATGAGTCTCAGGATTCCAAAGGTTGCCAATCTTTTCGTTATTTTCACAACCACGCACAATGTGCTCACATACTGCCCTGAGATTATTGAACCATATCAAACGATTGTAGTCATAACCTTGACAGGTAGGGCAATTGGCTGCATAGTAAATCTCTGCAATTATTGGTCTTGGTGTATCAAGGCTCACTCTTTACCACCTTTTTAACCGTCTTAATATTATTAAGAGCTTCCCGTGCGGACTTCCAAGAGTCCACCACTCTTTGCGCTTCTTCAATACTATCATAGTATTTTTTATCGGACAGAACAATGCTGGCTGCGCTACAAGGTATCCAGACTAGCTTGAATAAAGGATGTTGAGCTTCAATGTAATAAATTGATTTTTGTGTCTCGTTATCTGCCATCGTTATTTCTTCGATGATTCTGACTTCTGCCCCTCTAATCTTATAGGGGGCATATTTCAAGGTCGCAATTATCATTGCGGTTTCATACGCCGCAAACATTAATCCGAAAACCATAAACCAGTAAATCATATTATTCATCCGTCCTTTCCGAATATTCAGCCAAATTTGTTGGCACGTCACAATCTTGGGGTAGACCATTCTCAATCGCTGAGAGTAAGGCTATGCTCAAGGCTGCATTTTGCAAGACACGTTTTTTAAGTTCTATCAAGCAATGAGGGTTAGACTCATCAATGTCATCTATCTTTACCCATCGTTTGCGAAACATCCTTTTCCATTCTTCGAGTGTCCAAGCTTTATTATGTTTGCCCCAAAGAAAGTCTTGTACCTGCCTCGCAGCAAATATTGCCTCAAGCAAGTAATTTTCTTCTGGCGTGGGCTTCATCGTCTTTTCCACCAAGCTCCTCCACCAGCATTAATGTATTTCCTTACAGGAGTTCCATCTGCCATTTCGTTGTTCTTGGCTTCGCTCTCCGTGGCTACAATGTTTACGTCAATCACTAGAAACTCGTTAAGCCCCACAAGGGTTGTAGCCTCAACACCAAGCGTTAAAACATTGTCACGGCAGTTTAAAAAGGCAACAACACCATTTATTTTTGCTGACGCTTTCAAGTCGTCCTGAACGTGTCGGTCAAACAGCATCATTGCCTTAAGAATTTGATTCTTATTCTTTACAACATTCTCTGCATTCGACATTGCCGATAGAAATTCCATGTATTTCACCTCGTATCTTTATTATAAATAGAGGCTTCACATTGTCAAGACAATTTGTTCAATCTGCTTATTGTCTTCTACGGGGCTGGCTACAACAACCTCATGGTAACAATCATCATGAAAATATGCAGCTAAAATGGTTTTATCATATCGGTATTGATGAATCACATAGACCTCATCCTTCTGGATATAGTCGCCACATTTAAAACATTGCCGCTTACGCTTGCTTTTTGCCCGTTTAACTTCTCTGACACTAGCAAACAGCATTGGGGCATAAAATTTATCCTGAAAAAACTCAGTCGGCTTTCTGCTCATATTTCGCCTTTAACTTTGCAAGTTGTGCTCGTTCCGCTGCTTCTCGAAGGAGTCTTAGCTTTTCGTCTCGTCTATTTATTTCCTGTAAACGTTTTTCAGCTTTTTCGGAAAAATCTGTATCAAAAAATTCATCGACAGTAAATGAAATCGAATCATAGTCCCCACCACTTATTGAATAAGTGAACTGAACTCGCCAAACATCATCTTGTTGGGAAAAGTTAAATTCGTGCAAACTGAAAGAATCAGAACAACCATTTACAAGATAGGCTTGGTCAGCCTTTTCCACTACAAGCTCTTCAAATTCTTTTCTTGCTGCATCGCCAGCTTTAATTGTTTCTATTAAGCTGTAATATTTGGCTTTATCAAGCAAGCTCATAGTAAGCCACCTTTCCTTGTCCGCCGCAACTATTGCAGGTGTATTTAGTATCTTCGCAGCCACAAGCGTCATATTCAATTTGCTTGCCAGTACCTAAGCACTCAGAACAATCTTTCGTCTTGAATAGAATGTTGTAAAATTTCAAAATTCTTTTTATGAATTTTGTAACCTGCGCATCCGTAGCTTTAATCGGCAATACGATATTATTCTTTGTTCCAGCAGTTCTTTTGGTTGTAACTGTCATGTAACGGGAAAAATTAATATTAGAAGCCTTTGAAAAATACTCGACAAATTCTGGTCTCAAATCAAAACTTGATTCTTTGACGTGACTTATTCTGTATAAACATTTAGAATCTCGATGAAAAGCAGATTCTACCTCGCTCTTCCCAAATCCCTCACCAACAATAATGATGAATAAGGAAGCAACAGATTGCAGTTCTCGAATAAAAGATGAAATTGTGTAAGGATGTGAGCGGTCAGCCCCAAAAAAAGATTCATGGATTAAAATAACAGGTCGCTTTGTTTCGCTCATTTATTTGCCTCACAATAATCTTTTATTATCCTTTTGGCGAAAGCATCAATATTTGTTTCTACAAGATTATTTACTTCCCTGAGAGGCCGCATTTTTATATCCACCAGAAAATTATCCTGCAAAGCGTCAATAAACCTATCTTTAACTTTATCATACTGTTTGCCAGCAATAAAATCATCTATATTCGCTTTAACATCAGGGATAGACTCTTTCTTCCAAGCCTTATCACACTTTATGCAATATAGCACACCATCGTTACCTGTCATACAAGTGCCATATTCGTCTATGTACTCTGGCGTAAATTGACAATCACAAGCTTTGACAAGACGATAATTAAATTCTCTAACAAAATCAGAATCTGCCATCAAACCCTCCTAAATCGAATAAACTATTTTCTGCAAATATTCTGACGGGATTGATTCTGCCAGCCAGACGCCATTTTTCGACAAATAAAATTTATGTCCCTGCATGTGCATCACTTTTGCAGGAATGTGAAATACAACAGGATTTCCATGTCTTGCACCCACTTTGTAGGCTGTTTCTTCGTCCGCACTTAAATGAACATGTTGGCGACTCATTTTCTTGAGTCCATGCGTAACGATGTTCTTAACATTTCTTGCGGCAGTGCCATGAAAAAGCCACACTGGCGGTTCAACTGGTTCCAGCTTCAAGTCAACAGCAACACTATGCCCTTGATTGGCTCGAATCATTGTACGGTCTTTATTAAAAGAATAACGTTGCTTATTATCCTCTGCCACTATCTTTTCCAACCGCTCTCTGGTAAGCCCAACAACTTTCCCCACAATAAAATCAACGTTGCCCCAACCCTCTGAATCAAGGTTTAACCCGATTTGCTCAGGTGCGTGTCGAAGTATAAGACTCAGATATTTACTTAAATTTTTATCGCTTTGCATATTTTTTCCTTTGCATATATTGTATAGAGCAAAAGGAAATTGTCAAATAAAAAGAGAGGGGAGGTATTCCCCTCTCTCATTGATTCACTGTAAATAATATTTTTATATTTTCACTTTTACAACATTAGCTACCTGTCCTTTATAACGATAGATATAGCCAGCAAAATAATAGTCTTGCCCAAATTTTGTTGCTCCGTAAATGCCCCAGAACCAGTCAGGGTCAAAATCGTCATTGAGGGCTTTCGTCCATTCACCTTCTACCAGTTTATACACATTAAGATTATTATTACTTGATATAAGTGGTTGGCTATCGACGGAAAATGTCAAGATATCACTTAGGCCGCTCCCCCCGTCAAGAAGCCATCCGTATGGATGAGTAGAGTCGACGCCAAGAAATCCACCATATATATGATTCTCTGAATCCCACGTCCAAGGATTTGTCACGTAGTTGCCAGACGGGTCGCTCATATTTACTATGTTCGCAAAACAAATTTGTCCATTGTGGGCAAAATTGATTCTGCCGCCATTTGGTGGACGTTTCCAGCCTGTCTCAGTCGTATATGGCGACACGAGCGGCGGCACATTTCCATCAAGCGATATTGTATCATTGATTATGTCATACTTATACACGTTGCCTGTAAAAGTATTGCCTATGCTGACATTTGAGTAATAACCATAGATATAATCACCAGACTTAACAATTGAATCACCGAATACTGTGCTAGTGCCAGTAGCGTAACCTCTTGTGCCAGTGTTAAAGTCCCAATAAGCCAAATAGTCAGGCTGTTGATTATCAGGGTTGACTTCTGGAAAATACACTCTTTTGATTCCGTTTTCGTTCACAAAAATATATTGCCCATGATATAAGTTTGCATTAACACCCATTGGCTGAACTGCATCCCAATCGTTTGTCGCTTTGTCGTAAACGGCGATACCATCGCACTCTATCGGCGTGCCGCCACCAAGAGGTATCAAGCTCCACACATAGCCAAAAAGATATATTTTATCTGCGTCTTCAGCAACATCCCATACCCAAACCCAAGGGTCAGCATGTCCACCCGCCATAGACGTGAAGGTATCAGTATCAGGATTCCAGAAGCCCAATGCTTGAGAAGCGTCTGAGCTTTCAACACAAGTAATCATCTTAGTTCCGTCAAGAGTAGTTTTAAGGATGTGAGCAATTGCATCATCTTCGGAATTATCCAGCATAGAAAAACCAACCGCCACACCTTCGCCAACTGGCTGGCTGGGTGCTGCTGCGGCACTCTCCACTAATCCGCCACCAACATTAACAATATACCCGTTTTCGTCTACATAAATTTCAGCCATTTTGTTTTACTCCTTGATAGATACTCTTAACTGTACGCTACTCACGTTAAGAATGTCGCCAAGACCTCGAACAAACAAACTCATACTGGGTCTATTGTCGAAATCAATTATCCCGCTACCAAAAGTAACGGCATTGTCTGCGTCTTTTTCGCCAAGATAAGAACAAGCATCATCAATTATTTTTGTTTTGCTTGCCAGTCTTGCGCCGGAGTACAAGCTACTGGCTTTCGCCAGCATTGCGTTTTTGAAACTTAGAACATCACTGCTTGCCATTTCATTTTCTCCTGTTTTTTTAAATTTTAAGGCAATAATATATTGCCTTAACGAAACATTTTTAAGCCAATCCAAAATTTCAGGTCGTCGCAAGATATCTCATTAAGAAAAACATAAATTTCTTGACGGCTTATTAAATACTTTAAAAAAACAAAGCCCTGACGGGTGCCCGTCAGGGCTTTGTCAAAAAGGCACATTTTTAAGCTTAAAAAATGTAAAGATTATTTCCTTCGAGAGCTGAAATAAGCTTAATCTTTTTTGCGAGAACTTGAATTACTTTCACGAAACTGGTAGAGAAAGTAATTTTTATCGCACTTTTCCCGTTATAAGATACAGACGTTGCTTCAAAATCAAGTCCAGCCATTTTTTCACACACCCCTGTAACTGTTAGATGCATTTTTGCTTTTATCGAGTCGTCAACCAAAAGTGCATTAACTTTGTCGAACATTACAGTTCTTATTTCTTGAATATTCATATCTACCTCCTTATAATGCGTTTGCTAGTCTGATAAGCAGAGAAGCGTAGTCTGCACCATATTCCGTAGCCACGCCATCAATATAACCAACATCCCACACAGAGAAATACACATCATTTCCCACAAACGCCACGTCAATAACGTCAGGACAGTAATCATAATCATTTGACATGCCAGCACCCACAACTTCTGACCATGTATCATTCGCTATGTCATACTTTTGCAAAGAGCCACTCACTACAGTAATTCCATTGTGAGATATTTCAGAGAAACTACCTGCCAGATAAAGAACGCCATCTTCAGTCACTCGCATACGGTTTCCATATGCTTCGTTTCCATATCCAAAATCGGCAAACATCTCGCCAAAAGACGCCATGTCGCCACTAGCTAAGTCTATTCGCAAAAGTCCAGCTAATCCAAGCACGTCCTCATCATTAATAGAGTTGTAGCCTGTCTCAACAAGCCCGTCACCACAGGCATACAGCACCCTATTATAAATTGTCATGCCATAAAAATCACCGTCTCCCGTATTAAAGATAGTTTCCCAGCCTCTAGCGGCATCCCATTTCATAATGGTATTTTGATTCAACAGTATGTAGTAATCATTTGTCGCCAAATCTTTTGCCACACAATTGATATTTAATCCATAAACAGCATCCCCTACCATTGATAGAGTATTGTTACCGTCCCATTCCAAAACAGCCTCGCCATTAGTACCAAACTCACAGGCAAGAACCCCATGCTCTATAGATACATATTGGAACGCATAAGGAATACCGGGAAGTCCATTAATAGTTACTGCTTCATATTGAGAAGTATTTCCATTCCACACAATAACGTCTTCACTTGCAACACCACTTGCGCCACCGAAGTCGCCAACGATAAGGGTTTTATTAGTTGTTGTATTATAATTAATTCCCCACACGGCACAATTTCCAGACCCGTCCTCTACCAAACCAGTACCAAGTTGAGAAATATTTGCACCGTCATATACCATGACCCCATTAACATCAACTTCGCCGTTAACCATTTCAGGCGTGTACAGCCCTACAAGAACATTAGCATTTTCAGGTTCTAAACAAGTTGGGCCATCGTCAAAATATGCTACCTCTTCAACAGTAAAATCACCCGGCTCTTCTGACACTGCTTCAGGTGTATAAGACGCTAGGAATCCAAAATCATCACCCAAAATACTGTCTCCGCTCATCAGAACTCTGATTTCTGTGGGTTCCTCAACTGCCACAGTCTCAAAATACAGCGGAGCCATATATATAAAGCCATCTGACGAAATAATATTGTTTATATGAGGAATTGCATCTGCCAATACAGGTTCATCTAATGGGCTTCTACCTGTCTTTAAAACAAGTAATGCCTGCGGAAATGAAACAGTATTTGATGCTCCATAACCTTCAGTATAAGCATAACTGTCGTAATAATAATCGCCGACTGTCTGGTCATTCCCACCCTGCACATTTACAATGTCATCCATAATACCAGACTGCTCAACTTGCAAATTGGCAAGATTGCTTGGCAATGCTTTGTAGATAGAAAGATAAAGAATCGCTTGCTTTCCATTAGCGTCGGGAACGAAATAACCATTGGGGCCTGAAATCTCAAAACATTGTTCGGGATTTTGAGAATCAGTATAATCAAAAAAAGTAATTCTTACAGGACCAGCCATATAGATAGACCTCCTTGTGGGATTTAAAAGCTGCTATTTAATACTTTCTCAACGGGAGAGCACGTCTATTTCGAACTGCCATAAAAATCAGCAAAATTTCCCGCTTGAGGCATAATATTGTAATCTGTGCCTCTATCAAGAAAAAATTGTTCTGCCGTTACACAATATTCTTTTTTACACAAACAAATAACTTTAAATTCAAAATTCTCTATCCCATACTCATCAAAAGCATCAAAAAGCTTTTTTGTCTTTCTGCGTCTGGTTCGATAATCGCACATGTGCTGATGATATCGCTGATAAAAACTATTGCCAGTGCTACCAATATAAATCTCATTTGTTTTAAGATTCTTTATTTGATAAACACCCGTACGTTTTTTGACTGATTTTTTAACTGAGAATTTCATTCCATTTCCAATTCTTCGTAGCTCACTGTTTTCATGCTTGCCACAAGCTCTGCCTCTTGCAATCTCTTCTCTATTAAAGAATAATACTCACCATTAAGCTCAATGCCGACAAAATCACGTCCAAACTTCAAGGCAACCTCGCCAACAGTTCCAGAGCCAGCGAATGGGTCTATTACTTTGCATGGCGAAATTCCTTTGCCACAACTACATGTTGGCTCCCATCCAACCGTTATAGTATAACCGTCAACCCTTCCACTGCCCGACTTCCCCACGGTACCAGAAGGCTCACCTTGACCGCCTCTAGCCTTGTGTGCCTCTTCTGTTTTAGGACAAGACTTTGATGTTGCAACTTGTCTTTCTGTAAGTCTAACAATAGGATTCCCGCAAACAGAACAACATCCCTTTTCGGACGTGCCTGCAAGAATACATGGCTCTACTAATTTCTTTGGCATAACAGCAAAATGTGCCCCACTATACGATTCAGGTGCAATATGCCAGACTGACCGTTTATTCCTCTTGCCATTATCAACAAATTCTCTGCCTATATCATTTCTTAAAGTTCCAACTTGTTCTTTTGAGCCAAATACTCTGGAACCTTTTTTATTCGATACAGCCTTCTCTTTTACCGCTTCATTATCAAAAAAATATTTCGCATTTTTTGTCAAAAGAAACACTTGTTCATGCGCTTTTGTAAATCTATCAGTCACTGATTCAGGCATTGCAGAAACCTTTGACCAAATGACTTCTTGACGCAAATACCACCCATCATCTCTTAAGGCAAAAGCCAACATCCAAGGGATTCCAAGCAAATCTTTCGGCTTTACATTCATTTCTTTTAACAAAGCTTTGCTATCTGTAGTTGTAGGGCTTGCTGTCCCTTTCCCAGCTACATAACAGTCACCTATGTTCACCCAGACCGAGCCGTCGGGTCGCAAAATACGTCTAATTTCCCTGAAAATCATTACCAAATTATTGATATAATCTTTTGGTGATTGTTCAAGCCCAATTTCATCCACCTTGTCAGGATGTTCGTCAGGCAAATATGAACGCAAGCCATAATAAGGGGGGCTTGTGACACAGCAATGTACGGATTCGTCAGGAATCTCTTTTAATCGTTGTAAAGCATTGCCAAATAAGACATAAGCATGTTTTGTTTTGAATTCCATGCCATTATATTATCTTACAGGCACTTCCTTATACAAAGAAAGTGTAGAATACATGTCCTGCCGAGATATCATCCCGCAAATTTCACATGTTAACATAACTTGTTGCCGGATTTCCATGAATTTATATTGCTTCCCATAAGCGGTAAACTTATCCGTATCAGCCTCAACCATATCACCGATTAGAACCTTCCATTGGTGAGCACATCGCTCGCTACTTCCATCTTTTATAACTGTAATCTTTGATTCATCATATTCACCACAAAGCTTGCAGGTTGTTCGTCTTATTATGGCATTCGCAAAGTCCTCTGCGACCATTTTTGACGCAACTCGCTGCCTTTGTTCAAATGTAGCGTCAATACCACACTGCATCTCAAAATTAGATGGAATATGCACATCATTAATTTCCCACTGGTGCTGGCACGCCCGTTTTGAATAATTTTGTTCGACACTGGCCTCTCTGGTTTCCCCACAAAATTGGCAGGTCATTATTGTCAGACTTTTCTTGTTAAAATCTTGAGGCTGCAATTGTTGCAGCATTTTCATCTTGTCCTCTTGCGACAAAGAATCAAGCCCCATCTGCTCTACTACCGAAGGCAATTCAATCTCTTTTACCACTTCCCATTTTGGGTGAGTGCATTTTACATCTTTTTTTGTATCCCAAAACATAATTGACTTCCTACCACCACAAAGCGTTACAGCATTCTTTGAATATCACGAATACATCATCTATTTTTTTCTTTATTTTTGGGTCAGAACGCTTCACGCTATCAAAATCCTCGTCCAATGTCATGTCAAGCTTTAAGCCCTGAATCATTCTATCCAGACATTGTTTTAAAGTAAGCTTCTTGCCGCCAACTTCAATCAATGCATAATCCTCTTTGCTATCAAGTTTAATAACTTTCCCGGCCACTTCTTTAAACATTACAAGCCGCTCATAAAGCCTACGCTTCACCGTGCGCCCCAAATCCCATGTTTCTCTCTCATCAAAGCCATATAAGGCACGGTCTTTAGCCCACCTGCCATTTCTTACATCAAGAGGGTTCCAATTCTCTTCAAAGTTTGAGAACTCTTGACCAAGCTCTTCGAGATATTTACGATGTTGAATATTTTTTTTGCCCCGGACTAGATGCTTGGCATCATGATAAAGATTATCACATTGAGCAATTTCTTTTTTGGATATCAAAGAAAAAATACATTTACCATTCTCAAATCTCACATCACCCACAACTTCAAACAAAACATGATGCTTACGTGTCTTTATTTCCCTTAAAAGAGGCTTGAAAATATCCTCATCAATCCGCTCGTCAACAATTTCCTCATAAGAGGGGACATATTCGCCATCAGCGGAATTAATCGTGTGGGACATAAAAACACATTTATAATCAATCAAGGCATACTCTTTATTAGCCTTGCGAATTGTCATTCTTAAAATGCCTTCATTTATCTGCGCTGTCATCGTCTTGTTGCTCTTTCTTGATAATCTTTAAACCATCAGTAGTATCTACTGCTTCACCGTCTTTTAAATGCCTGTCCGTGTAAGGTAAATCAAAATAATCATTGATATACTGTGGAATAACAGTTGTAAATCTCTTTTTGCTCACGTCAAACACCATTGCCCATCATCGTCCCGATAGAATACCACTAAATCATCAGGCGTGTATGGCGTTTCACAATAAACATTCATTATAACAAGCTTAGAAGCCTCTGGCACCTCTTTGCAAAAATCCTGCAAAAAAGCTTGCGGGTTATTAATAACGCTGCGTGCGGCTTCGCCAGCGGCGACCAATTCTTTGCCATTATTAGAAAAAATCTTTACAGGAACCATGTCAAATTCTTTACCTTTAAACTCTTTGAAACCATTTGTCACATTAAGACACCAATTCTGAGTCATTGTTTTACTCGTCCAGCACCACAAGTTTTGGCTTGGCTTTATAACTTCCATCAAGCCGTTCTCTTATAATACGTGCAGCTCTCTCATCACCTGTTTTTTCATATTCATCGGCAATAAAATTTGCATAAGCCAGAAATTTCTTTTCATCTTTTTCGAGATGCCCTTCAATGAGCTTACCTATTGTTACTGCGGTGACTGCCATTTCATAGCCTCCCGACGCTGAGTCCGCTCTTGCTCCAAGCGTTCCAAATTTTCAAAATGTTTCCTTTCCAGCCTCTTGCTACTGAACCCATAAAACAACCTTGTTAGCATTCTTTGTTTTGCTCTTAATCTCGCCTGCACAACTGGCGAACGATACCCTCTTGCTTTATAATGTCCTGATTCGGGTTCATACTGCTTCTTATGCAATTACGGGAATTTCATCGTCTGCTGCTACTTTTTGTTTATAATAGCTTTTCCCCCAACGACTAATTTGCCCAACAAGTTTAGGATTTTCACAAATATTGCCTATCACGAAAAATCCGCTATCACGCCCAACATGAGAAAATGTAGCTCTCCCTCGCCCTTCACCCCAACGCAGAAAAAAGCCTGTAGTTGGCATATACACAACAAGGGCTGCGCTACCATCATCTTTGCCTATCAAGTCATTCTGATAGATTCGTCTACCTCTACGGTCTTTGCGTCCAGTATAAAGGCAGAGAGATTCAAGACGAATCTCTACGCCAGCAGTTGCGTTTAAAGGAATCATCCAATGAGATATTTCCCCTTTGTCATTGAGCTGTTTGACATAAGAGCCATGAACCCAATCATTATTGAGCGTCATAGCTTTATATTCAATGTCGAATACCCAATCTGGAATAGTCATTTTTGTCCTCTATTCTGTTTCAAAATAAACCCTGTTTCCACAAACATCTGGTCGCCAAGAACCATCACCATCGTCTATCAACAAGGAAATGTATCTGGCAACGATTTCCAATGGTTCCCGTTCGGACAGAATGTCGTCAGGTTCGCCGTGATATTTCTGATGAAGGATGTCGTATTCCTGCATCATTTCATCGGTTAGTTCAACACCGTCTTTTGCCTGTAGATAAACAGAACCAATAGCTGAAATATCGCACTGGTCGTCTACAATACAAGCCCTGTTCTCTGCCTCTTCAAATTCATACTCAATTTCTTGCTCGAAAAAGAGTTCCAGAGTATCAATAACTTTTGGGGTAAAGCACTCGTTCCCACCAACACCACACATGGTGCCCCACTTCCCGTTTCGCAGGTCAGATAATGTTTTTGGAATCATATTATCCCTCCATTATTCAATCCCGTAGTCGCTGCATATGCAGTCAAAATCTTCCATCACCGCATAGAGCATTTCATCATCGTCAGGGCTTACATCTGTTTTGCCTGTCTGCAAGTATTCTATTGCAGCATCATGCTCAGTAGAAGCTCCTCGACTGTTCAAAAGACGTGCCCTTTCATCAATCAGGGCTTGCAACAGTTTTTCTTTTCGGCTGTCTGGCATAAATCACACCTCAAATGTAGTTTCTTTTATTATAAAAAGAGTTGGACTATTGTCAAGCATTTTTTATAAAAATATGTGCCAACTGCCCACAGCAGAGTCCAGCTTCTTCGCACTTGGCAATTGCATCAAAAACTACAGGGATATTATGGCTTTTAAATTCATCTGCCAACTTTTTCAAATCATCATAGTTGTCGTAATTGGCAAATGTTTCAAGACCATTCTCACTGCTATTGTTAGTCTGATTCAACGGAATAAGTTTCACTGCGAACTTGTTGGGATTCAAGCCCATTTTTACAAGCTTCTGAACATCGACCTCTACCCCCTTCATCACAATAAAATTCAAAGTAATAGTTCTGTCGGTTATTTCAGTTTTGTTGACTATTTCAACTATTTCTGGCAAGGAAAGAACATCCGCCCCACCAAACAATTCTTTGCGCTTGGTCTCATCTGTGGAATTACAACTTATCTGTAAATGCAAAAAACCATGACAGACAGTCTCTTTAAACTCAATAACACGCTTCAGAACATCTTCACCGCTTAATCCCTCTATAGTTTTTCGTGGCAGAATAGAATTAAAGCATGGGAGCCACTTAAAATTACAGAATGGCATTGTCCCGCCAACAATTTCCACTGTTTTCCCTTTTTCATATGGCGGCAAAAGTTCTCGTATGGCATCCAATACGTTTTGCAGGTTGTGGGCAGGCTCGCCCATTCGAGCGAAACCAATCTTAACCTTTTGGCTGCCAACTGCATACGGTGTCGTTCTTATCAAAAATTGCACCTGAGCAAGAATTTCGTTCCTCGTTAAATTCCCCTCGAATGGGAGCGGCGCGACGTCACAATTATGGTTTGCAACCCCGCCAGTAAAGTATGAATGCATTTCAGTTTCTATATTGTGAACGACTCCACAATACTGCTTTTTTTGAATTTCTATAATCGTATCCACTCCATAAGTGTCAGCCGCCCATCTTGTCTTGTTTTGATTGCGCCAAAAAAAAGATTTTGGATGCTGTGGTCTAAATTTAGTAATAAAATCAAATTTTCGAATTCCTGTTTGTATGTAGCTACAGCCAGAAGAATGCACTACATGTGCAGAAATATATCCAAGTCGATGACAATAGCTTTCTGCTTTGTTTAAAAAAGCTATATTTTTATTATAAGCTCTAACACAATCGCCATTAGACAAGTTAGCCCCTTCAGCGTCCCAAAAACCTGCGATATACCCTCTCATATAATCCTCATCTTGTTCGCCATCATTAATAAAATTATCAAATTCAACAACAGCTTTGCCACCCCATGTAACTATATAGCCCCCGTTTCCCTTGTTTTTTACCGGGTTTATTGCACTCGTATTAATCCCATATTTGTCTAGAATGCTTTTTGCAAAAGCCACAACTTCAATATTATTTTGCATTAATGACATTCTTGGCATCATAGTATTTGTATAAAAACCTCTATACATATCACCATCCGCCATGCCAGCAAGCCATCCCCTTTCCCAATTAATATTCGTAGGGGAAAGACTTGCAGACTTAAAAGAAAGAACTGTGTCACCAACACTAAGCTCATTTGCTGGAGTTGCTTTAAAACGCCCTTTTCGTAACACATAAACAGGGTGTTCTTGTGTTATCCATTCTATACATAAACCCGACTTAGTTTTGATAGAAAAGACTTCTCCACTATAAACCCGTTTAATTAAACCAGTTACCTTGCTCAGGCTAACATATTTTTTTGTTGCATATTGTGCAGGATATTTGCAGAACTCATTAGACGGGGTTGGAACCCAAACAATATCATTTAATTTCACTTCTTCTATCGGTATTGAATTAAAGTTTTGCATCAATATTGGCGAACCGGGTACCAAACAAAATTGACAATTATGCGGACAACCTTTCTGAGTGCTCACAGTGAGAAGCCATTTCTTGTCATACGGGCGCAAATGCTGCCAAATAACTTTCGGGTCGATACTGGTTCTTACTGCATCATGTTGCTTGCTATCAACCATCACGTCTCTCATTTCAGTACATTCAATGGGATAACCGTCACCTGTTTCGAGCAGAAAAATTCGTCCAGAAGGCAAATAAAATGCATTTTTAAATTTAAGCATGAGAGGTTTCTCCTATCAAGAACTTATCATAAAGATTATTATCGGGCATGAAATACGTATTATAATCAGCTTGCCGAACAAATTTCCACCAACGCTCTGTCTCCAAAAAACTTGTCAAAGCGATATTCTTTGCTTCACCATCAACAACCAATTCACGGAAAGAACATTGAAACCCCATCATCACAACTTGCCTTGCGAAACGCAGATAATCATCCTCAGTGTATCTTTCTTCTCCCACAGCTACCATTCTTACAGGTATTCCATAGTCAACCAGTTGTTTATATTCTAACGCTATTGGTTTTGTTATGTCTTTAACATGCCAAACATACTTTGCGAAATTCCTTGCAAAGCTGACTGGCGATAGTTTTGCTGTGTGTAAGTCAATTTCAAGACCTTGTGCAACGTCAAAGAAATGTTCCCACCAGTCCATATTTTGCTCAAGTTGATATAAAGGGTCGCCACCACCAGAAACAGAAATTCTTATCTGCCCTTGCAAAACCCGTTTTAATTCTTCCCAATCAGTGGATTGAACAGTTGTTTTTACATGTTCAAAAGGATGTCCTCGCATTATGCAATAAGAACATCCCTCATCACACCCGAAGTTAGTAATCACTGAAATCATTTTTCAACCTTTTAATTTATGTCTTAAAAAACTGACAATACAATAATCAGGCAAATGTAAAAAGTTTTCATCAAATTCTTCGGTGCCACCATTGTAATCATGATAAGCCTTTACAAAGTTTTTGCGCTCATCTATTGACCAATCCTTCCAAACGTTCTCAGGCACGTCATTACACCCCCTGTTACTTAAATCATTCCCGTAATCATCAAGGAAATACTCTAGTAACTTCAACTCTTTATTTGTCAACCTTTGTTGTTCTGCAATGTCCAATAATTGCATCTGCTCTTTTCTTGTCAATACGCCAACAGATTCAAGCTTGCGGCGCATGTCTTTTAAGAATATCTCTGTCATATTTTCTCCCGTCAAAGGTATTATAAATAGCGAATCAATATTGTCAATGGGAAAATTATGCAGGAAAAATACCAACTCATCCACGGCGATTGTTACGACGAGCTTAAAAAAATGGACGACAACTCTGTCGACACTGTAATTTCCGACCCACCATACGGGCTAGGCGAGATAAAAGACCTCGCTGGCTTGTTACAGGAATGGCTTGATTTGGGACAACATTCTGCCGACAAAGTGGGGGCTAAAGGTTTTATGAGTAAAGAATGGGACAGCAGCGTTCCACCTCCTGCTATCTGGAAAGAAGTTTGTCGTGTTTTAAAGCCGGGAGGTACTGCGCTGGTATTTGCTGGGACTAGAACCTTCGACTTGATGGCAATCTCTATGCAGCTCGCAGGCTTTACATTCAAGGATTGTATATTCTTTCTTCACTCAGAAGGATTTCCCAAATCGCTTAACATTTCAAAAAAAATAGACAAGACAAAAGGGCTTGAACGAGAGGTTATATCTGAGACCATTACAAAGTCTGGCGGAATGGCAAATGTCAACAAAGCAAATGTGGTACAAGGACATAGACCTAATAACTACAATGAACATGGCAATGTTATCCAAATTACAAAACCAGCAAGTCCTGAAGCCGAACTATGGAATGGTTGGCATAGTCACGCACTTAAACCTGCCTTTGAGCCAATTTTGGTAATGACGAAGCCTAATGAGGGCAGTTATGTTGATAATGCTCTTAAATGGGGTGTGGCTGGCTTAAACATTGAGGAGTGCAGAGTGCCAATAGGTCTATCTGACAGAGAAAAATATGAACAAAAAAGGCACAGCTTTAAAAGTGTGAAAACAAACAAAAGTGCAAATATTGATTTCAATGTCAGTCCCATACTCCCTCCTGAACAAATCATAAAAAATAGCGAGAATGGTCGTTTCCCCAGTAACGTGATTCACGACGGCTCTGATGATGTAATGCAAGAATTTAATAAATATGGCAAAACCAAATCAGGTGCAACAAAGAAAGATGTAAATGCTTATGATGGCGACAGCAACACCACCCTCTTGCGAGGTAAAAGCAACCCGCAAAACCAACATGGCGATTCAGGCTCCATTGCAAGATTCTATTATTGTGCGAAAGCCTCAAAACGAGATAGGACGTGCGATGGACAAGTAGAAAACAAACATCCTGCTGTAAAAAATCGCAACCTCATGTCTTACCTTGCTAAATTAACAAAAACGCCAACTGGGGGCATTGTATTAGACCCATTTATGGGAAGTGGCTCTACAGGCATTGGCTGCTTGATGGAAGGTAGATATTTTATTGGTATTGAGAAAGAAAAGGAATCATTCGGCACTGCAAAAGCCAGACTTGAGATTGTAGCCAATGAAACCTGCGCTACGGCTAATGTTCATAAAAAAGAAAAAGTTCCCCTGTCCAGCAATAGTCAATTCCCTGCTATTCAAATGCAAGAAATAGACATGTTCGATTAAATTTTGTTCACAAAAAATGCTTGTTCATTTTTTGTGAACAAAATTAAAAAATGAACAAGATTGTATAGCAGAGGTAAACGATTGTATGGCAAAAGTATACAAATTTGAAGAATTGGATATGTTTAAATGATAAACGTCACTACAACACCCACGATTGAACCCAACTCCATCATCAACGGTGACTGCATAGAGGTCTTAAAACAACTACCAGACAACTCTGTTGATTGCTGTGTAACCTCGCCTCCCTACCTTGGGCTTCGTGATTATGGAACGTCTACGTGGGAGGGTGGTTCGCTTGATTGCGACCACGTAGCTGACCCAACAAGAACAAAGAAATTTGGCAATCCTGAGTTTAATCAAAATCGTCCGAGTCGAGAAGAAACAAAAATAGATGGCTACTATTACAAAGATATCTGTGAGAAATGTGGCGCAAAAAGAATCGACAAACAAATTGGTCTTGAATTTACAATGAAAGAATACCTTGAAAAGCTCACTGTGGTATTCAGAGAGATACGTAGGGTATTAAAACCATCAGGCACTTTATGGCTCAATTTAGGTGATTCTTATGCTGGCAGTGGTAAGGGAATGATGAGCGACGGTTCAATAGTCGGCTCTGAGATGCAAAAAACAAATAAAGGTTCTACAACTGGTACCTTAACAAAAACGACCAAAGAATTGCCTGCAAAGAATTTGTTGGGAATTCCTTGGAGGGTGGCATTTGCACTACAAGATGATGGCTGGATTTTACGTCAAGACATCATTTGGGCAAAAGGTGTTTCTGGCGATGCCTGCAAACATGGCTGGAGCGGGAACCCAATGCCTGAATCAGTTCAAGACCGTTGTAGCCGTGCTCACGAATACATTTTCCTTTTCAGCAAAAAGCCAAAATATTATTTCAACAATGATGCAATCAAAGAGCCATCAGTAAGAGCTGGTGACCTGCCCGGCGGACAAAATCATTTCACTTGGTCAGAATGTGGCGGACACAACAAAGATGGTCTAAAGGAATTAGGGAAAAGGCACGTAGATGAGATGCGCAATCGCAGAGACGTTTGGACAATTGCTGTTAAAGGCAATAATGAAAAACACTACGCTTCTTATCCTCGTGAATTAATAACGCCATGTATTCTTGCTGGCTGTCCTGAAGGTGGAACCGTGCTCGACCCATTCTTTGGCTCTGGGACTACTGGTATCGTAGCAATGGAGCAAAATAAAAACTTTATCGGAATAGAACTTAGCCCTGAATATGTAAAGATTGCAGAGAATAGAATTAAAAAATTCTATGATAATGAGCTGGATTTTTGCTTAATGGATTAGAGTAAGTCCATTTCAATATTAGCTATTTCATCATCTATTAACACAATCCCTGAAAAAAACAAGTTAGATTTGTTATGAAATCTTTTACAAAACATCGAGCAACAGATATAAGCTCCAAAATTAGAACTATCAATAACACGACTCTGGATTCTCATTTTGAACACATCGCCATCATTAGGATAAAGAAATTCAGCGTAAAGTTTAGTGTCTCTCAGCACTAATTTATATTCCTCGCCAAGACTTAACAATAGACCATTTTGATAAAATTCTATTTCATATTCTCCGTTCAGCAGCCTGTCTTTTGGCAAATATAAAACTTTGATATCTTGTTTAATTTTTATTGGCACGTTCATATTTTATAATCCTTAAATAGAATTCTATTAATTTTCATATCTCGTCCTCGAACACAAGCAAAGAACATCGTCTCGACGGGCGGGGTAGCCTTGTCGTCTGTATCAATCCATTTAACTATAAGCTCATCATTAGCATCAGGGAAAGTAGTTAAAGTAATCCCCGTAAAAGTCCCATCCGGCGACATTACAGGTTCATAATCAGTTCCCTCTATCTGCATCACGCCATTAAGAAATACAATAGGGTGATGCCCCTTAAAATTCACTTCCTCAAATTCAGGTTCACTTGGCTTGGAAATCTTGGACATTTCATCCCTTATTGCATCACGCAACTCTTTATCATTCTCTCTAACGAAATCAATGTCAAACATCGACATTCCCTCTATGGATAATTATAGGACTTGCCCAATCTACAAATTTCCACTTATTATTCACTGGAGCTGGAATACCGCTTTCAAGATTTATCTCTGTCAAGCTTGGGAATAAACTTTTTTTCAAAATTATGTCTGCTGCAAGCTCTCTCAGTAATTTGTCGGCAGCAGCATTACACTCTTTTGCCAACTCGATATCAAAGTTTTTCATGGCGTAGAGGCTAATGTCTGCCAATCTTTCCCATCAAAAATATGGATATTGCCTGTATTATTATCATAATACGCCATTCCCGCTTGCGGCAATGCAGGCACTGCACTAGATGATATAAATGTTAAACCTTGCGCTGCTACATCAACATAACCAGTAGTCGCATACTCGTCTGGAAATTCTTGTCTGAGCTTTGCTTCTTTTCTTGCAGCAATAATATCCTCTGCATCTTTCTGCATTTCGGCTCTGGCAGAGGAATCCAATTCACCAACAATATCAATGTCAAAATTTTTGGTCACAACATATCCCAAACTTGCTCTTCCAAAGAACGTCTATTATTGCCGAACTCAAAGCAATCATCAATAAAACAACAGTTTGCTTTCATCCCTTTAAAACCCTCAAAACCCATAAAATCCAACAATGAATGTTTTGAAATACATCCATTTTGGAATAAATCGGCTAATATCTTAACTCGAATCTCGGACAATGTGGCTCGGTCGCTTGATGGCGATATTGGCATCTTACATCATCTCAATCGCACGTTTGTCAGGCGCAGGAATTTCAGCCTTTTGAACAGAAGGATAAGAGTCAAAGGTAAAAACATTCCCCTTAACATGGTCACTTAATAACCGAAAAGCCTGTTCAACGTCTTTGACAGCTACACCAACACCCTCACAAGCTTTAGCCCATGAACGCAGAGATTCAGTATCAACGGTAAATTCTATATCCGACGCATCATATTGTCTATAGTGTTTAGGGTTCATGTATCCTCCTATAACAAGTCTAATGTTCTTTCCTGTATTTTACGTGTTTCGTATCGACACCAATCAAAAATTTTTACCTTATGGAACGTAAACATATTGCTCAAATAAGACGCATAAATAACAAAATCACAATCCAATGCATCATCGGGAATGGCTTCGTCTCTCACATCCAAGGACTCCATTGCGTCTTCATAAAAATCCTCAACAAGCACAGGATTATCCCCATTTGCTTCCATACGATAAGTTTTCATATACTCATTATATATGCAACTTATAACTTGTCAATCATCAGATTCTTCATTATCAATAGCTATAAATTCACCATGAAAATTACTGAACAATATAGCTGGCACCAATCCCTTCGCAACCTTCTCACCATGTGATTGAAATATACGCCAAATACGCCATGCAAGCTCTCCGTCACCAGCAACATCCTTAATCAAGGCAACAGGCGTCTTGATACTATCAAAGACTTCAATAGTGTCATCCGAAACTATTGCGAAATTTCCTGCCCCTTCGTTAATCACTACGGCTGCAACACCTTCGGGATTATCATCTGCTAATTTATTTGCATAATTAAACAGTGCCTTCATTACCACGTCAGCAAACTTTTGTCCGAGCTGCATAGCTAAGACATCTTTCCCCGAAACTATCTTTTTTTGTTTACGCTTGCCCATCTTTTCCTGCCTTCTGTTTCAGTCTCCACTTTTTATATTCATTAAATAATATTGTAAACTTCTCTTTTACTGCTGGCTTAACTTCCACACTACAGGCAAACATGATTCGTGCCATGAAGCCAATCAAAGAGTCCCAGTGCTTGTTAGTTTTAGCGCAAGCTGCAACCTCTCGCACATACTCGATTTGTTCCAAAACGAAATCATCATTTTCAAACTCATCCATCTCAAACACCTCTCTCTAACACTTTATCTTTGCAAAGTAATATAAAGATAAAACAAAGGAGTTTTATAAATGATTTTTAAAGGAAACTTGATATACACAGCTCTCGTTCCGCTCATCAGAGAAACTATTCGTCAACAACAGTCGCCTGACGGCATGTTGGCACGCAAATCAATGGATTCTGTTACATGGCTCAGAGAACATGCCACAATCAGGCTGCAAGCCCCTCGTGAGATGGGACATACTTTGTCCATTCAGAAATTTGAAAAAGACGCTCCTGAAGCGCAAGCAACAATCATTCTCACTAAAAATGCAAATGGTGAAATCCGTTTCAATAAGAAAAAAACTATCGCAGACGCTTTATCGAACAAACGGGGGACAAAACTTTCATGTTTGGCAATCGACAACGCATTTTTGCTTTCCCAAAGCTATTTGGAAGTGTTATACAATGAATTATTACCGTGGCTTACCCCGCAGAACCCATTTATTTTACTACTTATTGGCTAAAAAGAAAAAAGCCCCTTAGTCGGGGCTTTTTTCTTGCAAGCTTTACTTGGCTTTGATAAGGATTACATCGCCAACAACTTCAGCGTAAAGTTCGCCATTATTTAGCCCACTGGCTACAAGCACATCTTTGGAAAGCTTGAAACCGTTGTCCTTGTTAATAGTATATGCATATTTTGACGAATCAGCGGTCTGCTCTTTTCTGAGAACAATTTTGCCTCTTGTATATTCACAGTAAATTGTATCCCCAAAAGACCCGCCAATCGCAATAATAAGCTTGCTTGGGATTCTCACTCTGCCACGATTAGTGTCAGAATTAAGCTTAATCTTCGGCAACTTCGTATCAGGCTTTAATCCCTGCTTAACTACTGGCTTAGTCTGCATTGCCTGTTTTGCCTCATACCTTGCTTTCTTGCGAGCTTTGCCGTTCAAGAGTTTATCCATCTTAGACTTTTTCGGTTTTGACGATTTTACAACTTTTGGCTCTTTACTCACTGGCTCATTAACACCGCCACCAAGGAACAATCGCAGCACCTTGTATTCACAAACCCTCAACTTGTCGCCATTGCAATCGGTAGGGATACTCACAACATGTTTCGGGTCAAGTCTCAGCTCAATAATCTTACCCTGACCACCATGATAAATAGGCATATAATCAAACGATGCACAATGCAGTCCTTCACCACAATGCCTTGACGGGTCATTCAATACCTTCTCACGAGGCATCTTTACAACCATGCCGGGGCTATTGTCCATTTTGCCAGTGTAAAAATCTCTGAAATCATCTCTTACCCTTTTATAAAGCAAGAGGCAACCGTCATCAAGAATTGTAATGTGATGATTTTTCAAAAAACCGTATAACTGCTGCTTTGAGCTTTCATCAGGATTCTTTCTCAAACGATTCCAGAAATTCTTCAAATATTCTACAGATTCACCTTTGGTAATGAGAGTCAGCATCGCCTTACCAAGCACTGCTGGCATTTTGATTCCGTCTACTACGATATAAGCCTTATCTTCTGTGCGGCTTATAACTGTTTTAGGCTCAGGCTTGGCTTGTCCTTGCTCTGAAGATATCTGAATTTTAACAGGTTCTATGTGTTCCCCTGCCAACTTGCAGAGGGCTGACAATTCATCTGTCTGTCCTTCATTGATGAAACGATTTGCAGCTTCAAAATACGGGTCACCTTTTGGGATAGTCCAGACCTTTGTGTCGAAAGCAATCATGATATGCTTTGCGGTACGAATAAAATTTTTAAATACCATCGTCAGCCCTCCAGTTTTTCAAAAAAATCTATCAATTGGTATGTGATAACAGGCTCCTTGCGAGTGAAGCCGCCACTGTAATTCCTTGCATGTGACACTGCAAAATGTGATGCGATTTTTAATTTGTTCTTTTTGGTAAATCTCGCAATCTTTTTCATGTCTATTTTATAATACCTCGACACGGCTTTTCCGTTGAAGAATACAGGGATTTTAGCTAATAATTCTGGTGTCCATTTGTCCCGCTCTTTGGCTATTTTGTATACCTTTTTAAGGGCTTTTATCTCTGGCTCATTTTTTAACAGATTCATTAACAAAGTCAGGAACTCAGATTTATCTCTCATTCTTGCTATGTCATTAGAATTAAATTGATGATGTCTAATCCCAAAAATAAATGGCACTGTGGCACGGCGAGCTTTCTTGTCGGACACAAACTCGGCTCTATCCATATAAATCTTACTGGCTTTAAAATTGTTTTTGTAATATCCATATGCAGACTTGTCCAGTTCAGCTTCTGCTGACTCCCACATCTGCAAAAGCAACCAAAAGTTACCCAATAACTTTTTATTCTTGCCGTCCGCTGAATACATGTGTTTCAAAAAATCTGCATGATTATTGTCGAAATAAACTGCCGCAAGTTTAAAGACTGAACTTATCATAAAACGCATAATTCTGCGTCTTGTTCTTGCGTTGTTTCTAAATTCTCTGGTTATATATTCAGACCATGTCAGGAATCTTTCGTCACCCGTCTCTTGAATATGATGAATACTTGTCTTGGTAAGGAAATAAGGCATCATGCTTTTTTGCCCAAGCAATTCTTTAAGCCCATGCAAATATAGCTTGGCAGGTTCAATGCCTATATCGACACTAATGTCTTCAAGACGTTTCTTTTTCAAATCCTTAGAAATATTAAAAGTGCACTGAGAACCACTACGCAAAGCATAAATAACTTCACCCTCATCAGGCAAATCAGCTTGTCGAAAACTATAACCAAATATCGTTGTTGCAGCCAAATTCCGTTTATTTGCTCTGCTTTTTTCCTTTACAAGTTTTGGTCTAGCTGGTGGGTCTGGCAGGTCGTCTATAGTTAGCACCCCGAACTCTTTGGCTATCGGGCTTGAGAAAAGCTTGGCAAGCAACTTATCACCAAAAGAATACATCCCACCTGCATCGACAATTACTACAGAGTATTTTCCTGTAGTCGCTATGTAATGCTCTATTTTCCTGAGATATTTGTTTCTGTTAGCAGTTCTATCCAGCAAAATTATCTGTTCTGTGAGTGGGATTTGCTGCGTAACCCTGCTTTTAAAACCGCTCAAAGTTTCTATGCTTTTAAAAAAAGTTTTTAACTTCACATTCACAAGCAAACCCTTAGCACTGATTACTTTGACATTTTCTTTATTGTCCTCAAAACATTCTTTAAATGCCTCTATATCATCGGGCGCAATAAAATCAGCCAAGCTAATCTTACCAGCACTTTTAAGCACTTTTAATAAGTCTAAATGCTTATAAACGAATGGGCTGTCCTCAGTTTTTTTACAATAAGCTTCAAACAGGTGCCCACTTGCATTTCTTGCATCTATCACAAACTGATAAGCCTCATTCAAAGAATTGCAATGCTTTTTGAAATCCTGACCAATATTCTCGAAATACTGATTCATATAATGCAACATATCATTCACAATCGTTTGAGTCGTGTAATTAGTGTAATCAAGCTGTTCTCTATTTGCTGCTACAGCTACACCTTTATTGGGATAAGCGAGAATTATGCCTGAATTCAACATTGCATTCAAAGCTGTAAATTGCCATTCAGTTATTTTGAATTTTTCAGCAGGAATACTATTAAAACCCCCTGACAACTCCTCTATCCTCAAGGGGTATTGCATTTCCCCTGCTAACACAGTGGCATTACTGGCACCACTCAAAATGTAGAAATCAGCTTTAAGCCCTTTGTAAGGAGCAAGAGTCTTATTAGCACCCTCAAGCTGATATTCTTTTCCATCATCAATCAGAATAGGTGGCACTGCCCAAAATCTTAGATTCTTTTCAACCAAACTTTTTACAGATGAAAAATCATCAGGCAGTATTGGAATAGAAATCGTAGTGCCAGTAGTTGCATCACCGTGCACCTCATCTCTACTTATAAGTGCCAATTTCCCGCAACGGCTTTCATCAATATAAGATGAATAAGTCGAGCGATAAACTTTGCCATCAGGCTCCGCAGCAGTCGTAATAATTGTAAAAGCATTGGTATAGGCGAACGGTGTTTTTGCCCCGATTCCAAATTCACCTATTGCATCTTTGTCTTTACGCTTAGTGCTTTTACCATAATTGATAAAAACATCATACATTCTGGATTGATTAATTCCCACCCCGCAATCAATAAAGTCACATGTTGGGCTTGCTTTTGTTGGCAATTTAATCTTTACGGGAATATTCTCTCGTCCAGCTTCTTTATTGGCATCTTTTGCGTTACAGCCTATTTCTCTTACAAAAGCCTGAATGGCGTTAGAATAAAGTTTACTGCGCAATATTTCCAATACTATACCCATATCACCTATTGTGAATTGAGCTTCTGAGAATTCTTGCGACCTTTCTACAACGATTGGTTCAAAGCTTAAATTCATTGACAAATGTCCTTTTAAAAAATAACTTCTGCTTACGTATTATATAAGCAGAAGTGGACTTGTCAATTATTTACTTTTTTTGTAAGAACTTGGCGGTTCTAATACAACATATTTTTTATTTACAGCATGAATAGAGAAAAATGTCTCATAAAGATGTTCTTTATGAACTGGCAATGGCAAAGAAAGAATCACATCATCTGGCAATACCAAATCATCCGGCACCTCATAAAGCACCTTAATAATTTTCGCAATTTTCCCTGCAATCAATGTCTGTGTATTACTGAACCATTTATAGGCTGCACGTTTATTTAAAAATTTGTGAGAAGACACTTCAGGAAAGGTCTGACGGATATGATAAGTTTTTAAAAATCCTATCCACATAATCAATCCCCTCCAAGAACTTGTTTGTAAGTGCCTACAACATTATGCACATCCTAAGTTTATTATATTAAATACTTTCCAAATGTACAGCACAAAGTGTGGCAAAAAAGCCACACCTTATTATTTATCCAATTTTTGCCAAAAAAGTATTATTTTTGGACTTTTTTAGAACTCAGGAATGTCTCACAACATGGCATATACAGTGCTTGTAAGCCACCTGCATTACGTCAGAATCTGTTGCATTTTCATTTGTTTCCAATAACCGATTCACATCTTGTCTGAAATTTTGAGCCTGCTGTTTAAAGCCCTCTTTTTTTAAAGCCTTAAAAATATCCTTGCCCAATTCATCAGGCGTTTCGTGTGTGCCTTTAATGTGAATTGTTGGCTTTTCAATCATTGGCTTTTTGGAGCCTTTATTGTTTTTGAATCTTACTACTGAACCACCGTCGAAATCGTCACTACCATTTAGATACAGCCTTGCACTGCTCATTTGAACTTACAATTCTCCTGTTACAAAATTTCATCTTCTATGTATATCGGTTTCCACCGTTCTACCAATTTATATTTTCTATCTTCGTCCATCAATATAGAAATATCAGGACGGTATTTATTCACCATCTGGCCTATGATGCCACTGTGGCAGCAAAAACTGCCGAAATCTCGTATTTGATTTTTTGTAGATTGGCTATAAGGACACCAACAACATAACACAATTGTTTCCTTCTCTGTCAAAGATTCCAGCCATGCTTTTATCTTAGCCCATCTTTGCTTATATCCTTTTGCCAGAGCTTGCTCATAATCTGGCAGGGGATTATTAAACTGACTTAACAATAACTTGTCACCATGCTCGTCCGTTGCAGCGAGGAAGTCTAATTCAGGGTATGCAAACCCCGCAGGTTGAAATCTTGCAATAGAAAACTTTTGCCCTTGATAATGTTTCGCTTTTCTGAAAGAGGTTAATACAATCATTTTTTTCTCATTGACATTGGTATCTTACCTCATATAATACCAATATGTTAGAAGGGCTAATAACTACAATCGTTTTTATTTTCCTTGTTTCGCTAACATGGCAAGCTCAAGGGACTGAATGGCATGATTTTACTAAATGGATATTATTTCTTGCCATTGTCTTTTTTATTGCTTGGCAAAATAAATCTCAAAAATACAGGAGAAAGAAAAATGCGGGTTCCTCTTACCGTAGAAGAAGTTCACACAATTATAAAAAACGTAACAAATATAAACGTTGACCAATACCTCTTAATAGAGAAGATACTGGAACAAGTAACACCTAACTCTGTTCCACAGGATGAAATCAATCAGGAACGTATCAGGGCACTCGTGCTTGGTGGACAAGAACATAAAATCGTGGGTGTAACCTTTGAAGGTCGTCAAGACGTTCTTAAAACGATTCAAGAAGGTGACATCCTTGAATTACAACCAGAGCCAGACAATCAATATGACCCCAATGCTGTAGCGGTAAAAATGCTTGACGGAACACAGGCAGGGTATATCCCAAAAAACTTTGCTGCAATGATTCATGACATAGCAGACCAAATGGCAGCGAGAGTGACCTGTGTGCTCGGCGGTGATAACAATATGGCTTTCGGACTGAGAGTAAAATTCATTCGTAAAGAAACCCCCGACGTAATCGACCTTATTAAAGTCGGCGATGCCATTTCTCTCTTTTCTGAGGAAGCAATCACAGAAGCAGGACAAAATTTAATAAAAGTTTTGTGCGCTGCATAGGTAATATAAACATATCTTTGAAAATAACCTTACGATAGGAGTGTTTCACTAATGGAACTTGTTGATGTAAAAAATATCCCTACCAAATATACCACTAATGCAGGGGATGAGATTGATTCTGTTTTACAGGCTTTTACGCTTGTAACTGCACCAAATACTGCCGACAAAGCAATTAAAAAAGTTCAGAACCAAGTCAAAATTCATGGCTTCAGACAGGGCAAAGCCCCAAGAAAAGTGATTGAAAATCAGGTAGGAAAAGAAGCACTCTATAGTGATGTCATTTCTGAAAACTGGAATGAATTTATCACAAAAAATAACGTATTAGTCGCCTCTACCAACACATTGAATAATATTCAAGTTAATATTGATGGTTCTATCAGTTTTACAGTGTCTACGAACACGCTTGCGCCCGTGGATTTGGCAATGAGCGACGATTACAGTATTGATGTTACAGAAGCAGTTGTTAATGATGTGGGACAGCAGCTTCATAACCTACGTCAATCTAATATTGAATTTCTGGTTGTTGACCGCAAGCTCCAGTGGGGTGATATTGCAAAATTTTCATTTGACGGCAAGCCAGTTGGTGCTGATTCTGTGATTCCTGCTCTTTGTGGCAAAGAAATCACGGTTGTTGTAGGAAATCATGCTATTGTTATTCCTGAGATTGAACAAGGCTTGGTAGACATGGCTGTAGACGAGACTAAAACAATCACTTGCAAGCTCCCAGAAAATCTTGCTGAATTGTTGCCCAACAATAAGCAAGCTGCGGCTCATGCTGGCACAGAAGTAGAATTTACTGTAACCCTGCATGAAGTAAAAGAACGCAAGCATCCATCGGATGAAGAACTTGCAACAAAGATGGGCAAAGCCTCTTATAAGGAGCTATATGAAAGCCTTGTTGAAGAGCAAAAATTAAAAAGAATAAAAGACGAAAATTACTTAGTTGAAAAGCTTATTGAAAAACTTATTGAAGAAAATGAAACCATTCTCTCCAAGGAAGTTACCCCCGTAGTGCTTGACCATCGTCTTAACATGTTCTTGTCGCAATACCAGCAGCAATTACTCGGCATGGAAAAAGAAGCCAGAGAAAAACTGATTCAGAACACCAGTAACAGAATTGCCAAAGGAATTTATCAAGACATCGTGCTCTGCTCTCTTATAAATAGATTCGAGAATGAACTTGATGAAGTAACTGATGAACAGGTTAAAGAAAAACTTAAATCGGCAAACAAAAATACCTCTTACTGGACGGCTTATCAAAACTGCATTAATGACACTCTTTACAAGCACCTGCAATCATTTATTACACCTTTGTTCGACACCAACAATGAAAAATATCGCAAAGTAGTAGACGCTATCCCATCTACATCCGACAGTATCGAAGATATCATTGACGGGCAAGAAGCAACAGCAGATAAATAATGCTATACATAAGCTACGCTTTAATTGTTCTTACTTTTGTAGGGCAATTAAAGCGTTTTTATTCCGACCTGCCTGAAAATGTGCCATTAAGACGACATCTCTTGAACTTCTCTGCAACAATCCTTATGCTCACACTTGCAAAAAGTTTGGCATGGTTGAATGGCAAAGCAGCTATAGCGTGCGGATTAATTTTGTGTTTTTACACAGGCGTTATTATTGACCTGATAAAAGCCACTGCGAGTCGTGAAATCGTTCAAAAAGTGGAAACTTGGAGTCATGCAATATTGGGCAACGGTATAATATGTTTGATAACATTTTCAGAAGGTAACGGAAATTTTGCGATGCTGGCGCAAGCACCTGACTCGAAGTTAAACTTGCTGACTATAATATCATTATTTTTTTCAAGTGTCGCTTTTGGTGCGACTTGCGGAACATTTATAGGCTTGGCTACAAGCAAAGAAGCTACAATCAGTAATGTGGCGGAACCGAAAGAGCAGGAGTAAAGATGAAAGGCAATATTCAATCACTTTATAATAAGTATAGACCCCGCAGTTTTTCCGATTTAATTGGACAGGAACATATTTCTCTCGTGTTAACCAAGGGGTTAGCCAATGGCAGAGTAAATCATGCTTTCCTGATGTGTGGAACTCGTGGTTCTGGGAAAACAACATCATCACGCATATTGGCAATGGCTTTCAACTGCGATAAAGGACTTACCCCTGAACCTTGCGGTGAATGTCAGTCTTGCAGAGATATCATCGATAATAGATGTATCGACATTGTAGAGGTAGACTGTGCGACCAAGAATGGCGTAAATGACATCAGAGCTTTACAGGAATCAGCAGCAGTTGTGCCCTCACAAGTAAGAACCAAGTTCTATATCATGGACGAAGTTCACATGCTTACCAATCAGGCGCAAAACGCCTTTCTCAAGACGCTTGAGGAGCCGCCACCAAATGTGGTTTTTATTCTTTGCACTACAGAGCCTGACAAGTTGAAGGAAACTATCGTATCAAGAACTCAGGTCCATCAGTTCCATAGAATCCCCGCAAGCAAGCTTGCAGAACGCTTGCTCTATATCGCCAAGAATGAAAATGTAGAATTAGACAATGATGCAGCAATGGCGATTGCAAGAAATAGTGAAGGTGGAGCAAGGGATGCGATTGGAAAGCTTGACTCTGCTATCAATGTAGCGGATGGCAATCATATTACCTTGTCTGTTGCCTCAAAGGTGCTTGGCACTATCGGAATTGAATCTATAGGCACTTTAGCTGATGCCATTATCGACAATAATACAGCAGCCATTTTGCAGCAGATAGGACATATCGTAGATAATTCTGCGATGTTACAGCCTGTATATATGGAAATCCTCAGATACTTCGACACTCTCATGGTAGCGTCTACATCACCTGATTATATCGATGGATTAGATTATGGTGACAGCACTAATGCGAGGCTGAAAGAACAATCCAGCAAAAAAAGCACAGATTGGTTCCTTGCTGTAATGGAACAGCTTCTCAAATATGGCAACCTGATTGATTCGGCAAAAGGTCGAATTGCACTGGAAACAATGGCTCTCTCTGTATCAAACTTGCAAACAGAAAAGCCCGTTCAACAAGTCATAGTCAAAGAAACTGTTGCGCAGCCTCAGCCAGAGCAGACCAAAGCTGCCGCTACTTGGGATGAAATAAAAACATGGCTCCCACCACAAGCCAGTTTTATACTCAACAAGATTGAAGTGTCAGCCGATGAGAACGGACTTTGTCTTGAACAATGTGAAAGACTGTCGGGTGCAGAAAAAGACCTGTTGAAGATGCTCAAGGAACAAATCAAATCGGCACTACAGAAGCACAACTTGGGAACAAGGATTGAATTATTCCCGCAGAACAAACCGCAAACAGTAAGCAGTGAAAGCTTTTTCGGAGGCTGAACATGAGCAATATTGACAGCTTGATAGAGCTGATGGAATTAACATTCGAGCAGGCACGCAATAATGCAATCATACTGAATAACCTACAAAAGGATATTAATTTGATTAAAAAGGCAATGTGCCTGCACGAGATTCCCAATAATACGCCTATGCAGGGTGTTCCTAGCGATTACAAGGAAATACAGTGGGACAAGCGAGCTGACGACATGCCAGAAGATTTGTTCAAAAAAATGAAATAATTTTTGACGAAAGCAAAACTCTGTATATAATACATGTAGTTAATTTTAAATTTAACATGGGAGATAGGTAGCGTATGAGTATTGACATTATTGATATGGATAGCATTGATTCCTCAATCAAAGTTATCAGGGACATGGCTGGGAAAGATGAAGATTTTGAACAAAAATGCTTCAGAATTGTGAATACAATGGACAAAATTGACGAATGCCAGCTTGCCATTGCAAACATGATTACCAAATGGGACGAATTAATGCACGAAAACGGCATCGCTCAAACTGAAATTCCACCTGTAATTCTTGATTACATTGATGAACAGATTGATTCTGACAAAATCAGCACTGCCGCTGATATTATCAAGCTTTTTGAAAGTGGCGTGCTTAAAGACATCGTTAAAGCCGACGACACCATTGACAGAGACGCAGTCGCCAAATTCCAAAAGAAAATTGGCAAGGGTCAAGGCAAAATTTTAAAAGCCGACGACGATGTATTTTAATCAGAGAGGAAGCCAAAGAATATGAGTAACATTTTGTATGTAATTAATGAAAAACGTGCTTTTATTGACACCCTTGAAAAATTCCAACAGATTGAAAACCCAACCATTTACCAGCGTCTGGCTTACAGGTATGAGCTTGACCAATATATTAACAGGGCTGCAAGATATTTGCAGAATCTGATTGTAATGCGTGGCGAAGTTGAAGACGAAATGAATAAGCAAGACCTTACACAGGAAGAACCGCCACCAATTATTCTTGCCAAAATTGAGGAAAGAATGCAAGAATACAACAGAGAATTTCCTAACATGACACAAGAGCAACGCAATCGTATCTTGGCGGGAATGTTCGATGAAGAAGGCGAATTCTACGGGCTTTACGACAACGAAACAGGCAAAATCAACAAAGCTTGGGTAGAGGAATATCTGTCTTATGAAGACAACATGCCTGATTCACTGGATATTGAACTTACCCCTGAAATGCTTGCTGATGTAGAAGCCATCTATGCTAGAACAGACATCGATGAGGACGAAAAAGAATTCCTGAAAGACGCTCTTTTCGCTGAAGGCGGCAAATATGAAGGCTACATTCAGGAAGACGGCACTTGCGACATTACTAAGGTTGTACAACGTCAAATAAACGAATTAGAGGCTTCCAGCCTGTAGTCACCTATCTCTCAATCTTTTTCTGTAAATAAGGGGGCTTTTCGCCCTCTTATTTCTTTTCTCACGGCATTATAAAGATATACCAAAAGACACGAGGAACCTTATGCACGCCAAAAAGAAAACAAAAAAGGCATTGGATGTTACACAACGTCTCAATAGCGGAGCCATTGACAAACCAGCAGTAATTAAAAAGCTTATCAGCGACATTTTAAGCGCAAACGGCTATCTCGAACAGACATTAAAAAATTATGAGCCACGCATGGCACAAGAAATCATGTCAACTCTTTTGTCAGATGTTATGCTGCATCTCAAACAAAATGCCATCATTGAAGCCCCTACAGGCTCAGGGAAAAGCATGGCTTACTCTATCCCTGCAATCATTGCCAGCAAGATGATGGAAGCCCCTGTAATCATCTCTACCTCCACAAAGAATCTACAGGCACAGCTCACTGAGAAAGACTTGCCCTTACTGCAAAAAATCTTTAAAAAATATCTGAAAATATCTTTCTCTTTCGCTTTATGCAAGGGACGTGCAAATTACCTCTGCCTGCGTAGATGGCATCGCTTTCTTGACCTGCAAATGAGTAAAAAGAAACGTAAATCTAAAAAGAAAAAAGCAGAGGAAGTGGATATGTTCGCCGACATGGCGAATGAAGCCGCCGACCTGCCTGAGTCATTCCAGCTTGCCCTCAAACGTCAAGAAGTGCGCAATAAACTCAAGACAAAAGAAGAAAAGGCAGCCTTCGATGTTCTTATGGACTGGTACATTACCGACCCTCAAATCGGCGACACCGTAGAACTAGGCGTGGAGGTAAACAAAGGTGCAATAGCGGGCATGTGGGCAAAGGTTTGTTCTGACGGTGATGACTGTATGAGATGGCAATGTCCTTACTTTCAAAGCTGTTATTTCGCCAAAGCACAAAAAGCATGGGCAGATGCAGATTTGTGTATTGTGAATCATGCTTTATTCTTTGCCAATCGCAGTGTTATCGCTGCAAATGGGAAGGGGTTCTTGCCTGAAACTAAGACCGTCGTATTTGATGAGGCTGACCATGTTCCGGGTGTTGCTGCGAATTTCTTTGGCACTGAAATAACATCAAGCTGGGTTCCTTATATGGCTGACAGGTTCTTGCCTGAGATATCCAGCAAGGGCTTTCTCGGCAGTGTTCTTAATGCGACAGAACAAAAAGAAGTGACACTTACTGTTAATGAACTTTTAAAAGCCTCAAAGGCTTACTTTGCTCAAATTCAGAAATTCATTGGTAACAAAAGCAGTAAAAGATTCAAAACTGATTTACCAGCCGATAGAAGCGAAGTGGATAAATACCTCGGAATCATTATCAACTACATCCGCAAAGCTAAAGTTCACCACACAGCAGCAGGAAATAAGGAACTGGAAACTGTAGGTGAAGGCTTCTTTAAACATTTCACTGGCTTTAAAAAACGGTTGCTCGAAACCACAAGCGACATTAAAAATGATACCTGCTACTTCGCCCAATGTTCACAGAAGCAAACAAAGTATGGTAAAAAAGTCACAGTGACGGCTATTCCCTTAAACACGGCTGAGATGATTCAGAAGTTTTGCAAAGGGCTTTATGTAAGTTACACATCCGCTACGCTCGCGTCGGATGAAGGGCTAAGTTATTTCTCAAGAGCTGTAGGAGTTGATTTGGATGCGAAAGATACTCACCAGAGCATTCTTGACTCGCCATTCAATTACTTGCAGAATTGCTTACTGTATATGCCGAATATGCCTATTCCATCGGCACCCGATTTCGACCAGCAGATTGCGAAACAAATAAGAGAAATAGAGCCTCATATTGATGGCGGGATATTCGTATTGTTCACCTCTTACCAATCCATGACAAAGGTGTCGCAGGATATAAGAGCCGAAATGGAAGCGAAAGGTCGTCCCGTATTCGTGCAGGGTGAAGATGGTCCCAAAAATGTATTAACACAAAAATTCCGTAAAGCAAAAAATGGGATACTGCTTGGCGTGTCCAGCTTCTGGGTTGGCGTTGATATACAAGGTGATGCCCTATCCTGTGTAATCATCACAAAGATGCCTTTTGAGCGTCCTGACGAGCCATTTAACGAAGCAATGAAAGAATATCTGGAAGCTCAGGGCAGGAACTACTTTAAAGACTGCGATTTGCCACGGGCAACAACTATGATTCGACAAGGCTTTGGAAGACTTATAAGAACAAAGCGAGACAGAGGCGTGGTAGTAATACTTGATTCAAGACTTAATCCAAGTAGCAGGTTCAAAAAGGGTTATAGCAACGCTGTGTTGGATTCGCTGCCTGAATGTGGAATCTGTTATGAACTACAGCCTGTAATTGATTTTATGAAAAATCCATAATGGTATTATAAAGAGAGTCAACCTTAAAAGGAGAAATAATCATGCCAAATGATTTTGAAGTAAGCACTATCAATAGTGATACTTACCAGTATTTCAGGACACTCAATAAAGACACCGCAAATGCAATCACGGAAGTTGAGGAAAAAATCAAAACCGCTGAAACTAACATCGCCCGCCTTTCAAAAGAAAAGCAGGCAGAAGAAACTTTGTTGGAAAATTTAAAGAAGCAAAAAGCTACTTTGGATACGAAAGCTCTTGATGTAAGAGCAATCATTGCCGACCTTGAAAAAAATCAGGCAAGCTTCAGACAGATTATCACCAAATAATTCGTCCGATAAAAAAAGAGAGGCTTTTCATGCCTCTCTTTTTGCTTTAGCTCTTGCCTACGACAATAGTGCCGTTTTTGTCTTTTTTACAGCTTAATTGCTTGTAAATATCCTTAACCAGTTGATTTTGTAATTTTGTCAAATCTTTCATCTTTTCTCCGTCCTTTGGTAAAACATAGCCCCAAGGTCATAGGTCAAAAATAAAAGAGTTATTACAATCTGTCAACTTATTTTTTAGTTAACGAATCAAATTCTTTCCTTATAGCTTCTGCGGATTTTGCAAGCTTATCCTGCACTTGTTTATCAGTATGTTGGCTTGACGAATCAAAGAAATCGTAAGCCCATTGTCTAGCCTTTTCTCTCAATGCTACCATCTTAGGGCTGTTCCCACCCACACCTTTTGAAATGCTCTCCAATATTCCCTGCATGGTTTCTGCACTAGACTGTGCTTCGCCCCACTTATTTGTTACCGTCCCGTCCTGCACTTTATAATGGTCAACAGTTTGATTCTGCTCATTCTTATTCACAATAGTTTGCCTGCGACTTATTGTCCGTTTAAGAGTAGACGCTAATTTTTTGTCAGACCATAATTTTCTATCGCTACTCTTTTCGTCCTTGGATTTTTTGTTATCTCTTTCTTTTGCCAATCTATCCAGTCTCTCACCAAGATTTTCCTGTTTCGTTGTGCCCTTTTCTTTGTTCATAGCAGCTACCGCTCTCTCTATCTCTGTAGCTATATTCTTCTCAAAATCAATTTTCATCCCTTTATCGAAAGGTCGACCTTTATTTTCACCTGTTACACTTTTATTGAAATTGCCTTCAATCTTCTCACCCAATAACTTACTAGTAGCCTTCATTACTTGTCCCATAGCAATAGCTTTTTGTTCATCAGTCATTTCTGTTTTTTTTAACAGCAGTTTTTGTCGCTAAAGATGCCATGCGTTCTGCAAAAGCCTTAAATGGGTCTGTCTTATAAGATGTCATATTAACATTTTTAAAAGGTGACTCAGATGATGACGTTACTAGCTTCCCCGGCATTACTGCTTTTTTCCCCTCAAATCTCCCGCCCAATGCTTTAAACAAGTCAACTTGCACAGCTCCCTGATATTGCAAAGGGTCTAAGCCACTATTTTTATATAAACCTTTAAGAATCGTTGCTGTCTCATTAATATTCTTAGAAAGTCCTGCCATATCAAGTTTGTCACCGTTAAAACCATCATGCAAAACCTGTAACATGCGTCGTTGTTCATTCCTAGAAAGACTATCCACATATTTACCCATCATCAACTTTTGGTCATATTCTTTCTGTTGAACCTTACTATTATTTCCAATAATCTCATTCACGCTCATTTGATTAGTTTTGTTCTTAAAAATAGCGGAAGTATTAATCTTTATAGTAGGTTTTGCATTTTTAAACACTTGCAATACAATTTTAGCCGCCTTCTCAGGAGTAAGTTTACTACCCCTTGTAGTCAAAAGAGCCATAAGTGCTGTTTTATTAAGCTTGCTGCCCTTAGCTGCGGCTTTATCAAGCGCAGCTTTAACTGGCGCACCATATCTCTTGGCTACACCCGCTGGTTGCTTGCCAAGAGTGATACTATTATCAGAAACCTTCGTAGCTTTTATGTCACCTTTGACCATACTGAACACTCCTGTAACATTCTTTAGTCAATACTTTACAATAAAAAAAGCCCCGCAATCGCAGGGCTTTTAATTATATCAATAATTACCGTTCAATTTTTACTGTATTTAACAATACTTCTTTCACCATATCAGGATTTTCTCTGGCAACAATCAAAAGATTCTTAGCTGCTCCCTTTGGCGACTTTCTGCCTTTTTCCCAATCATCAACCATACGCTTTGAAACACCCATAATAGCTGCAAATGAGTCTACACCAAGCCCCATTGCTTTCCTGATAACTACAACATCTACATTGTCATTAAATATGATTTTTGTAGTCATAAGCACCTCACATCGAGTCGTTCATGCAGCCATTACTTTCAGGACAGCTACCACACCTCAAATCAGCTTTATACTGCCCATAACATCCCGGCTTATTTGTTTCCTTAACTGGCTCATTCAGCGAACAATCATTCACCCAAGCGCAAGACCTGCAAGGGGATTCATCAGTAGAATCAAAATTCCCATAACACTTTGGTCTAGTATTCTTTTTCTTTCTGGCAGGATAGCGAATAATATCTTCCTGTACAACTGCTTCATCTTCGGCAGGATTAGTAAAATCTTCCATTGTTACTTTATCAACAGATTCGCCGGGGTTAAGTCGAGGAAGGGTTTTATCCTCATCTTCCTTTTTTATCTCATCAACACTTGCATGTTCAGTTCTGGCTTCTTCAATTGCCCTTTTTGTCGCCTTATATTCATCAGCAGCAGCCTGAGTCACAATAGATTCCACTTGCGTAGCAGATGGCAGCAACTGAGTCGAACCAATATCAATATTATTAATTGCGTCAATCTGTTTGTGATATGCAGATAATTGCTGAACGGTTGATTTTATTTCAGCAACCTCTTTCTTTACGATATCTTTAATGTCGACACAAAGATTGTTAAAACTTACACCCTCGGTTAGGGCTTCCATCTTTACAACAAGTTGATTGCCAATAGTTTTTTCCATGCGAGCAATCGCACCTTCAAGAGCTGACAAGTCAATTTTCGCAGCAGCAGGATTAATATTCCCAATGCCACCGATAGCACGAATCACCGAATCAATCTTCTGACTTATAACATCAAGCTTCTGATTTGTTTGAGTTGAATACCCCTGACTCACAACATTTGCTGGCGTTGCTGGAGCGTCGGTCTTATTTTCGGCATTCTGATAAGCAGACTGCATCTTTTCAAATAGCATCTTTAATCTGGTATCAGGCAAATTCTTACCCGTTGTTGCCAGAAAATTCTGAAACAAACGAAAATCATCTGTCCCCTCCTGCAAAATCAATCCATGTTCACCCGCAGGCGTCTTATAAACTTTCATCTCATCACTCCTTGCGTTCTACTACGAAAAATTCCATTCTTGGACAGAATGTGTCAAATATTTTGCCTTCAGGGTCAAAAACCTGAAAAGCTGTGTGAGACTTGTCACCTTGCAGATGTTTATGACACATCATTTCTGTGAGCAAGCCGTTTCTAGTCGGCGCAGTCAGTGTGCTACCACATTTATTGCATGTCATGCTCTTATTCTAACCACGCTGCACACACCCAATTAAGAAACACTCTTGCGATTTCAAGAGCTGTCTTCGCAGTGATTTCAATCTTAATTGAATTACCCTTTCTGTCATGGGTGTTAATGCTGAAATAATCATCATTTGTTTTTTCCAACATCAGATTTTCAATTACAACTTTTTTCATCTTTTGCCGCTCAACTTTTCTTGCATACGTTTGTCCACACCTCTAAGGTATTCATCATATTCATCCATCCTAGCCATTCTTTTGCCAGCAAGAACCTTTTTCTCGTCAGAATCATTTGACGTGGAGAATGCTGCATCTATAACAGTAACATCATTGTAATATTCTTCGTATTTCTCGACCATCTCTTTTCTAATGTCCACCCAAAACTTATAAGAACGCCGAGAGAGAACAATTTCTCTCACGCAATAAACGATGAACAATAAAAAAAACAGTGCCATCAAAGTCATAGTCGAGGGTCACCATCAAAATGCATAAACTCACCAGCTTTACGAGTAGGCGAAGCATAAGCAATAAATAACGAATCTGTTATGGGGGAATCTGGGTGGTTATATTCTTCAACAGCTTCTGCAAATCTTTTATCGGCTCTGGCCTTTTTAATTGCATCTGCCATATCTGTAGCATCCACATTCAAATAAACTGCTGACCCTTTGTTACCTACTTGTGGATGTTCAAATCTTACAGTAAAAATCATGGTTTTACTCCTTGTTTCGCAAGACAATCAGACAAACCTGCTAATAGCTTGGCATTGTCTTGTCCTTGTTTGCTTTTTAAATAATCTGGATTTTCCAGCAATGAACGATGAGTCGCATAAAGTGCTTGCAACAATTCTGGCGCACCTTCAATCAATTTTTTTACTTCTGGGAAATTTCTATCTGGCTCAGTCAAATAAACAAGATTCATTCCGTGAGAACCACAGGCAATGCCAACTCCGGGAATGTCGCTAAAACAAGGTATGCCTCTGCCTGAATAAAGTGCCCAACCTTTCCCATGCTCTTCAATAGTCCAATCTTTTAACACATTCATACATTGCCTACCTCAACAGCATATTTATAAGCACCATGCACCATAACAAACTTGCTATAGCAAAGCTCGAACCTGCCTTTATAATCTGCCAGTCCCTTTTTAAGCTGCTCATTCTCTGTCTTTAATTGTTCATTCTCAGCTTTTAACTTTATGAATCCGGCATTGTCAGACTTTTCTTCTGGCAAATCAACCCGCTGCGCTCTTAAATGTGCGGCATTTGTTTTTCTTGCTCTTTGACACAACTTATCAGGACAATATCTTTGCAATGATGTATGTGGTCGAAATGCTCTACTACAATGTTCGCAATTAATTAAATCCATTCTGTTTCCCTTGCCTTGATTTATATCTATTGTACTTTGATGTAAGAGGCTTTCAGCCATTCGCTGTATTTCTTTGCCGCTAATTGCCGAAGCTCATCATTCAAATCTTTATTATTCATAATATAACGTGCTGTATCCAACATCACTTTCGGATTATTAGTTACTACGGCGTAATAACCAATCGCAACATAAAAAAGTTGCTCAAATTCATCAAGCTTATTTATCGCCTCTGTAAAATGTTTGCCGATATAATCATAGAGTTTTTCTTTCTCTGTCTTGTCTAGCCTTCGAGTCATGAAAGCGTCGTCAAGGTCTTTCCAGTCTTTCATGATGTTAGTGATGAAATCAGCCCTAATGTCCTTATTTTCTTTTTTTGCCGCCACAAATTCGCTCCTCTGCATTAACAACAAAAGTCCTTACCACCCAACTCTTCTTAATGGGAGAAGGAATTAAAAACTGGTCGTGAAATTGGTTAGCCTTCTTCAGTGGCTTTATCAAATCCTTGTAGGATTTTCTAGGGTCTTTATCATAAATACTGGCAAGTGCCTCATCAATCCTATCTTCATCTTTTTCATCAACATGCCCATAAAGAGCATCGTAGACTTCGTCTTTGAGATAATACCAATTGTTCAGAGCAAAGTCCCAAATATCAGAATCAATGGCAATAATATGTTTGTCGGGCACATCTAATACCCAAAGCCGCTCATTTTTAAACGATTGTAATTTATTATTTTTGTTGGCGTTAATTATTGGTGCACCATAGCACCAAATATTGTCTCGTCTGCCAATCCTGTCAAAAAGATAATCATAAGCTTTTTGGAATGTTTCTCGGAATTCTTTATGTTCATCCATGTAACAGGGCGACAAGTTTAAGTCAGACTTGTCAGAAACAAGGTTAAAATCAATAGCTTGCCAAGTATAGAGCTGCATTTAAAAGTCCCATTTTAGTTCCTTAGATTTTTTCTGCTTATGAATTATTATATCCTCAGAATGGGGGAAATAGGCACCTTCTTCAGCCAAATAAATCGCTCCATACTTTTTTATGGCTTCACTCATTTGTTTAAACACGGTGATAGTAATACTTGTATCAATTTCCAAAGCCGTACGCTTACGAGCGTCTTTTTTCAAGAGTTCGAGTTGGTCTGGTGTAGCGAAAGGGCTTTCTGCGGCAAAGGTTGCTTTTGCGTCCATGACCCTAAATTCTTCGAGTCTTGCTTGCATGTCGAACAAACAGCGTGACCCAGTCCATTCGCATAACTTGCCGGGACGAACCTTTTCTAATTTATGAGCAATAAAACCACCTGCATAATTTTCTCGACCAAATGGTGTATTAAAAAAAAGATTAACCAACTCAAGGTCTGAACTTATCTTTAAACGATAGTTGTAGTTTATCTTTAATCCACTACGAGTCACCATCGACACATTTACGAAGTTCCACATAATCAGTTCCTTTCAATAAATTCAAAACCCCACAATCCTGCAATTTCTTTTTTCCAAGTGCGGTATACAACACAACCGTCATATTTGCAGTCAGTTCTTACTTTGTCATAAAAACGACTGTCATTCACAACGCAACGATACTGATATTTGACGTCCCTGAATGTTACATTGTATTCGGCAGGGTGATAAATTTTGCGGGTTACAAGTCTCGTTTTGGTCTTCCCATTCTCAGTATAAGATTTAGTCTCTGTTCTGGTTTCCGTGTAAGCTCTCACATATTCTTTATCAACAACATAAATACTGCCAAGCTCTCTGTAAGTGCCAGTATTCATGCAAACATAAACAACACCTGCCACAACGGTAACAAATAACGACACAATAATAGTGCCAATGAATATGTCTTTCCAATTATGAAAGCGCATTTTCACACCACCTTAAACTGAAAGTCGATTGCAATTTCCATTTCTCTTGGAAGATTTTTTTCGTTCCACAGCCTGAGATTTTCTCCGTCATGCACCATAAGTTCATATCTGAAGTAAGCTTTACCCGTCTCTTCATTGTAGAACAATGTAACACCTTTGCAGGAATTTGACGAGGCACGATATTTAACACCCTCAACCATAATATGGCGATAGGGCTTGTCAAGGTTCACAAGGTCTTCGGTAGTTTCAAATACTTCAAATTTCGGCTCTAACATTGTTAAACTCCTTATCCCTTATTTAGCATCCCACGAGTAGTTAACAAATACAAAAGTGTTGCCACCAGAAAGAATCTCGTGAGTATACTCGCAACGACTTATATCTTCGTATTTCCGTGCAATTTCCTTAATAGGCTTAAGGTCTATGCTTTTATCTTTAACATTTACCCTTATAGCACAGCCATCAGTCCTTACTGATACCTGCCGTGAATTATAACCCAATTTATTTTTAAGCTCGACTCTGATTTCCTTCGCTTCGTTCATCGCTCGGCTCCTTTGTCTTTATACTTTTATTATAATAAAATACAAAAAAATGTCAAGCGATTTTAAAAAAATTAACCAACCCCGAGTCTGCCAAACTCGGTTTCGTATTTTTTGAGCAATTCTTTGCAGAGTTTTTGTCCATCTTTTGCGTCCCTTTGTGCCAGAAAGTTCTCTCTTTTTGTATTGTGCTCAAGCGATATCGCCAGCACCCACAAAATATCAAGTGCATTTTTCATGTCTGTCATCAACTCTTCTTGTTTCTGTCCCTTTGTCATGCGTTCCTCCTATAAAGTTTAGCCTTTTTGAAAAGCTTGGTAATTGAGAGCATGGAACCATCTTCGGCAGTCTTTTCCCAACCATTCTGCTCCATTATAATTCTCACTATCACCCCAATAGCTTGTTTCAATCGGTGGCAAGTTCGAGGCGACTCCTGCAACACCTTAAAAGCGGAATGTTGCTCAATTTCAACAGCCACGCCGCCAAGAGGGGGAAGCTTGAAATGTTCTTGCGCTACCAAAATTCTGTCTATTCGTTCCTGAGAATTGAAAAAATGTAAGATTTCCTCAAAATCAAAACGGCTATCATTAATCACATCTGTATAAGTCCTGCCTTGCACATCATTACAAAAAGTAGTCAAGTTCATCCCGACCTCCAATAAAATAAAAATCACACCCACGAGCTATTATAATCGCAGGTGCGATTTTATGCAATTACATTTTTAGTCGGGTGCAATCTCGCACAAAATTATTTCTTCGCCGGTTTCTATGTAAGCCAGACGCTTTTTTGCGCAACAGGGGCATTTTGCAGACACCTCAACAACGGCTTTATTCATTGCTTCAACAGTAGAAAATGGGTTGATTTCTATCAGGAGTGTTTTTGCATCAATCCTTATACTATATCTACCATTCTCAAGAGCTTTGCTCATACGTTCGGTCAGCTCTTTATTGAGTTTTTCCATAACTTTCCTCTTACAGGCTGAGATACAAACCAGTATGTCTTTCGAATGCACCTTTCAGGTCTTCCCAGTAGAGTCCGTCGATTTCTTCGACCTTTTTGTATGTAGGAACACCCTGCTTGTCTCTGATTCTGCCAAGCTCCATTGTGTAGTCGTCCATTGCAGTCAACGTGATTTTGCAGTAATTAACGCTATTCTTTGCTCTCGCTTTGAATTTGAAGCTTACATTGTATTCTTTACTACTGAAAGCGATATGATAAGCACCCAAGAACATTGTAAGTGTTCCAACAGGATTATTGCTCATGGTAAGCTGTCTGAGGGTTTCGGTTGCGTTTTCCTGATTATACATACTCGGCTCCTTTGTTTTTTATCTATACTTTTATTATAATGAAAAACAAAAAAGTGTCAAGTGAAAAAATAAAAAAATTAAAGCATGTCGGGTGGTTCTTTCTCTCGTCTTGCAGCAGCTTCCATTTTTGCCTTATGCATTGTTTTGATTTCTTCGTAAAGAGGAGTGAATCTCATATTAATCCATTTTGCAGCATTAGTGATTTCGTTGATATAGCCAAACATCATTTTTTTATGTTCTGGCTTAATTGGTGGCAAAGCTTTAATCATGTCTATTCTAATTTTATTTGCCCACGCTACCTGCTTCTCAGACCCCTCAAGAGAGACAAGGTTCATTTCGCTTGTTTTCTCAGCAGCCTCCCTGCTTTCTTCAGCTTTATGACAATCCCAGCACTTTTGAGTAGTCATCCAAGTAAGCTTCCGCTGTCTCTCAGTATTTTTTCCGAAAAGGTTAACAACCTTCTTACAGCCACAGGCATAAACCACATCATACTTAGCCATTACTTAACCTCCTCATTTATATTTTATTATATCAAAATGCAGAAAATTGTCAAGCGGCATTATAAAAAATAAGCCCCATTTTACAGGGGCTTACTGTAATTAGTAATCGTCGTCTATATCGTCCCAGTCCTCGTCATCGTCCTCAAAATCCTCATCGTCCATATCATCAGGGTCTTCGTCGTCAAGGTCATCATCGTCATCGTATTCTACAACTTCATCCTCATCATCGAAAAAGTCCTCGTCCTCATCTTCGTCATCCATGTAATCTTCGTCCTCTTCGTCGTCGCCCCACTCTTCGAGGTCATCTTCATCGTCAAAGTCTTCGTCCTCATCATAGGACATGGCTGAAACTGGAAAGGGTTGATTGTAAAGCTCGTCATAGTTAATCATTGTTTGCTCTCCTGCAAGAATTTTTTATTACCCGATTCATATTTTATAGCCAGAAAGAAATTTTAATAAAAAAAATTACAAAAGTTCAAGCTCCGCTGAGAACCTGTTCGGTAAGGATTTATGCAATAAAAGCAACACATCATCTTTTAATCGCATGTCATGTATGTCATACGTTTCACTGTAGTCCAAAAACTTAGAACGCACTCGAACTTTTTCACCACGCAAGACCATTGTGAGAACTTTTTCTCTGCCGTCTCTTGTTAAACCTTCTACCGTGATTGGCATATATTTCAAAAAGGTCAAGATAATGGCACCTTTAGAAAGCTTTTTATCTACAAAAACAAAGTCCCGCAAGTCTCTGGAATTTAAAATACCGTGCAATGCAACAAATGGTGGCGTAGACACACCGTAAGCTTGCTCGACAATTATATTATTCCAAATATTCAATGTCATGCTATATCCCCTTAGAGAAAGGGCACCCGAAGGTGCCCAATCAATTACGCTTTGGTCGTAGTTTTTGCTTTGGCAGTTGTTGCGGTAGTTTTAGTTACCCGCTTTACCTTTTTTACAGGAGCCTGTTCAGAGGCAGGAATTTTAACCAAGTTTTCATACTTACCAATAGTGTCCATCATGATAGACTCAGGTGTAATTCCACCACCCTTAAGAGCAGAGGTAAGAATATTCGCTGAGAAACCACTGATAAGCACCATATTCTTTGCTGTAGCTGTAGTTGGTTTGCCGTTGCCCATGCCAGAATTGAGATTCCAAAAAATTACTTTTGGAAATTTATAACCAGCAGCCTTGAATTCTTTCTTGAATCTTTCAAAAACAGTATCATCACCAGAATGAACTGCACCATTGAACTGCATGTCGGAAAGAATCATTAAAGTCGTTGGCATATCTTCAGCCTTAAGCTTATACTGCTTCGCAGTGTCAAGAATCAGGCTCAAAGTCGCAGACATGTCAGTTGACGCAACTTCACTCTCAGTGACACGCAGCTTGAATAGAGCATTACTGAACGGCAGATTTTTCCATGAAAAGAATCTGGCAGTCCTTGAGAATGGCACAATAAGCTTGTGGAAAGGGTTATCTTCCGCAATTCTTGCAGAACAATACATACCCAAGCCATGAGCAATATCCATCATGGACACAGAACCACTCGTAACACTTGTCATTGAGCCGCTACAATCTACGATGCAAAGAATCTTCTGGTCTTTGTCGCCGATATAATCTGGCAAAGAAGCAAATGCAGTATCAGCAAATTCTGACTTGAACTTAGTATCATATCTGCCACCGCCGTAGCAACTAACTCGACCACCAAGCTCATCCATAACCTGTCTCACGATGTCATGAGGAAACAAAGCTTTTGTGTTCATTTTTGCAACACCTTTGCCCTTTTTGCCAGTTGCGACAGCTTCCTTGACTTCGTTAATCCATTCGCCGAATCTTGTGCAGTCATGCTTTGAGAATGTTTTCTTGTAACGGCTCATTGCAACAGATGGAACATGGTTGTAATTGATTTTATCAAATTCCTTGTTACACATTGCGGTTTCAATAACATTCGTATTCTGCGCCAAAGTTTTTCTGAAGTCTTTTGGTGACATTTTCAGCGACTTGCGGAGAGCGTCAAATACAGGCTTCTTGGCTTTGTTAGTTGCCCTTGGTGCCCACTTTGCAGCAAGACCATTCCCGTCGGCAATTGCTTTTGCCCACATATCAATGGCTTCTTTTTCGAGAGGTGTGCCAATGAAAGCTGTCAGGTCGTCCCATCTGCCGAGTTCAGGGATGATGTCCATGTTTTCTCTTGCCCATTCAGTAGCTTCTTTGGCGAGCAGATTCAGACAATCTTTAAAGCCTGAACGATTACCAGCCCCGCCACGAATATCACGCAGCCAGAACAGCAATTGCATTGCACGCAGCTTGTCAGCAGTCAATGCTGAACTGAATATTGGTGCCGTTCCACCTTTAAGCATGGAACCAGCAGCAGAGAAAAAGTCCACCAGTGGATTGCCAGTGTTTTCGTAGTGAGTACCATCGTTACCAGTTACAACTTTTCTTACTTTTCTTGGCATTTTCAGCCTCCTTTTTTCCCAAATAAAAAACAGGTTAGAATTTCTTCTAACCTGTTCACCATAATCGACCCGGTAGCAACAGCCTACCGAGATTGCGCCGGATTGCTCCGAGATTAATGATTTACAGGTTACGTTAGCGGTAAAGATTAAAAGTATTTTGCTTGTTGGTTTGCTGCAAGCAACCTTCAAAATCGTTATATTCGTATTATAACTTTGACCTCAACATTGTCAACAAAATATTTTTATTTTTTTTCAATCTGCTCTGCAAGAAGCTTTTCACCCTTAAAGTAAAAAACCTTGTTCGTAGCAACTACTTCCTCTTTCCATTCTCCTAAGCCAGCGGCAACAGCACGTTCTCTTATTTCAGCTATCTGTTTTGCACATTCCGCTTCCATATCTGCAAGTTTTTTCTCACAAAGGTTTCGTTGCTCTACAACATCCTTTTGATATTCGAGTGCAGTATCCTTATACAACTTCTTATAAGAGTCTCTTTCCTGTGTAATATTCGCTATTTTAGAATTAAACTGGTCTCGTCTGGCGGTGTGTATAGCCTTTTCCCTGTCAGCCTCAGACGCAATAATACATAATGAAACACAGGCAACCGTCAAGAAAATAGTCGACATCCTGAAACTAGACTTTTTGTTGTCTGAAAGCAAAACTTGAAAAATCACATGCAAAACACCTACGATAAAGGCGACACCAAAGGCGGCAGAAAAATTAGACATTAATTTTTTCCTCCCACCTCAATCAAAGGTTCAGTTGCAACAATGGTCTCTTTGTCTACGCCACCCACAGTAAAGGTATATTCCTGCAAAGAAGTAGACGACGCAACATCGTCCCATTTTTGACTGCTTTTAACCATCTGCAAATATTCATGGACTGTGGCGGTAAGCTTTCTTAAATTTTCGTCATATTTCAAAGTTGCCGTCGCTAACTGCTTTTCTCGTTCCAACGCTTTAGTAAAATAATAGTTTTGATGCCCATAAGTGAAACAAAGCAGAAATACAGAGACATAACCTGCATATCGATAAAATTTCCGCCCAGATTTGCCATAATGATAAAACAACAGCGACGACACTACTATTAATGCGTGAAAAGTGAACAACATAATTACCTCCGATAAAAAAAGCTGCTTAATCGCAGCTTTTTAAATAGCAACCTCAGATTATAGATTTTCCGCTAAGAAAATTGACAGTTTTTCAGCGTTCATTTGTTTGCTGTATATAATCTTCAATATTGCTAATATTATTGTAACAACTACGTTAATATTGTCAATTACTTTTTCTTTCCTGCTGGTTTAAATTTTCCATATTTCTTTTCAAGAGACTCCTGAGAAAGCTTTTTCTTACCATTCTTATCTTCAACCTCAGTCATTTTTGTTTTTTTTGTATTACTTTTTTCACGAGGATAAAGAATCTTGTCAATCAAACCGTATTCCACAGCTTCTTCTGCTGTCAAATAATAATCCCTATCACAATCTGCCGTCACCTTGTCCAAAGGCTGTCCAGTATGTTTAGCCAAAATTTGGTTGATACGAGCCTTTGTTTTTGCCATCTGCTGCGCTGTAATCTGAATGTCAGACTCTTGCCCCATAGCACCACCGAGAACCTGATGAATCATGATTTCAACATTAGGGAGGGCATATCTCTTACCCTTTGTTCCTGCTGCCAACAAAAATGCACCCATACTGGCGGCTGCACCGATACAACAGGTAGAAACATCTGGCTTAATATGCTGTATCGTGTCATAAATTGCCATGCCTGCCGTAACCATGCCACCCGGACTCATTATGTAAAGCGAAATTTCTTTGTTCGGGTCTTCTGCCGCAAGAAATAACAATTGCGCAACAACAAGATTCGCCGTCTCATCTGTAATCTCATCAGCCAAAAAGATAACACGGTCTTGCAAAAGGCGAGAGTAAATGTCGTTCGTGCGTCTGGTGACATCTGTAACCATTGGAATAATTGTCATATCAAATCCCTTAATTAGAGTTTCTTATATTCTACCTTTAAAGTGTTATATAACAGGAGGTGTCTTATGGACAAATTTGAAGCTGTTCTGATTCGTCAACCAAGTTCCGAGAAGCAAACACTTGGTGAACTTACTCTCTACAAAAATGATGAAAAAATCTTTTCCTGCAAAACTCTTGAACTTGCGTGGAAAGACAATAAACGCAGAATCTCATGTATTCCCGCCGCAGAATATGATTGCGTTTTAAGAAACTCGCCCAAGTATGGCAATCACTTTCATGTGAAAGATGTTCCGGGGCGCACATGGATTTTGATTCATGGCGGCAATTATTATTCTGACATACTCGGATGCATCCTTGTTGGCAATGCCTTTAAAGATATCAATAAAGATAAAATCTTAGATGTAGTCAACTCAAAAGCCACCCTCAAGAAGCTGCTAGAAAAAGCTCCAAACGGATTTAAGCTCACAATAAAGTGGGCATAATCCAAACAGTCTAAAAAGCAAAAGGCTCAGATATTGATTCTGAGCCTTTTTTAGTCCCGCTATTTTTAACATTTATAAAATTGCATCAGGATTTTTGAGGAGATGAAAAATTTAGTTTATCACATGCGTTGTGGCATCGGGGTCGGTAAGCAATGTAATCAATTCATACCCTCTGCGAAACATTTGCCTCGCTTCGCTATCATCAAGCCGCTCATGCACAATTTTATTTCCAAGCAATAGCGTATCTTTTACAATGTCACTCTCTGCCACCTTGCCTTCTTTAATCGACATTTGGATTTTCTCGGCAGCCAAAGAAATTTCAGCATTAGACATATAGTCTGCTGCGTGAACACTTTCTTCAGAGAATATTTCGGAAATTACATCATTAATCGCTTTTTGAATCTGCGTCCTCTGAACTCTATTTATCCCGTCTTCAATTTGTAATTGTCCATTTTCATTTTTTGTAATTTTTGCCATTGTTTTTTTCTCCTACACGAATTATAACAACATGGCTTACATTGTCAAATCCTTTTTAAAGTAAAATAATATTCATGAGAAAGAAAACAAAACAAGATATCCCACAACCTACAAGACCTCCTGTTAAAGAGCTTGTTAATGAACCTGCGCCAATTTTGCATGATATAAGAGACACAACCCTAACAGAACGTGCTAAACTACTATATACAGCCATTATGTCAGCAATAGCCACTGGCGATTCTGCAACAGATGTATTAAGATTTCTCTCTCAATTCCAACAGAATCTTACCCTTACAGGCAACAAACAGTTTGACATTACTGTATTAGACATCCTCAAAGACATCGCAAAAGAGCAAGAGGTTATTCTTGACGATAATGAATTACTAATGTGTCTCTCCCCTAAACTAATCAAAAATGAGCAAGGAAAGCAAGAGACAATTTTTCTTAATCCAACTCAAATAAAAAAAGCGAAAAAGATAGCCGAAAAACTTCAGAGAAAGATTCTATAATCTGGCAATAAATCTGCATCACCTTTTTTCTTTAATCCCCAAAGAAAAACACCTGACTCACTATATGTTTTTGTCGGGGACGGCTGCACCTTTTTCAACGCTCTACGCCATAATCTTTTATGCTGAGGCAATGTTGCAGCTTTACTATTGAACCTGTAAAGCTCCCTACGATAAAGCCTTAAAAAAATCTTTTCCATCCTATCAGTGCGCTTCAGCCATCTATGATTAGGATAAATCACTTTAAGTGCCTGTCTAAACTTTGGGACCCTTAATGTTAAGCCATACTGCAACTCCCCAACATTTGTGATAGGCAAGATAATACCCTTGTCTATCTTCCTTAAATGCGACATCTTCGGGTCGCCTGTTATTGAGAACCATACAAATCCCAATACAGGACTCTGTATTTTGTCATACATAATGGTGGGGGTTAATTCGACAAGCTCTAACTGCTCCAATGTAGAATAAAAGGAACGAAAAAGTTCTTTGAGAATTCTCAAATCTGATTCATCAAATGGTTCGGAGTTGCTAAGATAATAATTGGGAACCAATTCTTTTACTGTAGCTTCTTCAAGCTTACCAAACGGGACAACAATGTCAGAACTTACTCCCATCGCAATCCTGTTTTTTGCAACCTATCCCATTGCTCTTTTGGAGACATAGATGAAAGTTCCTGCATCATTTTATCGCTGTAAGGGAAAACAATACCCATTGTCACCCATTCCTTACCAGTTTCTTCGCACTTTACAACAGGGAAAGGATTTTTTGCTTGAGACAAGAATTCAAACCTGACCAATTCACCAATTAGCAGAGGTTCATCTTCGTTAGAGCGTGATACGACTCTAACGCCAATCATAGCTTCACGATTTCTCGCCGTAACATTCTCAATGTGCTTCTCGTAATAGCCATTTTTCCGCTGCAATTCACTTATAATTGCGTCTCTGTTATCGATAACGGGCTTCATATAAAAGCTTTTAAACAAAACACGGAGTCCGACAACAACAGTTATCATAACGAACAGGGGCTGTAAAATATGGTTCATAAGCCCACCTACATCAATTCTTCAATAGGCAGAATAAGCTCTTCCCTGCGTGCTTCTGGTAAATGTTTATAAGCCCACTCTCTATAAATTTTGTGAGCGTGGTGATTGTAATTTGTTTCTGCCGTATCAGAGAAAAGATTCACTTCTTTTCCACATTCACAGCCGATTGAATTAATGTATTCTGTATTAAGCCAAGTCATGGCGTGCCAAAAAGCGAATTCAACGCTACCACAATCTCTTGTATAAACAGAATAGAAACCAGCAACTGCATCCACATTCTCACCCTCATGGGCAATTTTTGCCAACACAGGATACATAACACTAACTGCTTTTATAGCAGGAAATTTAAGCTCTGGCTCATAGCTGTCAATAGCTGCAACCATCTTGAACAGATTAAGATAGTCACGCTTCTTTACCAACTCGGCTATCACATTTTTCACATCTTCGGCTCTCATAATAAGCCATCCTTTGGTTTATTTTTATTTATTATAAACAAGCAGACAACAATGTCAAGAACATTTTACCAATCAGCACCCTTAACACTGCCCATCAAGTCTGCAAGCAACTTTGCCTGTTCTTCAGGTGTCAATGGTTTTTCTTTCTTTGCCCTTTCACCAGCTTCTTTTGCCGCTCTTTCAGCCGCATTTTTAATTGCAATCTGCCCTCTGAATGTATCTTTATCGCTGCCACCAAATTCTCTTAAACCTTCAAGATGGCCAGCAGATTTCTGATATTCGTTCCTTAAATCCTTCATGGAAATAATCTTTTCAGGAGCTGAATCTTTATTAAGGTCTATCTCAACAATACCACTTGTGTCCTGATTTTGCGAATCAACAAACATCCCGCCGCCAGCAAACTTAGAAACAACACCCTTGCTTATCTCAGGCTTCAAGTCGCCACTATGTAAACCCTTTTCGACGGCTTCAGGCGAGACGTGTCCAAAATATGTTAAATCCGACTTATTCCCTTCATTAACCTTCTGCAAAGCTTCCTTTGTTAAAGTTTCACCGCTCTCAAATATGTTCGTAGCTTTTGCGTTTCTATCTTCGGGGGTATTCAATTTCGCAACTTCTGTAATGTCGCCAGCACCTGGGGCATGTTGAAATGTTCTTGTATATTCCCCCTTGGCTTTATCACCAATCTGAATCTGCAACGGTGATTCTTTTATTCTTTCTATAGCCTGTTCTTTATCTGTGAACAATCTAGCTTCCATACGTCCCATTGCACTTGCAGCCTTGCTGCCACCTTCCATCTTGTCCACGCCAGCCATCATGCCCATCTCATGATTCCCATTGACAACAAAAACTTGGTCAGGGTAACGAGCCTGTAGCCATGAAATAACTCTGTGCATCGAATCGCCGCCACCAGTTTCGTCAGAACGGGCAACTTTTGACCCGGACAAAACATCACCCAACAAAATCAATTTTGTTTTTGGGTTCTTATCTAAATTCGCATGTTTAAGAATCGCCGTAAGATTTGTTGCTTGTTCATGCAAGTCGCCTACAACTATCGCTTTCCCTGTTTTGGGGAGTCGCATAACCCCGCCCTGCATTAACCCTATCTCTCTGGCTTTCTTGAGTTTATTTACAGCAAGCTTGGCTACTTGTTTATTAAATTCTTCGTTGGACATCAAGAGCTTACCATTTGCATCTCTTGCGATAATTATATCTTTTAAGCTATCTAATTTTTTGTTTTTATATTTTGAATTTTTGAGCTGAGAAAGAGGGTCTTCGTTGCCCATCGCTGAAGCAACTGCGATTGAACCACCGCCACCTTCTTTGCCGATTCTTGTCCATTCATCTCTGGGCGCAATTGGCTCTCTGTTTTCAACATTATGTTTGCCTGAGCCGCCACCTGCTCCTTGTCGTTTTGAACCACCGCTTGTACTCATTAGTGCAACTGCCTTTTTTCGGATAAGTCTTTAACTGTATTTGCAAAAATTTGCTCTATCTCTTTTATTATTTTATCCAGAGCGTCATAATAATCTTTGCAATGTGCAATAATCTCCTGCTCTTGTTTCTTAACATTCCATTCACCCTGTTGCTTGGCAAGCATAATGGCGTCATCTTGATGAATCACGCCAAATGAAACAATATTATCGGGCATAATCTCATAATGAGCAAGAAAACCGTTCTGGACAACAACAAACGAAAAAGTATACTCACCAACACTTAAAATTCCTGCATCAAACTTTAAAGACTTATTTTTAAGAAGGTGCCTTAAAGCGTGTTTCATTCCTTCAAAACTTCTTTTTTCAAACATATTATCCTTAACTCTTTCAAATTCCGCCAAACATTCTTTTTTCTCTATCCTTGCTGTAACAGTGTCACCCGCAAAAGAAAATTGCAGCGAATCCTTCAGAATCTTAGTGCGAATAATTATTTCCTGCCCATCCTGATTAGCCGCAATAAGCCCCCTATTCAAGTTGAACATACGCTTCTGTTGTCCCATCGTCTCAAAAGCCCCTTTTGTAAAAGCTTTTCAATACTTTATATAAAAAAATATTCTCGTCCACTTGACACTTTTTTACATTATGTTATAATTAAAGCATAAGAAAGAAACGAAGGAGAATGCAGAATGAATCCTTTTAAATACACAGAAGGTGATTACATCCCTGATGCAGTAGACAAGAAAAGCAGAGAACTAAATCCTTTGCATGAACCTTTGAGACAGATTGAAAAAATGAAAGAGCATCTTTCAAAGAATCTTTCAGAAAAAGATGCAGAAGCCAGCAAGAGAATGATAGCAAGCTTGGAAGCAGTAGAAGCAGAGCTTAACACAATCAAAGCTCGTATCTACTCAGAAGCTGAAGAAATTGTTGAAAACCTGAAAGCAACCAGAAAAGAAAGAGAAATGTAAACTTTTTATTTACCCACTTGACACTTTTTTGAATTTTATTATAATAAAGGTATAGGAAAAAAAAGTAAGGAGAAATCAAATGTATACAGAAAATAACATTCACCAAATGGACAAAAGCTTTATGTTTATCGGTTCTTTGGCAAAAGTCCTCGATTGTGAAGATAACTATGCTGCTGAAAAAAAGCTCAGAGCAGCAAAAGTTATTACACATAGAAACAATGTCGAGGCAGAAACATGCTGTTTGTATATCACCTTCTCAACCATGAAGGCTGCAAGTTCTTTCATAAACAGACTGAACAAATATCTTGAAGGAGCCAAATAATGAACCGAACAGAACTGAAAAACAAAAACACCGAAATTACTTTCAGACCTGATGAAAAACAAATCTCTGGCAGAGACTTCGTTGACCAGAACAACCTGCCAGCCTTCTATACAAAAAAGAAAAGAAACATCGCCAAGGCATGGGCTGAAATCAAAGCCAGCTTTAACGATGGAACCAGACTTCGTGATGTAATGGAAATCTGCAATAAATACAATCTCTGTACTCACTACTGGTGCATGATGGACTGACAAGTCCATTCCAATGATGGACTGACAAGTCCATTCCAATGATGGTCTGACTAGACTATGCAATAAAAAAAGAGCCTCGAAAAGAGGCTCTTTCTATCTTAAATCCAACAACATCATCTTTTTATCTTAACCTTAAATCTTTCCCCGTTCTCCAACCAAAACAATTCATAACCCTCACACGAATTGCAAGTTTCACAATAAAATGGCCACATTATACTGTCGCCATCTTCATATGTTATGTAAGGTTCTATTTCCTCATATTCGTCTTCAGTAGCACCATCCATAAACCATTTATCAAAATTCTTAATGTGACTGTAATCATCATAGCCAGCCATGCCACTTGGGTATGCTTTTTTTGCATCATCACAAACAGTTATCACTTCCTCAAGGTATTCCCGACCTTTTTCAGTGTCGGGGAACACACCTACCTCGACATAATCCGTGCTATCTGCATCACCTCCCATTGTTTCCACAACAAGAAGAAAACCTTTTCTTTTGTCTACTTTCTTAATGGGTTTTTTATTTACAATAAATTCCATACTTACTCTCTTTCAAATAAATAGTGTCTCAGGGCTTCCCGAATTGTGCTGTGCCAATCTTCCTTTTCAATGAAGAAAGAAAAGCCTACATGCCCCTCAAGAAGGTCGTCGCCAGCTACCACAGGTTGAGTGCCGTCACCAACAACAGCGAACCTACCGTTGTCGTCATATAGAACACTTAGCGACCAGCCCAAGTGAGTCACGCTTTCAATAATGAAATCACATTCCAAAGAGTCGAAATTTTCTTTCAAAAGCTGTGCAATTTTATCCCCCAAAGGGTCATTGCCAGAAAAGCTTCCACCTTGTTTAAGTTGCTCTTGTCTTTCCGCAATCAAGTCAATTATTTGTTGTTTCATCTGTTTCTCCTCAAAAAAATAGAGTGTCATTACTTACACTCATTATATAGCCGAGAACTTAATTGTCAACTAGATTGTTCCAATTCCCTATCAGCCCATTTCTGAGCACGAGCAAGAGCTTCCTGTTGGTTATTAACCATACCTTGAAGCTGCAAATCAATCATCTTGCCCTGAACTTCTCTAATCCATTCACCTTGCTTACGATTAAAGATTTTCTGAAGTTCGTGTCCATTTACGAAAGACTTCATGCCAATCGCTTCAGCCACATCAACCCTGCTGATTCTATCAACAAGAGCGTCATGGTTTCTTTTTGGCTCTACATTGTGTTCTGGATTCAATGCATTAATGTCAGCACCTCGCAAAGCTACAAGGCTCATTACCTCATCGGCTGATTCGAAGTGCTCCCTGAGCCATTTCTTGAACTTAAAGTCAGACCATTTCGGGTTGAAGTTAATCATATGCCTTTTAACAAGCCGTCTGATACGTCTCACTCTTTCATTGCTGAAACGAAGATTAGTAAGAGCACGCTCCGCAATGTCGGCACTCACCAATTCATGATTTACAAAGGTAAGACTTACGCCGTCCTTGTGAGGGGTAGCTGAACTTGGCTTGCCAATATCATGAAGGATTGCAGCCCACTTAAGGTCAATATCATCAGGAAACTGCTGATGCAGCTCTTCAGTAAGTGCAAGAGTATGGTCAAGCACTGTTTTATCGTGATATTTTGTTTGCTGGTCAAAATCCATATCTTTAAGTTCAGGAATATGATTGTCAAGCAAGCCTGATTCAATAATCAATTTTACCCCTCTTACAGGGGCAAACTGCATTATACTGTCGAGTTCCTTAATCATTCTTTCAACTTTAACTTTATTGTTAAAAGCATGATGAACGTCAGCATCCTGCATAGCCTCTACAAGACTTGCATCAAGTTCAAAGCCAAATTTTGCCGCAAAACGAATTGCACGCAAAGCTCTCAAAGGGTCGTCCAGCAAAGTTTTCTTACTTTCACGAGGTGTGCGGATTATGCCAGCTCTCAAATCATCAATACCCTTGCCAGTGAAATCTTCAATTTCTCCTGTATTGATATTAAAGAAAAGAGAATTGATTGTGAGGTCTCTGCGTTCTGCATCAGTTTGAGGGGTGCCAACTTCCACAGTTGGAATACGGCTATCGCCATATGTTTCACTGCGGAGGTGGACAAAATCTACAGAAACACCATGAATATCAATAGTTGCTGTTTCAAGGTGCTTAGATTGTTCTGGATTAGCATCAATCACAGCAAATGTTTTGCCTGTAGCATCAGCAACCAAAGCAGCAAATACTGCGCCAGTCACTGGCTTACCACTGATTACACCATCTACGGCAATGTCGATGTCGTGACTGTCTTTACCGAGCATTTTATCTCTTACCCAGCCACCAGCCACACGAAGAACGATGCCGTGCACACTTGCTACTGCGAGCACGGTGTCAAAGATTTTTTGCTCAGTCTGGTTAATGTTTATAATCATTTAATTCACCTTCAACTTATTATATTAACTCTCATAAAATTGTCAACATATATAAGTAACTTTTTTAATATCTGTTCAAAAAATAAAAAGGCTTGCCGATTGATACCAGCAAGCCCTTTTATTTAAAGGATTTTACAGCAAATCATATTTCCCTGTCTTGGCATCTTTTACAATATCTATCCTATTCTTTTCTATTGGAACCCTGCCTCTAGTATTTGCAGGTGTAAGCACAACCTCATTTTTGTCACCTTCACCAACAGAGGTTAAATAGAATTTTTCGCCAGCAGGCTTATTGGTAGACCTATTATAAGGCGCAGCAGCCTTCAAAGCTTCAAACGTATCTTTCGACATTTGCCCAATCTCTATTGCCCCATTAAGAACATTCTTAGAAAGAGTGCCCATTTTCCCAAGCTGCCCATCCGCAAGCTCAAAACCCTTAGACATTACTTGTTTATCGGTAGGCGTTACAGCCTTTAATTCATCCGTCTGCCTGTCAACATCTACTCTAAGATTCGCACGTTTTTCTAATGTGCCAGTCGCAGGAACATTGCCATTTTCTTTTTTACCCTGAGCAACGATATATCCAATCTCAGCATCAGTAGCTTTTCTTAAAGTTGCACGGTCAGCATCCATCTTGGCGAATTGAGCTTTAAGGTCGGCGGGTAATTCCTTCGCCCCCGTCATAGGGTTGCTTTTATTGCCCAACATTGCTTCAGCATTAGCTCTGATTCTGGCAGCTCTATCAGCAATCTGTTGCTTTGTCATGCCGTCAGTAGGGTTGCCAGAAGGCAAGTTATAAAGCGTCGCCATGTCCACAAGAGTTCTATTTTTCTTCGGATTCGCCACTGTTATCTTATTAGACTTTGCATCAGCGAAAACTTTATCAACAATTTTCTTGGCTTTATCTGCCGTAAGCTTGCTACCTTTGACGGTCAAAGCTGCAAGTAAAGCTGTTTTATTAAGCTTGCTGCCCTTGGCTGAAGCCTTATCAAGCGCAGCTTTAACAGAATTGCCGTAACGCTTGGCAACACCCGCTGGCTGTTTGCCAAGTGTTAAACTATTATCTGAAACCTTTGTTGCTTTTATGCCAATACCTTTGACCATATCGAATACTCCTGCAATAATCTTTTATCAATATTTTACAATAAAAAAAGCCCTGCAACCGCAGGGCAAATATGAAAACCTCTCACCTTGTCAAAAGGTGTAATCACAAATCATCTTTACTTTCCCATTCTTAATATGGAAAAAACCATTCTCCCATTCGGGGCATCTTGTGGTTGATGCTTTCTTGTAAACAAAGGCGTTAATATCACACATGCAGCCTGCATCAATTGCCATATACTTGCCCGTTTTGTTTGTAGCTATGGATAGGTAATGTTGGTGCCCCATAATAACGTGTTGCTGAAGGTCTTGTGCCAATGTAGAGGCACTTTTGTTTTTTACCAAGCTATACATGTCTGGATGACATATTCGGAAAATTTCACCATCAGATTCAAGAAACATATAATCAAAGTCAGTAACTACAAGTTTCTTTGCATGGATTGTCGCAACCCAATCAGAATAACTTACAGCATACTTCAAAATCCTTGGCATCCTTGCATCATGATTCCCACACACCAGATAAACATAAAAATATTTTGTTAATCTGTGCAAAAGCTCTTTTCCTGCTTTTAATTCATCGGCAAGCCCAAGATTTCTATCTTTAAGCTCCCATCGTGAAATTGCATCATGATTCCAAAAATCGCCAGCAATAAAAAGATGTTTAATGCCATGTTCCAAACCATATTTAATCATCTTTTTAATATGATATTCACTATGACCGGGCACATGAATATCGCTACACACTAATGCGTTGTCGACAGATACCGTCAACACGCCGCTGCCGTCGTTCGACACCTGCTTGAACTTAGAATTATCCATCAAAAAATCTCCTTTAGTCCCCGTTGCCAGCTCTGCCGCTAATAAATACTTTATAAAAAGCAAGAAAAAACCCCTGCTAATGCGAAAAAAGCAGGGGGCACGGCTTACAATCTATTTAAAACAGCTATTTACTACAACTAATTATTGCACCGTAAATCTTAGCTGTATCGTTCTTTACAGCCCAATCTATAAATTCATGTATTTTTGTAAAGCCTGTTGGCATTCCTTTTAAAAAGCCACGTTTTATAAATAGAGTTCCGAAATTTTCATGCCCTCTTGAACGTTCTTGAACCCCTTGAATTGTTCCATCATGCCCTATAGCATATTTAGGCTTCGAGCTATCATCCACCAGTCTAAGAGCCATTACAATATCTGCGCTTCCATTGCTGCAAATAGTAGATATTTGCATAATCTTATTAATAATATTCAATGTTAATGGCTCATCTGCATAATGAATAAACACACCTTCTTGGTTCACTGTAGAACCATTAAACATTGACATCTCACAATAATTAACCCCTCGAACAAGAGCTGCGTAAGACCCAATAGGCTTATTCTCATACAATGTTATCAAAGAATTTGGACGAGCTGTTTGACCACATCCAACCACACAAATTCTATTTATGCCAGCTCCACGCATCATACTGTGCTGTGAAGTCATATTCTCTACAGAAGTTGTCCCATCCCACAAAATTAAACCTACATTATCCATCTTTTGCCTCACAAATCATGCATCCCTACGCAAAATTCCTGCATTACTGTTCTTACTTCATCATCCGGCACTTGCAAAGCTTCATCAAAATATGCAAACAATTCTAATGTTGTATCCTCCGACGAATACGCACAATTCGCAAAAAATCTTCCGCCAAAAGTTATCGTGCCATCTTGCTCATGGGTAATTGTCATACCACTGAACCCTTCAGGCACTGCCAGCAATGGACTGTAATGAGTTAATCTATACTTTCGATTAACAGTTTCCAACCCCTTTAATTGCGAGAGTTTATACAATAACTCAAACCAAACAACAGTAGACGCATCTCTGCTAGAATGTTCTGTAAAATCTTTGCGCCCTTCTACCGCCAACGCCTTTTTTGGTGTTTTAATTAAAAGAACATATTTCTCAGGCAGAAATGTTTGTTTTTGTTCTGATAAATCAGCAAGTCGTTTTCGTGGATTAGGCATTGTAATACTCATCTTTCACTTTTGTCACATTCTTAATGTTAGGCAATGTCATGATTGTAATAAATTTATCGTCCTCATCATTCTTAGCCCACTCAAATACCTTGAAAGCTTCTCCACGCTGAAAAGAGTCGTATTGAACAAATGGTGGATAACCGAGCACTTTACGGAAAGCTTTTACGATATCTTTTGTTATATTAGTCGGCATTTCTTGTGCAAAAGCAAGAATCATATAGTCATCTTGCTTCCAAGCTACAACTGCAAATGGGATTTTTTCGTCATCGGCAAAATAAAAAAAACGTTTGCCCGTAACATCAACAATATCGTAACCTACTGTTTTGGCAGAGATACCTGCGTCAACAAGGTCTTTAAGAATCATTTCGGGGTACCAAACCCCGTCTTTAAGGCTTTCTGGCATATAAATAAACCGTCCTATTATGGTTTATCTATATTTTACTCTCACCTGATAATCAATTCAATATTCATCTCTTTTGCCTGTTCTTCAATGGAGCGTAATCGAATCATATAATCATTCAAAGCGGCGTAATTTTTACGCTTTGCTTTTTTCTCTCTATCCAACAACATATAAACTTGTCGCCATTCAACAGAAAGTTTTTCCTGAGCCTCTAATTGAGCATCTTTCATTGCACTCATATTACTTCTCCTTTGTGAAATAACCATAGACGCAACGTGAGCCACCTCTACTTGGGTCACTTGTATCATGAATTACGCCATCAATAACAGCAACAATATGCTTAGAAACCCGAACAATCAACTTGCCCTTTGGCAATTCATCTGCCAACAAATGAACCTTGCAACCTTTGCCCACAAGCATCGTAGGAACCCAACGCCACCCGTCAGCTAGTAAATAAGCCTCATAAATCTTTCGTGGAACACCAGTTCTTGCTACACTTTTGCCAGCGAGTTTATTAAGGGCATCATAAACAGTTTTATAAGGCTTCCCAGTAGCAATAGCAATAGCCCTTGTGACACAGTCTCTTGTCTCACCTTTGAAACCAGCCTTTGCCCTGCCACCATCATTGTAAACAAACATTTTTTCACCTCACATTTATTATAACGAAATAGGCAACAATGTCAAACAAAAAAGCACCCCCGAAGGAGTGCTTCTTGAAAGAGTCCTCTATTAGTGTAACAAATCGTCAATAGAAAGTTTTTGCAATCTTCTTACTGAGTCTGAAAGTTCTCTCGGTGTAAGTCCATATTCTTTTGCTTTATTCGCAAATGCTTTTGGTTTGTCTTGTTCCATTTGAGCCATTGCATTATTTGTGCGGTCGAATTCAGCAGCCATATCTTTTCTGCTCATATTTTTATTATAAAGCATGTCACGGAAGTTATTACCAACCAAATCCATTATTTTCGGACTCACTTTATGAGTCGCTGCCAATGTTTTTGATGGGAAGTATTCAACTGATGCTTGAAATGCACTATTGGTCTTGCCAAGAATATTGTCAATACTCATTCCTTGAGCCTTTTTAACAGCGTCTTGCAAATCCGATTTAGAAATGTTCAGCTCTTTTGCAGAACGACTTATAGCTTTAGCATCGTTCCCAAAAGCTTGCATAGATTCTTTAAATGCGACCTCTAATGCTTGACGGTCTTGAATACCTTGATTCAACGAAAGGTCGGCAAGCGTATTAATCATGTTCCTTGCCACTTTATTATCCATACCGTTCTCTCTGGCAATCCTTTCAACATTAGACCTCGCCACGTCAAAAATTCCAGCCTCAACCTTGCCAGATATTTGTGTTGTCTCGCCTAATGCCTTGCCTGAAAGTTGATTCGTTTTATTTTGGAAAATTGGCATATCTTGGAACTTCTTGTCTATCTTGCCAGCTTCATTCTGCTTCTGAAGATAAGTGTCACGTTTTACTCTCGCTTCGCCAACAGCACGTCCTGTTACTTCGTTTCTTGCACCTTGCTGGAGTCCCTTTTCTCTCGCCAGTCTTTGTTCAGTAGATTCTTCCGACGACTCTTTCTTTTTAAAGAAATCAAAGAATGCCATCTGGTTTGTTTTATTCTTAAAAGGATTCGCTACCGCCACTTTACGAGGCGCAGCTTCATTAAATACCTTATCTACAAGCTTCTTAGCCCTGTCCGGCGTTAATTTACTTCCTTTAACAGTTAAAGCTGCAAGTAAAGCTGTTTTATTAAGCTTACTGCCTTTGACTGAGGCTCGTCCCAGCGCATTTCTCACTGCGCCACCATATCGTCTCGCAACCCCTGCTGGTTGTTTGCCAAGAGTGATACTATTGTCAGAAACTTTTGTCGCTTTTATGCCAGTTCCTTTAACCATAAAACTTCTCCATATTAATATGGTTAATACTTTAAAAAGAAAAAAGCCCTGTAAAATCAGGGCTTTTATTGCTTATTTTTGACAATCAAATTACTTGCAATGGCTTCTTGCGATAATTCTTATTATTCTTAGCACACCACTTACTCTTAACCTCATCTGGCAAAGTTTTAAGATAGTCTTTCAATCCTTGCCACAACCCAAACCATTCTTTCTCTACTGCAAGCGTACCGTCAATATCCATACAAACTGGATGAACAAAATAACGAAAAACTTGTTCTGTTACCTTCTCAGAATAATCTTTATTCGCTATAGCTTGCATAATCGGCAAATGTTTGAGATACCCTTGCTTTGAACACCATGCCCAATGCTCCATAAACTCACGCTGCTTATAGAACTTAAATCTATCATCATACCAAACCGTCTTTTGACGTTTTGTAGCATCATATTCTTTACACGTATCAGGCTGACATTTTCCTTTTGTTTCATGAATAGAACATAAAGCCTTGTTTCCTTCGTAAACTAAGTTCGGACAACGTTTAAAAGACGCTTTCTGGAGCTTTTCATCGTCAATGGTATAAATCACACAACATGTTCCACACATATTACAGCCAGTGCTACAGGGTGTCTTCATTATTTTGCCAGAACCTTTCCACACAGAATAATAATCATAATCACAGACAAAAAAACTATCTTTTTCCACGACCTTGTTACCTGTCGTCTCCCAGAAATAACAGGACTCTCACCTTTGCGCTTGTAAACTTGCCGTGCACCTTGAATGTTCATTAAAATACCTCAAAATTGGATACACGTATTATAGATGCACGCCAAGACTTGTCAATTAAATTCTGCTTCAAAAATTAATGCACATTTTTTTATTTCTTCCACAAGCTCTTGCTCAGTAAGATTCTTTGCTTTCGCACAAATCCTTGCCATAGTATCAGCAACCCTACGCTTCCTGCCCCTACGCTTCAAATCCGCAATCATTGGCAACGGGTCTGATGGCACACGTTTAAATCTTTTTGCCAACTCCTCTTTTTTTACACCAAGATGAGCTGCCATGCCCAAATAAACAATCTTATCCCACATAGTCTCGAAAGCAATGTAATCATTATTCTTATACAATTCAAGAATCGCTCGATACACTACATTATTCCGTCCCTGTATCCACTCAGGCGGCACAACTTCCAATGCCACTTTTTGGAAAAATTTATCATTCAAGACTGCCGCAATAAATTCATCTTCCATTTTAAAGACTTCTTCTTTGTAATCCATTGACTTAGCATATTCACACAGTTGAATTGAATCCAAGCCAAATGAATCACACAAAAACTTTTCCGTAACCTGAAGTTCTGCTGGCTTAATATCTTTATGCAGCTCTTTTCGAATATTATAAATAAAATCTAATTTTTCAGACAATGTTTGGGGTGTTTGAGTCCTTAAAAGATTGTAGATATAAAAATCAAGACACGTCATCGGCTTGCGCAAAATCTTTTTCATACTGATAACATTGTCTTTATTTCTAAGGTATTCTTCAGGGTCGCAACCCCACGGAATACCAACAGCATAAAAGCGCAAACAGCCACCATGTTCCATAAGCTGCTGGTTAATCTTAGACTCCTGCTTTAATATCCGCAAAGTTCCTTCTCTGCCACCTCTATCACCATCGAAACAAAAAATAATCTTCTGAACCCCAACAGCTTCTAACATCTTTGCAGCAACAATATTAAAGCTTGCTGACATTACGCCTGCGGTGTTTAAAAAGCCTGCTTCATGCATTGCTATAACGTCAGGATGACCCTCTACAAGAATCAAGGAATTGTCATTTGCTTTAACATGCTCTCTGGCGACACATAATCCATACATTTCAGAGGATTTGTTAAAAATCTTACTGGCATAAGTATTGATATATTTTGGCGAATCATTCCCGTCTGGATTAGTGCGTTTTGCCTTTTCATCTTCAGGGGTTACTCCCCAAGAACGAGCACTGAACGCTACAATATTTCCATAAAGGTTCTTTAATGGGAAAATGATTCTATCATGAAACATCTTTGGCTTTATCCCTGCAAGCTTGATGGCATCGTAGGAAAATTTCTTTTTATGTCTTAAATAGGTTACAAGCTCATCGCCGTCAGGACAATAACCTATCTGCCACTGATTAATAGCTTCCAATGAAAACCGAGTCCTTAAATGTTCCATAATCTGCGGCGTAAGCTTTACATTGTCATGCATCTTATTCGCCACTTCCAGATTTACAGCTAATGCCTCTTTGTGCAGAAGCTCTTCTCGTGAAGGTGCACCCTCTAAATCTGAAAGACTAATCCCTGCCATAGGGGCAAGGTCACAAACAGCCTCTTCGAATGTCTTAGAAAAGAAATCCTGCCAAAGCCGAACTGGTCTACGAGTCAATCTACAGCAAAAACAAAAGACAAAGTTCTTGCCATTAGCAATATACGAAAGATTTGGCTCTTTGGTATCGTTATGATAAAAGCATAACGTCCGATAAGTATTTCCCAGCCGTGTGACTTTTAGCCCCATCCTTTTCATTACATCAAGGATAGGTACAGTCTCGTCTATCTTTGCTTCTGCATCTTTGAGCTTTCTATAATTTAAACAAAGCCCTGTTGCTGAATTACTTGTTTTTGCCATGCAACTATATTACTTTTTAATGAAGTAATTTCGACCTTTGTCAGTTAATTTCCCATCTTTGACAAAACCATTGTCCTCAAGCTCTTTATAGGTATCAGGCTTGCTCTCTTTCAAAGACGACGTGCTTTGCCCCATCTGAGTTTTCATCATAATATTTGTTAACATATCCTTGTGCTGCTGACCTATAGAAAATTCTGTTTTCTTGCTCGTACGAGGCTTGCTTGTTGCTTTCGGCTTCTCTACTTTTGGCGATTCAACCTTTGGCGGTTCAACTTTTGGTGTTGGAGTAGGTTTTCCTGCATTAGGAACCGACCACGATGCAGGTGTAGCAGGCTTACCTTTTGCAGTAACATTTTTTGCCATATTAGAAACATTACTGAAAGCATCTCTCAAGACATCATTAAGACGTTTCCCTGATTCAGGGTTGCCAGTAGCCGCAATCATCGCTCTTTCCAAAGCAGAAACGGTGTCACGAATCCTTGTTTCCACAACCTTCATGCTCACCTTGCGAGGATGTTCTGCATTCATTCTTGCAAGATAGACCATGCCACCCAGTGCCCTGTCGAGTTCTTTTTTTGCTGCATCATTCTGTGAAACTTGTTCTACAAATTTAACTTTCTCAGCATTTTCAGCGATATTCTTGTTAATCTGCTGGAACTGCTTCGGCAACACTTCTTTTACCTTTGCCAGCGCACTTGCATCACCAGTTCTTGCTGCATAAATTAAATCAGCATTTTTTTCTATGTCTTTTGTCATGCCAGTGCCCATATCTATCCCAGTAGAACCAGCCATTTTCAAAGCGTAAGCCAACGTTCTTGCGTTAGCATCAGGAGCTTTGAAAACAGTCTCAGCCGTCGTCAACGCCGTTAAACTGGCAACATTATATCTCGCAATAAACTCTTTCGACGAAGCCGTATTCACAACTTTTGCAATTTGCTCATTAGATAGCAACCTGTTGTAAACAGTTTGCTGATTGTCGGCAATCAATTCCTGCGGTGTTTTCCCTTTCACAGCTACATCTCTAATCGTTTGATTAAACAAGCTCATTTCGGCTAATCTTGTTTTTAATTCCTGCGGCAAATTTTGATTGACTAAAATATCTGCCGCATTCATCCTATTAGTAAGAACATGAACAGTTGCCAGCTTCGCCTCAGCCTCTAATTTTTTACTATCAAATTTCATGGGCAATCCACCACTGGCAGCATACACCATAACAACATCGGGTCTGGCGGTGTTAACTGCCGACCAACGAGTGTCTGCCGCACTTACTCTTGCAGTGAGTAAAGAATCCTCTGTAACTTTTTGAGCATTTTGCCTATCTTTGACCACGTCAAAGCCTTTCTTCTCAAAAATTTCTACAGCAGCATCAAGAACTTCATCTCTTGCCTTGACGGTCTCAACTGCCGACATTCTCCCCAATGTTTTCATCATGCTTAAACCAGTAAGAACACGTTTAGTATCATCTTCTGAAGCGTTTTGCGCCAAGCCAACGTTAATAATTTTTTCGGCGGCATCTTTCATCGGAATGTTCATCATTGTAGCAACAGCCTTTGTGCCCTGAGCAATAATAGCCTCGTAGCCGATTCGGTTCCTTGAATCAGACATAGATTGTGCCAACAATTCTACACCAATTTCTTCTGCAATCTCTGCGGGAGTTAAGCCTCTGCGGCCGCCATGCGCCAAAGTCGTTCCCTCATTCGCTCTCTTTTCGCCAACAATAAAATGCCCCATCTCATGAATAAGGACCCCGGCAGCTTCTTTGCCCTTATTTTTTACAATGTCGTTTACCAAACCCTTATTTATAGTAATAATCTTATTGCGAGGCATAAAAGTGGCGCCAACATACTTACTGGTTATACCACTTTCTTTTTCTTCATTGCGATTCTCTGCCACACGAACCGTGACGTTAGATTTTGCATTTTTGGGCACACCTAATTTCTCAGCAAGGTCATCTATCAAATCTTTTGTCGCCATTACGCCTTTATTCTTATTAACATCGACCTGCGTTATATTAATATAAGGATTAGACTTATTGCCGAATACGGCAGACGGCGAAACCTTTATTGTAGCATTTTTATTCCCAGAATAAGCTACTTTGTCATCTTTGACTGACATTTTAGTACCTGCGCTACCCGCTCGCTTCGCTGCAAAATCCGAGAGCTTTTTAGCTAATGCAGACTTATGTGTTAAAAGAGCTTTTAATGCAGTTGAATTTAAAGGGGTGCCCTTTTTTATGAGACCAGCTATTTTATCAGCAGCCTTGTCCCCAAGTGCCTTTCTTGTTCGAGAATCGATTTTCCCCGCAAATTTAAGCTTTCCATCCGATACCTTTACAACTGATAAGCCACCCTTCATAACAGACCACCTTTACTTTTTCTTAAACAACAACTTCAATATGCCTCTCACGCAAGTTCTCTTGAAAATTATACTTCACACAAAACTTTACATAAAACTTGCCGTTATCACTCTCTTGAATATCTTCAACTAACATATTTACATTGGTTCCAGCACCCAACTTAGACATTAAACTTAAAAAAGCGTCCTGCAAAATCTTAGTAAGCTTTTCTATCGGAAACTTTGTCAAAAAAGACGATGAGATTTTTACATATCTCTGACAATCAAAATCAGTAAAAGGATAAGGCATTGAATGCTCAGGCGATTCCTCAGCACATTTGCCACAACGACGAGCTGCGTCACAAAACAAGCCATAAGGAAGGCACCAATAAGTTTTATAGCTTACAAATTTATTGCGTGGACGTCCTTTTTTAGGACGTTCCAGTTTTTGCTTCTTTTTGTCTTTCGAGTTAAAAGAGAATTTCTCAGCCATTAAAATCGTCATTCAGCTTGCCCCCGCTTTCAATTGCATCAACTCTATAATCAAAAGGGATTACCTGTGCATCCTCAATGTCAGGTGTAGCAACATTAACAACTAACGCTTTCACCATATATCCACCAGTGTTAAGTTTTTCTACTTGCACCCATGCTGGTCGCAAGCCTTCCGCCAACAAACCGCCACACATCTTCATCCTTACAAAGTTTACATCTGACATTTGCACTCCCTCTTACTTTTTATTTTATTTTTTAGAAAAATAAAAAAGTGCCCGTATTTGCAGGCACTTTTTATAATAGTGTATGAACTATAAATTATTTGTTTTTTAAATGAAATTCCACTTCGGCAATATTAATGTTTCTTGCCAATTCTTTACCTTTCGGTGTCAGAGTCCGTCTTGTAGAAACAAAGCCTTTGTCTTCAAGCTCGTCAAATGCACTTTCAGCCGCACCTGCAATTACACGTTCACGATAGACTTTGCTAGTTCCCGCACCTTTTATGTCGTAAAGTAATTTTGCAGCTTCTGGCGAAATATTTACGTATTCTTTTGTTGAGGCAATCGGATTGTATATAACTTCAACAATTTTTGGATATGACTGCGTAAGAATCAGAGCCTCATCCCTCTGAATCTCTTTCTCCATGCCATCCATGAACTCACGAGTTTCAGGGTCTGCGTTTATCATGCTCTCATAAGTGCAGCCATGTCTTTCCCACACAACAGCACCCGACATTTTAAGCAACGTAGCCGTAGGAACGTTATAGTCGTGCCATGAGCCACCAACACGTTTTTTGGCAGCATATGAAACTCTTGCAGTCTTTGGCGGGTCGTTAAACAACCACTTAATTACATTTTGAATCTTTAAAGGCAATTTGCGAACCAGAACATTTTTCTCTTTAAGTTCTACTAACATACTAGCCTCCTTATGCCATCACAGCTTTTTCAAAGCCACATGGTGCAACCACGAAGGTTTTACCATTAACAACAGCCACATCACCAACTGATGTTGAACGTGCATTCTCAAGGTGAGTGCTCACAATGTTGCTGCGTCTAGACATGTTAGTCCATGACTCATCAATGTTATTGGTGAGATAGTAAGCTGTTTCGAGAGCTTCCATTTCATTATCAGTTGCCACTTCTACATCAGCAACCTTTTCACATTTGTCCATGTTAACCACGGGTGAATATTCATACCCCCATTCATGTTCTTTATGGAAAATTGTTACTTTCATTGCTCGGCTCCTTTGTTTTTCATCTTTATACTTTTATTATAATGAAAAGCAAAAAAGTGTCAAGCAGTGAAGCAAAAAAAATTAAAAAAGTTTAGAAAACACTTCTACTGTGCTTTTTATTATGGAAATGAATAACGAAAAGGTGGCTATTTTCATGCAGATAACTGACCAATAAAGCAGCCTGTCATGTTGCTTTAGTCGTTCTTTAAGTTCAGGATTTTGTTCTTCTGGTGGCACCTCTGGTGGAGCAACCTGTTTATTTTGTTGCGCAAGCTCTATATCAAAGTCCATTACTTCAGCTCAACTACTTCAGGAGGTTTTTCTGCTTTAATTTCTGGCTTGGCTGGAATCAATACTTGCATCACCTGCAAAGCAAACCATACAACCATCAAAAATAGATACACTAGTATCAAAATTTGCGTCTCTCGCATTACTTTGATTTTAATGTTTAATGCGTCTAGCTCAATCTTTTCTTTATCGTCCATATTGCTATTATATAGCAAATTGTAACATTGTCAAAAAGGAAAAAGAGGCAGAATTTTCTGCCTCTTTTATTGTGAACCTTATTACTTATTCAGCTTTTGGAGCTTCTGCGCCAATTTCTTTCCACACATCTTTTACTGGCTTAAGTCCCTTGTCAGTAACTTCGCTCCACTGATTACCATTTTTAACAAACATCCTGTCAATATTTTCGGCACGAGTGGTAGTGAAACGATTGTCAGTTGCAGCAGCCGCTGATTTTTCACCAGTCAATCTACGAGTTTCATCAGTAATGCTAATATTCAGTTTGCCAGCAGCATCGCCAGTCTTTCCAACATTTGCAGTCTGGAAATAACCATAGTGGGTGTTAGGTGGAAGTTTCGCACCTGCACCAGTAGTGCTTTTGTATTGCGTGTCAGCATCAGGCCCAACACGCTTACCCTCGGTCGCAGCAGTGCCAGTTTTGGTCATAAGAACCATTACACCTTTAGTCTCATACTCTTTCTTAAGAGAAAGAATCTGCTTGGCGAGTCCTACATCTTTATTGGCACTAAGAGCGGCAATAGCCTCAGCACGAACTTGGTCTCTTACTGCGTGTTTATCAGCAAGAGTAGCTTCTTTGCCAGTAAGACGGGCTTTAACTTCCTTAGAAGCAAGAGAAAGCTTCTCAGCCTTGCCCATGGCTTCAGCATGAGCTTCTTTTGAAAGGTTTGCGTCACGACCGAGCTTTGCAGCAACATCAGCTATTTGTTTTGATATCTCTCGCTGTGCTGTACTCTGGAGTGATTTCACCAAATTCATGGCAGTTTCGTTAGGTGCTTTATTACCTTTAATGTCTCCAATCTTAGGAACGTTATCACCAAACTTCCCGCCTGCCGCAGCAGATGCCTGAGCTTGTCCTACGGTAATAGGATTAGCCTTGCTTTTCAAAGGATTCGCAACTGAGACACCTGCGTTCTCGCCCTTATTAGCTTTTGGAACCAAATTTTTGAGTTTAGTCACTTTGCGAAGCTCATCAACAGTAGCTTTAAATTTAAGCTTGCCACTGGAATCTCTCATTGTGGTTCCAACTTCACCCTTGCTATTAAGCCCAACTCTTAACTTAGTGCCAACAGGTGCGCCACCTTTTTGACTGAAATTTGCGATTGTGTCAGCGAGAACTTTTGGTGTGCCTTTTGCGCCCTTAATTGTAAGTGCAGCTTTTACCGCACCAACATTCAATTTCTTGCCTTCTCTCGCCAATTTATTAAGTTTGTCGGCAGTAGCATCACCAAGTTTTTCACGCATTTTCTTGCCGACTCTACCACTTAACTGTATTTGTCCATCTGATGTTCTGGTAACTGTGATTCCGCCACCACGTCCGCCTTGTCCCATAATATGCCCTCCATTATTAACTAAGAAAAAATGTTACACTTATTACTTTGCAAAATTACCAATCTTAAAAAGTGCCAACATTTACGGGTTTTTTTAGAATTTCAAAAATTGCCCGATACGACCAAGCGCAAATGCGCCACCAATAGGTGCCGCTAATCCCAAAATAAACGACACAACATTGCCTCTGCGGCGACTTCTCTGCGCTTGTTGAACCTGAACAGCCTGTTTCCCTAAAGCTTCTTGCTGAACTAACACAATATCCTTATACATCTTATTAACATCTTTCAATTCAGCCATCGCTTCTTTCATGATGCCTATCGCTTGCTGACACGCCTCTACAGCGTCTTTCCTTGCAGCCTCAGCTTGACGCAGGACATAAATTTCACCCTCATATCTCTGCTCTCTATTTTTCAATAAAGTAACTTGTGCTTCGAGAGCATCTTTCTTACTTAATTCATTAAGTAATTGCCTTGCTTCTGTCATGGAAAACCAACGCACGTCTTCATGCGCCGTGAATGTTTGTCCTTTACGAATAATTCCGCCAGCAAAAACAACAGATTGAGAAATGAGAGAGAAAATCAAAACACCACAGACTATTCTCTTAAACAACGTTAATAACCTCGCTTTTTAAACTCGTCATCGATTTCATCGGGCGTAGCATCGTCATACGTTTCCCGATTTTCAAGAAGCTCTTTTTCTTCTTCTTTACTTTTTTCGATTTCTTCTCTTATTTTATCTGCTTCCTTTAAATGTTCTTCTGCTTTTTCAGAATTTTTTTCAGCTTCATCAAGTTTATTTTCGACTGCTTCCTCTTTGACCTCGACCCTACCCTCTTTACGTGCAGCCTCCTTTTCTTTTTCCTTAGTGTCGGGCACTTTTACAGGTGAATTTTTTTTACCAAATAACCATCCAAGAAACCATAGCACGCCACCAACTATGGCAAGTAATACCAATTTGATTGTTTGCCAACTAATTTCCATGATTGCACCTCCAATGCTATAATAAAAACATACTCAATACTTTAGGAGAACTCAGAGTGCCCAAAATCGATGAAATGGAACGACTATTTTGTCTATTCCAAAGCTGTGAAGAAAACTATCGCAAACATCTCACTAATGCCAGAGGCAGTAAAAAAGCTTACAAGGATTTTATGAGAGAGTTGCGAGATATTAAAAATTCCATCACACCAATACGCCAAGCAATATTTGACGCATTGGACAATGTCTACGAACAACACGAGACAGAAATAGCCGAGTCTGAAATGCAAGCAATTGAAATGCTTTAATTTATCGTAACTTTCGTCCCATTTTTACCCGCTGACAATATTATCCTTGTGGGCAATCTATCCTTCAAATCCTCTGCGTGAGTAATAAACAAAACTTTTGCAGGAAACCCAAATTCACCATTACTGGTTGCATCAATTACTTTTAACAAAGCTTCTTTGCCTGCCGAATCAAGCCTTGTATCACCTTCGTCAATAACTACCAATCCCATTTTAACACCACTTCTGTTCAGCAATGTCATTGAAAGGGCATGTCTTAACGCCAAATTCACACGATGCTTTTCACCGCCGCTCCATGTGTGATAGCTGCGCTCAATCCCCTGAGAATTGATTACAATAATCTTAAACACCTTATTAAACTTAGGCTTGTCAGGCTTACTATCTTTAGCTTCTTCCAATGTTTCTATCCTCACACGGATATTCAAGCCCAAATATTCCAACATACGGTTACAATTCTCTTGATAACGAGGGATACTATTCTCTACGATAAACGCCTTTGCCATTTGATAGGCTTTTGTCAGATTAATATGCGTATCATATGTTTTCTGCTGCGCACTTATTGTTTCTTTTGTTCTCTCGTGCTGTTCAATCCTAGCTTTGCAATTCGTTTGTTCCACAACAAGAGCCGTCTTATTTTCTGCAAATACTGCCAATTCATTGTTAGCCTTTTCAATTGCATCCTCAATCCGCTTCAATTCTGGTTCCGCCGCATCAAGCCTTTTCTGCTTGTCTGCAATAACTTGAGTTAGTCGTGTTGATTCTTGTCCTGCTCTTTTTAAATTGTCCTGAATATCGGCAAGCTGTTCTTTTGTTGTAACATAAAGTTTGCCTGCTGTTAATAGAGCTTGATATAGCGTAGAGATTTCTGTTGCCTGCAATTCCTTTAAAGATGTTCTGCATGTATCATGCTTCTGCCTGTCATACGAACAAGCCTGCTGCAACTTTTCAATGTTCCCTACAGAGATTTCTATCTCCTGCATGGCTTTAAAATTCCCGTCAAAATCATCGTCAAGTCGCTTTGTAAGCTGCTTAATCTCTGACAGTTGAGCCGCTGCATTTTTTAAATCAGCATTAATTCCAACAATGGTCTTCTCTATTCCCTTAGCCTCTTGCTCTACTTTATAGGCTTCTTTTTTTGTTGAATCTATAAGTTCAGTTATTTCTGTTCTTGTTGTCTCTATTACAACCTGCTGGGCTTTAAGAAGGTTTCCTCTCTTTTCCAACGATAGAATCTCAGAAGCTAAACTGTCCCCACTAATTTTAGAACATTTCTTGCGCAAGAAGGGACACTCCCCGTCGGAACCTTTTAATCTCGTGATTGTTTCAGCAATCTGGTTCAAAGAAGCCTGCGAGTCAGATATGGCTACCCTGCAAGATGTTAATTTCTGCTCAAGCGTATCCTGTTCTGCAACAAGACTATCTTTCTTTTGGGCAAGTTCTGTCAACCCCTCGGTCAAATCTGCAATCTTTTCCTTCAAGCTTGCCTGAATAGGGGCATCACTCTCTATTGCGTACTGTTTTCTCAGGTCTGCCTTAATCTTATCTGATTTCTGCTGAAGCCGCACTTTCTCGGCAATGATTTTTTCCTGCAACTGATTAATATGAACAAGATTACTCTTTTCTGCTGCCAAATCACGCTCTATTTGTGAGTATTCCCTTTCCAGCTCGGAATACTTATCATTTTCCATCCGTAAAGCCGTAAAACGGTTATAGTCGGCTGTTATCTTGTCTTTTGAACTTATCAGGGTTGAATATTCCTGCAAATTTTCTTTTGTTTCAATTTCCTTTGCCTGCCATGTTTCAAGCTGTTGCATCAAACTGGCAAGTCGTTCTTTATCCCCTTTTACATCAAAAGCCTCACTGGACGTAAGTTGAGCTTTCGCACTCATAAAAGCAGACAAATCTTTTTCCTTCTCTTGCCTATCTTGCTCAAGCTGCCGCAATTCAACATCGATTTCTTTAAGACGGGTTGACCAACCTGAGACTACCAAGTCATCATCAAGATTTACAGCCTTAATTACAGCCTGCGCATCATCTGCTCGTCTTTTAGCTTTCTTTCCAAGCCTGTCATAAATTCCCACATTAGAAATTGTTTCAAATATTTCTCTACGTTCACTTGGCTCTGCATCCATAAATCTCGAAAATTCATCCTGCATCGCAAGATTAGAATACATTGCAGCATCAACTGTAAGACCCCCCAGCATCTTTTGTATTGTAGCTGTGGTTGCATTAATACTATTCCCTGAAATATCAACCCATTTTCCAGAATCAGATTTTTTGGAAAGAGTTAACGTGCTTATGGCTGTCTTTTTTGTTTTCCCCGAAACCTTTACACTGCGCTCTATACGATAATCGCATCCGTCCTCGTGCTCAAAATCATAAATAACTGACATGTCTTTTGCGCCACCATCGTTGACCAATTCAAGCAATGTATATTTCGGGATTTTTCCCCACAATACATACAAAATAGCCAAGACAATAGATGATTTACCTATCCCATTATCGCCAAGTATCGCAGCTACAGTGATATTGGAAAGGTCTATTACTGTATTCTTATGTGAACGAAAATTGATTAATTGTAAACCCTTTGGAATCATTATCTACTCTCTTTAATGAATCTTGTCCAACTCTATAATAACTGCCTGCAACGTATTGTTTAATATTTTTACAAGCTGAGGACACAGCTTATGTCGCTCTCGCAAATTTTCAAAATCAATGTAACAGCCACTACGTCTCTTCGCAGCTACTGCACAATCGGCAAAATATTCCATCACATCAATCAATGTCATATCGTCTACGCCATTCTCAAAATGTTCTGGGTGATGGCGATTATTCTTGTAGTGAGCTTTAATGCCATCAGACTGACAATGTTTTAAATACTCATCAGTGCCATATTTCATATCTTTAATCAAAGTAATTGCGGAAAGCTCTGGCTCCTCTAATTTAGACACATCATGCAACTTGCCACGCCGCAAGAAAAGCGATGCCATTAATGTCATTACTTTCTCGACATCTCGTCTATGCGTATTAATTTCACATTTTACAACCTGTTCTTTACTATTCATTCACTCACCACCGCAGTAAGAAAAACAGGCGTATTCTCGCCGACGTATGAACCAATTATATTAAAATCAAAATGTTCTATTGCTTCTTCCTCTGTCATGCCTTGTCGATGCAATATGTCTAACACCACCTCTTTGCTGTAGGCTGCCAATACCTTGCTGCTCTGTTCTACATGCCCAACAATAGCTTCATCAAAGCTATCAATAAGTAATGCATCTGGATTCAATTCTGCAATAATCTCTCGCCAATTGGTCATTTCTCAGCCTCCGCTTCATCCTCTGCACGAATTTCCCTGCTTAACTCTATATGAGCACGATACAAGTCAGCGGGATTAGCAAATCCCTCGTCAAGAATTACTCTTTGCAAATTATCTTCAACAGACGCAGATTCCACAACTTTTGAATTCTTTGCCACAAAAGATGGTCTATACACAATACTAATCCCGTGTATATGGTAGGCACCAGCCTTTGTAATGTAATCCTTGATTTTCTCGGAAATTTTCTTACCCTGAGTGTAGTCTTTATCTACCTCTACATTCACCTTAACAACGGCATCTTTAAAATCGTATTCCTCAAGGAAAGCTATAGTGGCATCATGCCCCAAATAATGTTTAACATCTACGAAAGTTCTTGCATTAACTGCAATAGTCTCATAATTCACTTTTTCATCAGCAATTTGAATAATTCCGTATTCCTTTGTGTCTTTGGCTTCTGCAAAATCAAATCTATCCATCGACCCAAAATAAACAACATTCGTATAGTTTCCTTGCCATTTCCAACTCTTGTGGATATGTCCCAAGAAACAATATGCCAATTCAGGTCGGTCAAATATATCAGCAGAAACACAAATATTGTTCCCTGCTATCATAGTCGTTTCGCTTCCACGTCCTGCTTCGGCAATCCCAAAATGTCCAAACAAAATAGCCCTTTTTGTTGTCTGGCTTAACAAATCATCCAACATATTCTTCATCGCAGCAGTAACATCATCTTGGTCAGACTTTTGATAAACAGCAAGCTCGGCAGGTATTAGATGAGGCACGAATAAAACATCAATGTCGTCATAGCTCTGAACACAAGGCTTGCGGATAACCTCTACACCCGCCAATTTAAACACAGAAAACATTTGAACAGTGCTGTCTAATGCTTCTATTCTGGCTTTATCATGATTGCCCTCTAAAATCTTTACAGGAATTTTTGCCTCAACAAGCCTAAGAATCTGCTCTGAAAGAACTCTCATGGCATCTGGATTTATCCTGAAATGCTTCGGGAAGTAATCGCCAGCAAATACAACCATGTCAGCTTTATTTATTGCCTCTGTAACAAAATCGGCTAATAACTTTTGCTGCTCTCTTAATTTGTCTGGGAAACCATTTTCATCAGTTTTCCCATAATTCATACTTTGTCCGATATGCAAATCACCAGTGCCATATATAATCAATGCTGTCACCCCTCGTGCGCTTTACATCTATATTACCTACAGAAAAGAAAAAGCCCCAATTAAGGGGCTTTCTACCAAGCAAAAAAAGAATTAATTAAAGTCTTCTCTGACACCTGACCATATCAACGATTTTATTGCACCCTGACGCACTTGTGCACGGCAAGTGACTCTTGAATATCCTTCACCCACATTATGGGAACATTGATTCAGTTGCTCATCACAAATACTACAATAAAGGTCTTCAGACTTAATCTCGAACACTGGCATGATAGGATAAAGACGTTCAAATGCAGTTAAGCCAAGCTTGCCCACACTGCTCTTTACTTCTTCAATTATAGAATCATCAAGAAGCTCAATATTAAACTCTATAACAAATCCATCAGCACCATTATTCTTTTTGGTCAACACGCCTGCACCGAGTAGTCTTTGGCGTTTTTCTTCCTTTCCGTCTGCGGTGCGAATGGTTTCTTCGCCGCTAAAAAGTTCAATTGATTCTGGGATTTCAAATCTTTCTAATGATGTATTAGAGAGAATATAATTCTTAATCTGCAAAGGACGCAAAAGAATCCCTTGCAGCATCAATTGTCCTTTCCCAGACGCAACAGTTAATACCTGTCCAAGTCTGTCATCAGGCTCTGCCTGCCTTGTTATCAATGGTAATCCTTGCATAAAACTCGCATCTCCTTTATTCAGCATCAATGAACCTTCCACTGTCTGGATTTCTAGGATGGTCTTCAGGATTCCAAGCACTGCCCCTGCCGCCAGTAGCTTCCACCCCTGCCATTTCCATCTCAGCTTCTATTTCGTTTTGTTTTTCAACCGCAGCTCTTTCGGCCTCTTCCTCGGCAGCAGCGTCAGCTTCTGCGCTACCGCCACCCATGCCAGTAGGCTTATATTTATCCTTGCCACCAGCCTTTTCTGCCCCAGCAGTCGGTTCAGGAGCACCATCATTTTTTTTGCCAGATGGCGTTACGGGCGGCGGAGCACTCGCAGGTTTTAACTGCGAACTTGCTTTTGAGCCAAAATCTTTACCCTCTGATTTCGCACCTTCGAGCAACAAAGAGTCACACATATCTGCATTGGAAAAATCTACCTTATCATCAAGTATTACAACTTGTTGTGCCTTGCCCAAAACCTCATTGCCGTCCAATCCGTAAAGACTGACATGTTCAACAGGTTTTCTAACGGCACCTTCCACGTCCTGAACCTTGCACTCAGGACATTTCTTAACTGCAACCCCAGCTATATGCAAAAAAGGTTTGCCACAGCCAGCACATTGACTTTCTTCAAGAGGCATCGTATTTACCTCTGCATCTTCAAGTCCTGTTTCCTCATCAATATCCTCAGATTCATCATCAGGCTTTTCCTCGTCAACTATCGAAGGCTGTAATTCATTTTCTTCCTTAATCGGAGGAGCTGCATATGGTGGTGTTACAGAATTCGGCGTAGTGGCGTGCGACCCCGCAGGCGTAGGTCTGTCTGCATTCATTAATTCCTGTTCTTTCTCTTGTGGCTCGTCTGCGGCATTCTCGTTAAGGCTTCCTACTGCCACAATAACAGGTGCTTCTGCAAAATACTTATTAAAAGCAGACTGCACGTCCTGCAATGTTGTTTTTTCAATCTTTTCCAACTCATCTGCAAGAGCAAGCTTATTAGCTGTTATGTATGAGTGCATGAACAAATTGACAGAAGAGGAAAAACTGTCAAATATCTTTAAAAGCCCTGCTTTTTCACACAGCTTCGCAGCGTCCAATTCTTGCTGTGTAAAAGGTGCAGTAGTTCTCACCTCATCCACCAATTGTTGCAATTCACTTATAAAGGTTTTATAGTTCTCACTATTTGTTGTGCCAAGTAATGCAATAAGTCCCTGCTCATCAATAAAATTTGAAACTTTGCCACCAGCCCAATAACAAAGACCTTTTTCTTCCCTGAGCCTTCGGAACATTCGACTTGTCATTACACCGCCACCAAAAATCTTGGTAGCAAGAGACAAAGAAATAGTATCTTCGTCTAAGTGGCTCGACAAACCCTTATAGCCGAAAGCTACAGCGACCTGACGCTGACCTTGCCTATCCACCTCTTCTTTCCACTCGAAACCGTTGCCATCAAATACTGTATCCATTTGATTGAATTGCAGCTCGATATCGGAATTAGATTGAGACCATGTCAAGTCATTGTCTTCCCATTTAAGTTTTTGCGAAACCTCTCTGGCAACTTCATCAGCAGATTTGGAGCCTGCATAACAAATAACCATATTTTCAGGTCTGAATGTTCTGGCATAAAAAGCTCTTACATCCTCTTTGGTAATTGAAGATACTGATTCTGCATTGCCCAATACAGGGTAACGATATTTGTCTGCCAAAAGCATTCCCGCTACCTGCTCCATCGCTTTGCTAAGAGCACGGTCTTCGGCATCGCCAATTTCAGAGATTACGACTCGCTTCTCTCTGTCAAAGTCCTCACCATTAAAATCAGCTTTAATCATCGTCTGATAAAGTATCTCGACAGCTTCGGGCAACTTTTCTGGCAAAATGTCACCCACTTCGACTGTCATAAATTCTTTACTGGTGCCTGCATTAATGTCCAGACCATTATTGGCGGCGAATTCCTTTAAAGCCCTGCCGGACATAGACGAGTTCCCATCAAACAGTAAATGCTCTGTAAAATGGGCTATCCCTCGCTTGTCGCCATCATGTCGACTGCCTGCGTCAATAATACCATAAAGAACTGATGTAAGCGTGTCCGTTTGACGGTACCAAAGCTGCATTCCGTTAGAGAACACATACGATGTTTTCCACGATTTTAGCTTAGTCTTGTAGTCCATTACCAATTTTCTCCAGCACCAGAATCATTTGAATCTTGTCGCTTGCCAGTAGTAGCTCTGTAAGAATAACCAGTATCGCCAGTCGAAGATGCAGTATCATTGTCATCATTAAACGATGGATTATTATAAGTAGTCGGCTGTCCTTGAGATTGAGAGTCATACCCACCCACAACCTGAATATCAGTTACGGTCACGTTCACACTCGCTACCGCACTGTTGTCAGTTTTGTGATTATAAGCATCAACCCTTATCTTGCCAGTAACAATAACATGAGAACCCTTTGTTACATATTTCTCTATTTTGTCAGCCATATGTCCATAGCCAGTAATCTGATACCAAGCCTTAGTTGGCTTGTAATTTCCAGCGTCATCTTTCCCTGCATATTCGGGAATGGAAAATCTGGCCACTTTTTGGGAGCTGCCATTAAATCCCTGTTTTGTGCCTATTTTGACATCAGTCCTTACCCGCCCATCTAACACAATCAAATTATTCATATTCAGCCAATGCTCCTTCTGGTTTATTCTTCAGTATCAGTATTTTCAAATTTAAAAAACTTGTTCCCATGTTGCTGCAACTTCATAAGAACCCCACGGAACATCTTTTTAGATTTAAGACGAGCTTTAATTATTTTCTCAATAGCAGCCACACTACCGCTTAAAGTTTCGTTCTTAGGGTCTACTTCCCCCATCATGCGCAATTCAGAAAGCTGTTTGTTGCGCCCGATGATTTCCCCTTCCAAATCCTCAATCTTGAGTCTTATCACCCTAATCAAAAAATCGCCGACATCGTCAGGTGTATTTGCCATATCCAATGGGATTGACATTCTCGCTAATCTTTCCACATGTTCCCCCTATTCACGGCTTTAAAAAGCCCTCCTGTAGTTTTATACATAATAAAAACAACCACTTAGTTGTTATAATACACATAAGAACACTTTAATTTTTGACAAAGACGATTAAAATCTTGTTCTGTCACATACCCCTCTTGAGCAAAAACAAAATTAATCTTGCCATCCCACATTTTATTCGGCTCAACCTTTAATCGCACAAGCCGAGCACGCTCATTAATTTTCTTATCCTCATAAGCCTCATTATTTTCCCATGTGATAGTCGCCCATATTTGGCTTTTCAAAAAATGCACGAGTTCAATTATAAGAATCAGCGGCATTGTCCCCATAATTACTTGAGACTCAGACTTTTCTGACTCAACCCTTAATATCTCGCACATTTCTAATTGGGCTTCGACAGTGCCAATCTGTGCCAATAACATTGAATATCGTCTTGATAAAAGCTCAAGGCATCTGTCCACTTTGCCGATACTTTTTTCATTTTTAGCCTCGACCAACAAATCTGAAGTTTGTTTGAGCTGGTCATCAGTCATCTCTATGGCTTGTTTCGCAAGCTCAGGGTTATAAGAAATAAGTCCTCGTATCAAACCAGTGACGTCATCAGTCGAAAGCTCATTATTCTGCATCAGCTTGTAATAATTCGCTAATAATTCATCTTTATTCACGGGGAATCCTCTCTCGCATATTTATCTTCTCTTGTTTAAGCCCCTTTTTGGTCATCTTCCCTGCTTCAAAAACAGGTTCTCTCATATACCGACCAAGCCAAGTAATGAAATATGTATATTCCATACTTTTCTTAACTATGCGCATTTTTGAGAAGCAATTATCGCAAACAGCCTGTCCACCTGTTTCGCCATAGCATACTATGCAAGTCTTTTCTCTGCGAGACTTTAAAGGACTGCCTGTTTTCTTTTCATAAACAAAACACCACCTGCACTGCATCTGTTGGCTCTCTATGTCCTTTATTGCCAAATAGAATCTATGGCAATCTTTGCAATAATAAACATTATTCTTTTGCAACATCTCTGCTCTTGCAGCCAACAATCCTTGCTGTTCCATAACTCTTTTAGCAAGCATAGACGCAAGCCATTTATGCTTTACCTCGGAATAAACCCGCACGCAGGCAGGGCAAATAGACCATTGAGGCTTGCCCTGCCTTTTTTTCTCAATAAGAAGCCCACAATCCATACAACAAATCCAATCGCTTGCTTTCAATTTTTCAAGCATGTCAGGCTTACTGTCAATTCTTCTTATATCCATGCGCACAGGAAATTCCATTACTTGCTCTCCGAAACCGATTCCTTAATAGCTGCCTGATACTCGGCTGGAAGAGTGTCGGATGTCTTTTTGATTAATTTACGCAATCTACCAGCAGCCTCTTCTGAAATATTGTCTTCGAGACCAAGAGTCCTTGACCCAGCAGCACATGCCATAATGGGCGAGGCGAAAATATTTGCTTCTGGACTGTCAGAAACAATTTTCTGCTTGAGAATATTCTTTTCGATTTCACAAATCAGCATTCTTACAATCTCTTCTTTTGTATAGTCTTTAACAAGCTCTCTACCGGATTCATTCTTCATCAAGTCATAAAGAGTCATGGTCAAAGCTGCTGTAAGCTTTTCCTCATTACGTCTGCGCTTCTCTTCGATGTCCTCATTAGAGCCACCACTAATGGTGGCAAATGCGCTCTCAACAAGTTCAATATTAGCAATGATGATTGTATCCAAGTATTTTTTAATATTCTCACGCTTTTCTTGAGCCATTTTGCCGAGGTAAACATCAATCAAAATATATACTCGTTCACGGACACCCGACCACAAACGTTTCACACCAGCAAACAACCATCCAACAAACACTAATACGATAGATTGGTGGATGTTCAAAAAGAACTGCTTAATTACTTCTTTAAAAGAATCTTTTATTGTCTGATAAGCTGTAGTCCAAAAGTTTACTACGTCCTGTCCCGCTTCTTGTGTCCCGCCGCCGATTGTGCCCGGGAATAAATACATGCCAAGCCGCCACAAGCCGTAAACCGTCAGCAATAAAGCCGCAAATTTTAGAATCTTTTTTAGAGCTGGAAAAATTTTCTCTTTCACATTACATCTCCTATTTATTTCTGTCATCACCCGGAATCGGGACAAAGCCACTCGGAAATAATTCTTCCACAGTACTTTTATCCGTCCAAGCTCTTAACCCCATCGACTGCAAGTTCAGTTCCTTAACCAACCATGATTTAAAACCGCCATGTTTATCGAGACCACCTGTCTCTTTATATACGGCATGTAATTGATTTAATTGCGTAGGACTCATGCGTTTTTTACAAAATTCTGTGAATTTCTCACTCTCAGCAATTACACCAACAATATTAAATTCTATCGACACATCTATCAGGTCATGAGGATGAAGCCCCATTGTCTGTACAATATGCGCAGGAATTCTAATCGTCATGTTCCTATTAACTTTTGCGGGAAATTTCATTTTAATACTCCAAACTCTATATTACTCAATACGGAAGCCTGCCACCCAACTCAATAATCTTAAACGCTGCTTCCGACTTGTAGGTTGAATACCTGAGCTTTGAATGTCTATCCACAATATTATCTACATCCCAAAAATCAACAATGAAACATTTGTCCTTCTTAGGATTACTTCTATCCAATCGCATTGGTCTACTCATTCGTTGAATTGTTCTTACATAAGAGCAGCCGCCGCCAAGCAAGATGGCACCGTCACAAGCAGGGATATCTATTGCCTCGTCGAAAATTGTAGATGCAATCAATGTTTTGATTTTGCCTTCACTAAATTCGTTTAAAACTCGTTTTCTTTCTTTTTGCTTGTGCAATCCGTGTAAAAAAGACGCTTCAGGCATCATTTGCTGTATTGCGTTACCATGCTTAACATGTTGCACTAATATCAAAGGATGATGACCAGTCATATGCATCATTCTGGCTTCCATAATCGCCAGATGATTGCGCATCTCATTATTCACTATCCCATGTCTATAAATAGTGTCATATCTCGCATTTTTCTTGCTCTCCGCTATCATTCTCTCAGAAAGAGGAATCATATAAATATACGGTTGCACAAGAAAGCCATTTTCTATTAAATAAGTAAAAGAAATGTCCGCCAACTTCTCGCCAAAACAGGCTTCAAAGTAGATTGTCTTTCCATCCTCTCGAACAGGCGTGGCGGAAGCACCTATAACCCAGCCTGCGTTTCTAAAAGCTGTTACACAATCGTAAGCTGTCTGCGCACCGATACAATGACACTCGTCGACCACCAATACCTGTGTTTCCGCAAGCATGTTACCGATAGCCCCTGAATTAGCCACAACATCTGTAGTGTCTTCGTCTATATCCTCTTCGTCAAATCGTTCGTAGGTTCCACCGAGAAAGCGAATTAAAGATTGAATCATTACAACATTCACTTCTTTAATATCAACTATCCCATCACCCACTTGACCAATTTCTTGACCTAATAAATCCTCGAACACTTCTTTTGTTTGATAAAGGAGACCTTTACGATTCACCAAAAAGACAGACTGCCGTTTCAGCTCTCTAATTGCCTGTCCAGCAACTAACGTCTTGCCACCACCACAGGCTATGCGTATTAATCCACGTTTCTTATGCAAGATATTATCTATTGCATCTGCCTGATATGGGTAAGGATTTATATTGGCGTATTTGCCTGTTTTCTGACCAAAAATAAGCGTTTCATCACCATACTGTCTCAAATCTATTACTTCAAATTGAAATCTTGCACGATTTAAAGCCTGAATCACTTTCGGCAACATCCCGGTTGGGAATGTATTGTCAAAATCATTAAACAAGGTCTGTGCTTGCATTGAGTGAGAATTAGGATTAAACTTCTTTCCCGCTGCTTTTGCCTGACTGGCAAATTTTTTCCTTGTATCTGCTTTGAGATATTTTTTCTCCATATATGTCAAAGGTTTATTGATTACATCAACAGGAACGTAACCGCCCTCGACTCTCGTAATGGAATGTTCAACCACCAGCTTTATCATTAATTAGTCCTATACAACAGCTCACAAGAAACCCCACTTATTGCAAATAAAGGCTCAAGGCTGCGCAAATCAATTCTGTTCGGCAATGTAATAACCACACCGCCGCTATCTGTCTCACCTACGCAAAGCTCAAGGTTCATCGCACCGGGCTTTGCATACTGCTTAACATATTTACTCAACAACAAACTCTGTTCTGTCCTTACATACAATCTGACACCAACAGGCACTTTAACCTCTTGTTTTGGTTGTTGGATTGCAGGTTGTTCTACTTTTTTCTTATAGCCAGAATACTTTCGCTTTTTTGCTTGTATAAAATCAGGGCTTGGCGAATATCGCTTTTTATCCCTCTGCATCTTTTCCAGATTAAAAGCACCCACAACCATTAACTTAGCTGTCTTGGCTTTTGGCGCAGCATTCTCTTCGTCATCGCTGTCATCAGCATCATGCTGAATATGACCTTCGACCAATACCGTATTATCCAACGACAAGCTGTTCTGATAGTTTGCATAGACCTTTGGGAAGACGATTGTCTCTATTGTGCCAGTATTATCTTCAATATCCAGAAACGCCATCACATCACCTTTTTTGGTATTGATAGTCTTCAGCCCTGCAACAACACCTGCGACGACTACCGCTTTACCTTCGTCTGATTCATGGCATTGAACAACTGATTTTAAATCACCAATATTGGCTATAAATTTTTTGTAATTATCTATCGGATGCTTACCCAGATAAGCACCAAGCAATCTTTTTTCTTCAGCAAGCATTTCTTTCTCAGGATATTCACCAGTGCTTACTAATTCACCATAAACAAATGAATCCCCTTCCTCAGCAAACATATCCATCTGCCCTTGAGCCTTTTCTTTCAGCACTTTCGCGACTTTATCCAAGATTTTATTTTCAATTTTATCAATCATGGTCTTCCGAGTAATGCCGAAGCAGTCCAATGCACCAGCCATAATCAGAGCCTTCAAATTGCCACTATGAACTTTCACCCGTTCCAGAAAATCATAAAAACTCATGAAATCCCCACCCTCCTGTCTGGAGGTAAGAATTTCTGAGGCAGCAGACGACAATCCTTTGACACCCATTAAGCCAAATCGGATTCGCTTGTCAGACTCTACCGCAAAAACTTCTACGCTCTTATTCACGCATGGCGGCATTACATGTAGTCCCATGCGCTTTGCCTCTCTCAAATAAGAGATAAACTGGTCTTCCTTTTTGCCCACAACAGAGGTTAGCAAACAAGACATATATTCAACAGGATAGTTAGCTTTCAAGTATGCTGTCTGATACATAATCAAACCGTATGCGGCAGAGTGAGCCTTATTGAAACAATAGCGTCCAAAAAACTCAATCTTGCTGTAAAGGTCGTCTGCTATTCTGCCAACATCAGGGTCATTCGGGTTCTGTTTTATCGCACCTTCAACAAATTTCTTGCGCAGCTTGGCAAGTTTCTCTGCATTCTTTTTTCCAATAGCCTTGCGCAGCTCATCAGCCTCACCAATCGTAAAACCTGACAATACTTGTGATGCCTGCATAATCTGCTCCTGATACAGGAACTGATGATAAGTATCTTTCGTAATCTTAGCTATCGTTGGATAAAATGGAACCGCTGCTTCTCGTCCATGACGACAATTCAGATAGGTTTCAACCATTCCTGACTCAAGTGGACCGGGACGATAAAGCGCAACAATTGGCACACAATCGAACATAGACTTTGGAGCAATATCTTTAATAAGAGCACAAATCCCGCTACTGTCTGACTGAAATACCCCCTTTGTAAAGCCATCAGAGAGCATTTGGCAAGTTACCTCATCATCCATTGGCAAATTATGGACATCAATCCTCACGCCATGCCTCTTCTCTACGAGGTCTACAGTATTTCGTATAACATCCATTGTGCGCAAACCCAAGAAATCCATCTTAAGCAAACCTAATGGCTCAAGCATATCCATTGTATACTGAGTAGTAACAGCCTCTTTCTCTCTCGATAACGGCAAATATTCATACAAAGGTCGGTCACTTATAACAACACCCGCAGCATGAACACCCGTCTGGCGAGGCGTTCCCTCAACACCACAAGCGAGACGACATACCTTCTTAGTTTCTTCATCTTCATTCATTACGGCTATTGTTTCCTGTTTCATATTCGCAACAGCCTGCTCATCGTCATCTCGGATTTCCATTTGTTCTTTCAATGTCATAAATGGATTAATGCTTTTTGCCATTTTATCCGCTTTATGGATTGGCACTCTCAAAACTCTAGCGACATCTCTTACTGATGTACGAGCCTTCATATAGTTAATGGTCACAATCTGCGACACACAATCAGCACCATATTTCTCTGTTACATAGTCAATGATTTCGAGACGACGGGATTCTGGAAAGTCCATATCAATATCAGGCATCGAAATTCGGTCAGGATTCAAAAATCGCTCAAACATCAAATCATATTTAATCGGGTCAAGCTCTGTTATTCTTAAACAATAGGCTACAACTGAACCACCTACAGAACCTCTTGCGCAGCCGACCTCCATGTTAAGGACATCTTTGGCATACACGGTAAAATCTTCCACAACAAGGAAATATCCGGGAAAGCCCATTTTTTTGATAACATCAAGTTCATACTGCAATCTTTTGCCAACTTCGCCATCTTTGGATTCATTCGGATAACGCTTGGCAAAACCCTGCCATGCAAGATGAGCAAGATAATCATCTTCCGTCATCCCATCAGGCAAATCAACTTTTGGAAAGTGCAATTCACCAAATTTAAAATCAAAGTTACATTGGTCAGCTATCTTTTTTGTGTTCTCGCAAGCATCTGGCAGGTCTTTAAACAAAGCCATCATCTCTTGCCCTGATTTCACATAAAACTCGCCAGTGTCATACTCCCTAATTGCTTCGCCAGTTTTATTCTGAACATTAAGGATAATCGTATGTAGCTCAACATCATCTTTTGTCAGATAATGACAATCATTCGTAGCAACAATAGGAACACCCAACTCTCTTGCCAGCTTAACGCCACGCTGAATCACAATTTCCTGCTCATCAATCCCGTGACGCATGATTTCAAAATAATAATCATCGCCGAAGATGGACTTATATTCCCTCATTACCTCACGAGCATCGTCAATACGATTAGCTGTCAATAACCTTGCCAATTCGCCTGCCAAACAGGCGCTCGTGCATACAATTCCTTCATGATGTTTCTGCAAAAGGTTCTTATCTATTCTTGGTCGATAGTAAAAACCATCCACATAAGACGCTGATGCCATCTTAATCAGGTTTTTGTATCCAACTTCATTCTTTGCCAGCAAAAGGATGTGATAATATTTGCAAATATTCTGTCCATTGATTGTTGAAACCGTAGATTTGTTTGTCATCTCTTCTGGAGCAATATAAGCTTCCAGACCGATAATGGGCTTAATCCCAGCCTCTTTAGCTGCTTTATAGAAAAACACAGAACCAAACATGTTCCCGTGGTCGGTGATTGCCACAGAGGTCATGCCAAGTTCTTTCAACCTTTTACACAGCCCTTTATGGTCAATCATGCCGTCGAGCATGGAGTAATGGCTATGCAGATGTAAATGAACAAATTCTTCAGGCTTCATCTGATAATTCCTTCTCTAAGATTTCCTCGTCCAAAGGTTCAATCTCGGCAACAGACATTGAAAAAATGCTTTTAATCTCATCTTGTCTTAACATTATTATGGCTTTATGTTCACTGTAGTCCAGAAACAAAAGACAGCCTGAGAGTGTTTGCCCAACAAATCGACAGCTTAACCATAAGTTCTTTCGATTCGCTTCATCTTTTTCCACCAATTGCACCCTATAAGGGGAATTAAATACAAGCTCTGTAGGTGCCAATTCGGTTAAAGCCTCTACGTCAGCGATATCCACAACAACAAACTCTTTATAAACTGCCATATTTTCACTTGAGTCATATTCATGCAAAAACACTTCGCCGAACCCAAGATTCTTGCAGCCATGCCGTATAAGATTCCCTGAAAAAACAACCTTGTTCCGCAATACAATCTCATCCAACAGCCTTACATTTGTTGCCGTCACCAAATATCGCTTACCTGCTTCCATATCTGCTTCAAGCTTTTTAAAAAGCAACTCATCGGGAGTATATTCATCATCAAACATGTCTATTTGTTCAATTGCCATTACCAGACCTCTCTATCTTCTGCATAAATATCCTGATTAATTTCCTTCCGCACTTCATCATTAATCACGCTGTCAACCTTAGCCTTGCGCTCTTCAGGCTTGTCCCATACTATTCGCTCAGAACGTCCCCTATCATTCCTCGTCAAAGTTTTAGATGTGACGGTAGGCGATGTTACACCCTGCTCTAATCTTCGGACTCTCAGGGTTGCAATTTTATGTACAGATTTGAGTTTTGCTTCCATCTGTGCCATTTTTGCTTTGGCAAGATTCACTTCGTATTGAAATTTCGCAGCTTTTTTTGTGGCTTCTAATAAGCGTGGGTCACAAGCTGCAATATTCTCTCTATTCTTAACAGAGAGAGATGATTCCGTGTCGTTATAACAAATAGCAGCTATCTGTTTTGCTTCCATATCTTGCATCTCGTAAGCAAGCCGTTTTTCTGCTACCTGAGTTTCCCAAAAGTCCAACACGTCAGGCAGGGCAGCAAGCCATTCGTCAATCTCATCCTCAGTAATATCTACGGGAATTGTTTTTTGCGTATAATATGCGACATGCTCTGGCATATCAACGTTCAGTTTGGTAAAAACAGCCACGATTTTATCTCCTAAAAACAAAAAATGCTGGTAACTTTATATTACCAGCACGCTCTTTATTAGCAGAATTAAATTGGAATTACATTCTTACGCTTAACTCGTTTTTTAACACTTTCATCTTTAAGTTCTTCAGAAACCGCACGATTTCTTTTAGGCTTGGCAGTCGAATAAATTAAGGCAGATGGGTCTTTAGAAACTGTTTGCAATCTGCCCTTGATTACATCATCATACTTCGCTACAACAGAAAGAAGCCCTTCAAGATAAGCTTTTGCATCAGGGTTCTCTTTTGCCAACCGCTCCATATGCTGTGGAAATTGTGGGTCTCTCGCTACTCGAACAGCCTCAGCCAATTCTTCTGATGGCGAAACAGATGCCCCAACAATAGCTTTCTTTTCAGCGTCATTTAATACATATCCTCTGCTCGGCTCGTTTAATGAAAATGCAGCCCGAATCACTTCACGAGCTTCCATACCCTTTTGTTTTATTGGAATTTTATCAGCAGAAAACACCCAGTCCTTAGCCTCGACAGGTTTATTCTTTCCACTTTCAGGGTCGCCATCGCCACCCATAATTTTTACTGTCTGTATTGAAAAAGCAGACTTCTTTTCCCATTCTTTTACAAATTCCATCTGCTTTTTAAAATCAGGGTCGTTCTTACTCTTGTCCTGCAAAAGCTTTAAAATAGCTCTAGTGTCGACATCTACAGCGGTTTTTAAGAATAAAAACCTTGGTGGATTAGAATTGGCAGGGTCATTAATATCAAGGTTCATCATTCGACTTCCAGTTTTCACCATTACATAATCATTCATCAAAGAGTCAGCCCACTTACGCTCCATCAAATGTGTAAGCTCATGAGCCATCACGCCTGTAAGATTCGGCAGGGCTTTCGATTCCTCATTTGGGATATACACATTCAGATGCATGTCATGCGGATATCTTTTGTTAGGGTCAAAGTTGAGCGATGTCACAACCTCGGCGGCAGTAGTCCCATTGTCTGTCTCTTGATATTCTAACCGCTTGCTAAATTCAGTATTATTTGCCATTTCATTCTTAGCAATATCACCCGTAACAATGTTAATCGAAGTAAGCCCTTCTTTAAAAAGAGAATCTTTTTGCTCTGACAAAGTGGTTAATAATGATGAAATATAGTTCTCAGCTTTTTTTGCATCGACATCAAGCTTGACCTGCACATCAACATGCTTCATGCCATTCTGCTTAAGGAAATCCTGCACAAGACCCTTTACAGCTTTTTCTTTCGCCGCAATAGTTTTTTCTTTTAAAGCATCTCTAACAGACGACAAAGCTGTCTGGACATTTCCAGATTCATCCTCACGGGTTCCAATCAGCTTAGAAGATTTATTGCCTAAGCCGCTGGCTCTCCCGTGTGCTTTTGGACCACTTAACCTTGCCATGTATTAATTCTCAATTTTCATTATAATTTTTTTGCGAGGCATGATTACATCTTTCAGGTGGTATACAAATGCCATTGAATCAGGCTGCAACGTCATATTTGGTCGAGTAGCCGCAGCTTTACCAATAATTGGCTGCGCAAATACACCCTTCAACCAATCAATCAAATTTGCATCATCACCAGAAAATTGCCATTCATTCTTTTCCACGTCCCAACCTGCTTCAGCAAATTTTTCAGTTCTTTTCCCTTCCTGTTTATAGAAAACAAGCTTGGTCTTTACAGGGATTCCTGCGCTCCGGGCTGTTTGACTCGACTGATTTTTAAAAATCCTTGGGTCTAATTTTAATTTCTTGCCTGTCATAAAAAGATTACTTCCCTTTCTACGTTATTAGCATCAAATTTTCGTTTACAATGTTCGCACTCTATCTTAGAATCTCTCCCCATTTTCATGGGTGTATTTTCATCACAAAAAGGGCATGTAACCGAATTGCCCACAAGGTCATCCTTGTCCCGCATTTTCATTTTCTGCTACCTCCACCTGCTCAGGTTCTGGCGTTTCTGTAGGCAACTGAGATGGAATTTGTCCACTACTTTCATATGTCCCATTTATAATATCCTCAAAAGCTGAATTGTCAATCTTGCCCTTTGACATTGCTGCGGAATATTTCTCAGCAAATGTTTCTGCCTTTGCCCTGTCTTTCTCAGTCTTAATAAACCGACCATAATGCCAAATATCTACGTGGTGCCCTATTTCATGCAACACTGTGTCGCCAAGAACTTCTCTGCGCAAAGCTTTGACACTTATGTATCTATCAACCTGCTGCCCACCCATAGTAGGTTGAATCCTGTAGTAATAACCCTGACGCATTTCACCACCAAGATTAAATTGAATCAAATCCATTTTCTGTGCCCACAAAATTAAACGATTCTCTTTAGGAGTGTTTGTGCGCTTTATCTTCTTGGTCTTTTTATCTCTGACAGCCTGCTGTTCCCATAATACTTGATAGGCACCAAATGCCCAAGATGCACCCAATTCATCAGTATAAGGGCTTCTGCCAGAAATAATAATAACTTGTAACCCCTGAATGTCATCTTTTGACATGCCAAAGTAGTTCAGAGAGTTAATTACATCTTGCACTGTTATAGGATTATGGTGCCCAACATCAGGCTTCTCTTTTACAATAGGAATTCCAGCCCATTCACCACGCTCTATAATTTGACCAACAGGCTTAAATCCTTCTGTCGCAGTAGCTTTAACGCTGCTTTTTTTCTTTGTTAGGCAAATTATGTCTGAATTATGTTTGAAAATAGTCATTAAATTGCACTTCCGTTCATGAAAATAGCCCAATCATATATCCAACCACCGGGCAATATTTCTATTTCAACACCGTAATTATGATTAGTCACAAAATTCGCATCTCCTGACAAGTTTAAATCTTGTGATAGCTGCGCATCTGCAATATTCCACCAATCAATGGCAGGGTCACTCGGTGTATTAGTCAATTTAGAAGTAATTCTGAAAGCCAAACATTCAATATCACCATTTGCTTCGACTCTAAGATGTCCATCACAAAGGAAATCCACATCATAAATTTTGGTGTAAATTTTCATAATCTGTCCTGTCGGATTAATAATTTTACCCATAGAATCGTGAACTAAGCCCGACTCTATAAATAATACAGGACTTCCATTCTTCAGCACCACAGAATTAATCCCATCTGGCAAACCGCTCGTAGCATCGAAAAATTTATTATAAATCACCTTGTCGTAATTAAGAGCTATTCGTCTTGAATCAATGTCTGTATTTGCTTCCACAATCATCTTCTCACGCATCATATTCATACGTTCTTGAGGAATATTCAGCCCCATAGACTCAATTACGTCTCGAATTCTTTGCGCAACCAATTCCTCTGTATCAGCAACATCACTCTCCAAACGAGAAACACGCTTATTAAGACTCTGCAATGGAACAGCAATGTCCACAAAAATGGGAATAGATACAGGTGCATTTTCAAACTCAAGCTCTTTTGTGGCAATATTCCACTTGACTTCGCCTGCTCCATTTTCTCTCGCTCTATAATAAATCGACGATAAATACTGATAAATCGACCACACAACATTATCACTGCTTACCACAGCCGAGACTTGTGTCCCTTTTTCAAGATAAATTCTAGGATTTATTATTGAGCCTGCGAAATCAAACTCCTGATAATAAATGTTAAATTGACCACTCTCAAACACTGAAAATTGAACCCACATCCCAGATGGCTGAGGTGAAAAAGAAAGCCCGCTGGCAATATTCAAATCAGAAATCCCACCCAACACCGAAACTGGCTGATAAACTGTTGGAGAATACTTGTCTACAATTTTATATTTCAAAGTGCAAGAATTATCATAATCTCCGCCAACATTTTCTTCTCTGGCTATCCAACCATACCAAACTCGCTTACTCGTGCTCGTATCCTGCACAATAACAGGATGCACCTCATTTATATCACCAAACGTTACATTAACCTCGTCATCAACCTCAAGAAGGTCTATCTCATACATCTTTTTGTAAATCGCCATCTTACCCGTGCCAGCTTCTTTTGTATAAAGAACATGCAGCCTTCCAGACGCTGTTACCCCATCATTAACCCAACATACTGCGGCATCACTTGCCCCGGAAGTATTAGGCAATGGCACCGCATTAATCCATTCCGTCTGTCCTTTATCAATATGAGAATAATAAAGCTGGTCATTGTAATTCCAAACAATTACAATCCGTTGATTTATTGTAGGATTCACAGAATAAACTACAGTAGCCGAAACTCTGGAGTCAGGATTGCACGGCAAGCCCGTAGACGTGGCAGGTGAAAAATAGCCATCACCCTGCTTGTAAGAAGCGAACCAAATTCTGGAAATATCTTCTGTTTCTTTTGCCGACCACACAGCCCACACTTCATCATCCAATTGAACACAAGCTGATGGATTCCCATTCAAATTTCTCTGACTTAAAAGCTTTGGCTCCGAAAAAGCACCCACCGACGGTGTCTCAAACTCTTCGGTTGCATCAATCACTTTTAATACGGCAGGATTTTTAACTGCATCGTTTGTGATATCCGCTCTTACAGATTTTACATAGCCTACACCAGAATCAATCAAACTATTTGAAACGGTGAATAATGTATTTACGCCGTCCACATTTTCTGTTATCTGCTGAGTAACAATGTAGTAATCATCGCTACCGTAACCTATCTGTTGAGACAACATAACAAGCTCGCCACGCAAATTATTTACATCGTCAATTGTATGTCCATGCCCGATTCTTGTATAAGCATTGTCATGGTCAGTCGTAGTGGACGACGTATGCTGTTCAACCCAAGCATTAAAATCAGTCCACAAAACATGAGTCGGATGCGCATCAACATCTTGATTATGAGTTATACGCCATGCATCAATCTCGGCTTCAGTGTAATAACGATTATCGTGGTCAATTGACTCTGCACCTATATGCTCGCTAAATCTAAATCTTGAAAGATATTGAACATGATGGTCAGGGAAATAACTTGCTTTAATAATCAAACTATCCTGCACTGGCGCAGACAAAGTAAGCGTCGAAACTGGTTTTTCATTATTAAGCCAATCGCCAACGGTTTCAATGGTGAAATTTGTTATCTCTATGTCATCAGCGAAAACCTTTACTTCTGAACCTGCCATTACTGGATATTTCAATTCAAAAGATGTTGTTACGCCATCACTCTCAGCTACAATCTGCTTGTCAAAATAAAACGTAAGATGCTCATCAATAAGAGCCTTGGCATAAACGGCAGCTTCTTGAATGTCTTTCATTTCCATTAATTCATTGCGGTCATCGTAAAGAATCTCAATGTCATCAATCGTGGCAAGAGTTTCACCAATTCTTACAGCACAAAATATAACATGCCAATCTTCAGGCAATGTATCAACCAATTCAAGTTCAAATGCTATCTCAGCCCTATTGCTGGTAGGTCGTCCTGCCAATGTGGAAAATCCGGGTTCACCAATTACTGTAGGGATGAACGTCTTTATTACAGGTTTTGCAATAAAATAAAAAACTTTATTACCTGACCATGATGGAATTGGAATATCTATTGCATGAGCCTGAACAAGCTGCACCATTGTACTATTCACATAGAACTTGCCGGGGGCTACAACAATCTCAAAACCACCCGTCGATTTTGCCTGAACTACAACTTCACAACCGTCAACAACGCCACTATCGACACCTCGAATTGCCTTAACAAAATTATCAAGCTGTTCGAGCCAAATATCCTGCATTTCAGAAAAATCTTTTGGGTCAAGAACCACACGGCTTCCTGTCGTAGGATTTCCGCTTAAAAAATATACTTTTCTGAATTTCTTTTGATTTGTGTTATACGAAACAAGCATCTCTTACTGCCCCTTTTTCTTTTGCCTTGAAGTGTTTAAATTCCCCGCCATAAAGCATGGCTGTCTGACATTCCCCCGCTTTTGGATGTTCGCACGTCCACCCTTCATAAAAACAGTTTGAGCACCTTCGCATTACCGTCTCTTGCTCATCTTGTCCGATTTGCAATTCAAGCCCACCGATTTTACACTTTAAAAACATCAAATACCTCATTCAAACAGCTCTGGATGCAGATACCCCGGCTTCTCTTTCGCTTCTTCTACAACCACAGGATTTGCCAAAGCAAACTTATCTTTGCGAATCCCCGTAATCTGCCAACTTACTTCGCCATTAGGCTCCCCGCCGAGAATCGAGAACGTATTGTAATCTTTATTTACCTTCCCAGCATAAAGATTGGGCATAGCCTCGCATAATGGCGTTAATTGACATCTGTAATCAGAATTTAAGGCACTGAAATACTCGGGCAGATAAATAGTTGCTGTTCCATATTCATCCAATTTAATCGTGCCATCATAAATATTTTTCATGTCAGGTGATTCAACAAATGAATGCCTCAGAACTTTATTATATGGGTCAACTGGATGGTCAATCAAAAATGTGCCTGCTGCCTTAGAAAGAGTCCCGCCAACATAACAATTCCCGCTAACGATATTCACGTCACCCTGCGCAACTCTCAAAGCCTGCCTTCCTGATGCAACATTAATGTAAACACCATTCCCCGTTCCAGAATGAGTTAAATCGGCAAGCCAACTTGCATCTATCCCGTTATGCCTTACATAAAGAGCCGTAGCTGCATTTGATGCATTAGAGATAACTGAACGCACCCCGCCACCAAGTCCATACTGAACACCATAAAATAAACATGCATTTGTATTAGTATTCGCAGCATTTATTTGCGCCCAATAAGCTGAATCGCCATTATTTGCGACATAAGACGTTACACCTCTACCCGTCCCATTTTGAGTAAAATAAGCAGCACTGCCCGTACCAGCCGTAGCCACATTAACTGCATGGGTTGCACCAGCATTAGTCCCAGTCACCTTAATCAAAGAGCCAAGACCTGCCGATGCGCCGTAAAACAAATTACCAGCATTCGATGTTTTGTCTATATCTGCCTGATAACCGCTCGCATTATTATTGCTAAAATCATTCACTCTCGCGTGAAAGCCTGCATAACTGACTCCCTTTGGCACTACACCAACAACTGCACCATAACTAGCATGTTCAGCATAAATCCCCCAACGTATTACACCATCACCACGAGACGCAGCATTTGTCGACCTAACGACTATTGCGCCAACAGCGTCCGATGTGCCGCCAAGATTAATTTCTACAGGCGTATTACTCCCCGTAGACGTTTGAAATAATGCACCATCCGTATATGTATGTCTAGCGCTCACCTGCCTTGGCGACATATTGTGTATGTATTGTTCATGTTCATCAGCAGTTCTATGCAAAACCAATGAATCACCCAAACTCTCAATAGCGTCTTTATCTGTTGATGCCATTAGCCCATCAAGCGCACCCGCAGGGTCAGCGGCGCCTCTGGCAACAGGAATCGCATCTGTGCCGCCAGTTTGATGCAGAGAAGCGTGAGGTGCCAATGTCTCGCTCGCTTGGAATGACGTGCTGATTGTAATCTTTTCGTTATCAGCACTCAATACAATTCCATCACCCTGAACTAATCGCTTAAAATATAAATTACTGCCGGAAGTTAAAGGGCTGACCAATGTCTCTCCCGTAGAACCTGCCGCCAAAGCTACACTTTGTTGCAAGCTGCTACTAATTGTAACTTGTTTGCCGACTTGAGTTGCAGAAATATGACCAGAGCCAAGTATCGACTCTACAACATTCACTTGTGCCCCGGTGGCAATCCCTATAAGTTTCTGAGCATACGCAGCGGACATAAGCCCCGCCGCAGTACTCGACGCCAATGAAATTGGGTCGCTACCGCCTGTAAGATGTGTTGCAGCATGGTTAATAAGACCTGTCTCCCCCGAAACAGCGGGGATTTCCAATGTAACTGTATTTGTCGTGTTATCTGCAACTACATTAGCCCCAACAATAGCAAAGTCTACCGTATCTGTTGTATTTTTTGCCTGAATCGACTGTCCGTTAAACGCCATCACAGAAAAAGCATTCTGATTGGCATCTGCGCCTTCAGGCAAATTATCAAGCTTCATTATTTGTTCATTAGTGAGCAAGCCTGCTATTTCATCACTGCCACCGATACCATGCGTAGAAGCATGTTCCAACAATGTCAGGCTAACCGTTGCTGTCTCTGTCTGTGCATCAAACAATAATTCTACACCTATATTGGTGCCCAAAAGATTCAAAATCCCCGAACTCGGCACAACCAAGCTTTCGCTTCCACTCTGAAGCGTTGTTATAGCTTGCATTATGTTTTTGATTATTATTTGATTGTTCGCAATGTCATTCTCTATCTCAACCCCACTACCAGCCACCAAAGTCGGTGTATCATGAACATGCAAAGGGTCAAAACTGACTCTTGCCCATAAAATCGGAGAATGAGTCAAAAGCATCCAAATAGAATTATCATCCATCTGGCGAGCGAATTTCCCCGTGTCAGCCGCAGACAAGCCTACAGCATTTGCTCTGGCAACAGCACTTGCAAATTCATAAGCGTAAGGAATATGAATTCCGTCTATTGTTTTTTGTTCATCATGATAAACCGATGCCATAACTTACAACTCCCTGCCGACAAGAGTCTCATCGGACTTATTAATTAACAAATCATTACTTCTGTTAATCAATACTTTTTGTCGCCAGAGATAATCCTGAGCCACCGTTACAATCGCATCGGACTCGCAACCATCTACATCTATCACCCTTAATCGAAATGTCGGATAGTCGCCTGCTTCAAAATTGCTATCTACTTTTATCGACTTTGTCACCAATGGCAAAGACTTTGCCCCTGTTGTCGTAATCGCTTGGATACGGAATTGCATCTCATGCGCTGGTAATAAACTTGGCATATCAATCTTACGGAATGTAGTCCATCTTGAACGAGAGCCATCTTCATCAACAGAACAAATACGATATTTATCAACTTTTGCAACTGTAACTGATTTAGATAATCTCTCTTGAATTGTTCTTTCGGAAATAACAATAGTTACATTAACAGAAAGGAATGATGAAAGCTCATTATTATAGGTAATTGTAGCTACGTCGTATGTGTAACTGTTTCCGCTGGAAGGTGGTTTTATAAAATTCCCTATATCGGTATATTTCCCCGCTGCTGCAACACCCAATTCTTCGCCATCTCGTTTTACAAGATATCCTTTAATATTCTTGCCCTGTGGCGAGTCCCATGTCAAAATAGCCATATTTTCTTTTGATTCACCAGACAGATTAACAGGTGGGTTAGGAATGGTCGCTACTTCGTATTCAACAGCCTCGACATCATCAACCACAAATAATGCTACAACAAAGTTTAAAACAACTCCCCTGTCCGCTTGTGGAATCAAGTAGGTGTAATCCTCTGTAAAACTCGACAATGTAGCGAGCAGCGTCAAATCATCACCCTGCAAATATACTCTTACACCGTTAAAGTTGGCAGGATTGTCTACAGACCATTTTAAGGTTATGCCCCCATATAAATTGTCGTAGCCAAGATTATTTATCATTGCCAATTATCCCATGCTGACGCTCTACAATAATATCTTTTGCCATCTATTAAAACATCGCCAGTATCATACGCTACCCATGTGTTAGGGACACCCTGTGGCACGCCACTTACTGGATAAGGAATCTCATTCGTTCCGTCAAAATATGTCCAGTTAATCGTAGAGAAACGGCTTTCAGCGACAATCTTGTTCGGACTATCAAATGTTGGTTCTGTGTCCAACTCAACCCTCATGTGAATCAAATCGTTATCAGCATCAGATGGCACATTGATTTTTAATTTAGCCCGTATTTCATTAGTCTCTGCCAAATTATCCTCGTGCCATGCAGGACTCTCAGGTAAACGATTTGTCACAAACTGAATATTTGCCGTTCCATTCAATAACTTATTACTCGCCGCCGAAACTGAAACCACATTCGCCACATTAGCAGTCATTTTTGTTTCTGCTATTCCTCCCGCAAAACCAACGCCAATATTAGCCTGAGCGAAAGACGCAGTTCCCGACGCAATAGAAAAATTCACCGTTCCCGTCCACTGAACATCAAGCTGACCTTGCGGATTCACAGCCTTAGCCTGTAAAGTGGTCTTCGTCACGTTATCAGCTCTTAATACTCCCGGCTGTGCTGTCAGGATTATTTTTGTAGCCAAAACCCCCACAGTGAATCTTTGCGGCTGTGTAGTAACACTATAGGTCACGACCCCAGCTCTGAGAGTGCTGATTCTCACTGCCCAATAATAATTCTTTCTTACATCAAGAGCCTTAGTAAAACTAACCTCACCACCAGCATCTTCAGGCACTGGCGATGTAAAACTGAATCCATCATATCCATCACGACTATCGAACCATTGCTGATTCTCTACATATCTAGTCTGCAACGGACTTTCAGATATTTCTTCCAAAATCTGAAAAGCATAATGATATAAATCACCTGTTTCATTTCGAGGCACAGTGCAACGAAATACCACATTGCCTGATGGCAAAATATCACCCTGCAAAGGTGCCAAAACAGTTGGTGGAATAATTTCTCTACGAACATCTATTGCTTTTGTTGCAACAATAGATTCATTCCCCCACTCATCAAGTGCTTTAACCGAAATTGTGTAACTTCCATTAGGAACATTAGAATAAACAACACTCGTATCATATGCCCAAGCTGTAGTCCACGGAATAAGATTTGTTGAACCTGTTACAGCCCATTTAAACCGACAATCAGGCTTATCCGCTGTCCATTGAATTGTTAAATCTCTGTCACCAACAATAGTTGTAGATGGCATCACAATAGATGCTACAGGAGCTACACGATTTAAAGATGTTGGATAAGCTGCTACCGTAGGTGTATTAAATTGAGTTCCCATCTTTTATCTCCTGTCGTCCGCAAAAACTTTAAACGCATATTCGCCAGAATCCAATTCTATCGGCGTTTTAAATACAACTTTCCCACTCATAGGAACCACCCCCGTAGTGGGGAAAGGAACTGTTCGAGTGCCTGAAGTTGGATAGTAAACAAAACTGTCAGGATAAACTAATGATGCAAATAACCTCACCTGTCCCGAAACAACATTAGTCACTTCTACAGTAAAATGAAGGCGGTCAAGGTCTACATCATCAGGAATATTAAAAATGAGCTGCGGCTTCTTCCCAGACGTTCTACTTATATTCGTAATCCCATCGAAATCAGGGGCTGACGGTGCTTCATTTGTGCGCTCAATAGTGGCGAACCTACATATTTCACCACTTGTAAAAATATTGCCTGCCATGTCTTTAATTGCAGATGTGCCAACAACAGTATATTCAGTAGCATATTCATAACGTCCACTCGGCGTGAATGTATACGTCGCCCCTGAACCCGTCCAACTTCCTGCAATTGACGGTTGAATCTGTATTGCATTATTTTGTGTAATTGGTGTGGCTTGCACATTTTCATCAAACGTAATCTCAATCTGCGTCTGCACGCCAACATCATTAGCCTCATTTATTGGTGTAACACTAGCAACAGTAGGTGCTGCTGTATCAACAGTCCATTGATAAGTTACTATGTCTGACCACTGTCCATTTATTTCAGCTTTAAAATCTATATAATTTAAGCCGATATTTGCCTGAAAAACAGGAATTTCTCTTTCTAAGCCGATATCAATATAAGCATCTGTAGGTGAAAGCCTATAATAAACTGTCGCAGTGTTCAACACGTTTCCTTCAAGGGAGTCAACCCTGAATTGGAAAGATGCTTGCGCTGAATTCGTGTATGTTTGTGGAAAAGCCGTCAAAACGACAACAGGCTGAAGGACACTGGTCACCAACAGGCTATTTACAGGTGTCGACGCATCGCCATATATAAATGAATTAATTGATTTTTGCATAATCCCGTTCCCCTTACGCTATAATCTCGCCAGTGCCACCGTCATACGGCTCATACTCGCCAGTAGTAGGATTAAATACCTCAATGATGAATTTATCAATAACCCGTCTATTATCGGTATTCAAATCCACATAACTCCATGTAAGCGCAATAGAGTCGCCACTATCTACAGGCATTGCTGTAAAACCTATTGGCGTTACTGATGACAATACGCCGATATAATCTTCATCTGCTGTGCCAACATAATCACCGTCAAAAACTACACCATGCCCATTTAACGAAATTTGCCCTGTAGTTTCATTCGCCTTAATGACTGTTTTTATTGCAACAGCCCAACCATGCGCTGGAACATCTTTTTGTTCGAAAACATGACGTCCTCTTGCTTTTGCTTTTTCAGTAACCTCTTCCCAAATAATCTCACCCTCTGGTTCAAAAGCCATATTCGTAACAAAATGCTTGGCTTCCGCAGGCAAATTTTCACCACGCTGCTCAATAGTAACATTCGCCATTACCACGACCTGTGATACAGCCTTATTGCTCACCAATGGCTTAGAAACAACCGTCATTTCATCGGGCATTGAAAATACAAAGGGTTCTGATGCAGCTTTATACGCACTATCATATGGTGTAACACGCCACCAATACTTCCCGTCAACCAAATCCATTTGCACATCGTGAGATGCAGACGGAATAAGAGGCTGCACTGGCATCGCAGGTATAAAGCCAGTAGCGTCTAGCCTGCTGTCTGCTGAATATATTAAATCACCCATGCTCATGAGAGGTGAATCAAAAATTTCAACCTTGAAATGCAACAAATCACCCTGAGCATCATCAGGCACCAACCATGTTAATCTTGGTCTAGTCTCGCTCGGCAACCTTTGACCATTGAGAGGTGTCATTAATATAGGGACTTCGCCAATTACAATAGAACGCAATATCAGGGTGTTGTGAGGCATTGAACTTACAACTTCTATATGAGTCGCACCCAAAACCCCAGTAGACGTATAACTTGTAGTAGCCACGCCGTCCACAACAAGAACCGACGTGTCGCTAAAAGCCCCCATTACCGTCTGCGACTGAACAAAAATCAGCAAGTTTTGATAAGAAACGTCCACGTTTCCAAATCTGTCAACATAAGACGCTGTAATATTCACAAGTGTATTTGCCGCTGGCATATACACCCTATCAGCAACAAGTCTAATCTCTGTAGCAACAATGCCAATGGTTAATTTGTTAGGCTCCGACCATTCACCATATCTTGTCCCGTCAAATGCCCTCACTCGCCAATAGTAAACAGTTTTATCAGCTAAATCTACTATTGGCTGATAGCTTGCAGTGCCGTTTCCAGACGGCACTGGCGATGTAAAATCAAATCCATCATAACTTACACTACTGTCAGCGACAATAAGAGGCAAGCCGCCAACCTGTGAATCGAATGTGCTGGCAAGGTCTATCTGCACTTGAAATTGTAAATCTTGCATTTCAGGGTCTGCTGGCACATTCCATGAAAGTATCGGTCTAAAATCACCAATCAAAATTTCGTCGTCGGCAGGCGTAACAAGGATTGTTTTTTCTGGGGCTTGATTCAGGTTAACAACAAATTCAAAAGTGCTGCTATAATTCCCGTAATTAGCAGATGCAATTGTTATATTTTTGGTTTGTGAAGCATTACTTAAAGCCATGTTGCCAACCCCTTACAATTCAAATCTCGTATTTTTATATCTGAACCCCGTTGATTTACTCATGTCCACATCACTGACAGACTCAAACGTATCAACAAACGCATTTTTTAACCCTAACAAATTTCTTACTTTGTAAGACTCAATTTCTAAACCTAATGCCAAGAAATTTGCCTGCATCTCAGAAACAGTTTGATTTATTCTCGACTGAAATTCACATAAGGATTCAAAACGATGAATCTTTTCTACTATAGTACAGTCAGCCGCTCTTGTTGCAGTCATTGGTCTGAAAATTTCATAAAGTTCCAAATGAGGAACATCTGGCAAATCTTCCACAATCTCAAGCACATAGCTTTCTTCAAGACGATAGGATGTTATCTCTGGAACACCAGTTTCCCATCCCGGCTGTCCCGGCATTAATGGTCGATATATTGGCTCATGAGGTCTTAAAACAATATGATAGGTTTTATCATTCTCACCCTGCTGCGGCTTAGGTATGAAATCTTGGTCGCCACGAACAATACTGATAAATTTCCCCGCAACATAAGCTCTACCTTTGCCAACAAAGAACTCAAATGTATAATCAGACAAAGTTAAATCGAAACCGTATGCAGCGCAGGCACCACCTACCACATCACCAGTGAGTTCTTCTATACGGCGATTGAGATTGTCCTGCATTTCATTAATTTCTGTTTCCAGCAAAAATTTATCTTGGAACCCAATAACCTTTTTGAATTTCTTGTCATGAAGCACCTGTATTCGATATTCAAAAGTGTAAATTTGGTCACTAATATTCCCCGCCAAATCTTTTGCAAAACAACGAATTGTTGTGTCTCGCAATATCTGAATCGGAGCTGTATAGATAGCAGAACCTTCAGTAGGAATGCTGCCATTAACAGTGTAGTAAATCAAAGCCTGTTCTGAAGGCGTTAACGTCACATAAAGAACTTCGTCATAAGTTCCCGGCAATGGTGATGCTGAAACCGTTGGCTTGATTCTGTCAATTACATAATGTGCATACTTTGTAGGTTCGATATTCCCAACTTCGTCTACAGAAAACCATCTGATTGTTGCTGTATCAGAAATTTGAATATCATTAACCTGTCCGATTGCCGACGGTGATGTCAAATCAGGCATTGTGCCATCTGTTGTATAATAAATTGTAACTTGTTCGCCAGTGCGCAAATTTTGTGGCAACAAATCGATGAACACATCTTCCTTGAAATAACCCGCAGGTGGCATAGCCACAACCTCTGCTGGAATTGTGTCTTTAATTATATGCCCTATCTGAAGTTCTGCTGTGTAATTAAACGTGTCAGTTGCTCTAATGGTTATATGGTTATAACCTTCTACCATGTCATCTGACGAAACAGATGCATCTATCCACGCATCAATGCCAGAAACCCCACTTGCAAGAATCGTATCATCTTGATTGAGGATTTCATAATCAGTTACCTCGCTCACCTTGAAGCGAATAATAGATGTTTGACCGCCACCCAAAAGAATAGGTGTCATGCTGTCGAACGTAATTACAGGAACAGAAATGTCAAATGCGTAATTCTCAGTTTGAACTGCTTGGTGATTCCCGAACCCATCAGCCGCAAAATACTTGACAATAGTGTCACCATTAACAGTGATATTCAATGGAAGCCCTATCGCTCGATATCCATAATGCGATGTAGTCGGTGTAGTTCCATCAGTTGTCGCATAAATTACAACTCTGTCGTCTCTATTGGCAAAAGTTGTAAATTCTCTGTCAAAAACAGCCGTCTGATTCCCATAAGAATCCTCAGCAACAACATTGTAGTGATAAAGCCTGTCAGGCGTTAAAGACTGTAAGATAACTTCATGCTGTGTTTTCAAACCTGCATTTAATTCATTCGCAGTTAAGCCGTAGCTATTATTAATGCCATAATCAACATGCCCTACGCTTGGCTCATCAGTTTCCCATCTTACCACTGCAATAGTTTTATATACATCTATGGTCACATTCGAAATAACAGGAGCAGAACTATCCCAAGTTGTAGCACTAAAAATAGCACTAGAAGATTCGTTCTCATTTGTCGACCTGTCTTTACTGTAAACCCTTACAAAATATTCAGTATTGGCCAGTAAGCCAGTCAACAATACGGAATGTGAAAATACCCCGCCAAGGTCTGTCATGGCTGTCATAACGCCATCAGACAAATCTGATTGTTGTCCATACATTACAGCAGAAGTTGCTTGCTCGTCAGTATCCCAAGTAACTAATATTTCAGTCGCACTTATTGCTGAAGCAACTACATTAGAAATTGTTGGCGGAACACTATCTATGACAGTAGCTGTAGTAAAACTCAGGATAGCGGACTCTTCAAAATAGCCATCACTTCCCGAAACAACTTTATAAAAATATTGCGTATCGGCTGTCAACCCCGTTATGCCAATAGAATGAGCAGTAACAAGGGACGAGTCACTTTCAATGGTTGCATCTGACAAATCTGGTTGCAATCCATAGTACAGAGCTGAGTTTGTATTTCTATTTGTGTCCCAAGTAACCGTTGCAGTGGTCACGGTAGCCATTGCTGTCACATTGCTTATGATTATAGGCAATTGAACATTTAGACTCTGCAATAAGCTTGGGTCAGAATATTGATAGCCACCTGAGTTCCACTCTGTCTGGAGACTCATGCCATTAAAATTATAATTAAGCGGTTCTACATCTACACTCTCACCAAAATTTGTAGGAATCCCTACAACAACATTATCGCTCGCAGTGATAGATAGCACGAAAGGTGCCGAGAATGGGCTTTCACTGCCGTAATGGTTTATTACAGTGGTAGGTGCTTCTGAGTCCACAGTCATTCTAACTGACGAATTCGTGCCTGTATTGCCTACTGACGTAGTAACATAAACTCTAATCTGATTGTCAGCATTTGCTACGAGAGTCGAGTTTAAAACCTGACTTTCTTTTATTTCGTGCGCAGCAATAACACCATCTTCTACAAGCGTGCCTTCGCCGGGGTTCGCACCGCCAACTCTGATTTCATAATCACCTGCATAATCAGACGACCAAATAATAACGCCGTCTTCGTCAGCAGCCAGAGCGGGTCTAAAAACTTCATATATTGTAATCGTAGGAACAAGAGAGCTGTAAGTAATGGAAAAGCCTGCATGTCCCCAATTTCCAGCAATATCAACAGCATAGGCATTGATTTCTGAATCACCATTTGGTAATTGCAATGAGCTTATAGTAGTAATGCGAGGGTCGTTCGCCACTACATTTGTATATTCAAACAATTCAGTTCCGGTACCAATATTAAGTCCGTCACCACCGAGTTCAAAAATAACAGTATCGCAATATTCATTAACATGCCAAGTAACATTACACACCTCGCCGAGACTTAAAAGCGTATCGTCTGGCAATACGGTAATCAAAGGCGCAATATCATCTATAGAGTAAGATGCTGTCTGTGTAGCACTCTGATTCCCAGCAGCGTCAACTGCCATATAACGGATTTCTGCATTCATCATTCCAATCGCAGAAACATATGCGTTGCTGGAAGTAGTTGGCTCGCTCCCGTCTGTAGTGTAATAAATCGTCGCCGCAGTATAATCCACCACACTCAATTCTATCTGAGTTGTAGATGAATAACTGCCTGCCGCAGGCGTTATACTTACAACCGGGTCAACTTCATCCACAAAAAATTCTTTTGACAGGACACCCGGTGCAATATAACTTCCATCTCTGGTCACTCTTACTTTTAAAACAAAGTGACCTTCCATCATGCCAGCAGCAACTGTATTGTCTGGATTTAATACTTGAATATTCTCATCAGTATTTATCTGCCAAGAGTCAGCTTCGCCAAATCTTACCAAACTATATTCAAAAACATCATTAACATCAGGCAAATCATTCCCTGTCAGAGAGTCATAAACTCTTATCACTGCCGAAATAGACCTGATATTTTGATAAACAGTAGAAAGTCCGCCGACAAGCTCAACAGTTGGAATTTCACCTATTTCTTCTAACGGCTGAATTATGCTTGGGTCAGAATATTGATAACCACCAATTACTTTCCCCAACTGCGCATTTACCTGCAAAGGCTGAACTATTGACGCATCTGAATATATATATGATGAGATTGTCTTTGTCATTTACCAGCCTCCATTAATCTGCCGCTGGCTCAGGGTCTGCATTATTGAGTGACATCTTTAAAATGTAAGAAACTCGCAATCTATCCTCACTTGTCTTGTAAAAAAGCTTATGAGTTTTATAAGTTGTTAAATCGCCGGGGTTTATCAGTCTCACAGATGCAGGGTCATCTATCGGGATAAAATGCCCATTTACATCTTCCAACAATACCCCACGCTCATCTGTTTGATAAGAGGGAATATAATCAACATCATTAGGAAACACATCGCCGCCGACTAATCCAAATTCCATAATTGGGCCGTTGCCTTCGTGCTCAAGAAAGAGAGCCTTATATTCACCAATATGAGTCGGCAATGAAACAGCTTCGCCTGTCTGAAGGATTGTTTGCGAGATTGAATAATCTTCGTTGAGATAATGTCTGCTATCAATTTTCTTTCTTGCTATCTCATTCACAAGAATAGGACGACCAGTTGTGGGGTCTATGCGTCCACCTTGTGGTGGAGCTGCTGGCGGTCTATTACATAGCCAAGGCTGTCCATCATTCAAATTGTCTGGAATCAAGCCATGAGGGTCACCGATTCCAAGAGCAATATGTGTAATTCCATAAGTATCAGCCTGCATCATCAAAAGTTTCTGTACAAGCACGGACGCTCTTTGAGTTACAATATTGTGTGAAGTTGAACGAGCAATCACGACGCCGTTGCGCTCAAGTTCAAGAGTTGGTATGCCTTCAACTGTGATATAAAAATCATCTTCCAGTTTACGACCAAGAATCTTTTTTTGCCCCTGCTGCTTGTTAAACCTGAATTTATTTACAAGCGCATTTAAAAAATCTTTAAACATCGCTGCTGCCCCCATTTATATATCTACCCTGTTTAATAGTTTCTTTCTTTGATAAAAAATAAGAGGGGATTTTGTGCCCCTCTTATTCATATTACCTTCTGACAAGGCTTTTATTTCAAGCCCGTGCTATTAAAGCCACCCTCACCTCTTGCGGTAGTTATTTTGGCAAATTCATCTTGCGCAACTTCAACAAAATTCACTCCTTTTACACATGCAGAAATTTTTGCTTGAGCAATGCGCATACCTGCTTCAACTTTAAAAGGCTCTTTGCCGATGTTGAACAAAATAACTCCCCATTCACCCAAGTAATCTTCGTCAATGGTCCCCGGCGAGTTCAAAACAAAAACTTTTTTCAAAGACAGTCCACTTCTGGAACGAACTTGAACTTCAAAATTTTCAGGAACTTTACCTTTGATTCCTGTCTTTACAAGCGTCACGTCCATTGGCTCAAGAACAACATCTTCTACTGCATAAAGGTCATATGCACAAGCACCATCAGTTGCCTTTTTTGGCATCTTCGCTTTCGGGTGTATTTTCGTAAAAATGATATTATTTTTCATATTAATCTGTTCGATAGTCATTAATTCCATAACTTTTTCCTTCCGGTTAATTTCTTTTATATTACCTACCGAACAAACTAAAAAAGGAAAAAGCAGGACGCTCAACTGTCCTGCATTCCTTTATATAAAACAATGGTCAAATAATTAAGTCACTAAAGGCTCCGGCAATACGAAGGACACTATTTCTCCCGAATTTGCTTCTCTTGGCGTGTTAAACGAAAATCCTTCTTTGCTCTCAAATGAGTTGAATCGTCTAACATTCTTAGTAAAGTCCCTGTCCTCGGCAATTTCCAATAGAAAATCATACCGAGCACCCTCTTCACCTTCCGGCACTTGCCAGCGAAAAACAGGCGACGTGTCGACCGTAATCATTGCGTCCGCAGGTGTAACCAAGACAGGTGGTTTAGGGGTTGCCATTACCTCGCTCCTTTATACTTAATTAGGCAAGAGTCTTGTCAGTCGCACGCACTTGCCAATACCATTGTCCCACACTCAATTCACTCGCAGCAGGCACTGTGCAACGAACTTGATTCTGACTATCCTCTGCCAAAACCAAACCTGCCCCCGCAAGAGTTGTAAATGATGTCCAAGTAGAACCGCCATCGGTTGAATATTCAAAATATTCTGGGTTGTCAATTGAAAGAAATGCCCGATAAGATGCATGAGTATCATCAACCTGCATACTTCCGCCAACCAATGTCTGTGCAGTGGCATACTCTACTGCATAATGAATTTCATTATTTACATTATCAATATCCGCCCTGTGATACCACATAACAGTTGGCGTCAAATCAGTCGTGCTTGTATCCTGTCCTGCAACAATGTCAGGTGCCAACGGAAGCTGATTCGCAGGAGCCTGCAATATCAACTGTGAAAGAAGGTCTGGGTCGCCAGTGCCACCCGGGAACTGCGTATAAGAGTGAGTCGCTTGATACAGATTAATTTTTTTGGATGATTGATAAAGTTTACTGCCATTCTTCCAAACTTCAAATACGATTGTGTCATCATGCCACAAAAGGTCGTCAGCGTAATCCGTCACAACACTAATTCCATTATTCAAAGAATCAATGACAAAATTCTCGTCTGTAATCGCATTAGACTCCAGCTCATAAAACAAATCGCCGGGGCTAACCAATGGATTCAAACGAGCATTCACCGCTTTAACAAGCCATGTATCAGTTCCTACAACAATTGGTACACCTGTTTGGTCTTGCAAAGTCCCCGCATAAGGACTTATCTTTAGTCCGCCAGCGCCCGGTGCCGCAGTTTTTTGAACCATTTCAGGCGCAGGGTCATCCGGTGTAGCATAAGTATAAATTTGGAAATAAACAGGTGTAGCGACATCAGAACTTTCATATTGAAAATAGCCACCAAGTCCTAAAGAGTCGCCGAAATCAACACTTATTTCAGGGTCGCCGATTGAATAATCTACATAAGTCCCATCAGTATCATTTGCTGGCGCACTGCCCAATTTATACAATACACGGACATGGTCAAACACATCTAATGGGGCTAACCATGCAACACCCACTTTATGATAGCCTGCTTTGGCTATTACATTTCTTACAATCGCCATAATTCTCCCCTTATCTTACAAACTTGTAATGTCATTGCTCCAGTCATCACCAGTCACTATAATATCCTCACCCGACAAATCAGATGCTCCTACAATATAAGCCGTCGCGCCTGAAACAACTGTGTCGCCACCCTGACTAAGTCCCGGGATGTATGTATTGAATGACGTGTCATAATAGATTGTATAAGGACTCTGCATTGTAGTTGTCATTGCGTCCAGAGTGTCCATACTTGTTGTTGCCAGAGGAACGCCGACAATATTTTCATAATACGGCACCGAATAAGCATAAAGCCCGTCAACAAATCCAACCAAACCCTCTTGCGGGAATACTGAAACAATTTCAGAACCCGGACTTTGTTCAGCAGCACCAGTTATCTCAGCCCACATTCGGACAAAATACAAAGTGTCATTAACTACAGGTGTTACCCCGTCGACATGCAAAACGTCAAAATATGCCATCCCGTCACCGGGGTCAATTTGAACCTGCCCCGGCAATATTTCTACTGCATTGGTTATTGGCGGCGTAGCGGTATCATACATCACTATCCACTTATCAACACTCGCATCATTGTCCCATTTGATTCTAAATGCTGCATCACCCGCAACAGCATAAACATTCTGCGGCTGCGGCACAAGTGACACCAATGCTGGCGTTGCGCTAAGTTCTGGCGCCGCATAAGCAGACTCATTGCTGGCATAAGTTGCAGACACAGTCACCCAATAAGTCGTATTATTAAAAATGTTGTCTGTCAACGTAATTGATGGATTCTCAGGGTCAAAGCCAGCATCAGTCAACAATACCGACTTCGTAAAAGAGTAGTCTCCCGGAGCAAATCCGTAGTAAACTTTATAGCTGTCCACATCATTCCCCGATAAATCCACCTTGTCCCATGTCAGAGTCAATTGATTGTCCCCCGAGACTAATGATGTCATCACTGGCGCAGGGATATTTAACTCAGGAATAGCCGAAGAGTCGAGACGAGTGTAATTCCCACTTGCATCATAAAAGTAAATCGAATAAAAATATTCAGTCCCGTTAACTAATGCCATATTACACCTCTCATCTCATCAAAAATATAGCAGGCTTCAAAACTCGAAAAGATGTAGTTCGTCCGTCTACCGCCAAGTCAGAAATCATATCCGCCACCAAAGGATTTACTAAACCATTCTTCATGGCTACAAATTCGCCGCCCTGTTTTTTTACAACAAGTTTCTTTTTACAAGATGAATAAAATTTCGCAGAAAAAGATGATTTAGCCTCTACCATTTGTTTATAAAGCCAACTATTCGCAGGAATCTCTAATCTGTCCTGCTCCACAACTATATCCTGCAAATTGAGACTAGCCCAATCGAAAAACACGCCAAGCCCCGTCACGTCTCGATTAAACTCAAGTGTGATATTGCAATTCTTAAAAAACACCTGAGTAACACCGTCGCCAATCTCATTGGGTGTGAACAATCCGCCCTTATAAGGTTTCGGACTCACATTAGCACCAACTTTTAAAATTGCATATTTCTTATCAGACTCTTTCCCTGAATCATCAAGTGCCCAATATTCGACTTTATAATTGCCCTTTTCAATTGGCTCCAATAAGTGAGAAAACATTACGCTATCTTCAGGGGCTGCAACTTCTTTAATTGAATCATCACCATCCGGCGATTCTATAAATCTATAAAAAATTTTACTTACTGTCATGGTTCTACCACCCTATATTCTGGCTTTTGATAGGCATCTGGCTGCTTATTAAAAATAATCTGACCTCTCAAGCCTATAATTTCCAAAGAAATTGAACCCTCACCTACAACAGCCCTGAAATTCATCTGCCCCAACAATCTGCCCAAGCTAGACATCCTCTTGATAGTCCCTCGGCAGGTCATGTCAACATAATTAACCTTTCCTGCCAACAGCCATATCTCAGAATTTACGGGCAACTGAGGTAATAAATGTTGCGATTGCAACATCCAACCAGCAATAACATCTGAACCACGAGCCTGCTCTATCACAGCCTTAAATTGCCTAGTGTCAACTGTATTGTCGCCACTATAACTCCCAGTCAAATTCTCAGAAAATTCTTTGTCAATGGCTTGAATTAATAACTTCCTGCCACCGACTATCTTTCCGTTCACAATTGGCTTATACAGGTCGGTCATAACTCTTCTCCTGCAACAAATTCAATCGCCACGCCAGCGACCTTCATGTCTTGCGCAGTAACAATGTGACTACCAAGATTACATAAACGCACTTCATTGTATGGCTTTTTAAAAATAAAAAATTCAATCTCATCGCCAGCTTTTACGGCATCATTTCCTTTTAAATCTGCCAAGCAAAGGCTAAAATGCCCTTCAGTAGCAAAAGCCCCGTCCTCTATTCCTAGAGCGTCTGCATCCCACATTTTGTTGCGCTTATTCACACAACGTATGTAATATTCACCCGCCAATGGTACTGTGCGAGCCTCATCTTTCCAAACCATTCCTTCAAAACCAAATAATGGCAACATAATTAAGGCTCCTTTCGCCAAGGCTTTCCTAGCCAAGAAATAACACCCTCGTCGTCAGGCTTTAGGAATAAAGCACCCCGCATCCCATCCATAATAGGAGAATCATCTACTGTCAAATATGCAGGCGTCGTATATTTCCACTGTCCTGCATTAGTTTTGAAAAAAGCCCCCGTACTATTTATTGTGACACATGTTTCTTTAACTGTTTTGACATTCCCATCATCAAGCGGCATACAAAATGGGAAATATTGCCCAACACCCGTAAAAATCTTCCCATAATGTTTAATCTTCATCACTCTGGACAGCCCCGCTAAACTAGTTCCATCAAAAACACCTATCCGAACATAAATCCCTGTAGAGGCAAACTGATTTACCCAAAAATCACCCGGCAATACAATTGAATTGGGATTATTTATGTCAAACCCCGGCAACGATGATATGTCAATAGGCGAATTATATGCCGAATTAACAGGATGTGCTGTATTCGTCATACCATTAATTTGTGGCGCAGTATTCCAATAAATTTTATGACCTGTTACTGGCATACAAGAATCTCCTTCGCTTTTTTAAATACTTTATCAAGTAGTTGTGCCATCGGTAGCACTTACTCGCCAATAATATTCCCCATCATTTGACAAGCTGCTTCCCAAATTCATTTGCAACATGCATCGCCAGCCAGTCCGATTCTCAACACCCGTGCTTGGAAATGCGCCAAACACATTAGGATTGTATTCATACTTAAACAATGTTCTTGTAGGGTCTGTAGGCAAAGTTGTTGCAACGCCAACCACTCCCGGTGTAGACGGGAATGATGGGTCTTTACTCCATTCAACTTTAAAATGAATGGGCTGGTTCTCATTATCTGCCGGAATCGTCCACACCCATTTGACAGTTGAATTATTTGTAAAGCGCAAATTATACCCATTTTCTAAATCTTCAGGCACGATTGTAACAGCTTGAGGAAGTGAATTCGCCGCAGCATACACATCATAAATCATCATGCCAGCGTCAATATGGGCTTGAGTAACTGCTGAAATATTAAATGCAGGAATTATCGGGGCATCCAAAGTGCCAACTGGCTCCATTAAAAGTTCCACTGGAAGATTAATGTCAGCGACAGAATCAAGTTCGTAAACAGAGACCTCAAAAATGTCGCCGACTCTGGCGACATCTGGCGCGCTCGGATTTCCAAGAGACGACCACCATGCGTCATAAATGCCATCCGTAACTGGCGGATTACTGGTGCCATCATTCATTACACCAATCCTTGCAACAGTTATAACATCTGGCAAATTAGTATTTCTTAATCGAACAAACCCGTTAAGAATCTTACTTCCGCCCTGATATACGTAACCTTGTATTACAAAATCTTTAACTGACGTTGCCATGCCATCCCCCTTAGTTTTCCCATGAATCTCCACTAAACTTTACAAACCCAGATTTTGGCGAAACAATAATAATAGCGTCACCTCTTATATCTTCATCAGCAGTCTCCAAATACAATCCCTCATGAGTCACAGGGAGTCTGTATGCATAGCCAACTGCCATCTTGCTACTGCTTCCAGCTTTTTTACGAATTAAATATACTGGCAACTGACTAAGCCCTAGCTGGCTTGCAATATGAGCTGCCATATCCTTGACTCTATTCAATCCCTGAACCTGTCTTGGCAAGCTGATACAATTCAACCCAGCAGATATGACAATATTTTTTCCATTTGGATGAGCAGAACCAATAAATCTCACAGTTTTTGCTGTGTCAATATTCATCGCCACTACAACAGACTCGCCAAAAAGAAATGTTTTGCCAGATGTATTCCCTATTTTTGCAGTCCACTTCTTTAATTGTGTGTCATATCTGAAAATAGTTCCAGTGCTGCCTGTCCCCAATTGTTTATCAATATAACTTCTCAATGTTTTTTCATCATAAATCTCAGCATTTTCCATCGGCAAAGAAACACCATTAAGCCCCGGCAGCAATAAAACCGTTGCCCCCTGCATCTCAGTTACACTGCCTGCCATTCTTGTTGTAAAACTATGCCGATGTTCAGAGATATTCTGTCCATAAACGCTTGTGACAGAACTTGGCACGGTCACTATGTAATTGGTTGAATATGTTAATAAAACCTGCGGACGAAGCCTTAAAACTGTTTTCCCATTATCCTCGAAATTAGAATAATCGCAATTAATAGATGCGCCGCTAACTGTCTTTAAGCCCACAAAATCTAACGATGTTAAAAGCATCCTTGTTGAAAATCTCACCTCTACCACAGAATCCAACCCCGCCCCATTACTTGGCAAGACACTTTCTACAAATGGAAGTTGGTTCACAGAAAAACTTGAAAAATAGCTTGTCACCAAATTCCTTGAGTAAATATCCTTAGCGGCACTATTTACTTCGATGTAAACTACATTGCTCTGAAATGTCTGAGTATGAATAAATTCCGCCACTGTATTCCCCTGAGACCAATACCATTCACCTTGTGGTTGAGGATTAATAGAAATGAACTGTAAGGCAACTGTCGTATTCATTGGCTTTGAAAATACAATCTTTATTGGCACGCTTGCCGATACGCCACTTGCGCCATCCGCCGGAGTAATAGAAATTACTCTTGGCAAATCTGCTGCTGTATCCATTGTGTATCCAAAAAAAGCTTCAGTATTCCCAAGTGCAGTAACCGCAGTTATCCTCATCGTATAATTTGCAACTGGAAAATGTTCGCTCAAAACTCGCGAGCCATAACTTCCTGCAACATTTATACACGGCGTACCGGCACTCAACATAAAAGAATTTTGCCACAAAACTGAATTAATCGTAGATGCCGCAAGTCGATAAAAGCCAGCCCCGTCTATTCTTGCCTGTTCAGAGGTCTTATTTGGCAAGTAATCTACGAGAACCTGCTGAATCTGCTCTTGGCTTGTAGCAGCCACAACAAAATCAAACATCTGCTCAGAGATATGAGTCCCTTCAGATGGCGTAACCGAAATATTTACAGCTAGATTAACTCGTTCAATACTAAAATCTTTTTGTCCTTGATTCCCTGTAGCATCGGTATATACAACAGAAATCGTATTTGTACCTTGGCTCAATGCTACGACATCTGTTCGAGGTTGTAATTTGTTCGACTGAGTGGTTCCTTGAAAAACATGATTCACCTTTTCAACCCCATTAACAATCAATTTGTAGTTAGAAAGATAAGAAGTTGGCTCCTCTGCATACGTTTTCAAAGAAAAATTACTTTGATTTGTCATTGATGGCACAGTTCCTACAACCGTAACCTCCGGCGAAACATTATCAACCCTTATTTTATGCTTCAACGAATTCTCTACACCTTTTAAATCCTTTGCAACAATAGTTAAATAAGCTGTCCCATCGACAAGATTATTCATCTCGCAAGACCAAGAATTTCCCGTTACAGTTGTAAGAAAAGATTTATAAGGCAAGCCGCCGTCATTTAACGCCACATCAACCCTAACACCATCAACGCCGTCAGCATCATTCACAGTTCCTTCACACAAACAACCATTCGTTTGCCAAGAGTTAAAAATTGGTGACACAACAGTCAGGGCAGGACCACCTGCATTGTATGGCGCATATCTTATAACGGACTCGCCATTATTTACATTTCCTTGTTTATCCGTTGCCTGCCAAGCAATTACATTGTTGCCCTCAATCAAAGTAAACACTTGCTCGCACACAACTGCCTGCTCACCTTGATAATCAAAACCATAAATCATACCATTATGTGCCAGTATAACTTCTTGCAGCCCCGTAGTTGCATCTTGAGCAAGAAACCTCGCCGTAATTGAATTGCCATATACCCGCATCCCATCTACAAAACTCAACGTCTTCGTGGCATTTGCGCTATCTTTTCCTACGACCTCTTTGCAAACAACTGTGGGCTTTGTAGTGTCTATCAGCACAATCCTGTCAATAGTTCTTGAGTTGCCTGCTCTGTCGGCAGCAGTAAAAGTTATAACGTTCTGCCCTTCTATCACAGGAATGTCGACAGTATAAGTATCTTGTCCCAAAAAAGTAGCCGCTTTCGTAACGCCATGAGACACATTCTTTGCCACACATGTTGCCGCATCCACGCCCGACCACACATCTGTTGCTTTTACTTCTACTGTGAGGACGCTCCCGCTTTGTGTTACATCAGACCATGACAATGCAGGAGCCTCGAAATCAAAACAAACATCTCTTATTGCAGGACGTGTCATAACATTGCCATAAGCGTCTTTTGCCGCTATAGCAATGCGCATCTTTTTGTTTCCATAGCTGCTGATATCAAATCCATATTTTCTATCAGATGTCGGGATGGTTATATCCAAATCAGAACCATTTGCAGAAAAAACAGCCCCCGCAGCGCCCGTGCCGTATGCAAGGTCTTTCCTCATGCCAACATAAGGATAATTCCCGTGAATAATTCCTTCGACTCTTAAAGTAGGATTATTCGTATATATCGGCTGCCCTAATGCAACAGACAATGATGGTGCTTTAATCGCTATCTTGACTGTGTGCCCGGTTGAAAACCAAATCGTTTCGCCAATTTTAGAACTCCCAACCCATTCTTCAAATTTTATTTGCGCTGAATAATTCGCGCCATTATCCAATCTCACACTATTAAAAATAAAGGTTTGCGGGTACCATAAATAAGTGCTTATATCAAAACTTGACGCACTGTTAAGTCCTTGAAATTCCCCAGCTTTTGAGATACCCGTAGGCACCCCCTGCTTCAACAATCTTACTCGCCATTTCACAATTGACGCCAGACTATCTCTCTTTAATCGTCCCTTGCACTTAAAGCGTAACTGCTCTTTAACTGTATAAGTAGAATGGTCTGTCTGTTCATAATAATTATTCACCCAAGCCCCAACGGCATTTTGAGCGATAACATGAGGTAAATTTTCACCATAACCAACAATACAATACTCACCATTAAGAGACGTGCAAGACGGGAACCTGCCTATTTCTTGTGGCAAATCTTGTTGTGTGACAAAATCAAAAACCAGCGGTTGTCCACTATCTAACCCTATCATTATGACGTCTCCAATCTATCGGCAATACAATCAAAAATTCTGCACCTGCGCCCATTTTTGCCTTATGATTTCTTGCGTAAATATTACCTCTATGCTCTTTAATAATTTTAAAACAAGAGTGAAGTCCCAATCCTGTGCCACCAATCTTTTTCGTGGCAAAAGGCTCAAAAAGTTGGTTCGTAGTTAAAAGGTCTTTAGGAATCCCCCCGCCATTATCTCGCATTTTTATCTGAATAGAATCTTTGTGATGAGTAACCGTTATCTCTATAATCCCATCTTTACGGCTAGTTTGAATTTGGTCTATCGCATTTTCAAATAAATTAACAAATACGACCTGCATGTCCGAGGGAATACAATACAACTGCCTGTTGCCTCTCAGGTTGCACTTAATTTTTATCTCTACTTCTACTTTAGCATTGTATTCAACCATCTTTGAAACATTACCAATCAAATCAACAATATCAATCGTCTGATATTCATTCAAACGGTCAGTCTTGCCATAGATTTTCAAAGAATTAATAATATCAGACATCATTACGATATTTGACATCATATCCTCTTGCATTTGCAACAAAATACTATTCATCTCAGCCTGCTTAATCAAAAAAGGACAATTTTTATGGTCATGATTATACATCTCATGCCACTTATTAAGAAAAAGTGACATGTAATCTGCAATATTCATCAATGTCATTAACGGGCTTCTTAAATTATGGGCGATGCCATTAGAAAGACGAATCATTGACGCTAACTTTTCTTGGATTGTTTCTGACGAAATAGCTTCTTTGAAAGCTTTTGGCTTGAGAAAAATATAAACCAGTCCATTTCGTTTTAGAAACTGTGCCTCATGTGTTATAAGTTCGTCATCAAGCATTAAATTAAGCTTGCCCACACACTCATCCATGTGAGTCAAACCCTCCATACAAGCTCTAATAACTGGAACACACGACTCGTCTATATCTTGATATAAAGAGCCTTTAAATCCTAATTGCCCAACCTGCTTACTTTTATACAAAATATTCCCATTTGGCTCTGCTATCAGAATATTAAGAGAGAAGCCATCGCACAACAGGCTTAAAATATCATCAGGCACTTTTCTTTGACTCTTGTTTTTCTGCACCTTTAGCTTAGGCAACAGACGCTTTTTTTTGTTCTTCTGCATATGCTTCATACTCTAAATCAAAATCTGAGACTAAGCCATGCAAAAGCACTTGCAGAATCTTTTCCATATCGACAGGCTTTTGTAAAACGACAGACATTGTTTCAGCCTTTTTATACTCCTCACTATCTTCCCTACAACCAGTTAAAAACATTGCAAAAGCAGGGTGAGCCATAGTTGAATTAAATCTCGCTATTTCCAACCCACCAATAGAGTTCATGTGAATATCTAAAATCAACGCATCTGCTGGCACGTTATCATTATTAGCTTTCTGGAGAAAGTCAATCGTTTCTTGCCCATGCTTAAACACAAACACTTCTGCAAAATATGCTTCAAGCGTATATTTAAGCCACTTTAGAGTGCTGCCGTGGTCGTCAGCAATAACAATCTTTTTCCCCGCAAGCACTCGTCTTGCGAAACGAAAGCCCATGTCGTCAAGCTCTCTTTTATCATGTTGAAACAACTTCCACATATTAAATCACCCGCTTATTTATCGTCCTTTTTCAACAGCCTTGCCTTATCTTTAATCTCTGTAACCTCTTGTCGTACACTCGCAACAGAAACCTTAGTCTCCCATACAGCCGCCTGAATGGAATAAACCCAGCCCAAAAAAGGCAATAACACAGAAAATAAAAGCCCTAATACTGCGATATAGTTAGGACGCATCCTTTCTATATTACTATCTATGACGGCAAATCTCTCTCGCATCGTTTCCTGACAATCTTTTTGTTTATCATCCACCTGACTCGTCCTGCGCATCTCAAGACTATGAATCGCCTGATTAAGTTCATTTTTAAGAATTTCCATTTCGAGCCGAGCTTGCGTCTTGTCTCTATCGAGTTCAAGTAACATTTCTAAAATACGATTGCGCTCAACTTGATTATGTTGCTGTAAAATTTTACCCACAAGGGCTGTTATTTCATCTCTTGTTGTTTTCTTAGTCGGCGACATCGCAGTTCCCTCACACAAAAAGTTGATAATTTCTAATAATAGGAGTAAATTCTACACCCGCAGAGTCCATCTTAATAACAAGCCTTAACCACATAGTTTCGCCAACGTCAACAATAGGGTCTAATGGAGTGTCACCCATAGGGTTATGAGGCAATGCTGTGAGGTCATATTCTACCAATTCCTGCAATTCAGTCTGAGACGGCAAAGGGGAAGTAAATTGCACTAGATTATATGAAACTCCTGTGCCATATCGTCCCCCCTTAATCTCCAAAATGGCACCTATTTCATAGTCTTGGTTGCCAACCTCTGGCTCTGAAAGCTGAATCTTAAAAATAACACTTGTTTTGCCAGCAACATCATCATTCACTTGCTGCAAATAATAAGTCTTTAACATGCCTTCATCGCCATGCTTTAAGACAGACTTCTTTATATCTACATCGGCTTTATCAGCACCAACATAAAGATTCTCATCTGTCCTGAACGAATCAACAAGAGCAGCCGTATAATTATCTGTGAGCGACATAAGTATTCCATGCACAGCACTGACCAAGGCATCTTCTTCTACTTGCCCCACATACGGCCAAACATCTTCCGTTGATGCTTGTTGTGCCAAAATATTCTGCAACTGAACAACAATCGCAGAAATAGCAGAAATAACATTATTAAACCCTGTGGGGAATAATGCAGAAGCAGTCGCAGAAAGAAAATCAGTTACCGTAACATTTGCAAGCCCCAAAACCCCACCAAGCTCTGTCGAAGTAGTTAAACCATTATTTGCCAAAACCAACTGAACATTTTCAAGCTCATCTTGCTGATTAACGCCAAAATTATCTAGCTTCGTCAAAGACAGGCTTGTCACTGGCAAAACCGACAAATTGGTCTTCATCGGCACAATGGCAGTAACCTCGTCAGTTACTGATGCAGGGATAGCTTCTGGCACAAAACTCCCTGCAATCATTTTACCCCAAGTAATATTAATTACATTCCCGCCAGTAAATCCAGAAACAAAACCAAGCAACCTGTCATTGTCATCATTAAAAACAGGGGTCTTGTCTGCATACAACAAATCAACAGCAGTCTCATCTGAATAAGCCAATGACGCCAATGTTGGAATAGCGACATTATAGGGGGCATCAAGCCCCCCATATTGTTCATCAGCCCAACTTAAAGAATCATATTTGGCCAATTCTTCAGGTGTTAAAATGATGCTGCCAGTAGCTTGACCAGCGATATTTCCAAGTTCAAAACGAGGATAGATAACCAACTTTTTGTCTTTGGTCACAGATTGAATCGCATCCAATACTGCTGACACAGGAAGAGTGCCATCCCTTAAATCGGCGATAGAAAAATTGTTTCCTGTAAGTACATTAACTGCTTCCAAAAGCCTGTCAGTAATTTGTGCAATATCAAGAGTATTTACATCAACCTGACCGGACAAAGCAGCAAGCCTGTCACTTAAAATGGCACGAGCGTCTTCTACAGACAACAATACGCCAAGCGACGACTCTGTCAGCGGTTGAAGTATCCTGACTACATTTGTAATCTCATACTTTCTGGTAGCTAAACTATCCTTTAGCGTAAAACTGTCAGCCATGCCATTTCACCGTCCCTTCAATTAAAGTTGCTGATAAAATACTGCCCAAGAACGGAGGAGTGGGGTAACATTTCTATTTGCAGTTCGCATAGAAATTTCAATCATGAAATCAGCACCTGCACCTGCCATATATTCACCTTCTTCTACATAAGGCACCCAAGTTGCACCATTGTCAAAAGAAAGACGAATATTGCAAGTCTGGTCATTATTGATTTTATCAACTGAAATATACGCTTTACTGATTGAATTTGAGAGAACAACTTTCTCAGTCAAAACACGCATATCTGTAGGATAAGGTGGGATAATACCCAACGACATCGTTCTGGTATAAGCATTGTAAGTCAATGTGTTGTCAACAAAATTTACCGTATTAGCAAAAGTTTCTTTGAATACGGCGTTGTATTCAACAGGAAGTGCTTCAAGCATTTCTTCATATTTAAGGTCAGCGTCCTTTGTCTTATTGATTGCCAATTCGTCAAACAACATCCTTATTTGGATGTCAGCACTAATGCTTGGGTCAAAAACATCAACGATACTGCTTGGCGGCACCTGAGTCCCAATAGACGACTCAGTATAAACTACAGGCGTTATAAGAGTGAGTGAAGGTTTTTTATCGATAACACCAATAACCAACTTGTCTGAAAAATTGTTATCATCAATAAAAGTCAAATTCAGGCTCTGTGTTAATGCCATCAAACTCACACCTGTAGGTGCCGCAGATAAATTGGTTTCAATTGCTATCGCCATGTCCATATAAAGTGAATTTATACGAACCCTGCCCGGTGTAACGGTTAAATTATTACCGTTCGGGTCAACAACAAATTGAATGCCAGAGACAATCTGGTCATCCATGCCAACAGGAATTAAAATCGCTTTTGCGGGATTTATTTTTATCATCGGAATAGCCTCCAAAAGGTTTCTAACCTAATACTTTATTCAGCTTTTTTAAAACTCCACGTCTTGATACAATACTCGAATACGACCTCTGTAATTTTTCAACACTATCTTTTATGGAATGCGACAATACATAATCATCTTCCCACGCTTCCCAAACCTGCCGAACGTGTTTGCGCATATTGTCGGGACGTTGCCACAACAAAACCTGTTCAGCAACAATCTTCTTTCGTCTGAGACAAATACAATCCTCTGTATAAAGATTTTTTATTACCTCTTGCGCCCGTTCTTTGTTAAACATAATATTGTAGTAACCATCCCTTGCGTTTCTTTTAACAGAGCTATAATAGCCAGTAATTTTACCAGCATACTCCTTCCATAGATTCGCAACATTTTCATTTGGCGTGCCGAGACAAATAAAAGGAAAGCCTTTGGCTGTAAAACCAACCGACCCATTAGCGTCAAAATACCCTCTCAGATAATCCCTTATAGAATAATCTCCCGCCGGTAGCGACATGCCTGCTTTGTTTCCTGCAATATATCCCAATCTTTTCAAACATTGACGAAAATCAAACGAATGTAATCTCAAAACGCTACTACAATAATTTTTTTTAAAATTAGTGTTCCGAGTCCGACTCGTTAGACTAACTGTATAACCAATTCCCTCCAACACCACCTTGAATCTTTCCAAAATTTCTACATCAACAACAGACAATTCAATCGAAAATCTACCCCTATTTCTCGACATTTCATACAAATTACCATCAGCACTAAAAAAACCATACATGTAAGAATGAACACTGTTATCCAAGTTGAACATAATGCCCTCCATTTCTCAAATACTTTACATGGTAGAGGGCATCACTTTTTTTCAAAAACACTTGACACTTTTTTATATTTGATTATAATAAGAGTATAAAGAAAAAAACAAAGGAGACCGAATATGAACGTAGCCGCGATGAGACCTATAACAAGCGTTAGCAGGGACAATACCAATGTGTATGTTGAAGTAGATGGCGACATTTTAATATATATTCATAAACCTCTTACTTTGAAACAGGCTGTTTGGCTCGAAAATAAAGTAGCTGAAACTGGCATGATAGACCTTTCTTTCTGGTATCCAGCAGACCTCTACTGGGAAGCTAAGGCTGAAGCCGACTACGAAGTGTGACTTGAAAACGGTGGCAGTGCAGCAGCTCGCATTAACGGTGAGCGAGAAGTTGAAGAAAGACAGAACTTCGGTCGTTAATTACCAATTCTGACCAGTAATAAAAGATGCGTAGCCAAGAGCTGCGCATTTTTGTTTGAACAGAATCTGCAACCCTGAATCCACTACATAATCAATCACAAACACTCTTTTTCCATTTGTGTGAAACACATTCAAATACCCCACTTTATCTTGCGTAACTGCCGCTGGCTGTTCAACATCACCAACATAAAATAGATTCTCGGAAAGAACCCCCGACAATGAATTAAACAGGTCATAATGTGCCACCCAATGTTCCTGCCCTCTTATTAGAACATAAAACAATGGCTTCGATTTAATCACCCTGAAGTAATTAATTATCTCTTTAACCAATTCCACGGCTGATATTTCATCGCCAAAAACATCATTTAACCACAGCCCGTCAAGCAAAACACCGTCATATCCTGCCGAGACTATTTTATCCATAAGCTGACGGAACTTATCTTTAACAAACACAGACTGCCAATTAAAAGGAATGTAACCAGCAACGGCGACGCCTTTATCAGCGGCATCTATTTGTTGCAGTATTGGGTCATCTTGTCTTGCACCACAAACTGGCAATTTCGCTAAAATCAATCGGGCTGGTGTCCTACTTGTTTTCAGGGACAAAATATCCAATCTGGAAAAGTTATTGTAACTTGAATCAAATCTCTCCATTATCGTCAACTGTGAATCCGACTGAGCAATTGAGGGCAAATTTATGTTATTGGCATACGCACCCCACCTTACAACCTGCATCAAATCCTGACGAGAGGGTTCCGCCATATTCGATTGTCCGACAAGCTTTAATAATGCCGCTTTTGAAGGTGCGCTCAAGACCTGTCCATCGACAGTTGTTACACGCCACCAGAATCTACTGATAGGCTCCTGTGTCTTGTAAACGGTTAATTTCCAAGGCAATGAGGTAGCTGATACTGTTCCATTCTCTACAGATGAAACACGCCACCAGAAATTACAATATTCCATCAATGAATAAAAATCTACCCCGTAGGTATCATCCCCACGATAATGATGCGTTGCATCTACCATAGGATTCGGTCTTGTGTAATAAGTGTGAATCCCTGCATTATATGTAGAATATGCTGAATTCAATGGCTTCAGTTCGTCACCATTCGGCATAATCGCAGCAATCTCAAAATAATAAAGCCCCGACAAAGAGGCATTTGTTAAAACTATTGCTGGCTGGTCTTGGTCTTGAAGCATCGCAGCAGAAACAGTAAAAGGGGAGTCTACTCTTTCACCGTTTAAATATAAGCCTGTCCCGTCAAGCGTTTTGCCCCCCTCATCATAATAAACCTTATATTGCTGAGGATAGAAAGTAGAAGGCTTATTCCATGCCAATGACAGAGTTAAAGAAGCGGCAGTGATATCCATTTCTTCATATTTCGTCCCATAATAAAAACGCCAGCAAGAATTTCTTAAACGACTTTGTCGAAATCTGAAAGGTTCAGCACGTCTCATACCTTCCCCTGCATTAAACTTCGCCATTTCAAGAGGTGTCGTGATTCTATTAAATTCTTCCTGATAATCAGGACGACATTTATTTTTCTGGTCGATATGAACAATTCTACGAGACACTAAACCTCTTAATTTATCAGTAGCACTCTCAACAATAGACGAAATCTCGTTATTCGTTATCTCGACTTCGAATTCATGGTCAACTTCAGGGATTGGCACTGTCTCTTTTTGAATTAATTCAAGCTCGCTTATCCCACCTTCTGGCGGCATCATAGCGTCGGCACCAAAACTTATATGAAAATAAAGCAAAACCACAATACCTGCGGCTCGCACCTGCATAAGCTTTTCTTTTACATGGCGTTTCTTAATGAGCTTTTCTTCGCCGTCTTGAAAACATCTCAAATGCACTTCAAACGCACCGGGCAATGTATTGGCACCCAACCATTCTGCACCAAATTCACCCCAAGGCTTTATTTCACACTCTTCTTCATCGCTAAGGAAGGCTGCGGCTGAACGATACAGCTCTACAAGTCTAGTTTCTTCATATTCATCATTATCAAGGTCGATACCATAGTAATTTTTTATCATTTCCTTGATGCCTGCTACGGTGACATCATTCCAGAATCGCTCATTAAACACAAGTCTCGCACGATAATCATCATCAGATTCACCAGCGTATCTAGGCCGTGACATGCTTTGCCCGATAAGGTCAAGATATTTCCCCGACGCAGTTACTGCAAATCTCTGCCCTGAACTTTCTTCAATAACTCTCAGGATTCTAAAAAGAGAATTAGCCTCAGCTCTTAATATCGCTCGGTCTAAAGACTCTTCAGTATGCGCCCCGTCGAAAGACGCAACACATTCCAACATTTTCTCAAGTATTTGTTGTGGTGTTAGCATTATTTACTCCACAAACTCAATAGTGCCTGCTCGCAAGAATGTTAATGGCGCAGGTGATATATCATTTTCTGGACTCAAAACATGAGCCACTTTTAAACCCTCGATATCAGGATTCGCCGCAGCAATAATTCTTTCAACATAAGCCGCCTCGCCCATGTCGAGCTGATTTATGTAATTCGTAATATTGGTTCTAATTGTCTCGTAAAATTGAGATGGCAATATAGCGTCATTCTTAGTTTCCACTTCTATTACCACAGAAACATCGATATATTGAACGCTTGGCGACTGGATATAAAGCTCTACGCCAGCAGGCTTAACTCTTTCTGCCGCCGCAACCACCTCCGCTACTAACTCATCACTTATTGGCAGAGCATAAGGCACAGGCACCACGTCGATACGACCTCTCACTAATTCATAATGTGGCTCCATTTTTGTCTCAGTATAAACAGCAGGAATTTCTGTCAAATAAGAAACATTTTCCATTAACTCATCAGAATAACCAGTAAGAGGCATTGCATATACGAGACTCGACCCATCATCTTGCAAATTAATTGTCAATTCCTCGACCGACCTTGAACCAAAATCAGTCTCGTATCTATAACTGAACTCTATCGCAGACATCACTGCCCCAGACCCGACTTTTATAATTCCGTTAGTCTGGTCAAGCACCTCGAAATTACTCCCTGTTGGCGACAACAGCTCAACAATTGGTCTAAATTTAGTTTGAACGGTATTCGTAGAATATGCCTGATTCCACGTAGGCATTAATTCCTCTGTGGCAACTTTAACATCCAAAAGTTCCATCTGGATAAGTTTAGACTCGGCATTTACTTTATTGCACATTCCCGAATATGTTTGAAATCCATCAAATACCTCAACCAATGGCGTAACTTCTGTCTGTCCAAGTATTTCATTGTGTCTGAATTGTGCAAATGTAGAAACAACAAGCCTTTTATTCTCGGCGTTACTTGGGTCTTTCGCAATAATAAGAGTTACAGGCTGGTTGCTAACTTCTTCGCTCAGTGTCCTAACATATACTGCCTGACGGTCTGTAGCAACCGGGCTTAGGTCATCATAAGGGTTATCATCAAGTGCAATCGAAAAAATCTCTATAATTGCACTCTTACTTAGATAATTCACCTTGGCTAAAACACTAATCCCATCCGACAATGCAGATGCTTTTTCTGCATACAAAAGATTCCCAGTATCATCATACTGCTTAATATTCAAAGTTAGACCATCATCCTCATATTGCAAGCTTGAATATAAATCATACTTGGCTTCGAGTGGCGTTTTGGTTTCCAAAGATACCATCGGTTGTCCAGCAAGCGATTTTATCATGTGCGACTGCTTGACTCTATTTCTTGCAGGGTCAATAATAAGAACACTTCGTATTCCAGTTACAGATAGAATCGCATCTCGAATTGCGTCTGAGGTTCCCGACATCCTGCCAGCCCACGCAGACAAAATGCGCTCTCGCAAAGATTCATCAGATTCAATCTCAGTCCCACCACTCGTTGAAGTAGCCGTTACTGCCTGAACCCCCGCTATAGGGGCTTCTATTCTTGCAATCGCACCAGCAGGCAAATTCCCTGTTTCACCCGCAACAGCCGCCGCAACATCAACAGTCGCAGTAGTCCCACCGACTTCAATGAAAACATCTTCAGTGGTTACAAATTTCTTGACATCAGACGCAGTGCTAAGAACAGGCGTTGTAACAACTGTCCCAGATGGGATAAGGATTTTATAAGCTGACGGTGACGTTCTTGAAAAAGTTGCTTGCCCTCTTGCAGAAATGGCAGGCTGTCGGAAAACACCGACTTCTATGCCATGCAAGTCAAGATATTTGCCCGACGCTGTAATAACATAAGATTGTTTTTTATAAAAATGGAGCGTGTAATAAATCGACGCTTTTTGACGAGCAATAGCATAACAAATACTCCACAACTTACTGCCAACCGCAATATCTGTTATCCCCGGCGTTGTAGCAACTATATTAACAAGCGATTCGCTTAATAAATCTTGCGTTGATGGCAAAGCATCTACATCAAATACCCTGAAAGTTGGCATTTTATAACCCCTTTAATTTTCCAGAAAATAATCAAATGTCATTACATATGGATTTGGCGTATCAATCGGCTGCAACACCACGTAAAATGCTAGTGCTCTGTAATCGGTTGGATATACAGAAATAGATACGATTTTCTGCACTCTTACCTCTCGAACAAGAGCCTGCGTTACAAAAATTTCAGCCAAGCTTAACGTCTCAGGCACAAACCCAAGTCCCCGCAGGGAATGAATCTCGCAACCATAATCAGGAAATTCTGGATAAAACCCCAGCGGGGTCATTATCCTTCGCCAGATTGCATTAGCAAAATTTTCCAACTCATCAGCGGTCGTGGCAATATCATTCTGCTCGCTTATAAATGCTTCACGAGTAGAAAATGTTTCAGCTAACCCAATTCCGAGCTGTTCTAATCCTGCTATCACTTTTCAATTCTCCTGCTTTAAAACTTTACACAATTACGGCATGTGCCATTCGCCACCCGGCGACGTTATAGTGCCAGCAACATGTAAATCGCCATCCACTAAAACCTGCGTCACAGGCTTAAGCTGTATTGTTCCATCATTCAGAATTGTAACAGCCGCACCTGATGGATGATAAAGTTCTGCCAAATTATTGCCACCAGTATTAAAGAACTTAATCCCCATATCAGTATGATGATTCAGTTTTAATAAAACTTCTGTTTCATTATTAGATTCAATTTGCAAATAATCTCCAGCCTTGTGCCGCAGCTCAACCTTAACATCTGTGCCTTCATCGTCTTTGTCGGTGAACGTTAAATATGACTCTTCCTCGCCACGATGATGTAACGAAGTTATCATTTGATGCTTATCTTTTTCGTTTAAAGTGTCAACAACTTTTAACCCCGTCACAGTATCAACATGAACAAGCCCCATCTTAACAGCCTCTTCAGTTTTAGGCGTCGTCTGGTCTTGCGCAAAAAATATAGCCACAGGCTCGGCTTTTGGCTTGTCTTCATCCCAAGGTGTGAGCCTTAATTCCATATATGGCTTATGAGAGTCCTTATCTTTTATATCTGCATCCCAGATAAATAAGCCCGATTTTGTATAATGCTGCAACGTCAAGCTGCCCTTTGGCATTAATAATGGCTTGCGTTTTGATGCATCGTCCGAATCATCATATATATGGCAAGATTCCCCCTCATCACCTGAATAATCCACATAATCTTCAAAAAGAAGCGCACAACCATGCGACTCACTTTCAACTTTGTTGGAATGCGTTTCCAATACGAGCGTCACAGCATCTTTGCCATTGTAATTAGCCATATTTGCAGTACAAGACATTTCTAAAGCCGCCGACGGCTCTACGTATGGTTGAGCAGGACATTCGTCTGGACTATCTATCTTCTGGTTATTCCACGCATTCAATTCAAGATACGTATAAGGTCTCTGCTTTTTGCCACGAGCAACGTCTTCAGGGTCAATCCCCTCCTCATTCTGTTTTTCCCAATCCCCAAATTTTACTTGAGAATAATTCCAAAAAGTTATACCCCCCTCGCCCTTCGGCATAAGAAGTTTTCTTGGTTCTTTCCCTTCTTTAGGCTTGTAAATATGGGATGGGAAATAGTCTATTCCTGCATCACTTTCCTGCGGAATAACATAATCCTCAATATAAAACTTAGGGTCAATTTCCCACTTTTCAGTTCTTGTTGTACCATGTGCAAAACCTGTTGTTGCAGCACGTTTCCCATGCGCTTCTGACGGTGCCTTCCCTCTTGGGGAACCCTCTTCGTCAAAAGCATTTTCATCCAATGAGAAAGTATATGGCTCTTTGTCCACCACTTCATTCGACAGCATCTCACAGAAAAAATAACCGTCATCATTTGCGTAAGGATTCACAGCCTCATTATCTTTCATCTCAATAAAATTAAAACTGCGCAAACTCAATCGCATCGCCATCGAATGTCCGCCACCAAACTTACTGATATAATGCTGCTTTTTATCATAAAAAGCCAAGCCTGACCCTGTATAGTGATGCAGCTCTACCGAACCTTTTGGTGCGAGCAACTTGTGAGTCTCGCCACGTTTGTTTTGCCATTTTGCTGCTGCTATTAATGGCGTCTTGTCATCATCTGGTGTGGCATGGATTACATAGTCCTTAAAAAGAAGCCTGCTGCCGAATCTGCCCTCAGCCAAACCTTCCGTCATAGAGGTCTCGGAATTTGTGTCACCCAAAAAATCATCAAAGTTTCCTGAAACTTGTTGAATGTGAGATGAAAATTGCTCAATTCCAACCCATGTAGCAGTTTCACCATAAGTAGTCAAAGTAGTTCTACCAGAATGGTCATCATCTTTTAAACTTTTCTGAGGATATTGTGTGTGAGCTACTGGCAATGTAGGTATTGCAGCATTATTAGCAACCTTACCATAATCAATCTTAGCAGATTCCATTACAAAACCAGCTAAAGGTAACGGATAAGGGCCAAAAGTCATTTCCGCTGAATCACGATTCTTGGAATACTCATGTAAAATGGAATACTGCCCCAAGTCCCAACCATACAAATTAAAGCTTGCCTGAATCCCATGAAAATCAATATCAGGGTCAAGCTCTCTTATATCAATTCCTGAGCGTGTGTAATGAGTAAATGCTACCCTACCTTTCGGATTACAAAGATAGCCATCTTCCATTACATCTTTGTCATCATGCGTCTTATAAAGATAACCTTTTTGCCCAATAAACTGCTTATTTTCATCAGTAAGAGTTTCGAGTTTACTGCTTAAAAGAGGAACTTTATTATCTTCCCCCTCAACTTTAAGCATTACATCTCTACGACCTGACGCAGGAATGATACGTTTTTTGTATTCTATATCATACTCGCCATCCTCATCGCTGCGAGAGGTTAAATCACTGTCCATTGCCTCATAAAATTTATCATCAAATTCTTTATACTGTTTTTTTGCATCAAGCCTGCTGGCAAATTTCCAACCTTCTTTATCCTCGTCAAATTGCTTTAAGAAATCTTCTACAAAAAATCCACTACCCTCAAGCTCAATGGTCTCCACGTTTGTTCCATCTACACCGTAATGCCCATCTTCAGCTTGAAATCGCAGCTCTGGATATTTAAAACAATTTTTCTTAGACATTCCTGTCAATGTGCCAGAACTTAATTGTCGCAAGACCGCTCTTGTAGCCACATCTCGTTCATCCTGAGTAATATCCTCCATAATAAACTGCAATTCAGGAGTTTGCGGGTCAATTCTTTCACCCGACACATCTGAAAGCGGAGAATCCTTCTGTAATTGCATTAATAACTGCGTAGCACCAGCTCGATATTGTATTTGTGTCTCTCTCGCCAATAAACCAGACTGATTATAATTCAAAAGCGACATCATGCCCTTAGCCCTATGCTTGGACACCTGCACTTTTTCCCCATCTTTTTCGGTTCTTATTACATCGCCGATTACAGCATTAACATTATGCCTTACAACCACAATATTCTCTTCTGTAGCGTCGTCATCCGAATTATCAAAAAATACATAATCAGGGTATTCGTCCATATGCAACCCTGAACCCGTGTAATGCTTGAGCTGGACCAGCCCCTTGTCTGGCAAAATCTTAAAAGCTTTAAACTGCTTAATATCCGGCTCAGAATAGTCGGCAATATCAAGACCGTTACTCAATTGCTGGCTCGTTACCGTAACCGTTAATGACTGGTCGGCACCTTTTACAACCTTTGTAGCCCATGTCAAACGGGGGTCTGCGACGTCGCCTGCTCTTTGTTCAGGGGAGTCATTCTGCATCTCATTAAGCAAGATTACTGAAACAGTGTCACCCTCTTGCAAAGATATCGTCTTATCGTCAGTCGAAACAGTAAATGTTCTACTGTCAGCTTTGGCACCATCTTCTTTGTCTGCAAGCTCAAGAACCATACCTCTTAACGTGCCGTCAAATTCTACAATTGGCTGAGTAAAAGCGAACAATAACTCTGAATGGGTTTCATGATGGATTAAAAAATCACCTACATTATGCGCAGGGATATTTTCATTTGTGGTGTAAATGCGTCCTAATGCTACGGCAGCAGACTCTTTCCCTCTTACAGGTGCAACAAGCATATTCTGCCCTGTCCGAGGTGCGCAAACCATGCCATAGCCGTCGCCAGCATAAGGTGTTAACAAGTTCACCTGCAACATAGTCATCTCTACCGCATCATGCCCTCGACGGCGAGTATTTATGGTATAAAATTGCTGGTTATTACCCAGCACTTGTTGAGTCTCATTATTTGCCAACTCATTGACCTTAGAGGTCATCATGGCATCTAAATAGCCTACTATAGAGCCATCCATTTGTATCTACCCCTTATCTATTTCTTAACCCCACCAGTTCCATCCTTGTTCGTGGGTGTCTCAAAACCCTCTCTTGGAATGAACTGAATAACCCCGCCGTCTTTCCCCAAATTAAATTGAGGCAGCACTTTGTCGGCAAATTCTGCATTAATATTTTTAAGCGATTCTTCGTCTTTTCCTGTTTCCAAACTACTCTCTCTAAGCAAAGGAAAACCGAACAAACTTTTTCTTGCGTTAATATTCTCAGAAAGCTGTTTTCCATAGTTTTCGCTAAGTTTCTTACTAGAAACAATCGCAGACGAAGTAAAAGCATCTTCTGATGCAAATTCACAAAACGAAAGCCCAACGGACATTTTTGTTCCCGTATCTTTTGAATATTCCCACTGGATACTTTCTGCCAAAAACCTACCCACAACCCCCGTTGCAGCATCAACAATATCTACTCTATGCCCCGGTCGCAACTCAGGTATCAAATCACACTGACAGGCAAAGGTAAGAGCATTTCTTGCCATGTCCAACAGTTTATTCTTTGCTATATTCTTCGCTTCAATTCTACTATTAACAGATTGATTCACTTCTTCAAATCTTTGTTGCTCCCCAAATAATCCCATTAAAATAGCATGGTCAACCTTCGCAAATACTCCCGCACCATCGGCATTAACTTGTCCATGCACTATCACAGATGATGGCGTAGATTTAAGATTGTCTGAAATCTCGGTCTCAAATAACCTTGGATAAATCGGCTGCCCTGCATAAAGCCCCCAAACTGGCGGCGTAGTCTTTGTGCCCTCTTCCTTTTTTTGAACATTCTTATAACGAGGTCTAATATGTCCGATACCGTATTCATCAACAAAAAAGACACAGGAAAAAAACTTTTTGAGAATCTTGTTAATCTCTTGAACTATTTGTCCATTAGTTTCACATGTTGCCTTTGTTAATTCAGCTTTTGTCCAAACGGCAGTATCATCAGATTGCGCATCTAAGACATACGTTTCCTCTTTTACCTTTTGTCCCAAATCCTTTGTGCCAGCCTCAGCAATAACTACCTCTAATGGCGCAAGGTTCTCTATCGCTTGTGCTATTGCATCGACCCTGTTAGGGACAGATTGAAATACCCTTCCCTTAAGGGAATCTGTCGTATAAACATTCACTCTGACAAAATTGTCATCACCTGCATAATCAATCTGAACCTTGTAGTTCGGATTATCACTCGCCGAATAAGAATAAACCGTGTAAATGTCCATCACCTTTTCGGGGTCTTTCCCCTGTTCTGGAGCATTTAAAACGCCATCTTTGACATAATATTTCTTTCTCGTGTTCTCTTCTTTGTTCGGTCGAGGTGTGACAACATAATCACCGACTTTAAAAGGTTGACCGGGTCTCCATCTTACATACCAATTACGCTCTTGAGCACATTTATCTCTTGTTGCTTTTTGCTGCTCCGTTTTTTCTTCGCCACCACCAAAAAGCCAAGCCCAAAAACCTTGGGTTGGCATTTTATTGATTTTCTCAATCTCCGCCACCCAAGCATCGAACTCTGTCTCATTCTTTGTAGCACGACCATACGTTTCTTTAAATAACCTTTCAAAGGTTGCGTTCTGGTTTTCATATATCCAATCAGAACCAATCTCTACCCACTGAAAGGCAGAATTTTTCAAATCATATTGTGCACGTATTTCTGCTGAGTTTGCAATGATATTGCGGTTTTTTGTAACTCTGTCATGCTGTAATTTATATAAATCCCTTGCCCATTCCGTTTTAAAACGAATTTTCTCATTTATACTGCCAGAATCTTTCGTCGCTTCAGCACCATTAATCCCCTTAGCAGCATTCTCGGTTTTCGAGCCGCCAAGAGGAATTTTATAATCACCAATAATAGACTCATCGCCACTTTCTACCTCAGCCTTTGAAAAAAACTCAGGATGTAACAAATCATATTCCAACAAACAAGACCATCTTGGCTGTTTCTTCTGTCCCGTGTCCTGCTTTGAATTGAATTCCGCTTTTTTAGATGATTGTTCTTCAAAGCAACAATATGGATGTTTAAGAAGTATTGCCTCTACCTCTTTAAGGAAGTCTTCGCCAAACGTCTTTGTGTTTTCCTGTTCTACATCAGGACTTAACAAGTCCATCCCATTCTCGAAAGTTAACTCTTTTCCCTCTGCTGTTCGACCCTTTGTCATGCCAAGGTCAATTTCACCCATTACCAAACCAGTTTTTTTGGTAATTATTTCCCACAGAATCTCTTCGTAAGACATAAGCCCATTCTTATTATCTTTACTATCTTTAGGGAAAGTCATACTAACATTACGCTCTGCAAGGATATAGCCACCGCTACGTCCTGCCCATTCTATTGTCAATCCATCTGGCGATTGCCTTGCCGTGTATTTATCCAAAACACCTGTAAAACATAAAGGCATTCCTTTAATGGATTCTTTATTTTTCTGATATAAAGAGCCTGATGTTTCAAGACTGCGCAATTCGTCCTCTGTGACAAGTCGGAAATAAACCTCAACCAAATCACCAGACGCAAATCTGCTCTTATTTTTCCCTCTCGCATTATTAAAAGTCAACGTAAAGCTCGTATAGCCCTGCTCGAAGCTATAATCAAATTTCACACCAAGAATATCACGAGAACCGTTATTAGGCTGCACTGGAAAGACTTTTATATCCTCCAATATCCCGGTATTTATGTCTCGGATTCTGTCTGTTCGCCAAATTCTAATCTGATGATGTGGCACAAGCACCATTGGCAACATTTTGCCCGACGCTTTCATTGCTTTCTGATTGTTCTCAAGAATTTTTCCACGCATGGCAATGGCATCAGGGTCATCAATACCAAGCTGCCTTAATTCAGCCAAAGAAAAATCTTTGCCCAAAAAGTTTATTTTGGCACCATCGCCAAGCTCTTTATTACCTTTTATATCTTTCACCATTATCCAGCCTTGTCAGCAGCAGAACGTGGCAAAGCCAATCTGCGCCCCTCAAACATTTCAACCTCATCAAGCGGATTACTCACATTGTTTAGGTCTGCAATATCACGCCAATAGTCAGCCACGCCAAACTTTTTCACAGAAACTCTCTGTAGTGACCAGAAAGGCGGCAGTTCAAACACTTCAATGTTCAGCCCTTCTTTTGTTCCAAACAAAGTCTCATACCTTATTCTGGCTACCTTATCCCCCTCAGTTTCAGGGATGGGCACAGCCGTTTGTTTCCCTACTATTGAATCGACATAAGTCTCTATGCCATCCATCATAGTTAAGAAATCGGGTGTTAATACATCATCTTCTTTTATAATATCCACAAGCCTTTGCATCATGTCATCTGACAAATCATTTGTTCTTGTAGGAGCTTTTGCCTGCAAAATGTCTGGCGACATTCTTTCTAAGATAGGAAAATCAACAACTTCGCCGAGTGGTCTTAACACCAACAAATCCAAAAAGACTTGCTCTACCGAATTTTGAATAGAAAGCCAACTCTTATAATCATCTTCCCAACCCGACAAAGTTATCCTACGTTCAGCAGACATATTCAATGCTACCCATTGGGGCTTCGTGGCGTAGTCTCCATAAAAAGCAATGCTGAAAACATCTACCTGTTCTCTTGTAAAACGATATTCATCTCTCGTATATGTAGACAATGCCGCAGGGAGCAAAAATGAATCAGAATATTCTGTCAACTCTATAGAGCCAATAGCACTCACGCCATTAACTTTATTCTGAAAATCAACAGCATCAGTCACATTCAAATATTCTTCACGCAAAGCACTGGTTGCAAGCGTTATTTTCAAGTTTCCTGTAACACCTTCAGCCACAACAATCGTGTAATCATCTATCAGGTTATTATTCACTTTTAAATAACAGCCAGTAACTTTCTTTCCAGACAAATCAGCAAGAAATGGAACGTAAAGCTCTTGATTAAAATAATCCACATATTTATCGGTAACATCTTGACGCTCCCAAGAACCACGTAATGTAGGCGTAAAATACCACGGCGATGTTTTTGGAAAAATAGTATTACGTTTCTTACGTTCTCTTATCATATGGTAAGCAGCATAGTAATGTTGCTGTTCAATAAAAAAAATGTAGTTGAGATACCAAAGTAAAGCTTTGATTCTATCATTATTACCAAATGTTTCTGTTTCATCTGCCAATTCCAGCTCACAATATTTATTTCTTTTTCCTATATCGCAACAGCTTCCTAAAACAGTCCCTTCGTCAGGGGCATCTTCCTTATCTACAAGAATCCTCATTGCAAGCTCTTGATTTCCTGCCTCTATTGCTGCATTAAATCTATCAATCCAATCAGGGTCAACAATCAAACCTGCATCCCATAATGGCAAACGCAAACCCGATTCTATAAGCTCCTTAACATAGACAGGAAGACTCGCTTCATCTATATTCGTCATTTCCTTACCAGTAAAAATCAGGTTACGAATTCTTTCTATCTGCTTATCAGATGTTGGCAACCTGTCATTAGGTGAAGGACTCTCATAAGACGCAGCAAGCTCTCTCTTAAGTTGGTCTATAACCAGCTTAATCTCTTCATCAACAGTTTCTATTGGTGTTAATAAAACTTCGTCAGCCATTTTTCATTACTCCCATGATGCACCGCCGCCACCACCCAGAACTTTAACTTTCCCTCGCTCGTTATACTTTTTCAGAGACGTTTCTTGCCATTTTTTAGCGGCAGCAGCACGCTCTTCTGGAGTAGATGTTTTAGGTTCTCTTATTGGCACAGTATTAGTATTTTTTTCTTTATTAGTCTGCTCATTACGTCCGCCACCGCCGGGATTTGTATTACTTGGCATACCAAGATTCTTATCTGTAGAATTTGTAGCCTGCGTATTAGATTTAGCCGCCGCATCATGTTTTTCATTTATATCTTTTGCAGATGCATTAATATCTTTAACCTTGCCAAGCTCCTGCTCTTTCCAGTTAGACGAATCCTGAATTGTTTGACCATTATTATTAACCATCCCACCAGAGCCAGTAGTTTTTGCAACAAAATTTTCATTCTGCAATTCTTGCAAATCAGGATTATAGCTTGCATTCCCACTCGTAGCATCATAATAGAACCCTTTTTGGATTCCAGAACCAGCTCCAGTTATAGTATCGAAATTCTTAATTCTTTCTTTGACAGAATTTTGTGCTCGAATTAAAGCCATTTCTCTGTTAAATTTCTTCCTTACGAGTTCGCGTCTTAATTTCGCATAATGTTGCACCGTTGGGTCTTCCTCATTCAGTTGCGCAACGCAAACAAAAGTAACATCAAAGAAATACTGATAAGGTTTATCAGCAGCAGTATTTTTACCCGGAACATTTTGAGGCATTACATACCAAGCCCCTGTTTCCTGAGAAATGAAAATTAACGGTCTGCGAGACTTGCAAAGCTCTCGCAATGTCTCTAAGCGAGCATAACCTGCCTCGCCCCATAGCCTGCCAGACACTTTTATGCTGCCACTACCAAAACCCATGTCCTGAACTGCATCAATATCGGCATCAGGAACTTTCAAGATTGGCAAATTTCTTGGAAAAGTTAAATCCTCTACTTTAAGGTCGCCAATACTGGTAAAAATAAACCCCGCACGCACTCCCTTGCCGACATCATCTGCTTGCCCCGTATCCGTAACCAAAAGAGGTGGAATATAAAATTTCGGCAAAGAATATTGTGCATAAGCCGCTAATGCTCTCTGCTCTGCAAGAGTGAGAGTTTTATTCTTGTTAGATGAGACCATGTCGGTATTTTTTCCGATGCCACCCTCATCCATTTGCTGAATAGCAGTTGCTGATTCACTACCAAGACCTACTTTAGCCTTAGCATCATCAACCATTTGGCTCTGTTTCTTTGCATAATCATCCTGAAGCTTACCAGCATCTTCACTTAAGGGCTTTAAATTGTTTTCCTTAAATGCGATAGTAGACGGGCTTTGAGAGTCTTCTATTCTTTTTACATTTTCATTTGCCACAATTTCCCCTCCATTACGCCGATGGCATTACTACTCTTCTTGGCTTAAAGTCTGGGCTAGTTCCAATCCCGCCCTTGCTAGGCTTTGCTGGCGGTGTAGATTTTTGGTCTTTGTTCACACCTTTTAATCTAGTCTCAGCCTCTATTGTATTTGCGATATTACTCTGAGTTTTAGCAGCGACATCTTCACCTGACGTTCCACTAACCTGAGTGTTAATAGTATTTCCATTATTATTAACAACAACAGATGCACCATCCATATTTTGCGAACCAATTGCCTTGCCGTCAGCAGTTACTTTATTCGCTTTTACATCATCTACAAATTTTTGCATAAAATCTACTATAGTAAGTCCGCCACGACCCTTTGAACCAGCTTGTGACGCACCTGAATAAAGCTTGGCAAATGTAGTAAAGTCGATATCAGTACCAGCCGCCATTTCTTTATATCGACTTCTTAGATGTGCAGTTACCCTCTCATTTATAAGAGTCTGCCCCGCCAACATTTCAGCGTCCATAATCTGGCCTTCTAGCTGAGGCGCATTCATAAGTCCATCGTAAATTTTTTGCCAACCTTGACCTGACGTGCCACCTGCAAGAACCGATGCTACGTTGCCTACGCCTCTTGAAACAACATTATCTCGACCAAAAGTATTTTTTATTTTATCATCATAAGCTTTTGCCATTTTGGCAGTAGCTTCACCTGCTAAATATATACCCTTATCCGCAGCCGAACCTTGAACCTGTCCAAGTTTATCAACTGACGGGGCAAATTTGTCAGCAACCTCGCTTGCACCAGTAAGACCTTTTCTTGCTGCTGCAATCTTTTCACTGCCAAGACTCACACCTAATTCTTTTTCCAAGGATTTCACAATCTTTTCTATTATGCCTAAAACCACATCTGCCATTTGAGAAGCAGCCCAGTCTTTTAAATCTGCAAATTGCTTCTTTAAATTGGTCATATCAAAGCCCCATTCACCGAGCTCTTCAGTTTCTTCAGTTATAGTAGCTTTAAATTTTGCCCAACTTTCAGCAATTGGGTCTGTGAAATACTCCTTAAACTTCGTCTGCATCATTTCTGCAAAACCAGTGGTACCAGTTGCATCTTGTGCTGTGCTATCACCAAAATAAGTAACAAGCCCCGCACCTAGCGCAGAAATCCCTTTTATAGCACTACCAACATTCTCTATAAACCATGTTAATGGAGACATCGCACTGCTGCCCAACCACTTAAATAAACCTGTTATCATATCAAATATAGGCTTCGCAACAGGACCAACAAGCCTCATAAGATTTGCTACACGCTGCCCCATTGGACCCGATTCTTCTAATACAGTTAAAATCCCGTCAAATACCTTAATACCTGCGGCATTAAGTTTGTCAGATACTGTATCGAAAACCTCCCGCAAAAGACCAGCAACAGCAGCAGCCATACCACCCAAACCGCCTGCCTTACCAGCATTAGCAATTTTAGTAAATGCACCTTCAATCCACGACACAATTCCATCTACATTATTCAACACATCATCTGTCAAGCCCTTAAAAACTGTAGCAAAAACGCCAAACACTTTTGTTAAAGTTAAAAACAAATTAACGATTACGCCACCGATATTATTTAAAACGGAGCCACCAGCCGCAACTGGCGCACCAAGAGCAACCATAATTGTTTCGAACGCTTTCACCAATGGCGCAGGGACGAAACCAGCCAACCTGTTAAAAGCAGCTTGGAAACCCTGTTCTAGCATTCCATACAGATTAGGGTCAGCGAACACATCAAATATACCAACCCCAAGCCCGTCAAAAACAGTAAAAATATCACTGAATAAATCTATGACTGCTTGTATCTCAGTAAATACATTTTCAAGCCACGCTTGAACAGGTCGCATGATTCTTATTAAAATATGTGCGCCAGCTTCCATGAGGTTCAATACACCAAGCAACACATTTCGTATCACACCAGCAAAGCCCTTATCAGGAAATATACTTTTCACAAGTGCCTTCATGTCTAATGACCAATCCAAGAATGCCCGCTGCAATCCCAAGAATTTCCCGATTACAAAGTCAAAAGCCTTCATAAGCCCACCGCTAGACAAGTATCCGAACAAACGAGCGATAGAACTTATTATTGCTCTGCTAATCGCATTGCCGAGATTAACAAAAAAGTCCCATACCTTGCCGAACAATGCCCATAATTTTCCCCAAGGGAATTTTGCGATTATTGCATCAAACATTCTGTAAACAGCCATTATCAGACGTCCCAGAAGTCTTATAAAACCATTCTCTGCACCATCCCCGAAAACACCTAATAGCCCATCAAAAATCTTCACAAGCTTATTTATGACATTATCAATAATATTGGCAAAGGCTTGCATAACCTCATCCCAATTTATGTTCATCAATATTTCAATTGCATCATCCAACTTCTTGCTTACACGAGCTATTTGATAGTCAATTTCCGCTAATAAAATGTCTGGAAATGCTACAATTGTTTTAATCAACCTTTCAATCAGGTTGCCTACAGCAGAATATGTCTTTTCACCTACTTCATCGGTGCCAAAGCTCAATATCGCACCGACGAGGTCTGTTACCATTGTTACACCATTCTCAATAGCTTCAATGAAAAAGTTTGCAACCATTGCAGGCGCATCCAATAGGAAAGTTAATACATTATCAACAAAACTCTTTATCATTCCTGCTATAATGCTTGGCAAGCCATAAATTACATATGCTACAGCTTCAACTATTTTCACATAAAACTCTGCCAGTTCTCGCTTCACATCTTTAATCATATTCGGCACGGCTTCTGCAAAAAATGTTTTTAAGTTAGTAATAAACTGTCCAATTCCTTGATAAATAAAAGTACTGCCTACTCTATAAAGCATAGAACGAACAGAATCAAAAGCTCTCGTCATGAGAATAATAAAGCCTGTTGCAATTCCGGAGACAACAGCCCATATCACTCTCAATATCATATAAGGCATCCCGACAATAATCCCTGCCACTGCTTTTGCTATTCCACCCAACACACGACTTACTGTAATACCAAGAGAGACGCCAAAGCTTCCGATTGCTCTTGCCGCACCGGAAAAGAAATCTGCGATTGCTGAAAAGATACTTATGATAAACCTACGGATTTTATCAGGAAGAGAAGTCATGAAGTTGTAAATAGAATTTCCAACGCCAGCAATCCCATTTAACACTGCATCTACAATCTTGCCCACGACCATATAAATTAAACCCGGCAAGCTAATCATCGTCATAGACATAGAGGCAACCGCTCGACCAAGCCCTAAAATAAAATTCTTTACTGGAGCAATAATTGCATTAATTATATCCGATGCCAATTTCAAAAGTGCCTTTTTAATATTCTCAAACATTTCCGAAAGAGCACCTTGTATAGCATCAAATCCGGGCTGCAACTTTTCCAAGAACGCTTTTATAAAAGCAATCGACGCTTTAATTGCAATATACGGTAAAGAAACAGGTAAAGTGGCAAGAACAAGAACAATCTTTGTTATGGCATCAAGAACAAAAACAGACCCGTCAATGACAGCCATCAATATCTTGTTAAAGACCGTAATGGTCAACGTCAACAGTGTCCCCAAGAAAGACAATGCCTTTGCTTGAAGAGATAAAAACATGTTGAGGAAAATAGCAGGCAAGTCTACTGCAAAAGTTCTAATAGCCGCCCACATAGTTTTTACTGCACCAGTAACGAATGAAATTAAAATCCCGAAAAAGGCTTCTAATGCTAAATAAGAAAAACCAACTAAAGTCCTTAACAACATAGCCACTAAAGCTTCTGTAACTCTGTCAATGCTATTTACTATTCCCACAAAAACATTCGCAAGAGATGAAATAGATTGCGCTACAAATTCACCGAAATTAGAAATTAAATCAAAAGTAAACGCCATAAGCCCCGCAAATTTAAGCTGGAGCCATGCAAAAAATAATCCCGCAGCCTCAATTAATCCAATAACTATATATTCCATCACTTTATAAATGCCAGAGACTGCATATTCGACACCCACAGCCACCTTCGCAAGCAACCCTTTCTCAGGCATGGCAGATGCGATGTCCATTGCAGAAATCTTCGGTGCCATGTCAATCGTCCCCATTGCCCCAAAAACCTCGGACACCTGTCGACCTGTTTCTAACAACGCAGGAAGAAGTTGATACGTCAGATAAGTAATAGGAGCCGCCGCCAATATGAAAGGCAAAGAAAGTGCTGCGCCAAGCGACGCTGCCGCAGCCGACAACGTGGCAAATGTTGAAACCAACGCCGCACCAGTCGTGATTAATAGAAGTTTCGCTGCTGCGACAGCAGCGACTACCGTAGACAGGGTAGCCATACTTAAAAGTATTATTACAACAGCCTTCCCTGCGGCAGAGAACTTATTAAACGCATCTACGAGCTTGTTTATGAATCTCTCTAAACCGCCAAGGTTCGACAAAAATTCAGCCCACTTACCCTCAATCGTATTGCCTGCCATTAACAAATCAATCGCAGATGCCAAGAACAACGCTGTAACACGAACTATTGGACTCACAAGTTCACCGAGCACCGTCTGGAATGTATCAAATGAACCTGAGAGCAATTCCAGTGAACCCCAAGTAGAATCCATAACTTTCTTTTGGATGTCCATAGCAGAGTTCGCAGCAAGCATTCTGTTCGCAAAATCTTTCATCGCTGCGCCACCTTGAGTAAAAGCTTTAATAGCTCTGTCCTGCATAGCCGGGTCTGCACCAAATATCTCTTGAATCAATTTAATTTTTTCAGCATCAGTGCCCATAGCATTAATGTGAGCACGCAATCTTGCAAGCCCATCAACTGCTCGCAAAGTTCCTTCTGTCAGCTCTTGAACTGGCGTAAAGGTATTGTCTCTAATAATCTTTCCGTCAACTTTTTGCACTCTTTCACGCATTACACCAACTTGAGTATTAAATGCACCGCCAACAAGCCCTAATTCTCTCATTTGGTCGGAAAGCCTTGAAAGATTCCTTCGACCTACGCCACCAACAACAACGAAACTCTCTGCCATTTCCTCAGCATTAAGTTTCATGCCATGTAAACCTTCGTCAAGCCTTGTAGCCTGATTTAAAAAGCCCATCAACTGTTGTTTTGCACCACCGAATGCAATCTCAAGGTCTTTCGCACCTAACACTTCGGAACCCTGAGAAATAAGTGCCGCAATTTGCGATGATGCTCTCACACCGAAAATATCTCTGAGAATCTTAATCCTCGCAGATGCCTTGGCACCCATTTTATCAAGAGCAGCACCTATCTTTTCTACTGCTTTTACAAGATTAAGATTGCCTGCATCGTCTGATACGTCCTTCCATGACAACCCCATAGACTTCAAGCCTTTGGTGCCTGCCGCAAGCTTCTGGCTCATGCCGCCAAGTCCTGCCGCTAATTTTTCCATGAACTGACGCAAACCTGTCCCTGACATAGAACCTTTAACACCGATATTACCCAAAACACCAGCAACCGCTGCAACCTGACTTAAGCCTACGCCAAGTTCTGATGCCTGCGCACCAACATACTTCATCGTATAAGACAAAGTGCTCAGAGTTGTATTTGTAGTGGTAAATGTTGTGGTCAAAGCACCAGCAACATAATCCATGTTCTTTGCTTCGATTTGAAATGTTCTAAGAATTTCGGATGCAATGGTTGTTGCTTGTCCGATACCAACCATACCTGCGGTTGCCATACCAAGCAAACCCGGTAACGCACCTACGATTTCGTTTACACTGAAACCTGCAAGTGCCATTTGGGACATCGCACCAGCAACATCTTTTGCTGCATATTCTGTAGCAGCACCCAAATCAATCGCTGTGTCTTGAAGAAGCTTTAACTCACCCTTTGTGGCGTTTAAAAGACCGCCAGTTTTAACAATAAGCTTTTCGAACGCTTCAAAACCCTTAAGACCTTTAACTAGATAATCGACTGCACCAGCCGCACTAGTCATCGCACCAGCGAACTTCATAAAGTCGCTACTAATATTAGACATGGCACTATTAACTGCCGTAGACATTCCGCCGAACTTTTGCCCAAAAAGGTCTGCAAGCCCAGAAACAGCATTCTGAGCTTGTCCAGTATTACACAAAAAATCAAAAGATGCGCCTTCAGACACAGTTATAATCCCCTTATCTCATTCAATCTCCGTTCAATCTTTCCTGCCGCTGTTGCCAACACTCAGCCAAGAACCCCTTTTTCTCATACCAATCAAAGCGTCTATCAGCTTCTGGCTTCTGACTTACACGCTTAATTTGTGGCATTAGCTTCGCATTTCTTGCCGCAGTCCAATCTTCTTGACTAATACTTTCACTATCAGTAGTGCTCGCTGCTTGTTTTTTCCCTGTCAAAACACCAGCCTTATTCTTTGCCTTGTTAATATGCTTTTTAAGCTCAGGCGACTTTTCGGCAGCATCTTCTGCCACCCCAAGAACACCCTTGACAAGGTCAACAACTCCTTCTATGACAATTTCCCCAAAAGCAGCCATGAAATCATAGTCTGCTTGGGGAACTTGTCTCATTTCAGTTGGTGTTTGTCGCCAAAGAAAAGATGTCAGGAGGAACCCGTACAGCTCCGGGTGCCCCCTTATTATTTTTTTAACTGTTCGTTCTTTTCGACCTTGGCACTTGCTGCCATAGCTTCAGGATTCACTTCTTGAACAAGTGTTACAAGCTCTTTAAATTCATCAGCGGTAAGCACCTTGTCAATGTAAGCACGGTCAATAAGAGGTCTATTATCTTTCTGGTAATAACTCAAACCGACTTCGACCATAATCTTTTCCATTTCTGTGAATGTTTCCATAGAAACATCAAGCTTTGGCTTTGATTTGCTTGGGTCTTTGTCATCTGAAATCTCAATAGCGACCGTTTTCTTCATCAATGGGGAAGAAACTCTGTCATTGTCACCTTTGGTGAATTTCTTGATTTTTACGATACGTTTCTTGCTTTCCCACGTTTTAGAAACGTAGTGGTCTCTTTTTGTAGCGGCAAGAAAGTCATCAACTGTCATCTCAACAGCTTCGCCATTGCTGAAACTTCCTACAGAAGCTACAGGTGAATTCAGCTCTGCTCTTTCTTCTGCGCTCAGTTCACTTGATGAGTTTTTTTCCTTATACTCTTCTGGCAAACTCCCCTTGGCACCATTCATAGCCATTCTGGCTCTTTCAACTTCGTCCATTATTGGAACCCCCATTTGTTAATTAAAAATAACTGGCTGAATCAGCCACCGTTCAAGCAAAGTTATAAAAACTTATTTGCCTGTTTGTTGATATGAGGGACGGTAGGCTCCTCACTCCAACAAATAAGAAATTTGTTGAACTGCTTTCGCAGAAAGGACAATTGCAAACACGGTTTGCAAAGATACGCTGAAAACACAGGTTTTCTTGTATCTAAAATTATTTTACCCCTTCGAGGACAACTTTTGATTCTTTCATTATGTTTCTTTGCATCAAAACCCTAAAAAAATCAATCAGCCACCCCTATATAATAGTTTCTTGTAGAAATAAAAAAGGGCTGAATTTCTTCAGCCCTTTTAAGCAGGAGATTTACCGTTCCCGTTGTCTTACCAAATAGTGTTAACCTCACCACCAGCACGTCCACCTTCTGGGATATTGCGATTAACATATTCATTGGCAACAAATTCATTACCAACAAGTTTAAGGCTATCCATAGGTGTGCCAGTTTTAAAGCTCAGGTTCGATGCTGTCCATTTCTGGTCATTAAATACTGTGCTCGCTGCGGCAGTTGGCATTGAGAAGCTGTTCATAACAGCATTGAACACCAATATCGCTTCATAAGAAGCAATGTTCGGAGGAAGCATAGATTTGTCCAGAATAAGAATAATATCAACTGGTGCGATATATCTTACATCACGGATTGTTGCATCATCTCTTGTGCCATCGGCAGGCGACATGCCAACGAACTTTTTCAGAACATTAAGGTTGGCTGTAGCTTGTTTGATACCACCAGTAATCTTGATTGATTTAAGAACCAAAGCACCTACTGTGTATTGCCCTTGGAAATATACTTCGTCCCAGTCGAGACCGATTTCAACTGAGCTTTCAACACGTCTTGCCATTGGCTCGCCGTCAAACATAATCATCCCGTCTGCGCCAGAGAAAATCGCTGGCTCATTCACTCCCGGACCCGGAGCTTCGTCTACGAGATTATTTTCACGTTCATATCTCATTAAACTCATGATGTGACTCCTTCCATAGTCTTTAAGTTAGGGGCTGTCTGAACAGCCCCTTTAGTTTGTTCCAGTTATTAGCTGGTTGGCACGTAGGTTGGCGGGATAATATCAAGTTCCGCTTCTACATACTTGATTGGGAATACAGGGATAAGCCCTACACGGAATCTGAATCGTTTTTCAACGATGTCTTGGATAGAAACTTCATTAAGAAGTCTGAAATCCATGATTGCCCCGATATTTCTCAGGCTTTCAAGGAATTTTTGAATCATTCCAAGCACCCAACCCCAAGTAGGCGGCATATTGGATTTGCCAATGGCTTTTTCCATAGCCTTTCTGATACCCCTGCTAACCACATCATAAGTTCTAACCATATGGATATCTTCATAAGCCATAATGGTTGATGTTGTGATAGCGTCAATAATCTGAATGCCATTATTGATGCGGAAAGTAATCAATCTGGCATCATGCAATACCTGATGCTGCGCATCATCATACTCGTGTTCAACGCCATAAGCGTTAGACAAGTATTTGTAAGTATGGCACACGAAGAATTTCTGACTAATAATCTGCGCTACGAATGGGCAAACCCCTACAGCACCAGAATATAATCTTCTGCGTCCATCATACGCACTTACAAGATACAAACCGTCACCAATCATCGACAATCTTTCACTGTTGAGGATTCTTGTGCGCTGCTGTTTTCTTTCAAGTGATTCACCAAGTCCAACACCTGCGAAAGCGATACGATAATCACCGATGCTTGACGAGGCTTCACATTCATCTTTCATAAGAGCATGGAAAGCTTCATCTTCTACGCCGGGGGCAATCATGATTGTTACATCTTTAACAGCCGCTGCTTCAGCAAGAGCGTCAAGATAATCAATAATTGTTGGATTGTCGCCAGAACGTCCACCTGAAAGCTGAACATCTGACTCAAGTGATGGCAATTCATGATTTGCCGAACCAATAACTTCCATAGTTACGAGGTCAGAACCATTTGCGCCATCATTTAATTTCATAGAGATGTCTTCTGCATCTCTAAGGTCATCGAATTTTTCAACTTCATTGCCATTGCGAATGGTCAGCATAATCCCGATAGGCAAGAAAGCTACTTCAGTACACATTGCTGGCAACTGATTCATATTATTCACAAGAATTTCTGCCAAAACCAATGATGAAGAAACATTAACCTGATTCACAACATCTGCCAGAGTAGCAAGATTGTCATAAACCTCTGCCTTCATGCTTACGCCAGTTCCTGCAACGATTGTAAGCTTAATTGTATCAACGTTAGTTCCTGCGCCAACTGTTACTGTAAGCCCACGCATTGAAACGAACTGTGAAGTTGTATACAAGCGAACAAGCTTCAAATATTTCTGGTCATACTGTGCGCCAATACCATTAACATACAATGCCAAGAAATCTACATCATTGATTGCGAAATCAATATTGTAAACCTGAGCAGTGCCATTAGATGACATAGTCAATCTTGCTTCGCCAAATGGGCAAAGAGTATTAACCAAAAGATTATGTGAGCCAAGCACAGGTGCGCTACCGAATCTAAGTTCCTTAGTGGCAGTATCATAAGAATACTGTCCGGCAGGAATGTCGATAACAGCCATGTCTGGACCGGCATAATCAAAGGTTGTCTGTCCATCAGTTACGATAAAAGGAGCTGAACCTGAAACTGGACTCCAGTTAAAAAGTTCAAAATTCTGAGTGCTACCATCACCGTAAAATTCAATTCTGAAAGGAAGGTTGTCGCTCAGTCTTTTACCTTCAAAGAAAAGTCTGTCAACTGCGCTATAAACTTCATTGGTTTCGAGAACCATCAATGCAGGGTCAAAAGCTGCATTTGGTTTAACCAAATAAGCTTCTCTGTTTGTAGAGCCGTCAACATCTACAAAAATTTCATTTGCGAATGTGCTCTGCGCTCTTGATTTAACTTGAAGAATATCATCGCCAGCTTCATTTTTAAGAGCTGCGGTTGCATAAGCCAAATCACTGCTTGCAACACGGCGGCAACGAATAGCATATTTACCTTTATCATAAATCCACTTAGCGTAGATTGATGCTTGGCTGCCATCTCTTGCCCGTCCGAATTCCCGTTCAAAACTCTCTCTTGTGCTGAAAATTTTATCTCTGAAAACTGTGTTTCCATTGATATCAATTACAGGCACACCGTCATCGTCTAATTTTTCGCCACCCTTGAGTGCTGGTGCCATCATGTAAATTACATCTGGCGTGCGACCACCGAGAGTCTCCAGCCCGTCAGGATTGACTACGAGACTGGTATAAGGTATATTTGACATTTCTCGTTCCTCCTGCTTCTTGTCACGTTAATTGTTAATAACGTTCAAAATAATATTTTCAAACCTATTGCCGCTTTCTTACACCTGAACAAATGTAGGTGGCACAATATCTACAAATCCCTCTATGTATTTCACAGGGAACACAGGTATAACCCCGACTCTGAATCTGAACCGCTTGGAAACTATGTCTTCCGCACGAACCTCATTCAATAATTTAAAATCCGAAATTGCCCCGACACTTACAAGTGTCTCTAAATACTTTTGCATTTTCGCCAAAATGTATCCCCAACGTGGCGGCATGTTGACCTCGCCTACGTTACCCTTCATTACGACTTGTAAACTATGACTTACTGCATCAAAAATCCTTAACATATGGATATCTTCATAGGCGTTGTAAGTTGACGTTGTAATAGCGTCGACGATTTTCACACCAGCATCGAAATAAAAGGTAATCATTCTGGCTTCATGTAAAACATTGTGTTGCGCATCATCGTAATGATTCTCTACGTTATACGCATTCCTTAATGTCTGATTCGTAAGTGATGTGTAATAATTCTGAGCCAAAAGCTGTCCTACAAAAGGTGCTACGGCAATAGAACCAGAAAACATCCTCTTAACGCCAGTAACGGGGTCTTTCAATTGCAACCCATCACCTATTAAAGAAAACCTTTCGTTATTAAGTATGCTTGTTCGAGCAACTTTTTCTTCTAATGTTTCACCGAGTCCCACGCCGCCAATACTTATCCTGTATTTCCCATGCCCGAACATTTCTTGACAATGGTCGCCAAGCAGCATGTGCATGGTAGCATCATCAACGCCGGGTGCTATGACTATGGTAATATCATTCAAAGAGCCTGCTTCAACCAACGCTTCCAGATAATCCGCCAATGTCGCATCTAACCCTGAACTGCCACCCGACAACTGATTGCCCATAGATAAAGCTGGCGCATCATAACTACCCCCCATCACTGTAGTTCTTATAAGCCCCGTATCAATCTCTGCTGCATCTGCTACACTTCTGAGATTGTCATACAAGTTTAAAAAATTTCCGTCGTAAGCTGCCAACTTGAACCCAATGGGCTGCAATACCTGCTCAGGAAAAAATTCTGCAACAAATGAATCATTAACAAGCAAATCTGCGGCTACCAGACGAGAACGAAGATTTATCTCATTCATCAAATCGATTGGCTCGTCCAAAAAGTATGTCTCTGTTCGGATACTATTTTTGACAGTGAGCATCTTTCTTAAATCTAATGTTTCTTCAAATGAAATCACTGTCTCTTGGTCGGGGGCTTCATTGTATAACCGCAAATATTTATTCTTGGTTATATTATTAACCTCACCAACGCCATTGAGATAAAGCCCGTCAAATTGAATATCATCAAAATCAAAAGAAAAAGTATTGCCTGCCATCCACGTACAAACCTTGACTGCCTCGCCAAAAACAGCCTCGACAAGGATGTCAACTCGTCCTGTAACGTTCTCGCCGAATACAAATTGCTTTGTACCAACATCATAAGTAAACTCAAGCCCAGTCGGAGTAACAGTAACGTAAGAATATGACTGCCCCGACTCATCAGTTGCATGAAGTATTCTGTTCCATGCAAACAAATTAAACTCATTTGCACTGCCACCAAAAAACTCAACCAAAAGAGGTTGGTCTGCAACCCTTCCCTTAAAAGTTAAAATGTCTGTCGGTAAATATTGTTTCCCTACATATAACCTTTTAAGACTTGCATCAAAATAGGCATTAGTGGAATAAAGAAAACCTTCCACGCCAGAACTCTTGTCCACATCAACAAAAATCTTATTGCCTGATTCTTCCTGAACCTCCGACCTCACCTGCAATACATCTTGTCCATATTCATTCTTTAACACAGTCGTTGCATAATTAAGGTCACTTCCGACAATCCTTCTGCATCGGATATTAAAGTTTCCGTGGTCATATATCCACTTCGCATAAACAGATGCAGGACTCCCATCAGCGGCATTGCCAAATTCATACTCGAACGCAGGCAGACTCGAAAAAGCCTCTGAAGCCCCAAATACCTGAAAGCCATTTTCGCCATATACAATATTCCCGCTATCGTCAAGCTTGGCTCCGCCCTTGAGAGCGGGAGCCAGCATATAGACGACGTCGGGTTGCTTGCCTATTACGTCAGCATTTCGCTGAGAGACAACTAATGAAGTATAGGGCTTTAATGACATCCGTTAATTACATGTCACGTCTTGTGTTAAACAGGCATTTGTCTGAATCATGCAGACATCTGTTTCCCAAAAGAGTCATTCCATCTTCCAGTTCTTTCAATGTATACTTGGAAGCTGTAGTCAATTTCTTCTCATGGATGAAAGCTGTCAAAAGCATCATTTTCTTTTTGTCGCCTTTGAAGAATTCCTTCCAGTAACCGATTGTTCTTTGCACTTCTGCTGCCATCGTTAATCTCCTCGCTTAAGTCTTAAAGGTAATTTGTCCCATAGTGTTATGAACACCGTAGGACGCATCTCCCGTATTTAATAATTTATTGTCATTCCCCCAAGGGATAACCATTCTCAATCTGAATGGTTCCAATACTAATTTTGCTGCCACTTCTCTGATAGGCTCCGCTTGGAATGATGGGGCAATAGTGCCCAACCAATTACTGCCTGCACTGAAATTGTCAAAGTCAGCAACATATTGTTCTGCAAGTTCCATTACTCGGTATTCAGTAGTAAATTTAACCATTGCCGAGATGTTATACAGATATGGACGCAAATTTTTATCAAGGCTTTTTGATGTCCCACCATGAGTCCAAGACAAATTCATTGTAATCAGCCCCTGAGCAGCCAATGACCTGCGCAGCTTGCGCTCATTAATCCACAAATTTCTAAATCTCTGGAGCATCCACTCTGTCTGTTTCGGGTCACTTCCCCAAAAATCGACTTGAACAGATACGTCGCCTTCGAGAGAATAGATTGCCCCAATTACTTCACCTGCTAATATTTGGCTTGTAAGAACTAACTCATTTACGCCACATAAAGTTTCGGAATACAACTCGCAGGTATATTGCACATTGGCACCAATAGGTGCATAGTCAAAAAACTCGACAAAAAATGTGATTATATTCTGCTCTGCATCGAATCTGTAGTGCTCATTCTCTATTAACACTCTCAATGTCCCATCGGGTCTTTCAAGCATTACATTTTTAACAAGAGCAACTGTCCCTACAAGTTCTGGCGGCAACACTACATCTCTTGAATAGAGATTTGATATAAAGTTGTCTTGATATTTCTTTGGGAAATTTGCCCCAGCATCATGAACAGACACTTCTGGCGGCTGAACTGTTCGTCTATCAACAGTTCTATTCACAGAGCTGGACGTCCCACTTGCATAATACGGGTCATTCGGCAAATTAGCATTTTCAGCCACATCAGCAAAAGGGAAACCTGCATTAACCGTAACTGCCATTGTTCTTTCGGTGTCAGCTCTACCTCTGGAATACAGCAGCCTCAACATTCTTACCCAAGCTTCTATATATGAAAGTTCCATATCAACTCAACCATTTCTTTATAAAACTCGTAATCTGTTGCGTCAAAGTTGGTCTTAATCGTTCGGCAACCCTGCGCTGCGCAAGTTCCATAAAACGATAAGGTCTATTCCCCGGATGCATACCTGCCTCACCATTAATAAGCCGCTTCCCTATCGCAGGCACATATCTACCATATGACGGAGCCGAACCATCGTTTAAATAACTCGCATATCTTGCCGTGCTTATTACTTTATAAGTAACTGTTGTTTGCCCCTTTTCTACCCCGACAAACTTAAAACTCGATTTCAAATGTCCCGTATTTGTAGTTAGCCCAACCTCATCTATTGCAGCATGTATTTCCTGCAAAATTATCTCTTGTACCTGTTCCTGCGTATTACTGTCGTCAAGGGCATCGGCAAGTTTCGATGCCATCTCCTTCATCTTCTTTACAAAGCCGAGCACCCTAGTTATATTTAACGAACCAGTTATCATTCTTAACCACCAAATCGAGGCTGAGGCGTAGTTGGGCTATTCACATTTTTCTGCGTTAATATCGCAACTTGTGTTGTTCTAAAATAGCCAACTTCTATGTTTTCCATTGAGAAACCAGTGATAATGTATTCGGTTACTTTTGTCCTTTCGACCAAGCCATCAAAATAAGTTTCTTCCCACACAATCACATCATCCAACTCAAGCTTATATCCGATAAAGACATCTGTCTCTATAGTATTTCCAGCTTTATCAAGAACATCTGTTTTAGGCTTTAAACCATACAGCTCTGTATATGTCGGCGATATCGGCAACCCGCAAACAAGCTTTCTTTGGGTCATATCAACTTGCCCGAACAAATAAGGATTCTGCGTATCAGTTCCCATAGGGGCCAACAAACCCATAACTCTCACTTCTCGCCACTTGTCCGAAAGCTGAGGATGACCTGTGCCGTTGCAAGCGGGACAATCAGGGTCAGGCAAGTTATAAACATCGTCTACACATGGACGACCTTTCGGATACCCTCTTTGAGGTGGAAAAACATATTGACAGGTATACAAAGTTTGCCTGCGAATACTAAAAGGCTTCGCACGACCGGGCTTAAGAAAGGTGCGATAAAATTTGTGCATATATTTATACACATTCTTATCTCTTAATGTTTTACGGAAATAACCCGTTTCAGCTAAACTTTTTGGAACCCTGACCATTCTCTACCTCACCAAGGACGTTGTGTGTAACCAAATATTGAATCACCAACAGCAGAACCGCTATCAGGTCTTTCAAACAAAAATGGGTCATCCCATCCCATAAATGGGCTGTATTCTGTAGGTGATGTTGTGGCAGAGCCACGCACCGCAGTTGCCACATACAATGAACGCAATAAACTTGGGTCTTCAGGATTGCTACCTAATCCATTCCCAACCCTTCCGTTTTTAATGCCCCACTTCTTAATAGCATCCATCATGTCTGCTATCGCATTTTCCAAGCGTTTCTGCATGTGGTCCCAACCGGGCAAGCTATCTTTGTCTTTAAAAACTACACCAACGATATTTGTATCTTCATCAATCTGATAAAGAGGCTTTATCCAATATTTAATAATATCCAATACGACCAACAATGCTGTTAATCGCTGAATAAATGGGTCAACTGCACTATCATTCAAAAATAATTGTTGAGTAACATCATTGAATCTACCAGTATCGTAAAAGTAACTGCGCTTTCTTTGCCCATCCAAAGTGCCACCAATAACGGTAAATTCAACAGGAACGCTAATATCCGTTATTTTTAAAGCAGGTGTTGCTGGCACGGTAAGAGTGTTCCACAATGTTACAACCTTCATCATGAAAGCTGGCGTTAACAACATTGTTCTAGTATTCCAATCAAACCAGTAATCAGGCCCTTCATACATCTGAATAACTAAATCTGGATGTCCTACTGCATCAGGGTTCCAAACAAAATCAATAAACCCTGTAGCATCCACGCCATAAGACTGAAAGCTCATCTCTATATCATTTTGTTGAGCAACCAAATAATTGTAATTTACAAGCCCTCTAACAATATCGCTTTCATGCAATATATAACCCTGTATCTTAGAGTCCTCAATTTCAAATGTTTCCAATGCAGGCTCAGGGAATACCTGCATCACTTGTGCTAAACTTGTTAAAACTACAACATCATTTGTTGGCATAGAATCTCACCTCTATTCAATACTTTATTATTGCCTGAACATGCGCTCTCTTTTCTCTGCCTCAGTCGGCACGTAAATCCCCGCCACTGCCAAGCAATCGTTTAAAGCAAGAAATACTGCGTCAAGGTTCTCATCTATTATTCTCACCTGTGTCGCCACAGACTGTGATTTCAACTTGAATAAATCTATTTCAAACAAATAATCCCGACGAGCCTGCAATGTTTCTATGGCTAAATATTCCTTTATCTGCTCTGGCGTAATCTCGTCCCAGCTCATTTTTGTATCCTTATAAATAGCTACAATTTCACAGTCCCCATTTACCTTCATTCGCCCAAGAAAGTCATAAAATGCGCCTCGGTATCTGCATCCTCTTTGTAAATATTTAGTTAATTTATGCAATCGTTTTTTCTTGCTCACAATGTCTCCTATAGAGAAAAAGCCAGAGGCAAAAACCTCTGGCTTTTAATTAGCTATAGATTAGCCAAGCAGTGTTGCGGGGTCGATACCGTTAATAACGGCACAAGCCTTGCTGTCAACAACTTTAATCTGTCTGCGTTCACGAGCAATCGTGTTAGTCAGGTTGTTGAGGAAGCTGTCTTCTGAACCTACAGTTGTTTCTTCGAGAGATGCGAAGATTGAAGGGAAATTACCGTCAAGAACCACAACTTTGCGGTCTGCACGTTTGTTACCTTCTCTGTCTCTGTCGAGGAAAGGAGTAACGATAATCTGCAAGCCGAAAAGGTTTGTCAGCTTACCAGATACCCAAATGTCTCTTCCGCCGAAGAAAGCTGCGTTCTGGAATTCAGGCATTTTTCTGATTTTGGAACCAATTTCGGTGCCAACGAACATTACAGAAGGAATGAACTGTTGAGTTTCTTCAATCTGCGCAATAACATCAGAAATCTGACCGATATTGAACTGGTTGCCTGCTGCTGCTGTCTGGAATTTTGCACCTTCAGTGTAAGAAGCCATGATGTCGATGTTTTCACCGATTTTCATAGAATATCCTACAGCGTCAAGGATAAGTCCAAGAGCGTTCCAGCGGCTGTCTTTGATGGTGTTCTTGTCAATAGCTGCTGCCTGTTCGTAATCTTCACAGGTGATATCAACAGTATCCATGATGATACCATGATTTTCAGGCGAGCTATTTTTGCCAGCGATGTAAGAACGTCTCATAGCAGTAATAGTCGGGAAATAAGTTGTTTTACCATCAACTGATGCCCAGCGAGTATACTGTCTGAGGTTCTGGAGGTTCTGCTGCGCACTTCTGATTCTTTCGTCGAAAGCTACTGGAAGCAGCTCTGGAGCGTCATCAGAAGAGAGAAGCTGAGTGATTTTGATACGTTCGCCAACGCCGGGGATGAAATGACCGTCATTTTCCATCAATCTAAGGATAGGCTCAACGTCTGCACGCTGTGCCGCCATAGCTGCTTCGTGATTTTCGAGCAGTTTCTGGAAAGTTGCTGCATTTACTTTCCCGTCGAAAATTTCATTACTTGTTTCGTTTAATGATGCTACCTTCATCTTAATTCTCCTTCTTTAAATTACGAATCTCTTACTTGCCGATAGTGTTGAATTCAAAATCAGCACCAACAATAGCATCGCCATTGAAATTTTCGGCATAAGCCATTTTGCGAATTCTTGCGTGGCTAGTTGCGAAGTCTGCTGCCACGTAGAATTTACCATCGGCTCCTGCTTTGGCAAAAGTTGCCGCTGAAAGGTCTTCACCCTGAAGTGCTCTACCGATTGGGCCACGAACAACGGAAATCATTTCGATTGTGCCATCATACATAGCTGTATCCATAGTGCCGCTTGAATGGGCGATGCCAGCGAATACTCTGGTTTCATTTGCAACAGATACTTCAACAGTCATCTGAACGCCGGGTGTGAAAACAACAGCCTGTCCTTTAAGAACAGTTTTGCCTGCTGCAACTTTTTCTCTTGTAATAACGGTTTTGTCTGATGGAAGAACCGCTACAACGCCATCAACTGTAACACCCTTTTCAGGGATTGATTTTAAAGCTACTCTTGCTCCGCTCATATTAATAACTCCTTTGAAATTTTAACTAAGTTAATGTTTTAAATCCTTGCGGATTACTGCCCCAATGAGCGCAAAATTGTGCCCATGATAGAATTGCCACGAGTCTTTACTCCTGCTGGCTTTTCAACTTTGTCTTCTTTTGCAATGTGCTCATTAGCTTCTTTTTCAAGCTTAACGGCATCATCCCCTGTTTCAACCACACGGTCTTTTTCGCTGTTGCCAGTCAAAGACTCAGTAGTTTCACTTGGCACCCCAAATGTTTGGCTCTTAGCAAGAGCTATTGCCTTTGTGTTCCCCGCAACTTCAGTCAAAATTACCTTCAAAGTGTCAATACTCTGTTCGGTATATCTCTGACGCTGTGCATCTACGTCTTCATCAGAAATCAAACCAAGTTCAATCTTAGTCTGAACAATCTGTTCAATCACTTCATTCTTTTCATTCTGTGCATACTTCTCAAGTTTTGCAGTAAGAACTGAATTTTCTTCAGATACGGTACGATACATAGTATCTTTGGTCTGAAGGTCGAGTTTAAGAGATTCAAGCTCTTCAGACATCTGCTGATTAGCAGCGACAAGGCTTTCTCTTTCGCTCATAAAATCTTGGCGTTCTGCTGCCCAAGCTGCCCTCTCATTTTCAGCTCTTTCATCAAGATGTTTGAGATGCTGCTTAACCATTTTAAGCTCGTCAGTGAGAGCTACTTCAGCGGTAAGCTTCATTTTCGGTGCTTCAGATGGTTTCTGACTTTTCGCTTCCATTGGTGGCGTGTCATAAGCTGAATGAGTTTTCTGCACAGGGAAATCACCCATGCGCTTATCTTCTTTCATTTCAACATTTTTGCCACAGTTAGGACATTTTTTTGCATCTACTGCAATGTTGTCTAAGCCGCATTCTGGGCACTTAATGTAACCATAATCGGCACCATTTTTGGAAACTTTTTCTTCCTTCACGCCAGTTTTAAAACTAGCATCTCTCTGTTCGCTGGATGACTGCACGTTAACGTCTCCCAATTTGTCCTTGTCAACCTGATTGTCGACATCAACTTTCTGCATTTCTGCTTTAAGTTCACCCTGAATTTCGTTTGTTCCTACATCTTTCAGTGCAGCAAGTTCAACATTGGCATTTTCTGCTTCATTGTTTACTGCTACTACTGGAGATTCGCTACCAGTATTCACCATTTGAATGCCTCCTTTAGAAATCTGTTCTTTAAGGTGATTTTTCCCCTTGGTTGGACGTTTATAGCCCTCTTGATAGCCAGCTTCATAATCGTCACCTTTTACAATGCCAGCCCCCTGATTCATCTCTTTGCCACCAGCTTTACCACCTGCCTGAGCTTTTGCCACGCCGTCTATATAACCAGCTCGACGCTCACAAGCATCATTCATAGATACCGCTACGGTGCCAGAAGATTCTGCTACTGCTTCCCCCTTACCTTGTTCAGGCAATTGTTCATCTTCTTTTTCAATTTCCCCACCGGCCACCACCTTAGTTTGTTCGGAGGCATTTTCCGGTTCTGCTGCCCCATCTGTATTTAATAATTTACTGTCCAAGTTCGCTTTTACCTTTTCAGGTTTTGAACATTGTTCCTGATTAATATTTTGCACAACAGGTGCAACTTTTTTATTGCCTTTACCATCGCCTTTACCACAGTCGGCAATTTCAAGCTCTTCAGATACAATTGCATCTTTTACGGTTTCAGAGTTGCACATATCTGTGCCACTGCATGGTTCTTGTCCACATTTATTACATTTTGCAAATTTACTCTGCTCATGTAATGCAGCGTCCATGAAAGAAATCCCAACATGTTCCTGTCCCATTTCAGACATTTTCGCAACAATGTTGTCATGCTCTGCCACAATTTCTTCTTCAGTCCAATTTTCACATCTTGCAGGCGTATTAAACCAACGATGCAAAAGTTCGTGCGCAAAAGAAAGAGTTTCGTCATTTGAATAATCCACTTTTCTTTTTGCACGCATTTCTTGGAAAACATGTCCAAGAGTGGTTGATTCTTCAGCACTGGCTAATAGAGTCATATAACCCTTAATGTCGCCAGTCCTAAATTTTTCTTGCCATTTTGACATTGGCACTTCCCCCTTGTCTTCTCTATAAATAATTTCCTGCAAAGAACAAACAAAATCTAATGAACCTATTGCTTCGCCACCTTCCATAGATGCTGCAAGCATTTCTCTAGCTCTATCAATAGAAACTCTTCCCACCACACCAGCAGGTCTACAAGCCGGGACATTAACGGCAGAAAGCTCTTCCATGACCATTTCTCTGCCAATAAAATGACATTTGATTTTCCCTCTTGGCGTGTCATAAAAAACACCTCGTTTATGAGGGCAACCTTCTTGCAATGAAAGCCCACAAATATTACAAGTGGCACGCATAGAGGCACCAATAGACACGAATTTATAAAGCCCAAGAGTAAAGGATTCAATCGCATGTTTACGCAATACGACCGTTAAAGCCCTCATCGTCCATTTGTTACGAATTTTATTAAAATAAACCGAGGCTTTTAATACTTGACCAATAGCTTTTTGCGGGTCATTCCAATCATGCCCTTCAATGAACATCCTACCTGCATAATCAGGTGCGGCAGCTTCCATTTCAGCCTTAGTCACTTCAACATTATTAAAAATACCTTCTTCTACAACATCAATAAGAAGATAGAGAGCGTCTTGCGGTAATTCTGTTTCTGGCTCTAACGAGTCACCTACTAACTTCAAGGCTTCATCTCTTGTTAACTTGCTATAACCCAACCCAAGCTGCAATTCTGGCAAAGTAGCAACAAACCTATCGTTCTTTTTCTCTGCCTTCAAATCATCTTTCTTGCCTTCCAACTTGCCATCTGTATCAGCAATGCCTACCGTAATTGGAACTCGACCATCAGAAATCTGAGGGCTTTCAGCAGGACTAATTATGCCAACTGTTGTAGACAAGTGAGGTGGCAATGTATCATCTAATGTATCAAGATAAGGATGTTGCCAGCCCTTTTCTGCCATCTTTTCAGCCAACGCAGTGTGAGCATCCTGCAATTTTGCCTTCTTGGCTGGCTCTTCGCTATCCGCAGAAGAATTCCACAGAACATGAAAAAACAAATTCAAAAAACGGGCTTGCTTTTCAGTCTGAATTTTTTCCATAACCGCAACAGGCATAGGCGTTCCTTCAGGTTCAACCTTGCCATCACTTGTAGTAGACGAAGATGGCATTGCGCCAACCTCTTCTTTATTTGAATCAGCCAATTGAGGTGTAATAGGTTTAGTGGCTGGAATCAATGATGTTTCATTGAACATTCCTGCCGATGCTACAAATTTTTCCAATTCGCCGACTGCATCACGAATGTCGCTCTCACTCCCATAAACGCTGTCGTGCAGCTTTAAAATGTCCATACTTTTCGTCTCCCTATCCGTTTTAAAACAAGCTGCCTCCCGTCTAAGGGGAGGCAGAATTGTTATCCAGCCTTAAAAAATATTTTATTCTTCATCAGCGAAATGGATTCGGTATACAGTAGCGCACTCGTGGCATGGTTCAAATTTAAACCAATTCAATGCCATAACTTTACTGCTATTAGCTTCACAATTCTTGCAGGCTTTAATCCCTTTTGGCACAAGAAATTCAATTGCAGTAATGTCTTCCGCAACAACAGCATTACGCATAATATTGTCAAACGCAGACCTGAACAATTCATGTCCCGACGACGATACTAACGTTTCAATTGCTATTCTCGCATTTGAAAACACTGTATATACTTCGCTAACCAACGTGTCAACGGTTTCTGAACTATCAACCTTTTCAGCAATTTTCGCTGCAACTCTAGTCAAAAATCTTTCTTGCAAAAGCTTAAGATTTGCATCTATGCGGCGAATATCATCATTATTCTCAATAAAATGTGCGGCGAATACATCTTTTGCAAAATTCAAACCCGCTACGTGAATGTTCTTCAACCCTTCTTTGACTACATCTCGCAACTTGGTATCAGCAACCAACAATTCTGCTGCCAGATAACTTTCCACTCTCATTCCAATCTTGTTGGACTCTTCTTTGGCAATCTGACGCAAGCCTTCAACAAGCCTATTCTGTGATGAATCCATTGCAGATTTTGCACTATTCACAATTCTATTTATCCAAACATCACTCTCATCCTGCAAACACACATCAATATAAGCAAGATAATATTCTTCCTGAGACTTGCTTTGCTTGAGTTGATTTGGACTTTTCTTCATCCAACGTCTCTGAGCCGATGTTTTCTTGCGTTTAATAAAATCACTTTCGGCACTTGCAGGTCTGTGATGTTCTCTAGTGCGCTCATGCACTCTGCGATGCTTCTGTCCATAAGCGTCAATCAATTCTTCTTTAATGCGCTCAACATGCCTTTGTGGCTTCTTAATTGAATAATCATTGTCGCCAAATACATCGGCAAATTTTGGATGGTATTTTCCATTAGGATTAGGATTGAAATATCCCGGCACTACTGGCATCTGAGGTTGTCCACCCGGCATCCCTTGCTGTGGCATCGGCTGCTCATTACCTTGTGGTGGTGACTCTGCGCCAACATCAGGTGGTAACTGCTCAACTTCACCTTCGTCCTCACCCTCGGCTTCCTCACCTTCAACTTGGTCTTGCTCAGGCTGAGGTGGCAATTCTTCATTCATTTCGTCAACATTTTCATTCATGTCATCATCTTTTAATGATTTACCCATACTGTCCCCCCGTGTCTCGCCAAGAGCCTTAGAAATTCTTTCAAGCTCTTCCTTTAATTCTGCTGCTCTTGCACGCAAGTCGTCATTCTTCGGCTGCCCATATGGCTCTTCATGTTTCTTCAATGGCGCATCGGCGTTGCCGAGAGGTCTATTCCCTCTTTCATGTCCGGGTGGCAATGCCTTGTTACGATGCTGTCTTGGCTTTAATCCTGAACCTTCAGGTAACTGACTTAACGGCTTTCCACCATCAGGCTTAACAACTGTATTGGTTCTTATTCCAGACGCATTCCCATCTATTTGCTCAGCCTGCTCAGGCTTAACAAGTTCACCTTTTTTAGGATTGCCATTCATTCCACAATCCTTTTGCGCTTCTTGCTTCCATCTTGCATCAGGCTGAACATGTGCTCTTTTTCTCGCCACTGAAACATCAACAGGCACGTAAGGTGCCTCTTCTATTTCGCCATTATTATTGACTTTTCGTATATAAACAGTCTGAACATAACCATCTTTGCTCATACGGGTGCCCTCCAACTTATCTACATTAATACTTTTTAACCCAACCCTGATATTTCTACTTGCCGCCGCTTGAGCATTTTCAGGGGCTTCAGGTGGTTGCTCACCATCCTGCTTTTCATTCTTATCAGTAGGTGCGACAACCCCCACTTCAGACGGCTCCAACAAATCTGGCTCATCTAAATTTCCCAACGGGACTCCCCCTGATTTCCCTTGTCCGGGCTTCGGTGGCTGTCCTTGCGCTGGCGGTGCCATCATAAAATTAGGTGTTTGAGGCTGTGCTGGTCTATTCTCTGGAACATCATGACCAAGCAACTTGATTGCATAAGGTCTTGTGAGCAAGCCAAGTTTGAACTGTTCCATCCAATTCTTTTCTTGATTAAGTTGCACAGTAAAATTTTCAGGCACTGTAATATTATTAAGAGGATGCTTAAGTTCAAGCAATTCTTGGGCAAAATCTCTCGACATAAGTCCTTCCAAGAACATTTCCCTGTATTCTTTACGTCTTGCAAATTGCAAAGCTTTATCAATTTCAGGTGCTATCAATCTAACCGCTGCTGGAATACCTTCTAAGGTTAGAATCAACTCACCAAGCCATTCCAATTTTTCAAGAATGCCTCTCTGAATAGCACTTGCATTTCCATTAAATGCAGAACTCATCTCGGCTGCGGTACTTCTGTTTCCACCCGTTCCTTTAATCAGCATGTCCATCGGAACGCCAACATCAAGGAAAAATTTCTGTTGGTAATAAAGCATAAAACCACGCAGGTCAATCCCCGTGCCAGAGGTCATCTGCTGCACCTTTACACCTTCTGGAACTACAAGGTCGCCGAACCTATTCTGCTGCGCTAATTTGCTTTCAACCTGTGCCACAATCTCATCACTCGGACAAATATAAACCCTATGTGGATAAATATTGTGTTTAACAAGTTGAATGTTCAAATCTTCCAAGATACGAAGAGCGGCAAGGTCGTCCATACCACCTTCTATCAAACCTACGCCAAAAGCGTCCCCCGGCTGAGAATCCATCTTGATATGGAGCATACGATAAGGCTCAATAGTTACAGGAATCCCATCAATAACACTGATATAAAGAATCGGTCGTCCATAAGGGTCACGCTGAATATACATGTAATCAGGTTCGAGCCTCTTAAGCCCTATAACCCTAAAACCCTGTTTAGAATTTGGATTTGAATAGACAATTTCAGTAAAAGAATCGCCAAATTCCAACAAATCCTGAGCTATTAAACCATACTGTTCCCAAAGCCCAATATGCTTGAACCTATGCTCAAGCAGCGTCATTACATGCTTATTCACACTTAGAATCTTTGGACGCTCGGCTACAATCCTGTGCTTATAAGCCAAAATAGCCTGTCGAACAAAACCCATTCTCTGAAAAATGGTTCGATATCGCTTATATAAATAACGACTTGTTTCACCACCCCAGAAAATTCGGTTGCCATAATAATAAATCGTCCCACCAACCAGTGCCTTACCAAAAGTTTTTACCTTTTGCCATGCAGGTGCTATCGAACGTATTATTCTCTGCAACATCCCTTCCTGTTCGTCAGGCGTATCTGATGTATGCCGATAATATTGCTTTGGCATGAATCTCTCCGTTTTCTATTGAGTTACATTAATATATTACTGTTACCAATCCCGATTGCCCCAATCCCCTCTATCCGTGAAAGGAATGTCTCTGCGGCTATCCCAATTACTCGACACAAGGTCATCTTGATGCTTAACGCTCTTAACCGTAGTCGGGAAATTTCCTTTTTGCATGTATCCCAAAAATGCGTCATACGCCAACACATAAGAATCTGCTCGGTCATCATAAAGATTCTCTGGCTTACGCAACATCAAAATACCCGCTGCTGTTTGCTCGCCTTTAAGCCCTTCGAGTTCACCTTGCAATGTATTCGTCTCTACAAATTTATTGTCACCCGGACGATAGGCAGGCATAATAATCGCACCTTCCTGCATAGCATTGCGGACATTGAAATACATCGCAGATTTATTATGAGGGTTAAAAGACGTAAGCTTTATAACTACAGGTTCTAATCTTTTGTTATTCAATGTAAGTGGGTCATCAGCATTTCTTGCCCCGCTCCATTGCATAATCTCTTCGCCACGAGGGGGCAACATTACCTTCACAGGACATTCATATTCATCAACAATAACACCGGGCGCAAACAAATAACCTGCAACCTGACGACCGCCGCCACCTTCATCTATATGAATGCGCTTAATATTAAAACGCTTAATAAAACGAACTATCAACCCAACAAGTTGAGGCGTGGTAATGTATCCAGCAGGAATCCCACAGCAATATACAAGCTCTAATTTTTGATTATTTTCCGTAAGCTTAAACAAGGTTAAGCCTAGTTGGTTATTAACACTTGGCGGGTCGATACCCATTACATATTCAAACCCATCTTCCCCTGCCAATTCAATAGAAAGCTCATCTTCGCACTGTCTTAAAAGCTCCTCAGAGAAAAAGCCACCAACTTCAGAGGTAAATACTGCAAGATTCTCTCTGGCAAATCGCTCAAACGGCATGGATTTAATCTGGTTAGCAAACACGTCAAGGTCGACATTGTCTGAATCAAGAAAATTATATGTGGAAACATGATAATCGCCGTTAGGGTTAAGCGTTTGTTCTTTCTGGTAATCACAAAATGTTCGATAATAATGGTTTGCTTTAGATAATGGCGTAGAAATGATGCTAACTCTATTACCACGGCTAAATGGGTTCTTTTTACGGTTCGCCATCGGCATGATGATAGTATCAACTATTTCCTTAGAAAAACGTGCATATTCATCTATCCCAATAACCGATGCGTGCGTTCCAAGAATCTTACTGTTGTGCGAAATAAAGCCATTAGACCAGAATGTATGGTCATCAGGAATATGAACATCGTAAGTATCAGCCTCTGAATCTTCAATAGACGCTATTTCATCATAAAAATAATGACGTTCATAAACATCACGCAAAAAGACCAATTCATCATGTTCAACATCTTTATAAACATCAAGGAATCTTGCCAACTGCTCATATGTAATTCCTTGTTGTTTATTTATTCTTTCAACTAATCGTTCCCATAAAGTATGTTTACTTTTGTCAATTACACACTTCTTTGCCAAGCCAAATTCATTCTCAACTGCAAGCAAGCTATTGCCAATATGATAAATCTGGTCAGTTAAAGAATAATTACGCTTACTTTTTGCAATTATTTTTTCTAATCGTTCCTGCTTGCGCTTTAACCTGAAGCCAATACGTTCGGCAAACAGAATCAAATCTTGCCCTGTTATATGCAAATTAAATATAGGGTTCCAACCCCGTCGAGTTCTTGTTTCTAACGATGAAATAATCCCAAATTTCAACAAGACGGACTGCACTTCTCTTGCAAGCCGTTCTGATGTATTAGTAAAGCCTACCTCTCTCGCCGTGCCTGCTTTATTCTCTGAAACATGCCCATCAGTGTCAAACAATCCCTGTAAAAAACCACGCATTGCATCTTTCGAGCAAGACATGATTTTAGACGGCATAGATTTGTTCTTAGCATAAGCACGCTCGTCACGATGGTCATACTGTGGCATCCCAAAATAATCGAAGAATTCAAGCCGTTTTTCTTTAGAACGAATAATAAAATGAAATTCATCAGAAATCGGCTTAAATTTCATACCCAAGATTTTATTCGCAGGCTCATTAATGTAATCTACAATTTCTCTATCCTTCGGTGAATTTGCAAATCCGAGCCAATATTGTTCCGTATAGTTTCCGTCTCCAATCATAGCCCCTACAAAATACGCCTCGTCATAGGTAATATCATTTGTTTTTGGAAACCAATTTTCTCTACGGTCAATCACAACCTTATCACCTACGTTAAGGTCTGGCATCCTCACCCACTGCAACACCCCGTCCTTAATCGCACGGATAGGATGGATATGAGAACCTTTAAGCTGGTAGCCACGTTTAGTATCAGCTATTTTTATAGGAACGTGCCCGTTGTAAAAGAAATAATCAGCTTCTTTAAAACCGTTCTCACCACTTATTTTATCAGTGGTTACAACTTTTTGTTTTTTTCTTTTTGCACTACAAGCGGATTCGAGATAAAAGAACCCGCCGTCACTAGCCAGTAGAGCCTCTGACAGGCACCCATCTCCCAACGGAAGCGGTGTCACAGTAGAATTATTCTTCATCTCTAACTTTGTTTTTGTCATCTTTCCACGAACCATACTTCTAAACATTGCGTGATTCGCATAAAATTCACGAATATAATTAAAAGGATTCATGGACTGACGTAAAGATGGCGCAATAAACACGCAATCTTCTTCAGGATAAAGCGCAGCTATCAAAGCAAATAAAACAGCTTCAGTAAAAGTTTTCCCAATCTGACGAGACCAACAAAAAATAGAAAATCTTTTTCGCCAAACATCATTCAAGGCTTCAGCCTGATACCATTCAAGAGTAACACCCAGTAGCACCTTTGCGGCAACTACTGGGTTTTCTCTTAAATATTTAACTAAGGAAATCTGGTCGGTAGTAAGGTTATTAGTCTCAATTACCGATATTTCATCAGACTCTTTGTTCGATGGTACAATTAACGACATAACACTCCGTTATCGAATAGGACAAGCTCCTCCCTCGCAATCCGAACCGAGGTCAAATTCCTCTACAAAGCTTTCAAATTCTTTCAGCATAGTCGGATTAAATGTAGGCAAAGCGGCGGATAGTTCATTGTATTTCTCTTCGGTTATCTCCTCATAAGGCATTAACTGATAGAAACTGTCATCAAGAGAGAGAAAAGTAAGCCCAACAACATCATCCCAATTGTTGTAAACCCACTCTTCCACTTGTTCCCACTCATCATTTCTTACATGAACTGTATTACTTGCATTATGGTCTACATAATGTTTCATAACCAATTTATAAAGTTCCAATTGCTCAACAGCACTCACATCATATTTTGTTTTACCTTTAGGAGCTTTTACTGGAATTTCGAATACAGCAGTTGTATGAGACTCAAGCGTTTGATTATTCTCAGGATGCCACACAAAACCAGCCTTCTTGAGTGCTTTTGCCATTGGGTCATTTGAATTCACTCTAACTCTGCGGATATAATATGGCGCATGAGAAAAATGAACACCGCTACTCACTGTAGGCAGTTGAGAAATTGTTCCGCTTGGCTTAATTGTTGTTACCAACTTTGATTCATTAGTACCCAAAAACTTCGCAAGCCGATTAACTTCTGCTTTCGCCACTTGTCTCATCTCTTCCAATAATGCAGCCAATTCCTCGTGAGAAATTCCACTTGCATTAACAAAGTCCATTACACCTGTAATAGAACAGCCCGTAAGCATGTCCTCCTGATTTACAAGGTTCCATTCATGCATTTCCAGCTCTGTTGTCGCCATTCTATAACCAATTTTTGCAGATAATTTTTGAGCCTTGAACAAGCCGTCTTTATCAATAGAGCCATCAGGTCGGACAAACGCCATCATATTAACTTCGGTTAAATTGCAAACCCCTCTATCCCTGAGAAGTATTTCGAAACAGTTATGGACAACTAACCCATTCGTGTTATAATGATGTACCTCATCAACAGTAATGTCATAAACGTCATGCATTCCAACCGACTCGATGCTGGTAATTACCAATTCTCGCTTATGCTCCAAAACTTTATTCATACTTTTAGCTCTATTAACTAATCTGGAACTTCGCTTCCTATTAATGTTGACAAGCATTCTTTTATTTTTATATTCTGTAAGAAAGCCAATTTTTTCAAATTCAACATCGTGAACATTTAAAGCCCAACACGTTTTGTTATTTCTTACCTTATCGTCTTTTGCAATATAAATTTTCGCCTTCCCGTTAATCAAAATGTCAGAATATATCCCAAATTCCATCAATATTCGTTGAATACCAGCTAGAAATTTCTCATCAATAGAGTAAAGTGACGCTATTCGATTAGACGAACTACTTCCATCACAAGTAAATATTGCTCGCAAAACTCCCAACTTAAAATCTTTCCCTTTTTTATAAAGTTCATTATCAAACTTATTCCAACCTTGGATGCCTAAATCTGCCTTCATTTGGGTCACAACAGACTGTTTAAAAACTCGACCTCGCAAAGCCGCTTTCGTTTGTCCATGTGGTTTAAGCTGGAAATTATCATCATAATGTTTAACAACCAAACCCTCCAATTGCGAAGCGTATTCAAACTCTTTTTCACCGACGCAAAATTCCACAGAATAATCATCGTCATGATGATGCTTCGAAAAGCACCCGTCAGCCAGCAACCAGCCTGCCACAATCCCTTTTTCATATTCTGCTTTGTTTCCTATGTGAGCATCAAATATCGGTGAATAGTCAACACATACACTGTCACCCGGCTTTAAATCCTTTAACTCAACATCTTTAAAGGTGTTCGTTGATATATCATAACCCACAGTCACCTTGTGATTGCCTGTCATCCGAATTTTTGCATTGTTTGCCAACGTAACCTCAAAAACTTCTTTGCGTCCAGTAGAGAACATGGGCGTAGACAAATAATTCTTTCCATTAAGAGTAACAGTGTCCACAATTTCTTCTATCTTGCGGAAACCATCTTTTGTCAAAATATATTCACCTTTAGGCTGACACGGATTGCCACCCTGAACATCAGGTCTACGTCTAAGCATTTCTGCCATATTCCCAAAACCGGGTTCACCGCTGTATCTCATTGACTGAAACTGTGCAGACAATTGTTCTTTTGTCGGACGTTCTTTATAAAGAATCGTGTTATTCGATAATGTACGATGGATTAAATCACCATTAACCTGCCACGTATCATTCTCATCTTTGAAATAAAGTTTACTTTTTGCTTCAATAACTTCTTTATCATCAGGGTCGCAAAAAACAATCTCAGACGAACGCCTAACGCCACCAGAAACAACATTTTCAGCGATTATAGTAGCAATATCCAAAGCGTCAATAGGCTTGATTTTATACCAGTGTCCTTCTGATTTTCTGCCTGCAAGTAATTGCCCAATCTTATAAAACATCTGCGCTATTGCCTGCTCACCAGAAGCATATCCGCCAAAGGTTTTAAGTCTTTCGCCAGCAGGTCTTACATTGTCGTAATTCATGACAATGAATTTAATGTCTGAATATTGCGACTGGGTTACAATTTGAAAAAACATTTCTAATGCCATCGCCCAACCGAACTTTGAATCTCCAACTACTATCTCTAACATATTGTCGGACTTTTGCCGCAATTCACTAAATTCTTTTCTCTCGTGTTTAGGGACTCTTTTTACATCCTTCTGTATCAGCTCAATCTGCGTGTTAATTTTAGGAAGCTTCGAAATATATTTCTTTTCTACGGATAGACCAACACCTGTCCCCAACATTAAAACACTGAAAATTTCGCTGAATTTTTTGTAACAATCTATTGTCACAAGAGAACAGTTAAAATTAGAGAGAGGATACATTTTCGAGCTTAACGTGTTGCCCGTCCACAATGTTCTTCCTGACGGAAATACCTTCAAATTGAATATTGCATCAAAAAGCTCAACAGCTTCGTCTTGCAATCTCTTAATATCATGGTCGGTAATCGCTCGTTTTCTTGCAATCGCTTCACGCTCCAAATAAGAACTGTATTCAACCACTCTTGCACATGTTTCCCACCAACGTTCCCTGCGATTCTGCGTCTCTACAGGTCTTGAATAAGTCCTATAATAAACAATCTTGCCAAGTTCTGTAGGAAATGGGTCAGGCAAATGTTTATATTTACTCAAAAGCTCAGGGGTTAAAAATTGAACCTGATGGGCTTTCTTCTCGTCAACTTTTCTTGCCTCACTACGCTCATTCCTGTAAAGAATATAAGACTTGGCCACCCGTCCATCAACCTTCATCAATTCTATCTCTATAAGGTCTTGTATATTCTCAACAGTACATTCAATTTCCTGTTTTTGCTTAAGAGTTTCGACCACAGCATCCGCAACGACACTACAACGCTCCTGCCAATCAACATCATATTGAGTCTTTTCTACATGGTCTATTTCCTTATTGCAGCCATATGAATCCATTGCTGCCCTATATATTGCATTAACAATTTTTTCCTTATTAAATTCAGACATTTTGCCATCTCTTTTCTTAACCAATCGCATTGACATTGACGTACCTCGTTCACTTATTAATCATCTTGTTAAAACAACGCCGTCCGTAAAAGAAAAAATCAACCTCGTGGCAGAACTTTTACGCCAACTTCAGAATAAGGTTGATATTTATTTTTTTGCGGACATGCTTGGCATTAAGCTGGCAAGTAACTCAGTTGTTACCAAGCCACACTCCCACCTTACAGTCGCAACTAGCCCTTCTATTTTCTCTATACTACCTGCTTCACGCATCCTGTTCCTTGACCAAGACACTACTCGTTGCTTTTCTGCGAAATCAAATGAAAGCTTAGTGCTACTCTTTTCTGACGAACCTGATAACTTTTGACCAGATTTATTACAGCTTTGCAGCGACACAGCTTCACCATTCTCACCCTTTTTGTATCCAGACGCTTCATCCAAAGAATCCAAATAATTATGAGTAACACCAAATTTTTTCATAGCGGCAACAATACTATTATGAACACGGATAAAATCATCACGTCCATAAGTTGCCGTAATCCCCTTCTTTGAGGGCATATTCCAATACTTGTGAATGTAAGCATGTGCAGTGCTTGCTCGCTTTTCGGAATCAACAGGAAACGCTAGATTTTCTCTATCTGCATATTCTTTTTCAGACTCCGGCGATTCATTTTCTCTTGCCTTTGCTCTAGCATCAGCATTAGGGACATCGCTCACATCAACCTTGCCCTCCTGTCGCTTTATAACCAATGAAAGTCGGCTTTCAAATTCTTCTCGTGATACACAAATCAATCCTTCTCTGCGCATTTCATCAATCGCCACAGCAAGGGGGTGCTCCCCTCGCAAAAAATCAATAGTCTCGCTATAAGACATTTCTATTACATTTTCATTCTCTTGCTTTTCTTTTTCCGACATTTCTTTGCCACCTTCATCCTTTTTTGCGTATGGGTTCATAGGCGTAGGGACGCCGTTTAAAGGCGCAATCCCATCTTCACTTGTGGGTGTTACTGGGACACCCTTTTTGTTATTTTCCATGTTTTTTATAGCATTTCCCGCTTCTGCGGTCTGGCGTGCAATCATCTCTATAAGGCTTATGTCCACTACCTTGCTCTCTATTCTGTTCAACACCTTGAGGTGGATAAACAGATGCAGTTGTGGGTGACGTATTGGCTGCTGGCACAGGTGCGGCAGGACTTGCTGCTGCATCCTGTAATTGATTTGGATTCATATTCGCCATTGGTGCTGGCGGGTTTGTTACCTCTGGCTGCGTTGCTCCCGGCTGAGTTCCACCTGCTGGGGCACCTCTTGGGATATCACCAACTTCTGGCTCGTCAGTTTCGGCAATTTCATTACCATCAACCGATGCTTCTGCAAAGGCATCTCTATTAACTATCCACTTGGCAATCAAACCTGCAACCACTGATTTTGACTTTTGCCAATCTTTCAAGCTTTGAAAAGATGCTGCAAAATCATCACTATCACGCATCTCAATATACTGCTGCAAATATGTAGCCCAATCTGTAAATGCAGCATTAAGCTTTGCTTGTTCTGCCACATCAGAGGTCAAAGAAACCACAAAGGCAACAATCCCATCTTTAGCAAGAAAAAGATTCCGCTCTGAATCTTTCTTCATGTTTTCACTGCCAGTATCACCGCTTAATGCCATCGAAAGAGCTGCATTGACATAATCATCCCAAATATTGCTGAACTGCTTTAACAAATAAACATCAGACTCTTCTGTTAAAAGATGCTCATTAACAAATCCCAAAATTGCTTCATTATTATTATCAAGCAGTGTCTTCATCGACTCAGCAACAGAATCATTGCCTTCATCTTTAGCAATAATATAATTTTTCAAAAAAGAAATATGGTCTGTGAATAACACTTCCAGAATGTTTTGCAGTCTATTCACATCATCTTGACTCGCAATCTCTGGCGCAACACTATCTTTTAATGCAACTTTAGCCGCCTTCTCTGCCTTTAACATCCTGCGTGTTGCAGAATCTAAGGTATCTACTGGCGTATGCTGCAAACCAAGCCTACGCATTCTTGTAATTATTCGCTTGTGAACCTTCAAAAACTTATCTCGTCCATAAGACGCAGTAATTCCAGTCTCACCTTTATTCTGCCAAGCTTTGTGAAGGTGAGCGTGAGCTGCTTTTACACGCTCTGCTGTATCTAATGGAAATGCTTTATTCTCAGGGTCGCCATAATTTGCACCTTTTTGAATAGGAACCTTACGCTGAATAGGTTTTAACTCAGATGAATCAACAAGACCTTTTTTGCGTAAAACACCTTTTTTAGACTTTTGCTCCGCCAATGTTAATATTCTTTTTAAAGCAGAATCCGAAACATCTGTTAAGCCATCAGTGGCACGGAATAAGTCTATTCCCATGCTTTCTATATCTGCCAGATGTAAATCATTCTCTTTCAATCGAGTAGAAAGGAACTCTGCATTTGTCAGATAATCTCCCGACTCAACTCTTGACGGTGGATTAAAAGTAGCTTCTTCTGCCATCGCCATACGGAACAATATCAACGGATGATGACCCGCCAACATCTGCTGTATATCTTGCCAGTCCAGCAATAAATAGGGTGCGTGCTGCTCCCTCTTACTGTCCCTCATGTGTTTTCCCCCATAATTTCAGCTTCGGTTTTCTAAGAAATACTTTATAAGCCCATTTCAAAAAAACAACTATCGAGCGAGTGCCTTTATTCTTGTTTCGGGTATAACCAAATTGCCAATCAAGGTATAAACCCGCAAAGCAATAGCATCATTTGTATAAATTCCTCTATGAACGGTTCCGTCGCCTATCATTCTATTTAAAACACCAAAGGCTCTTTCAAGATATTCCATTGGAATTTCACCAAGGATTTCTTCGTTCCCTACTAAAATTGCCCCTGCTACTTTTGATGTCATGTAAGACTCTTCAAAGTCTCTGGCCAATAGCCCAGATGTTAGATTCTCTCTCATATATATAGATATGCTGCTCTCAGAAAGATTCTCTGATGGAATATCAAGACTACCGAACACTAAACATCTGCCAGACTTCATGATTGTTCTATAATCAGCAGGGTCAAATGGGTGAACTTCACTATCCTCAGCACACAACAGATTAATCTGATGAAACAACATTGCTACTTCAGCATTCGCTTTTTTCCAAAAACTCAAAATATTCCAATCAGCATTAATATCTGAAATTTTCTGATTATCCACCAAAATTAAAGGAGAGATTTCTTTTGCCTCTGCCATCACATACAAATCATTCAAAAGTTCAGCAGTATTATGTCTTACTTTTTCGCCCTCAGTGTCCTTTGGCAATGTAAGCATTACACCAACATTCTGCGCATACTGCTTGCAGATATTAATCAACTCTTTGGCACCACCTGAGCCAGTGCCGCCGCCACCACCAACACAACAGATAAGATAATCTGTATTCTTGAACTTCCTACTTATTGCATCATGTAATTCACCAGCATATCTTTTTACTGCGGCTGCGCCGACCTCCATCTCTTTTCCTGCACCATCGAGTCCTAAATCCATATGAATTTTGTCATCATTGTCATCCATCTTCAATTTTGCCAAGTCCTGCGATGAGATGTTTATCGCAAGAGACTTATAACCACCAACAAAACGGAAAGCTTCTACCAATTTACCGCCAGCACCACCAATACCAATAAAACCGTATTCTATTGCCACACGTCTTTTTTCACTTATCATTTTTTTACTCCTGTTTCCCAAAATATTCCGAATGGAACAAATGGTGATTTTTACCTTGAACAAACTCTGTAAAAAAGTCACAATTCTTTTTCAAAGCATCTTTTCGTGATATAACCTCACCGTTCTCATTAATCTGCTTTACAAATGTTGCACTTTCAAAATCCCAAACCAATCTGTAAGATGCCAGTTGATGTGCATATTTGTTCATAAAAATTAAATCCCTATAATCATCCATAAGCATTTTGATGCGATATGGCTTGGATGGACCGTTAATAATCCATTTCTTTACATCAGGACAACTATCTTGCAGCCTCTTTAAATCAATAAGATTCCGAGCCATGACAGCCTCATCTCTGGACAACTGAAGACTCACGCCAAGAACACTTACTTTATTATAATTTATCCATTGAATGTATTGGTCTAGGTCAACGTCATTAAACCAGCACAAGTCTGGTATTACCTTCAGCCCTGCTCGCTGCATTTCTGCTACCATTCCCATGTTACGTCTTATATTAATAAGATGTTCCATTCGAGGATGCCCATAATATACCGAATAGTTAAAACCCATAGCATATTCAATGCCTTTAGCACGGATAGTTTGCAGATGACCTTTTTCCCGATAAGTAGTCCAAAACCTTTCTATAATCGGGTCGGCACAATAAGCGTTCAAAATTACCTTAGTGTCAGGATGCAGACCAAACATCTCTTGAATCGTTTTGCCGGGTGTGGCTATCATATCCGTTTTTACCCTGTAGATATCTGACAATGAAATAGATACTATCGGATAATAAATGCCACCTACACCAACAGGGCCTTTCATAGATGGGATAAAAGCTGGCAAGCCTACTACAGGAAAAGGCTCCCACCTTATCCCCTGTATCGATAACGTGCCTGTATTGTCAGACACGTCATCAATCCATTCATTCAAATTATTGCGTTTACAGCAACGAATTAAACATGGGCCTTTTAATTCTGTATCATTCCCTGTTTTATCTTTAACTATTGACGATGTCTCAACATCACATTCAGTTGTCATGCAATGCCTAATCTCTGAATGACAACCCACATAACAACCTTCGCAAAGTTTCTGAGCAAATTGGTCACACTCATTACAAAATTGTCCGCAGCTTCCCTCAATAGATGACTGAACAAAACGATTGTTAACATCCATAGGCTCGATAGCATTAACGCCACCCATTTTAAGCTTTGTGTTTGCCTTACCTTTTTTTATCCGAAGCTCTATCTTGTTGTGCCTACTCATTTGTCGTCACCAAAATAACCTTCACCGAACCTTTCCAGTCCGACACCTGCAACCACATCTTCAAAAAACTGACAATTTATTTGAAATGCCTCCGCCCTGCTTAAAAGAGAACCGTCTGGTTTTACACATTTGACATATTCATTACACTTGAAATCCCAAATCATGTTATATTTCGCCAACTGTCCCGCTCGGCTCGACATAAGAACCATTTTCGGGAACAACTCAGCAAACATTCTTATCCTGCTTGGTGTAGATGGACCGTTAATAATCCATCTCTTAACATCAGGACACTTACTCGCAATATATTCAAGGTCGTAAACATACTTAGCAATATAAGCGTTCTCTCTACAACACTGCATACTAGTGCTCACGACGCTCACCTTGTTCTTGTTTATCCACTCAATAAACTGATTCATATCCGCTGAATTGTGCCAACAAATATCAGGGATTGTTTTAAATCCTATCTTCTGCGCTTCGTCCATTATCTGAAAACATCTGCGCATATTAACAAGATGTTCCATTCTTGGGTCTTTATGGTAAACAGAATAGTTAAAGCCAAGCAGAGTCTTTACCCCTTTTGCCTTTATCTTATGAAGTAAATATTCTCTTTCTCTATTAGTCCAGAAGCTTTCCAGAACATTATCCTTGCAATATCCCGTTACGATTACCTCAGTATCAGGATGCAAATCATACATTTCGTGAACAGACTTATCGCCGCCACGCATTCTTTGGGTTTTTTCACTATAAAGATAATTGACTGGCAGTGTTACATATGGCACGTAAACATTCTCCATATGTCCATTCACAGACGGGAGAAATCGTCCCATTTTCGGGAAACTCGATGGTTCCCATCGAATATGCTTAATAGATAGGTCATCGCCACGACCATCAGAGACATCATTCAACCATTCTGAAATATCAGTACGTTTACAACATCTTAAAGTGCAAAGCCCATGCTCTGTGGTAGCATCTGCATCGTCATGGACAAAAGTAACTGGCTGTGTGCAATCTTGAGAAACGCAACTACGAACACCCTGCCGACAGTCGTTATAACAACCATAACAAAGACCATTCTTATACTGCGAACATTCCTGACAAGCCAACCCACAATCTGTTTCTATCGTGGTTTGAAAGTTACGATTCTCTGCGTCTATCCCTTTTGTTTTGTTGGCGCCGATTAGCTGAAGTGAATTATTCCCACCTTTTACTGTGATGCCAATGCCATCAATCTTTTTTTTGCCCATATTTGCTACCCCAACGTGTATACATATCAACAGTCTTTTTCCAGCACTCAACCTTGTCTTGTCCTGTTTTTACCCACTTCTTACATTTCTCGTCATAAACAAGTCCTGTTTGCGCAGACTTGACAAAAGCACTGAAATTAGACACAACAACTTTATCGCCAAATTTAGACCATATTGCCTTTATTCGTTTCTCGTCTGAAATGCCATTTGCAATCACTTTAGCGTTTGGATTGCTCATAAACACCTTCTCTAACAACTCAATTATTAACGGCAAAGCCCAATTACCTTTACGCAGCGTTTGAAAATTCATAGAGTACCACTGCACATTCCGAGAAAGCCCCCACGCAAGCAGTCTGTCAAAATCCACATCAGAATGCCACATCAAATCCATAATCACAGGAATGCCGACTTTCGACAACGACTCAGCACTCAAAATACTCCGCTTAACATTCAAAACATGTTCCATCCGAGGCTGGTTGCCGAAACACGAATAATTAACTGGTATCACAGCATCGAACCCAAACTCTGCAAAAACCTGCCAGATATTCTTCCCGCCACCCCAATCCTTGTCTTGAAACCGCCATATAACTTCAAGCAAGTCATCTTTTGCGAAAAAATGCAAAATCAACTTTGTTTTATCTGGAATCTTATAAGCTTCTCTTATCGTCTTTTTCTTCCTATAAAGCCACTTAACATCACCATCAAGAATCCTTAAAAACCTCGTAAAAGAAATCAGATATGCCCCATGCTCTACACCAAAACAAGAATCTTTTATCTGTGGAATAAAAACAGGAAGCTCGCCATTAAAAACATTCTCACACTTAACTGAATCAATAGAAAACCCGCCAACATCTTTTATCCACACATCAATATCTTTTCTATTTCCGCACCTAACAGAACAAGTTGAGCATCCACCCTCTGGACAATTATTATAAAAATCACAATGCGTGCATCCTCGACACACACCTGCTTTTTTTGCCTCGCAAAATTCAGGCGTGCAAAAAGCTCCACATCCATCCATCGTAATTTCGCAAACCTTATCATCAAATTTACGAGAACTAAGATGCAATTCGGCAAATTCATCTCGTAATGTCTTTTGTTTCTTTGGCATATAAACTATAATAGCCACAAAATAAAAAAGGGCAGGAAAATTATTCCTGCCCTTTTCAAGCCATTAATTTATGTCAGAGGCTCAAATCTTGTATCAATTACATGATTACTTCTCATGCATATTACTTCATCATGAGCACCACTACCAACGAAACCATTCCACCCTGCCTTTATTGACACATGCGCAAGCTGTAGTGCTATCTCTGGCGATGTAGGTGCGACACCACTGCCGGGGACACCCTTCATTACGTATATTTCTCCCGTACTGTCTAACACAACAATGTCTGTACGGGCTTTTTTGTTCCCATCCAATATAAAGTCTGATACTGGCAACACCTTCTCAGCAACTGTTTCTACCATTTCTTTATTAACAACCCCGCCGCCGGGAGAAATACTTAGTTGCTTTTTACCTGTTCCATCATCAACAACTTTAATGTCAAACCCCCAAATAATACGATTCTCGTAATATTCGTGGGTAAATCGCATTATTCTTGGCATGAATTTCCTACCTTAATTACGCTTCGACAGCGATTTCAAGCGTTGCCACTCTGCCACCTGACATACAGGTGAGTGTAACTACTTGTCCTTCTATAATATCTACAGGGAACTGAAGGTCGGCAGAGATTCCAGCTTCACCTTTTACAACATTCAGGACTTCCACGCCATCAATACCAGCAACAGATGCGGCCATATCATATGTCCATTCCTGCAAACCTTCTGGCGATGTCATTGTAGCTGTAAACGGAACCACTTGAGGAGAGTCATTAAGACTTTCAGATGGCGAGCCACTCGCTACAATCTCTATTGCAAGCTTGTTCCATTCTTCATAGCTTACCACATTTGGATTCTCAGCATCAGCCGCTGGCACAATACCACTGTCACCAATAAATTTCTTCCCTTTTGAATTAATCCAATATCCAGACATTGTTAGTCTCCCTTCGATTTACCGATTTTATCAATAATGCTTTGCACATCAGGTGGAATTTCCACATCATGTTGGTTGCGCTTATCATCAAATACTTTATTACCTTTTTTCTCTAATATCTTCTTTGCAACGTCAACTATATTACCAGAATCAACATCCTTCTTCTCACCCACAGAAGGCTGTTTTTCGTCAGCCTTTTCATTATTATCCAACAAACTCTGAAGCTCTTGCTCATCCCTTGGAATGGACGACATGGGGGCAGACGTTGGCGGGTCAACCTCTACAACGTCTTCACCTTGCAAAACTTGTTGCAACGCCTGATTAAAATCTTTCTTTTCTTCGATAAGAGCAAGTAACTGTTCCTTGCTCGAAATCTCAGGTCGCTGCTTATATCTTTCTTTTTTGACTTCTGTAAGATGCTCTTGCTCAAGCCTACGTCTTTCTTCCATTTCCATAGCCTTAGACAGAGATGCAGGGTCATTTTCGCCACTGTCTTCATTGATGAGGGATTTAGGTGTCATGCCCATTTCTTTAAGCATTGACATTATCTGCTTTGAGTCAGAAAGAATTGCAGAGTTTAAAGGATTGGGCACCTCGTTCTCAACAAGCTTACCAGTGCTAGGGTCTGTTTTTCTCTCAATCACAGTAATCCCTTGTGTATTCATGTGACGAATTTTACGCTGCATTAACTGATTGATAGTTGCAACCTGCTCTGCAAAATTAAAAAACACTTGTTTAAGGTCTTCATCTCTGCCATAAGTTTTACCAATGTAATTCTTTAATGGCTGTAAAAATGTTTTCTTTGCCTGTGTATCAACCACGCAACGTTTCCCGTAATAATGCGCATAAAATTTACACATCGCAGCAGATGGACAATCATCACCACAAATAGGTGACGAAGAATTAGGGTCATAAACCCCATTATTCACATTGCCTTTTTTCTTTGGCGGCGGAGCTTTTTTATTAGGGTCTGGTTTAACCAATTCCTGTGGAATCAAAATATCTGCATCAAGATAGTTCAACCAATCAGACACCTCTTCATAAGACACAGAAACACCCGCACCTGAAAGAATCTTTGTTATGTCATCAATACTCTTTCTTTCAATCTGGCGCAATCTCCACAAAAGGTCTTCGATAAGGTCATTAAAATGCTCTTCTATTAAGAGCATCTTGAAATCTTTCAATAAAGTTTTATCGCTCATGCTTATTCTTCTCTTGGGTCGTAAATACCAATAAGTTTCAAATTGATTCCATGCCTTATGAAATCATCTGGTGTAATTTGCGACCTATTAATCTTAGGGTCAACCAAGCGAATTCCGCTGCTCTCGAAATAAGAATCCAAATTCAATTCGCTGCAAATATAAGCCCCTTTAACATCCAACATATTCCTTATACCTCTTAACGAAAACCCCATCCGGGTCAAAAGAATAAGTGGTGCCATTGCCAATATCATAAGGTAATCGTATTTCATCCCGACCTTACTATCTGCAAATTGAATTGCCTTTAACTTTTGTTCATAAGTTGCATCTAATGGACGCAAAATAGCTACCTTATAATCTGTCCCGTATGGAACCTCGTCCCAGTCCGCAGAATGAACCCCTGTATAAATAGCTTCTGTGATTTTTCCATCACCTTTATACAAAGATGTGTGTGACCAGTCGCTGCCGTTCCACCAACGGATTGTTATGCCTATCGGGTCAAAGCCAATCGACGTCATTATTAAAATATCACCGGGCTTCCCAACCTTAATTAATTCCTCTTTTGTCAATTGCATTTAGCTCACAACCTCATCCGTAGTCAACGTATAAAAAGAACAAGTAGCAATTTCACAATTTGTATAAGGCTTATCACCCGCCAAATAAACATGAAACTCACTATTCAAAGAGCCTTGCACGGTAAAAGCTTGCACATATTTAAACGGGAACACAATAACTGGCGTCGACATACCCCTCGACGTCCCACCAAATACGGGAATCTCACCTTGCCCTTCATTCCCATTATTGATAAAATCTTGCGCTGAACGATATACTTGCCGCCAAGGATTTATTAAAGAATTCCGATAAGCAGGGTTTAAATAAGTGAACTCTGCGCCAACAGGAAGCCCACCCCACACCTCGAAACATATATCATCATTGATAATAGTAGTTTTAGAAAATTGCACTTCCAGATGTTCCACCATTAATTGTTTCCCAACTGGCGGCTTTAACACAAATCGACTCCCGCCCTGAGCAGGCACAGCCCAAAAATCTACACGCACTTCTTTATCATTAGGCACTCGCTCATTAAATGTTAATTTGCCATTCATAAAGTCCATCTGCCAGCCATATTCAACATCATTTGCCAATACCTGATTCCCATCTACTCGAACAGCTATCCTATATTTTCCTCTGTCTGAGAAGCTGCCGTCCTTTTCAGGTAAAGCATAATCTCTCCCATAAAGACGATATGAATCAGCATTCACAATGGGTGAGTGCCCCAAATCAAAAACAGTTCTGTCGCTAGAAACTGGCAAATAATCTGGATAAAACTCACTAAATTGATACCATGTTGTAGGGTCACTAAAATCATGCGTACAAAACGTAGCAGCCACTTCCCCCGCTCTACCCGACTTCAAAACTGGCTCAACTTGCATTATGCCAGCCTCATTAGTATTACTGCGCAAGGCTGTCAACATTTCCTTTACCAAATGCGACATTTGTTGCGGCGATATAAAATTATCCACGACTACCCCCTATTAAAAGCAGAAAATCTAGTTATGCTAGGCGTGCCTCTGCCATCTGACGAACGATACAATATAAGCTTATATTGTAAAGCCCTATCACTCTCAATATTTTCTAATTGTCGCCAAGTCATCATCTCAAACTGTTGAATAAGGCTATAACTCATTCCACCATTTTCAGAGCAGTATACCTCTATCCTACTATCGTCCATAAAATTAACAGCCTTACAGAACCATCCTTCAATCGCTAAATCACTCGGAATATTATTTGTAACCACAGCACCCTGCTCTCGATAAACGACATTTCTCAACCCATACATCTTCCCAATCTTAACTACTCCCAGCGATGCCTCACCACAAATCCTTAGTTCACAAATATCCACTGCCGATAATACGACATCTGCCGTATTAAAAAACACTTTTTGCCGCCCCGACGGCACCCATTTCTTCATGCTTCCATATTCATTTATCTTTAGCTCAACCAAAGATGAAACATTTACATCAAGCTCAAGGCATAAATATGCATAATTGTCCCACCTCTCTCTGGAGGCTGGACTGTAAATCAGCGACAACCCTCTTGAACCACTTGATGAACAAACAAGCTCGCCAGCCACAGAATCAAGAGCTACGTCATCCAAGCAAGTAACATGTTGCCTATCAGCCCAACACAATACACAGTCCTGATTATATGAATCCGGGAACAATTCTAAACCTTTGCTAGTTATGTGAATATCCTTATAGCTTTGAATAACTGACGGACTCGCCAAAACGTCAAAGAAAAAAGGTTTTATAACAGGATACATTTGTGCTTGTAGATTAAATTTATCTATGAAACTCATGACATTTATCATGCCAAACATCTCAAAATTATCAACGCCCAACAATCGACCTATCTTTGCAGGTGTAAATATTGCATTAGATGCTATTGTCATCGGCGTAACAAGTTTTACCAGTTCATCTCTATTTACGACTCGCTTGCCAACCTTAACCTGTATCAGCCCTGCATCAAAATATTGCAACAATTCATCCCCGTCAAAACTCGATGAGAATGTTACAGATTTACCTTCCTTTAAAAATAATCCGTTTTTAAACAAGAGACCTGAGTCTGTTAAATTTTTAATCTCTATTACTGCCAAGTCTATACTCTCCACATAACAAAGAAATCGTCTAAGACAGGTTCATCATCCATCTCTGACGGTCTTTCAAACTTAAATCTTGTTTTTAACTGGCTCTTACTATTCATGCTCCACGAATCCGTAGAAACCCAATTATCAAACATATTTTCTTCAACTCTTTTCCAATTTTGTCCATCATCCAATGAAATGTCCATCGTCAAACTTTTGGGTGACGGCACCAACCAATTATTTTTTATAAAAAGCTCATTAATTTCGCCATGCACAGTCGTAGTTATCGTCTCAATTCGTCCAAAGTCATATGTAGATTCCTTTTGTATGCCCACAAAGGTGCCAACTTTAAAAGTAACAGGCAACACAGCTTTTAAAATTTTCACACCTAGCCCTATTTGTTTTACCTTGTTTCTTGTTATTTTTGAAATATCAAAATATGCCGTCATTCGCCCATCACGCAAAGTAACAGAGCTATTCGGCACAATATCATTATTGACAACCAAAAACACCTCTACACCCGGCGTACCATCTATTTCACAACACAAATATTCATACTGCCGCCAATTAACCTTGTCCAATGGTCTAAAAATTATCGACGTTTCGCCAACGCACCCCTCTACTAAATTTACCTGCAAACCTTGTGCATCAGACTGGCAATTGACAATATGAATATTTCCCCAAATCGTGACATCGTCTATAGAACTTGGATGGGCATATAAAACACTTGTTTCACCTCTAGGCGCAAGCCTTGCTTGTCCATCCAATAGCGCAATATTTTCCACATAATCAAGAAGGCATTGCTCTTTCCCAAAAAACACAAACACATTCCTCAAATATTCCCTCAACAACAATTGTTCTGTATGTGTTTCAAAAATCACATTCAACAAGTTAGCGATAATGAATTCTTCCATCGTCGACAAGTTGTCCGCCTCAACCCGCTTCAAGGCTACATCCGACAAACACATCTGAGTTACAGGTGTAAAAAATAATCTTGCCTCGGCCGCCGTCTCTACTATAACTTCATTTTCAACTTCGAGAGTAAAAATGCCCTCATCTATCAACTTAAAAAGGTCGTTGGACTTCAAAACCATATCCAAGTCCCACACGCCAAAATCATACTGTCCATTCGCAGGCACACAGATTCCAATATCATCTATCAAACAATCTTCATTAGTAACGTTATTGATAAGCCTTATCATGCCTGCCTCCAAATCACTTCCAAATAAGCATGGGGGTAACTCATTCTGCCACTAGAAACCTGAATCGCAATACGTTCCCCTGCGTTAAAATCCACATCTATATTGTCAACAATCCCTATATAACCACCTGACGACACGTCAAGGTCAAAAAAAGTTTGCCAACTGCCACTTCGGTAAAATCTAACAGCGGCAGTGTAACTCCTCGACGACGTGCTATGTGTTACAAGCGAGCGCAAACTCCCAGCCCTTGGCGCAATAACTGGCGCAATGTTAGATGCTGCCCAAGACGTTCTTAAATATGACCCCGAATAAAGAGTATTGTTATAAGCAAATTCATATACAATAGATGCACCATACAATGCCACAACAGCTCTCACAAGGTCAATCCATACTCCATCTTTGCCTACGTGCAACCTTCTTGTCGTAGTAAGCCAATAAAGTCGACCATTCAATATCCCTTGCGTGGGCAAAGTATCGCCGTATTCCATTATTAACCCATTGGGGAAATACCATTGTCCAGTGATATTATGGTTCCCCTGCAAACGTGCCAAGATATCATCTGGCGAAACTTGCGAATCCTGCATATCACTTAAATGTGCTGCACTCTCCACAAAATGAGTTGGAACTGCATACCACTGCAAGTATGCTTCAGCCTGCAAATAGTCTATATCACTAACACCGTCATTCAGGACAATCTCTTGAGCCTGTATTCTACTTAATAAAGACGACTTTAAAAGCATCTGTGGCGCAAGTTCAAAAGTAGACGTAACATCAACAGACGAACCAGCCGCAACACTTATCCCTATGTCTGACAAATAAATGTCGCTCACTGTAACATTCCTAAGTAATAGTGTTTTATATGCCACAGGTTACTCTCGCCAAACCACTTCGAGATATAAATGAGCATTAGTCAAGCTACCAGTCCCGCTCGTAACCTGAGCGTAACATGCGAATCTATCACCAGCAGAAAAATCCGCATTAATAGCGGTTTCATATTTATATCCCGCACCATCGGTCTTGCTAATAGACGTAAAATCCACCCAACTACTGCCGGAATAACGTCTAATGGTAAAAGTATAAGCATTTACCGTTCCACTTGCCCCTGCCTCGCAAGCCAAACTTTTAATTGTCCCTTGTCTCGGCACAATCACTGGCGACGTGGACGAACTAGCCCACTGCGAGTTTAAATAACCACTAGAAAATGTAGTGTAAGTCCCAAACTCGTAAATCAATGGGGACTGATAGAATGCAGACTGGACATAAGAAACATTATGCCATGCCCCGCCCTCACTTGCATACAGAAACTGTTCCCCAGTATTCCAAAATAATCTGCCGTCATCAGGCGTGCCAGATGGCAGCGACGTGCCCGATTCTATATGAAGTTGCCCTCCAGCTTGAGAGTCAAACTTCCAAATCCCTGAAATGGTTTCATTCTGTGATAACCGTGCAAAAATATTATTGTCGACTAGTCTATCTTCAGGATAATTCCCCAAATGTCGCTCTATCTCATGGTCTTCTACAGCGAACTCTCTTAAATAAATAGCAGCGTCAGCTTTACTTAAATCGCTACTCCCATCATTAATCAAGACAATATCATTCTGCACCAAATCTGCAAGATTTTGAGAAACCGACGGTAAAAAACGATTTTTTGCAAACAAATCTGTAAAATTTACAGATGCAGATGCAGGGACATGGATGCCCATGTCCCCTACAATCTGTTCCATCGCCGTAAGATTTTTAATGATTAATTGTTTCATCTACAACTATATTACTTAAACTCAAGCGTCACTTGCGGATTTGATAAATTTGACCCATTAGTAGTTTTGGTGCGAACAGAAATAAAATCTCCCGCTACAAAAGCCACAGACAGCGTGTTAGAGTATCCTTTGTTCTGCCCACTTGCGATATCAATAGTCGCCACCGCCGAACCATTCTTAAAAATTTCAACACCACTGCCATCTGAAATTGTTAGCCCATTAAGCACCGCAGCACCTGCAAGAGTACAATTTGCAACGACTGGTATTCCCTGTGTAAGAGAAGTGATTACCTCGCCATTCTGTAAGAACGTGCCCGGATTACACCCACCATTTCTACTTAACTGAATCCTTGAACGAACTGTTTCCGACAAGTTTTGACTTGTTATGATTTTTGCCCATTCCCCATTAGCACCAATATAAAAATTATCATCACCATCCATTTGAATGAGAGCACCTTCAACAACAGCTACAGGCGGAGTAGTCCCAGAAAGTACCGGAATTACAAGCTCAGTATCAAAACTCCATTTGCCCGTAATTGTTTCGTCGCTCCCCAAACGTGCCAAAATATTCCCGTCAGTTATTAACGCTTCAGGAATCGCTTTAACCGAAAGAATATCGCCAAGAATCTGCAAAGTCGCATTGTCAACATTGACATCAAATACAGGATTTTCAGAAGTCCCGCTATTGCTTAAACCATTGCCAGCAGATGCAGAAAGAATCCCACCCTGTTTAGCAATCGTGTTCCAAGCTGTTCCATCACCCATTTTCAAGCTAGAATCTGACGTGTCCCACAACAACCTCCCAAGATAAGGCGTAAGCCCAGCAGTGCCTGCGGCTCTTTGGATTCTAAGTGAATTATCAAAAGTCCACTCGCCAGTAATTGTTTCATTACTCCCTACACGGGCAAGAATTGCGCCATCAGCGATTCTTGATTCATCCAAGCTACCCAAATGGTCGGTACCATTAAGGTCATGCGCTTGATTATGATGCTGATTTGGTGTTACATCGTCAAGGTCATTATGAGAAACGGCAGGGCTATTAACGCCATCATGATTATGAGCCTCAAATTCACCAGTCTTAATGAACCTAATCCATGTAGTTCCGTCGCTCAGATAAAGGTCGTCAGTATCTGATTTCCAGAATATTTTAGCTTCTTCGGGTGCAGGCAATATTGCGCCTCTTGGGATAATTAAAACATTGTCAAATTGCCAATCACCAGTTACAGTTTCATCTGCATCGATTCTGGCAACAAAATACATGTCACCTTCAACGCCAACTTGCCAACGGTCATCAGATTCCGACCAATTAGTTATTGCATCAGGTTCGTCACCACGTCTGACCTTTACAGATGCATCGGAAGTAGGTGCTCCCGCTGTAAAATTGCTATTCAATACGATTGAATTGTCATTTACCTGCGATTCAATAAGAGTGGTATGGTCGATTGTCCCATCATACTGGAAATTCCCCATAACTCTCAAAGTAATACTGCCAAGTCCACTATTCTTAAAAAATACTGTAGTATCACTATCACTTGCAGCATCAACTGTAATATCCCCTGCATTTTTAATTTCAGGGGTGATTACTCTAGTGGAAACGGTCATCTCGTCACCATGAGGGTCAACAGTTTCATCAATATGAGCATCAATATCAGCGTGAGTATAAGTCCCCTTATTTAAAAGGTCTACATGGTCAACTCTCGGCGAATTCGTACCATCGTGGTCATGAGCCGTAAAATCATCCCCCGAAACCAATGCGTCCCAAGTAAGCCCGTTCCCCACATACAAAGTTTTTGTATCAGTAGCCCAATAAAGTCTACCATCAGCGATAGTTCCAACAGGTCTGTTTGCCAAAGTCCCAGCCTGAACAATCAAGCCACCCGTTGTAAAATCATAAATCCCAGTGATAGCTTCATCATCAGCAACACGAGCAAGAATCCCCTCATTCTGGATTCTTGATTCAGAGAGATTTCCGATATGGTCAGTGCCATTAAGGTCGTGCTCTTTATTATGATGGTCATTTTCACCAATATCCAAAAGATTTGTATGGCTAACCTTTGGCGAATTTGTTCCATCATGGTCATGACCGCTTAAAATATCCTCAAGCGTTGCATATTCAACCCATGAGCTACCATTGCTTACAAAAAGTTCTTGAGTGTCGGTATTGTAAAAAATGCTACCAGCAGGCAATGTGGCTGGCAAAGTTGTTCCTGTCTGGACTGTTATCCCACCGGGGAATGTCCAATGCCCAGTAACTACTTCATCATCAGCAAGACGAGCCAAAATACCATCGTCAGAGATTCTTGATTCTGGCAAATTACCTGTATGGTCAGCAGCTATATCATGCTCTAACACGCACAATCTTTCAAGAAATGATTCCAATTGTGCGAATGGCACCGCAGAACCTTGATAAATCACTTCAACTTCGTTAGCACTTACACGACTACGCAAATTCGCAGACGCATATACTAAAAATCTATCTTTTTGAATGAGCGGGGTAAAATCTATTGTTTCCCCTACGGGAATGTGTATACCAAGGTCTGGTATCGTAACACTATTGCTACCAGTAATATTCTTTAAAATCAAACTCTTTGCCATTTCAGTCTCCTTATTTTTAAGCGGTCTTATACAATAATGTCACTTTCGGCGACACCATAAACGATACATTTGTCTCGGCTGCTCGAACCGCAACAATATCTTCCTTCTGAAAAATAATATTCACATCCTTGAATCCCATTTGAGTGCCATTCTGTATTTGCACCGTTTCCACCACTACACCATTCTTCAGTATTTCCACAGCCTGCCCATCAACAACAATTTCTTTCACTCTGACATAAACCGTAGAAAGCCTGCCACTTGTTGTGGCAGGGATTCCCTCATCAGCAGAAAGGACTGACTCGCCAGCTTTCAAGAAGCATCCTTTAGGAATTTTCGACTCTCTTGAAAAAATCCAACAGTAGCTGGACTGATTCAGAATATCGTCTTCTCTTAATAGTTTTCTCCATTGAGAACCATCACCAATATAAAGATGACCATCTGGCAGCTTTTGAAATAAACGTCCTACTTCGGCAAGAATCGGGAAATCAAGCCCACGCTCTACACGAAGCTGACCTTGCTCAAAATCCCATACACCAGAAATCCACTCGTCATCAGCAACACGGGCTAATAAATCATCATTCCTTATTCTCGCCTCTGGCAATTGCCCATGAGTCTCTGTATCGATGTCAACAGTATGCTCAATAGAAATAGGTGCCTCAAGATATCTGAATATTGTTTCAAACACCTCAGATGTTTGCCAACCCAAACTACTCGCATCAAACCTACTGCCACCAATTATAGGCGAAGCAGTGTTGTTGTAAATGTTATATTTTTTGATTGGCGTAATTTCTCTTGCTTGACTTCCGTCCTTGGTGACTATAAAGCGCAAATCGCTCATTGGTGTAGCAGGAAAGTCTGCACGATAAACTACATCTACGAATGTTCCATCACCGGGCAAAGCAGGAATTGTGGTTGCCGACATGGTAGCTAAATAGACAAACGTGCCAAGACTGCTGCTACGAGACCAGATTTTAATATCAGCGGCAGGGTTATACTTATTATTCCCTACTACCAATTCTAGCCTCGTAACAGTCGGCAAAGCTGGCGTCAAGTTCACCGTAAGTTGTGCAGGACGATTATGCCATACAACATACTGTCCGCTTAGTATCCCTGCAAACATTCCCATTTAGATGCCTCTTATTTCATGTGCTGTGGTGGCTGAACTACATTATTCTCATTTTTAGGTTCATTGAAAGAAAGTTCAGGATTTTCAAATTCCTTTTTCTCTGGAACAAATACGCCATTCTTTTTATTAATTTCGTCATCTTGTTCTTTACGAGACTTAATCTGCCCCATCATTTCCTTTAACAAAGTTAAAGCAGCATCTTTAGATGTCTGGTCTTTATAAGGATTGAAAGGTAGATTCACTGGTCTGCCGAAATTCTGCTCCATTCTTACGAAAGCATGAACCCAATAGTATCTATCTGAACGCATGTCCATAGCATGAAGCATGTCGCTGATAAATTTTTCAGTCTTAAAAGGGTCTTTAGCATCACTGCCCTGTGCTCTACGCACGTTTCTGGACAATACCAACATTCTGAACATTGTTCTCAAGTTACTCTTCGTCTGTGCCTTCCAGTCCACTTCGGCAAGAGGCTTTTCAAATAATGTTTGAGCTAAAGTCTCATATCCCTTGTTTTCCGTGTAGAGCTTAAGTCCGTCTTTATTTGACGATTCATTAGCATTGGCAATAGCAAGCATTGCAGCATTTACTTCAGCGTCAATCTCATCCTTTTCAAACTGAGTAAGATTCACATTCTTTGGCTTAACAGATGCCAATACTACAGGCTCAACATCCTCACTGCTTACAAGCACAGGCTTTTCTTTGGCAAAATCCATACTTATTTTGTCTTCCATGCCGTTCTTTGGCTCAACATATTCTTTGTAGTAACCTGAATTCACGGCATCAAGCATGATTTTGAAAGATTTGGCCACTTCAGCAACAGCTTCCTCAACAATATTCTTATCAAGCACAACAATGCCCTCGGAGTTTGTGTGCCCACGAGCGATAGCTTTTCTTTTTGCTGAAATAACAACCTCTTGGATGAAAGAGCCATTAAGCCCTTTAACCATTGTAGCAATCTCATCAGAAGTTACCCCAATCAACTTAGCACTGCCGAGTTTCTTTTCAACCATTTTCCTTGTTGTTTCAGCATCCATTTCGTCCAATGAAAAACGTCTGTCGAAACGACTTGGTCTTGACGCAAGGGCACCCTCAATAGCGTCAAGCCTATTGGTTGTAGCAACAACAATCACACCGTTGTTTTCTTCCATCCCGTCCATCTGAGCCAACATTTCGCCAACCAGAGGATTGAATATGCCGTATGACCTGTCGACCGTATACATGTCAATATCTTCAAAGAAAAGAACACATGGTGCGAGGTCTCTTGCCATGCCAAAAATATGACGAATCATTTCAGGGGATTTTACCTGCGCGGATGTCAGCCATATAAAAGTAGAATCAATCTCGTTAGCTATAACCTTGCCAAGCAAGGTTTTTCCACAGCCCGGTTTCCCGTAAAGAATAATGCCACGCTTAAAAGGAAGATTATTCTTTCTGTAAAGCTCTTCATGATTCAAGAACCCGACAATATCATCAAATACTTGGTCTTTTACATCAGAATTGAGAACCACGTCATCCCATGTGTAATTAGCCACATCAAGGAATTTCCCCTGACCATCAATTTTCTGACCATTGAAATAATTGTTCTCTTTTATCCACTTAGAGATATTCAGCTTTATCTGTGTGGCTCGCTCTATGTCTTTGTTGAGGCAAGTAATAGTCAGTCCCAAAAAAACACCGGACATACTACTTTTAATTTTCGTAGTAATCCAAATAGGTGAAGCATCGTCACTTTTAAAGCGACAAAGTCTTGTAGCATCGGCTAACATTCTTTCTTCTTTGCGGAGACCTGTTTCAAACATCTGGTAGCCCAATGGCTCCTCATCACCCCATTCCCAGCGAGACAACTTCTCTTGAACAAGGTTTTCTTTTATTACTGCATCAACTGCTTTGAGAGCCAATGCCATGTAGAACACAGGGTATGTTTCAGAAACGACACCAAGCTCTTTTCTGGAAATACCGAAAGTGGCTTTTATCTGTGCCTCTTCCTCTGAAACTCTACGGCGACTTGTTGCTTCGTGATATGCCTCACCAAAAGCTGCGGCTAATTCACCAACTGTAGCTTTTTCGAGGTCTTTATCATACTTCGCAGTCCTTGTCGCATCATAGCCCACGCTATACTTCTCATTCTCGCTATCTGCCACTGCTGTTGCGCCTGCCAATGTCACTCTTTCACTATCTACACTAAGCTTGGCATCCACATGACAATCATTGCCAAACAATGATGTTTCGTTTGATTTCATTACGGCTTCTCCCTTTAAACTGTTGTAAAATCTCTCGGACAATTTAAAAAGCATCTTCATTGCAGTAGGCTCGTCTAACAAACCCGCAACAACCAGCTCTTTTACTACGAGGGAATAACAATCCCCTCCATTAATATTTTGTTTTTCATCACAAAAATACAAGCCATCCACATAATTCAACTTTTCACCCTTAAACCAAACCAAAGGCGTTACATGGGGCGTATTTTCAATTTTAAAAACACCTGACGAAAGATGCTTACTTTTTAATTTATGTAACCATTCAGATTTCAAACCAAATTCTGCACAAAAAGCCTGCCTGAATTTCTCAAGCAAGCTGTAATTCTTAGAAAGACATCCCTGAACTGCCTCAATGGTATTGTAAGCAGATTTTTTATCGCTATCTTTTAGAAACAAAATCATATCAATTTTACTCCGTCAGAATCAGCACTGGCTGGCACAGGGTTAGTTCTTGCCCAATTCTTAGAAATTAAATCTCTGTCAGTATTGTCCGTCATCTCATGCAATTTATTCGCAAGATGGTCATGCTTCCTGAAATAATATCTGATAGAATATTCTGCATTTCTGTCATAAGCAGCCAAAGAGCGATACATACCCACAACGCCATCACCACGAAATGCCCACACCGTGTCTTTATTCCCAATAGAAACACCGTTCTTATAAACAATGGCGAGGTCATTATCCTCATCTCTTACTTTGTAAGTGAGAGGCTTAAAATATTCATATCCGTCGCTACTTGAACGGTCAAACTGCAATATCTCGGCACGAACATCAACAGCTATTGCATCGTTAATTTCATCAATGTTGGTTGTAAGAACACGGATAGTCATAGTCAAACGAGCTATTGCTTCTACAATTTCATTGATTTTATTGTCTAATGTAGTTTCCTCATTCGTAAAATACTGAATTGCCCACTCTGTAGGCAAAGCATTGTCGTGAGTGTTTAATCTGATTTTTCTTGAATTGATAAAAGTATAATCCATACCCGGAATTGCAGTTAAGCCATCTTTGGCAACCTGCCATCCTGAACTTGCCGCAGCATTACTATCAAAAGCAAGGTCTGCATAATAAAGCCCTGCCTCTTCATAGACTATCAACTCTTGAGAAACAGTATCAGACAAGAGAGCATCTTTTATCTCTTTTTGTATTGAATCAATATCATTCAATACCCCTATATCTTGAATAACCCCACTCGCAAAATTTGTTCTGGTAAGGTCATATCTGTCCATGTGATAAAGGTCTGTTTCCACTGGCACCACCAACTTAATGGTTCTATCAGTGTCAAGCAAATAAACCGAATCATCTGATGAACGATATAAAGTAACCTGCGCCGTAGAACCTGCCCCATATCCAGCAGTATTGACACCGTAAGTTATTCTCCCATATATCAACACACCATTCTCTCTCAATGGTTCCTCAAAAGTCCCCACACCCTCAGTTACCTGAACAAGGACATCAACCGTATCTTCGGCGGCAGCATATTCATTCACTTTGCGATAAGGGCTGTCTGCAACAATGCCTGTATCCACAACAGAGCTGCCTGTTTGCACACTCCTTACAGTCTCTACAGGGACAATAACTTTTCTAGCCACAAGTCTGCGTTCAGCATCAAGTTCAAGGTCGTTGAGCCTTTCTGTTAAACTACTGAAAATTCTGGGTGCAGGCGCGCCATACAATTCATTGTTCGCATCCCAAGTCCCTTTCGGACTAACTCTCGCATCTTCAAGCTCGTCACTAGTTGTGGTAAGTAAAATTCGGTTCTCAAGCAAATCTTCCATGATTTCTTTAAGAACTTCACCTGTCTGCCATCCAAGCTCATTCGTCTGAATAGCCGCACCAGCAGTAATAGAAATGCCTTGATGATTGCGAATCAAAACCTTCTTAATTGCGACTGTCTGCAAAGGCGTAAGTGAGCTATCGGCCACGACTCTAATTCTTACATATCTAGCAACAAGGCTTATGCCGTGGTCGTAAACATATTCATTCTCTTGCCATACTCCTTTGTCATCTGCAACCTGATTTGTCATCCCCTGAGTCCAGCTTGTGCCCCCCATCAAATCCCCAGAATACACATTCGTCCATGTATTAGGGGCAGAAGTGGCCGCCACATCAATCACCACATATATTCCCTTTGCAAGAGTAAAGTTGAAAAATGATGATTCTGCGAGAATAAGACCAACTTGCTGAACATTTATAAAGTCGGATTTAAGGTCAACAATGACCTCTGCCATCTTTCTTTGCCAAACAATAAAATCTCCATTATAAACCGTTTGTAGTTGTGGCATCTTTGCGCCCCCCCAATTTTTATTCCAGTATATTTACTTTGCGCACAATATTTGGCAAAGCCTCATCAAGGTGTCCAACGTCACCAACAACCATTTTGCTACGCAATGCCGACATTTCTCTCTGAAGAATATTCAACAATCCGTGGATTACCGAACCAGCTTCACCATTAGATTGCCGTTCTTTGTCCAATTCATGCCCTATTAACATAATCACGGCATCTGACAACATGTCTCTATTCGGGTCTCTATCCGCTCGCAACAAAACGCTGTCTATATGGTTCTTCAATCTATCAATTTGAGTCTGATATTTTGACGATGAAACTGCAAATTTATAACCACCAAGCTTCGGCTTCAATTGTTCATGTCCATAGTCAGGGTGAACAATGAATCTTGCCCCAAGAATAAAATTATTCCCGAGTACACCACGCATATCAATTTCTTGATTCACGGGAAAATCTGCAATAGACCTATTGCCCAGCTCAACATTATATATAATGTCAGTTAACTGTGTTCCATCACTATCTCTACCTGAGAACCTAGCACCAAAACTTCTTACAAACACGTCAGACAAAACATCATCTCTATGCACCACAGCACGAAGCCTCAAAGACGATTCATTCGGAACGCTACGCAAGCTCAACAAACTTCCTGACGACGTCCATGTCACGCCAGAATCCGTTGAATATTCATAATCAATAGACACCATGCCGCCAAGTGCTCGACCAAAAATATCTATAAATCTCGCATTCCCAAAGCTCATAGGCTGCACACAATCAATCATAATTCTAAACTTTTGACAAACAACCGCTTGCGGAAAATCATGACGAATGTCAGCATTTACCTCATAACCATAACTATGAATATCAACATATTTGTTTTGGTCAGGATTGAAATATTGAGCACGATAATAAACAGCACCTTCAGTTACCGACTTCTTTACCCATCTAAAACCAGTAATTTCTACTGGCGCAGGAAATTCAAAAATCACATAACTATTCTCACCACGCATACTTTCCCAATACGTAGTCATGCTCGCATCTGCGATTAAATCACCTGTATTCGTCCCTTGAGAACTGTCTACAATTACTGTAGCTAGATTCAAAATTGACGATATCGGAACAAATTGTGACGCACGATATTCATCTCTAACAACTTTTTCCCAATAATATATCTGGTCAGGCGTAATGTCATCTGTCATCGTTATTTTGCCGTCTGTCATCCCCGGCAACAGTCTAAACCCGTCCGATGTTACTGCCATATTCTCCAAAATATAAGCTGGCACTTCCGTAGTCCTATAACTCACCGAAAGCCTGCGCACCCAGCCGACACCAGTGTTTAACATTTTTACTTTGAAACGAATCGTATTCGCAACACCCTGTATTGCAGGGATAAAATCAATGTTGAATCTTTTTGTAATGGCATCAGGATAATCGATTGTCGCCATAGGAATTGGCACATAAGTGTTGCCACCGTCAATAGAATATTCAACAGCAACAGTCCCGCTAATAATAGATGTATCCAACTCTATTTGTTCCCACACCTCAATATTCGTACCCGAAACAAATTCTTCAGTAATCACTTCACCTTCTGGTGAAACAAAAACAGGTGCATGTATCCCATCAACCTCAATCCAATCAAATTGGACTAAGCAACTCTCTTTCGCTACAATACCAAATTCACCACTATCAACAAGTTCTATACCTATCAGCTCGTGAGTCAAAACGTCGCTGCCGTTCATTGCCAATGCAACACTGTTATCAACAAGCCTCGCTGAAATCTCATACTCGACGTCGTTAACCAATGATATTCCAAGCGGCTCTTCTTTTATTAACGTCAACAAGCCATTGTCCGCTTTATAAAGTCTTGCCCAGCTCCCAGCAAGGTCAGACTCAAACATGCCGAACAATCCATTAAGCTCGTCAGACATGCTCAAACAAAGTCCTACCTTGACTAAGCCACCCTGCAATTGCTTGAAAGAAGTGGAAATAGAGTCAGTTCTTTTTAATAAAATATCTGACCAAATCGCCATCCCATAATTTAACAAAGAGTATTGCGGCAATGGAAACTGTACCAATGGTGCAGTAGCTTCACACTGCAAAACATAGTCATAAACGCCACCGTTGCCAACAGTATCTATAGCAGACCAAACAATTGATTTTCTTTCAGGGAACCAAAGCGGTGCAACATCGCCAGACTCAAACACAATCCTCTGTGAATAGGGCTTATCATTCGACTCTAACTGCAATCTTGCGCCATAATCTCTCTGTCCTGAGTCATCTACAACATCAACATGCTGCGCCCCATCTTCCACCAAACTCAGCCATTCAGAAATAATATCTTGCTTCATAGAATCAGGCGTTATCACATATTGGCATTTAATATCTTCATTATGGAGACTTAATTCTACAGATTGAATGTCGTCCACATTAACAGTCGCAGGTGCAGTCTCCAAATATCCTTCATGTAATAAAGGATTGATTATTGTCGCTGTGCCATTGGAAATTTGCACATTTTCAAGAAGTGCTATTCTGGGATTTTCAGCTTCTCTACCGGGCAATGTATTGACATTAAAAAAATCAACAACCAAGTCATCGGACAGAGACAAGCCGTCCTTCATGTCTTTCAGTTGCTGCTCTAATAGGCAAAGTTTGTCATATAACTGTTCTATTGATGGCACGCAAGCACCTCCACTATATATAATAGTTTAGAGATAACTTGCCGTTTTTAAAAAATGACGATTTTCCCAGACTTTTTATGTTCGGCTTCATTTCTCGACAATATCTCGTATCCAGAACGAGATAATGCCTGCTTTACTTTTTGCAAAAAAGAGGACACTCCATGCGCTTGAATTTGTTCAAAATAAACCTCTGTGGCAAATTCTTCCTGTTCAATAACCTCATTTGCATCACTGTCTAGCCCAAATTGACGCAAACGGTCATTATTCATATCTGAAATAGCCGCCAAAAAATCTTCAGCGGCATATTCAACCTTTTTTTCTTCCTTGTCACCTTGGGGCTTACCCAAACTCTCAGAATCAATAATGTTATCCATAGTATTTACGCATCGCCAATTCTACCTGAATCTTTTTTGCATCAATAGGCTTCCCGCCACTCCATCTCATCATCTGTTTTCCTTCACCGTCAAGAACTATGACGGTAGGAACAGTGTCAACAGAATAACTTTGCCTATGAACCTTATTCTCAGGCAACTCAAGGTCTATTAACTGAACATCATCTCGAATTTGATGAATGTAATTGTAATAGTATCTTTTGCAAAAGTCGTTTCTTATGCAAAAGAATAAAATAGGCTTTTCCATTCCGAATTAATCCAGAATATTAAAAACAGGCTGTAAAACTTTTTCCTTTTTCAAAATTACAACTGCTGCCTTTTTTTCTGCTTCTTTTTTCACTGGCTCTGCCGTTCCAACAGTATTGATAATTGTTTGTTCGTCTTTATGCTCTACCACAGAATCTACCTCTTTCGTTTCTTCAACACTCTGAGTCTCGACTTTTTTAACTTTAGCTTTCCTCTTTTGGCTCTTTGCCTTAGTAGTCTGAGTATCTTTCAATGCTTCTTCTTTTTTCTTTCTCATAAAAACACACCTCCTGCGTCAACACCGCACATTCCATAATGGTCGCAATACGGGCATTTCCACGCCGCACCACTATCTATATAATGAAACATGCCTGATTTTACTTGGTCGTCTGCATATTTCACAATACGTGCCACATTATCTATCATCTTACTTTTAATCTCAGTAATCTGAAGCTGCATCGGCTGTGGCACATATGCTTTCCCGACTCTAGCCTCTGGCTTTAGATAAAATAGTCCGACCTGTAATTGACTATCATCTACCTTATACTTTTCTTTTATCGCTTGATGATAACAAACCATCTGAAAATCCTTATGCATTTCTTCAACAGTCTTCATCTTCTTGCTTGTTTTATAATCCACCACGATATATCCCGGTCGCAATGTTCTGGCATCTACCCTATCTATTCTACCTCTGATATTCACACCATTCATTACTATGTCCATTGAATCTTCAATAGATATAGGCTTCACATAGGGACGTGCATGATATTCCGTTAATACCCGCTTCAACGTATCTCTATAAACACGTTCATCTTCGGCTGAATCATATCCCAAAAACATCCATCGGGCTGCCTCACCTTGTTCAAGGTATCGAATAATATCTATTTGTGGGAACCCCGCTCGCAGCTCGTCGTAGGTTAACTCGGAATCGTCAGGCAAATCAAAATCATCAAGCCCCACCAGCTCATTTGCTTCAAGCTTTTGAAAAACAAGCTCGCCAAATTTGCGAGCAAATTTCTTTTTATATTCACTCCCTATCCAGAGTCCGGGCAGCCATTCATCCAGCATTTTTTCGAGCGGCGGCTTTTCATCATACACATGATAATGTTCAAGAATCTCATGCGCAGTTGTTCCAAATGTGAAATGTTTACGATAAACATCATAAGTTTTCCCGCAAAAACGACTCAAATACAATCTGACACCACAACCACCCTTAAAATCTGCATTACCACAAAATGTTTCAAGACTTGAAGGCGACCAAACAAAATTTTTCATTTTTTCAGTAACTTCTACTTTAATTAATCGCAATTTTGTTCCTCCGCCATTTTCTTGCGCTTTTTTAGTGGAATTTTCATGTATTTCTGATAAGCTTCTTTAAACTGGACTATATATGCGAAAGCCATAGAATCTACGATATGTTCATGGTTCCCCTTAGCATAATCTTGCAATATATCGCTTACCAAATTATCCCCCACAGCTTTGCGCACATAGCCCTCTACTTGTAATTTGTCCAAATCGTCTTGAGGGAAACCGTCAACCTTCCATGTCAAAATTCTACGCATCTGTGTAGACATTGTTTCTTCAAACTCAATATCAAGCTCAAAAAATATAGCCTTTGCCATCGCCACAGCAGCAACAGTGTCATAAGCTGCGTTATTAAACGTTTTAGCCCCTTGCTTTGCAGGACGGTACAAATAACTCTCTATAGAGCCATAGACGTCGCCACCGGACAAATCCTCTGCCGACAACATGTCAAGAATTTCTTGTCTCAATCTTTGATAGACCTGCTTCAGCTTCCAGTTCGTTTTTTCCTGTTTCTTGTCCCCCAACAACCGCTTAATAGCCACTGGAATATTTATAGGAATAAATGCCGACCGAAGCACCGACTTATCAGGCAGATACAGACTGACCCCAATATTTGTCAGACCGGGGTCAATTCCCAAAAATGCTTGTTTCATATACTCACCATTCAAAAAGAATAAAACGGTTAGAGGGTGTCGCCTCTAACCGTTTCTGTTAAAGTTTATTTTAGTTGATTGCTACAGGCATGACCATAGAGAGGAAAGTCGGGTCAACCTTGTATTCAGGTTTCTCCTGCTCGCCACCTTTTTCTACAATGCAATCATAAAGCAATAGACATTTACCTTCAGCAAAATCAAGGCAAACATATTCTGTTTTGATATAATTCAACACATGACTGAAACGCTCATAGTTAAATCCTATGCTCACACCCTGTTCTGGAATCTTGCCATCGCTATTAACTACAGAGCGAATTTCACGAGCTGATTTATCATCATTCATTACGCCGTTGCCCACTCGCAAGTCGTTTTCTTTTACATGAAGAATGATAGGCGACTCTCTCTGTGTTAAATTCGAGATATTTGCAACCTGAGACGCTAATCTCAAATCTTCAGTAAGCATGGTCAAGGAAAATTCTGTAGGTCTGGCGAGAACTCTACGCCAGTTTGGCAATCCTGCGGACAACAATCTTATTGCAATCGCTGACTTCCCACAACGGAATGTAACAAATCCACCAAACACAGACACATTAACCACATCTTTCGCCTGTGAAAGCTGTGAAATAGCTCTTGCTGATGTTTGTAAAAGTCCTGCTGGCACCATCATTTCAAAATGAGGCACCTTCTCAAAAGGACGCTGCGCATTTTCAGCAATCCCGAAATAACTTTCATCAACATCATCAAAAAGTCCATAAATCTCATACTTGGACATCTTTTTGCCGTCAAGTGCTGCGGCTACGAGCTTAGAGGCTGATGCGGAAATACTTTCGTAATTAACTTCGATACGACGCCCACCGATAATTTCAGTAACCGCACCACCTTCAATAGGCTTGTCCAGCTTTTGTTCACAACGAATCAAAACGCCAGATTTTCCCTGTTCAAGGTCTTTCACATCTGCCGACGGGGCAACCCTGTCAACAATTTCCTGAAGATTCAGCAAGGGAATATCGAACTTCTTTGCATCTGCATCATCTTCATCAAGTCCCATAACTCTGAAGTCAGCCTCGTCAAGGCAAGGGAAGTGCCCTTCATAATAATCAGTCTTGACAGTGATGTTTTGTGTCGCAGTGTCAAAATCAATCAACATCTCACCATCTTTCTGCAAGAGAGCAAAAAGCCCGTGTAACTGTCCGGGGATTAAACATTTCCCCACACCTTCAACCGAGGCTTTCATTTTGTTTTTCATGCCAATCTGCTTGATATCAGTCGCAGTCATTTCAACTTCACCTGCACCAGTATCTCCAGTTGCCTCTACAAGCACCCCCGTCGACCATATCTTCTCTGCCTTGCCTTGCCCCGGCAATGCGTGCATCACAAAGCTTAAGTTCTTACACCATTCTGCTGCTTCTACCCGAAACTTCATGCAAATCTCCTTCGGAAATAATTAATTATTTTGCTTTCTTTATAATACCGTTTAAACACGAAGTTCCTAAAACAAAAAAAGCCCTGAAATCGGGCTTTAAAAATTACTACTAGCCGAGTTATCGAATCAAAATTGTCACCATTATTCCAGCATTAGCCACTTCGTCTTCAGTCAGTATTCTTACCGCATATCCATAAACTCTTGTCATTGAGCTATTCATAACCAAAATCACAATTTTATCACCAACAGCCGCAGCTCTGTTGGTAGCAAGATTCGCAAAAACGCCAGAGAACCAGCCCCCGTCAGTATTGTAATTTACATCCTGAGAAATCTGTGACGCATGATTTTTGTTGTAAGTAGTCACATTTCTGTAAAGAATCTTGTAAGTATTTGGGAGTATCGTCAGCCCACGTTTAGAAATAATCTGACCGGCTATTCCGAAAAGAGCGCATGAGGTTGGATTGGGGTCTTCAGGTACCAGAGTGATTGCAAAGTTATTTGCGCCATCATTCTCAACATCAAAGCCATTTTGATACGGTTCGTAGCCGGGTGCCGTCACCTTTACCATCACATACTCGTATCGTCTACATGAGAGCACTTTTGGAAAGGTCGATGTTTGCCATGTCAGGTCTTCATTGGTTCGAACCTCAAGAATCGCACCACCAACATTGCATGTAAGAAACACAGTGGCAGCTCCTGCCGACGACACCAACATCATAAGAAACATTATAACTACGGCTATCTTTTTCATATCGCTTCTCCTTTTTTTATTTTTTCATATCTTTATTATAATCAAATATAATTTATTGTCAAGCATCTTTTTTTTGTAATCCTTAATAAGTTACGCATTTTACTTGCCAGCTTTCATAAAAAATGCGAAAACCCCACAACAAGAGGTCTTCGCAATAATTTCTCTTTAAAAAGAGTGGCTATTAATTTACATAACCATTCAATTTTTCCCTTGTAAAGTCGGGAATTTTTAACATGTCGTCATAAACAAACCGAGCTTTTAATTGGTGCCATTTACTCAAAAAACAATCTATTACATCTTGACGTTCATTTTTTTGTAATGACAACAATAATGTCTTTATCTGCTGCCAATACAACTTATCAGGAAGCGACAGCGTCTTACCAATAACATCAGCTTCGATATCCCCCAATACTATAACATCTTTATCTGTCATCTTGCCATTATCATCAAATACAGACAACATTACAAGCGTGGGATGCAACACTTTATCTATTAAATCCATTTCAAAATCATGTTCCTTGTCTTCAAGCGGGATATTGTTTATTTCCCCTACATCATCAGTCCATTGGCTAAAATATACAGAGACTCTTTCTTCTATCTCTTCTTGCAAACCCTCTTTACAGCCACCCTCTATTAAGTTATACAGAGCCACCCCTGCTAACACTTGGTAGGTTTGCTTTCCTTCATCTGCCATCAAATCCACGGCTATGCGAACAAAATCCACATCATTCTCGTCAGAAGAATCTTGAAACATGCCAAATATCAAACAGGAATTTTCAGGCAATAACCCACGACTAACACACCAACGATAGGCGTTATATGGTGCATAAACAATCTGCATTTCTTTCTCCAACTAATCAAACATATTTAATTCATTTGTTTCTACAATATCCAACAAATCTTTTGCTTTTTCTTTGAGAATACTCTTGTCTAATTCCATTATATCTTTATGAGGCACTTGCTCAGTCATCTCTACTTGCAAGCCCTCTAACATGGCCAACATTTCCACTTCTGTTATCACCTTGATGCCCATTCTTTGGGCTTTTTGTTGCTTCCCACTGTTTTTTTGCACATTACATATCAAATACTTAGTTTCCTGTGTAACATTAGAATCAAACACATATCCATGTCGGTTCAATAATGTAATTAATTCTTTACGAGGCAAGTCTGTAACACCTGTAATACAATATTTCCCTTTTGAACCACTTTGTATCTCACTATCAAATAAAATAACCATACCAGCTTCTTTGAGTCTGGTCAAAAGTATCTGATTCTCTGGCACAGTAAACCATGTACAAAAGTTCCTTATTACAGGCTCTGGCAATTTCCTTCCTTTAACGTTACATAATCTATCTCTCATCATTTGGTAGGTCAAAGCCGTAGGTGAGAACAAAAGTTCTGCATCTCTTCCCAATACATCTGCTATCTTTCTTGACAGTTTTTCGCCTACTCCGTGGATAGATAAGGCATGAAAAAGTTTATATAACGGCATTTGCTTGGTCTCAACTATTGCATCCGTAAATTGTTTTGCTCTAAACTCGCCAATCCCATCCATTGCTCTTAGGGCATATTCCGACACAGTATACAAATCAGCAACATCTTTAACCATGCCTGAATCAATTATAATTTGCAGAAAATTTTCACCTATCCCACATTTATCTGGTACAACACTTGTAAAAAAATGTCTAATCCTATCAAAAACTTGAGCAGGGCAAGAACTATTACTGCAAATCAAATCCACGCCACTATCGTTTAGAACCAATAAAGTCCCACAAACAGGGCAACATTCTGGCGTGGAAAAATATTCGGCGTTTTTCCTGTCAGCGACAGCCAAAATTTTAGGAATAGTTAAGCCTGCCTTAGTTACCAGCACTCTGCAACCAACTGAAATTTTGTCAGCTTCTATCCTGCGATAATTGTCCCCCGTAGCCCTTTGAACGCAAGTCCCTTCCAAAATAATAGGTTCAAAATTAACAACTGGCTTTACTACGCCAGTCCTACTAACTTGCCATTCAATACTTGTGACGGGTGTTATATGTCTGTCACCAGCGAATTTAAAAGCCGCCGAAAAGTTAGGCTCAATGTTGCCATACCCTGCTGATTGCTGGCTTTTATAACTGTTTAATGTTATAACAATCCCATCCATTGCAGCGTCTTCCCATATCGGCGAAATTGACGACACCTGCATACGTCTCGCAGAATCCAAACTTTGGTAATAAGAGAAAATCTTTTCTATGTCAGCTATGGTTATTAGTCCTAATTCCCCTACTCGCTCAAAACCAAGTGACCGCAAAACACGGAATTTTTCGTCCTCATTAAGCATAAAATCCTGCCCATGCGGCAAATATCCCCAAGCGCAAAAACTTAACTTTCTAGCTCTAACCATTGCCATATCTTTTAAAGCCAAAGTCCCAACAGCCGCACCTCTTGGCGTAACAATATCCAGACCAGCCTGCTGTAAAGTTCTAAAAATAGAATTTCTCATAAGCACTTCGCCACGCACTTCACAAGTCTCACCTGTTGATAAACTCTTTGGAATGCCCTCTATTTCATAAGCGTGAGCCGTAACATCTGCGCCTTCTATCCCATCGCCACCCGTAGCTGCACGCTCCAAAATTCCATCTTTGTAGTAAAGAATCATTGTCAACCCATCAAACTTAGGACTGCAAAAAAATAATTCTTTTGAGGACGCCGCTCTCTTGAACATCCATTCATAAAGTGCATTCAAAGATGCTTTATAATCGCAAAGTCCGCTTTCTTTATCATAACTTATTGGAACTTTATAAAGGGTATATACAGGATTGTCTAACAACAACTTTTTATCAGAATGTGTAACAGCACGAACTCGCTTCATGAAGAATGGATGGTTGGGAACAACTTTTTTGGTCGCCTCATAAATCCAATCAAACTCTGCGTCCGTTATCTCTGACTTGCCATAATTGTAATAGTCATCACTTGCACTCTCTAACCATTTAATCGCATCCGCTACAGAAAAAGGCGTATCTGGCACCCACACTTTTGTAAGGTCTGTAGGCTTCTTCTCATTTTCTACATCAGCGAGAACTTTCCTTATCTTTCTGAGACAACTTAAGCCCTTAAAAGTTTCTGACGCTTGTTTTTTCGATGTAATATTTAACTGTTTAAGCCTCGCAAGTATCTCAGCATCTTTAAGCGACCCAATCTCTGCAACTAATGATGATATCCCCGTGATTGTCCCATAATTTTCTTCTTGCATAATTGTCCTATTTCATTTTGTCAGCATAATCTGTAGTATAAAAACCCGAACCTTTATAATGCACATTACTTGTCGTCATTTTTTTCTTTGTCTTTTTCCCACCACAATTTGGACACGGTGGCAACATATCAGACTCTGACATTTTTAACATTTGCTCAAACCCAACCTTACAATCCTCGCACCAAAAACAATAAATTGGCACCTTACATCACCTCCAACTCAAGCGGATACCCCAACTGCCTGTATGCTTCCTTAATCAAAATAGCAGACTGTCTCGTAATGTCGCCAAACACACAAGCCGCTTTTTCACTTGCAACAAAATCCTCTGCTTGAATCCCTTTAAGGAACCCGCCTAGACTTGTGCCAAATTCTGCGCCCTCAAGTCCTTCAAGATAAATGTGAGCTACTTCATGCCCAATAAGTTCAAAAACAGTCATCAGGTCAGCATCTTCTTCAATCCAAACATCTATTCGGCACGACTTTGGTGTTGCCATTCCATAACATTTCATAGCCCTCAAGTGTGAAATATCCATGTCATATTCCACACCATTTTCGTCTTCGCCGCCAATTTCTAATTTTTCGACATCCTCATCCGTCCATTCAGGACAACCAGCATCTCGAAAACAAACATTCAAAAAGCCTTGCAAGGTTTTATGTGCAACAATCTCAATATCCATCATCCCATCACCTCATAAACTCGTGTGTTTTTTAAATCAAAAGCAGAAAGTCGTCCCTTGTAAAAAGCGCCTGTGTCCACATTAATAACCTCATTGCCAACAGTCACACTCTCTCTTGGCGTGTGACCAACGACCAGTTGCTTGCCAAGACACCCTTTTTGATTAATATTTCGCTCCCATAACAACATGTTCAGGTCTTGGTCAACAGGATGAAAATCTTTCAAAGCCCCTGCATGAACAAAAAAATAATCCTCTGTTTCAATATATAAAGGCAATGATTGACAAAATTCAAGCAACCATTGATGGTCAAGCTCCTCCCATTCCTTGGCACCATTCCTGCGCCACCAATAATCATATTCAAGTTCTGGATTCTCTTTGTTCAGAATGGCAAGTTCTGCCATATCCTCATGATTCCCCTTCAATAAAAAAACTCTTTCAGGGTTGTCACGTCTCAACCTTATTAAGTATTCTACAACACGTTTCTCATCATCAATGGTTTTGCCTCTGTCTATATAGTCGCCGACAAAAATAAGAATATCCTTTTGTGAATCAAATTTTATAGTAGACAACAATGAAAGCAACAGGTCGTATTGCCCGTGAATATCACCTATCGCAATCAATCTGTCTGCGGACTCTACAAGCGTTTCATCTAATATCATCGACAATCACTCCACTAAAGTATTATAAACTTATAATACGCAGTAAAAACTGCAAAAGCGGGGACTTTTTTATATGAACGGTAATAACATGTTATTAGGCTTTATCGGTTCTGCCCATGCCGGAAAAGATACTGCTTTCCAAATGCTTCAGAACGACATTTTACAATTTACAAGTCCTATATTAGAAAAAGATTCTCAACAAGAACGAGTATTCTACAATTTACGAAACGCCAGCTTTTCACTTACAGACGAAAAAAATGCCGATGCCTTTTTTACTCGCAAATTCATCGCGTCCAACAAAAAGACCTTGAATATCTTTCATTTACCACTTGCTACAGAAGTAAAAAGAGAATTCGTCGTCGAAATGGCACGAAACAATGTCAAGATTGATTTTGAAAGACTTATGATAGACCCACCCTACAAAATACAATTTAGACCACATTTTATTGAAATAGGAGACGGACGCAAAGAAATTGATGCACTCTATTGGCTTAATAGAGTTAATGCCTTAATCAGTTGCTTATCTGAGAAATTCGCAGATGAATCAAACTACAATATCTTTAGTATTACCGACATGAGATACAAAGATGAGCCTGAACACCAAGAAGCTACATACCGCAATCTATTCCCAACCTTCACAATAAAAATAGAATGCGACCTCTTAATAAGGCTAAAAAGGATGCCTGACAAACAAGCAATCGACTACATGCGCAAATTTTACCACAACAATTCAGAAAAAAACACAAAACGAATCAAAGGCGACTTTACTGTCTCTAATAATGGAACGCCAAACGAACTACACACTCAAATATCAGAAAAAATAACACCTTGTCTCTCTTACTTAATAATTGACTGGATGGCAAAATAATGGACAAACACGGACTTTTATATAGGACATGCAAACATGTTAATATTGACCAAAGCAAACTAACCTGTACTCAGGACAGAGATGAATTCTGGACTGACGAGATGTGCCAGAAAAATGACAATGGAAAACTTGTCCCCTGCGAAGCATACGAAGAAAAGACCGATGATGACAAAACTTCAGATTGATATGATTCCCAACACGTCTTTCTTTAAAAACGTACGCAGCCATATATCAAAAAAAGAGTGGGATAGAATACGAAATCTAGTCTACAAACAAAACAATCACAAATGCGAAATTTGTAACGGGCAAGGCAAAAAACATCCCGTAGAATGCCACGAAGTATGGGATTACAACTTTGCCACTAAAACACAATCCCTCGTCCGCCTTATAGCCCTATGCCCTACATGTCACATGGTTCAACATTTCGGGCTAACACAACTGCGAGGGCTGGAACATATTGCCATTAAACAATTAAAAACTGTTAATGGCTGGTCTGACGAAAAAATACAAAAACATATTCAAGATGCATGGACGCAATGGCATTATAGAAATAAAGTAAAGTGGAAGCTTAATCTCGACTTTTTGGACATATTAAAAGATGACACACAAGCAACCTAATTTCCTTTGTAACTTCTGCGGAAAAAACTTGTTAATTGAACAGGACAAGTTCGTAGAAAATGGTCTTGGCATGAGATTATGTCAAACCTGCATAGCAAGGTCGCAAGAAGTTTTACAACAGTCGCAGCCGCAAGTGCAACCATCAGACAGCGAAATTCTGGACAAGTTAAGAGCCAGAGTTAAAGCATTGTCGCCAAAAGAAATCTACACGCAACTTTCTGAATATGTAATAGGGCAGGAAAGAGCTAAAAAAGTAATCTCTCTTGCTGTTTATAACCACTATAAAAGACTCATCCTTTCTAAAGACCTCGACATCGACTTTGAAAAATCAAACATATTGCTACTCGGCGAAACTGGAACAGGTAAAACACTAATTGCGAGAACATTAGCAAAAATCATAGATGTTCCTTTCGCTATTGGCGACTGCACATCTTATACTGAAGCTGGCTACGTAGGTGATGATGTAGAAAACGTATTACTAAGTTTGCTTGTAGATGCAAAAAACAGTATAGCAGGCGCACAAACAGGCATTGTGGTTTTAGATGAAATCGATAAAAAAGCAAAATCATCTGGGAATGTGTCAATTTCTAAAGACGTATCTGGGCAAGGCGTGCAACAAGCTCTTTTAAAAATGGTTGAAGGAACGGTTGTTAATGTCCCTTTAGCTGGCGGCAGAAAAAATCCATCATCTCAGCAGATTGCCAAAGTAGATACAAAAAACATTCTATTTATTTGCAGCGGTGCATTTGTAGGACTAGAAGAAATTATCGCAAAAAGAATCCGAACAAACTCAGGAATTGGATTTAATCGTGACCTTGCAAAAATGTCCGACTTTGAAAAAGACGAATTGCTTGCACAAAATGATGTCGAAGATTTTATTAATTATGGCTTTATTCCTGAGTTTATGGGCAGAATCCCTATCAGGGTTGCAACTGATAGTATGCATAAAGAAATGCTTATTCGTATCATGTCAGAACCAAAAAACTCTATTATCACCCAATACCAAAAGATGTGTGAATTTGACAATTGTTCTTTAAAGGTGGACTCATCTGGCATGGAAGCCATAGCTGAAATTGCGCTCAAAAAACAAACTGGCGCAAGAGGCTTGAGAGAAATTTTTGAAAATGCAATAATGGACGACCTTTTTGCCATGCAGAAAGATGAAATTATAGTGAATAAGGACTACGTATTTAACAATTATGACAACTACCACGCCAAAACAAGAAATATTGTTCCCTGACGGTTCAAAACTGCTAATCACAGACAAAGAGCCTCAAGAGAAGGAAATAACAATGGCGACAGCAGATGCCGTTAAAAAAATCCTTGCAGAATTCCCCGGCGCAAAACCTACCTCCTCTATAAACAAGCTTCCATAGCTATCCAAGCCCCTCTTTAAAGTATTAAATAGATTGCAAATTCCAATCTTCTTGAGAGGGTGATTTCTTTAATGTCCTTACACGATATCTCTTTTTATAGTATGAACGAATGCCTCAGAGTTCAAATGGATGGAACTAAAGTTTGCGAAGAATGTCCGTTATACCAGTCAGACGCCTGCGGGGGACAGAACATTCTGGAAACTGGTAGAAACCAAAAAAAATATAAAATAGGAAAGAATGGGTTGCTGCTACACGGAGAATCTGAAAACAATGACGGTGGCGGCAAAAAAAAGAAAAAGAAAAAGAAATAAGCTATGCTTAATGATTACTATGTTAAATTAATCAAAACACGAGAAAATCCAGCAATAGAAACACCTGAAGATTTATGCAGGAAATGTGGATTATGTTGTCTTGATAAGAGTGCTTTGCCAGATGGAAGTATTATATATTTGGAATCAAAGTGCCAATGGCAACAATCTGACAATAGCTGCAAAATCTACAAGAATCGCATGATTGTGTTCAAACACTGCGTTACCGCAAGGATTGCTTTGTATCTGTGTATTTTGCCTCGTTATTGTCCTTATGTCATAAAAAATTGGCATCTTATCAAAGATTGGTACATACCACCAATTATTCCAAAAAATATCTATGATAAGTATCGAAAAGGACAAAACAATGAGGGTTTACCAATTAAATAATTACTCAGAAGAAGTTATATCTCACGCTTTTGCAAAAACATCACGCTCCAGTGGAAGCTTTGATGAAATGGCGGCAGGACTCAATGAAGAAAAAAGCGCCATTTTTCATGAAAAATGGGTGCTTGACTACGCGCATCAGAGTGTTGCAGAGCACTCGGTTGGACATATTGCCATAGAAGGGCTTACTCGTCCTGTTCTGGAATTAATAGAATCATGCAGGCTCGCATCTTACACAGAACAATCTACTCGCTACCAGTCACTGAAACGTGATGCTGTGTATTTTGATGAATCATGGCACACCAACTTCAAGCAAGACTATAATCAGGTAATGAACCTATTGTTTGGGCTTTATGAAGAACTCATGAAAATATCCCCAGATAAAAATGTCAGCTATGATGTAGCAAGATTCGCTCTCCCTCTTGGAGCAACCGCTAATCTTGGAATGACAATAAACATGAGAGCTTTAAGACGAACAATCTGCAAGCTCCTTGCGAGTGAATTGCCAGAAGCACAGACCGCCGCACAAGAGCTTATTAAAGTTGGAATGGAAGTCGCCCCCACTCTACTCAAATATCTCAATCCATGCAACTTTATCAAAAAATCTGAAAACATTTCAACCCAAAAACTCAACAAATCTAAACCAATCGCTACGCCTATTGATGTGAAATTAAAGAAGTCTTATGTTAATCTTACTGATATCCTTCAGAAGCTCGCCGTTTCTTGTGGGGGAAGTTTTGAAGAGACAATCTCTTTTCATGACTACACGCAGTTAATGGACTCACTGGAAAGACATGACAGTATATCCAGAGCATTTGAATACGGGTATCTCGAATTTCTAATCACATCTGATTACGGGGCATATTACGACATGAAACGCCATAGAATCGCCACGCTGATTCCAGAAAAAGGCTGCTCTCTGAATATTCTTAGACCAAGCCAATTAAAAGATGAGAGCAATTACTTTACTAAACGTTATAACGCAGTTATGGCACAAGTAAAAGAAATCGTTGCAAGACATCTGAGCAATCCAGAACATATTTACATGGTACCAAATGGTGCGCAAAAAAGATATTCAATGTTAATGAACCCTAGAGAATGGGCAGAAATTTCAATCTTAAGAGGCTTCAACCTTAAAGGTCACCCAACATACAGAAGTGTTGGTCTTAAGATGTATGATGTTGTAATCAAAAAATACCCATTCTTAGATTTTATAGCGAAACACAGACAAGACACATTTGACGGTGACTCTATAATCGAAGGTTACAAAATCATTTGACATCACAAAAACACCAGTTATAATAACTGTATCAGTTATGAAAACACATGACTTTAAAAAGTCCTTTGCCAACTCAGAAGAAGGCACAAACCATGTTATAAAATGGATTAGAAAACTTCCTAATCTTGCCTTCTTTTGGGATGTGCAAGATAATCCCATATTTCAAGAACAAGACATTGACGTCATCATTGTCCGCAAACCTGACATCCAACAAACAATCGAAATTAAAGTAGATTCCTATTACGAAAAATCACAAAACATATTTTGGGAAGAAGTGTCGAACCTTGAAATGGATAACCCCGGATGTTTTATGTATTCCAAGGCTACCCACATGTTTTACTACTTTTTCCCCGGCGACGTGTTGTATATTTTTGACTTACCCAAAGCAAGAGAATGGTATATAAAAAACAAAAACAGGTTCACAGAAAAACGTTTATTAAATAAATGTGGACAATATGGGGAGTTCACATATACCAGCGTAGGCAGAATCATTAACAGAGATATATTTGCCAGAGAGAATAATGTAACAATCATATCTGGCATTGCAGAGCGATAAAAAAAGCCCCACACAAAAAGGTGGGGCTGAAAAGAGAGATTCGTCGGGAGAAGCACACGCTTTAATTAAGAACCATCATCTGAATATGATGTAATACCACTATCACTTGTTGCAAATACTGTAGTTGCTGATGCATCAGGACTATTTTCAGGCTCACTACCCGCTAAAGCAAATTCCCCCTCTTTTCTGACTATCTTTAATCTATTAAACTCTGCTGGATTCACCCAAGTCAGGTCAACAGCGCCACCGAGCACTGCCGATGCAGCACTAAATGATGTTGTTTGCGGCGGAATAGTGTCTGTCACCAATACAGGATTAGAAACATTAGACGTCAAGCTCTCATCATCATTTGAATCATAAGCTACTACTACAAAATAATAAACTGCCTCATTGGTTAATCCTGTAACCAACAATTCAGTTGAACCTGCACCCACAATATTCGCTGACACATCAGGGTAAGTCCCTAACGTAGTTCCCCACTTAACTCTGTAGCCGATTACACCAGTATTATCGCCAATCGACCATCTAACATAAGCTTCGCCACCAGTCTGAGACGCAGCATTATTAACTGTCGTTGACGTATTCAAAACAGGTGCTTCTACCTTAGTTCTTAATGTTCTTGTGCTTGTAGACATCGTTCCACCAACAGCATTAACGGCTTCTACATACCATTCATACTCAGTTCCGGGCAATAATGCCAAAGAATAAGATTCTCCTGTATCAACTTGATAAACAGAAGGCGAACCTGCTGGCAATTCATCCACATATAAACGATAATAATCAGCATTAGAGGCTTGCCATGTAAATGTTACTAAAGCAGGGTCGCAATCTACCAACGTCGCATCCGCTGGTGTTAAAATGTCAAATGCATCCGGCGCATCAGCCAATGTGCTAAAATTCTGCCTTGTAGACCATTCATCAGGGTCGGTTTTGGGTGCTAAAGTAGTAAAGCCTCTCACTTCCCACCAATATGAATCATTGACGGTCAAATCTGCCCCGTCATATGTTCCAGTAAAGGCTGTTACATCACCATTATGAATTTCAAAAGCGCCTTGCCCAACTCGCCATTCGAACTCAACATCTGTCCACTTAACGGGAAATACACTAAAATTCCCCAAATCCCAAGTCACTTTGCTCGCTTGAGTCCAATTAGTATCTGTGTTGATAAAATCCAATACAGCTTCTTTACTACCAGACATTGAACCAGAATAATGCCAAGCCGCCCCCACGCCAAGGCTTATCGAAGCAGATGTCAAGGTCGACGGCAATGATGATGTAGACGCACTCGTAACATCGGCATTCCAACCTTGAGTATTACCCCAGTCCACACCATACAAAAATTTCACCACTGCAACGTCATTACTTGCACTATCGCCAGCAAATAAAAATAATTGCTCGCCAGACAATCCCATGCCTGTAAATGCAACATCAACCACATCACCTGATTCCATATCAGCAGGCAAAGTATATTGCCCTTCAGATTCACCCGGCAATGTAACAAAACCACCTGCTGCAAGCCAGCCTTTGTCAGTGTATTTTATTATTGTCCCCGCTGGCAACTTCCTCAACGCCACAAATGAAAAACCTACAGACGGGGCAACTCTTATAATAGCAACTTCGCCGGGGGACTCTGTATAAGCATTGTCGGGCGTCCAGTCCATTACAAATCCATTTATTGAAATATTCGTGGCACCTTCTAATGGCGACACTGCAACAGGTGCAGGCACATCAACAATAAAAGCATTTGCAGGAGTAAACCAATTCCCATTACCATAAACGTTAACTGGTCTAACATGCCAATAATGTCTTTTGCCATAGATAAATCCATCTGCATCTGGAATCTCATAACTTAATCCAGCAATTCCATTAAAGCTATATACAGGGTTCAAAAAGCCACCGTTCCCATCAAGCAACCCATCAAGCGACACTTCAATGTCGTAAGATGTAGCACCTTCAACCCCACTCCAAGAAACAGTATATGGAAAAAGATGAGGTGTAATATCTGAATTCCCCAATCCATCAGATGGAACAACATTCTCCCAAGTAGGTGCAGCAGCGGGGACAACCCTTGTCGCTGGCGACATAGTCGTATAGCCACCAACGCCAAGCTCAATCCTATATGTTACATCATAGGGTTGAATTGCAGGGAAGGCTACGCCAGAAACTGTTCCTGTAGCATAAGTTCCACCCAAAACACCGTCAAAATACAGCTCGTAATTCACAGTATCTGGTTTAGTTTCAAATTCCACATCAAAAGTTGTTCCTGTAATATTCGAAATAACAGGTGCAAGCAATACAATGGCAGTAGTAAACCCTTCCGCTATCGTATTAGACTCGACATTGGCTGAATCGTCAGCATTAAAACCAATAACTTTTACATTTGGATAAATAGTGCTATGAACCAAACCACTCACTGTAATCTGATTGCCAACTATACTTACATCTGCGTCATCAAACTTTACACCATCTGAATAAACTTCAAAACGCACAGCCCCATCGCCACCAGTATAAGACAATGTAGCACTGTCAACTGTGGTTGAATCAACAGACAGAACTATATCAGCAGGCGCAAGATAAATAGACGATGTGACAGATGCCAAACCCTCACCACCAGCGTCATAAGCCACAACATAAATCTCATCTGTTGTTCCAGCAACTCGACCAGACACTGCAATTGTGGTATCCAAACGTCCGCCAGAACTTTGTCCCAACAATGTATTGTCCGACAACAAATAAACCTTGTAGCCTGTAGGCGACTCGTCAACTGGAACAGGGGTAAAATCTACAGAATATTCTGTCTGTGTTGGACTCCCGACAAGATTAGGTTGTCCCGGCGCACTATATTCAGCAGTGCTTCCCGTAATGAGTGCAGCTTCTGAATCACCGCTCGCATTAGAGGCAATAACCTCAATATTATAACTGGTTTCTGAATCCAACCCAGTGATTGTTGCTTGCCAATTAGCCATAACGAATTTCTCCTGTTAAAATATCATCTTGCATTAAAATACTTTAACAAAACAAAAAAGGGCTGTGATTCACAGCCCTTTTTCATAAAGTGTGTATTACAAAATATTACAACATTTCGACGGCCTTAAAGTCGGATTCAGCCATTTGATAAGCTACACCTCGTAACTCTAACACTCTTTGGCATGATTCAATATTTTTACCTTGCTTCAAATTTTCGATTACCTTGTCTGTAGGCAAACGATATTCTTCATCATGTCTGGCAAAGAGGTCTTTATATCTTGGATATTGTTTCGCCAAAACATTCAACTGCTTGTCTGACAAGGCAAAACCTTCTTTTACCTGAGCATAAAAAGATGAGACCATTTCTTTAAGCCATTGTCCATCAGGCAAAGTAGGCAATACTTCAGTAACTATGAAATACAGGAAAGGCAACGCAGCTTCTGTTCTCTCATAATTTTCTGCCACAAATTTCCTGCGCAAAGAATCAAGCTTTTTCGTATCAGGCAAAGACAAATCATTTCCATTCCGCAGAGCTGAAAGCAAATTTGTCACTACTTCGCTTCTACCATAAATCAACTTGTTGATTTCTTCCAATGCTTGAATTTCCTGAGCAAAGGCTTGAGCTTTCTGACGTTTTTGCTCTTCTTGACGTTCCAATCTCTTATCCTTCGCCACCTGCAACAAGGTCTCAATATAACCTCTCAATCTGTTGCCAAGACAATATTTCTCAACTGTCATTTGATTAATCAAGGCACCAAACCTGCGAAAAAATACAAAGCTCGTCAAACATTGAGCTTCATTTGCTACCCCCATCACTGTTCGCAAGAAAGTGGTTTGTTTTGCCAGTTCAAAATCCGACAACTTGTTCGAGAATATAGTTTCAGCCTCAGAAATAACCTCAGACAGAACCTTAGCCAACACAAGCTCGAAACCCTTTGCCTTTTTTGGTAATTCCAAGCCCACCGTGAAGGTTTTTCCCTCCTTTTGAGGTTCAACATACCCAAAACCAATTTCAACGCCAGCAAGGGCTGTTTCCTGAGATTCACTTTTCTTCCTTTTGGAAGCTTTCTGTTGAAATAGTATTTCCAATTCAGCCAAAGACACCCCTCGCTCACTGGCAAAACCCTCAGCCTGCTCTCTATTCTCTTCTATGCAACACTCTACAGCTAAAGGCAATGTAAGAGCAACATACTGATTAATCAAAGACTCCATCAGATAAAACCTCCATAGATTTCAATTACATTGGCATTATATCCACTACTTCAGCAATGTCAACCAGCAAATCAATAGAAGGCGAACAAAAGGCGAAAATTGACCCTTATTTTCGCTAAAAAGCGAATAAATGGCGAAGATAGCACGCAAAAAAGTCGCGCAACCGAGACGCAAAGTAGATTTGAACATAATTCTTTTCAGAAGTATAATAAAGTATGTCAAAGAAATCTAAAGCTTATGTTTTTACATAAGATTTGGATAAATAGATAGTTTGGTTATTCCATTGCTTGGTACCTGACTTTAAATTTCTGTCAAGAAATTTTGTACTAAAAACAAAACGCCTGCGGCGCAGTGAAATTTTGAAAAAATTGAACAAGCTAAGGCGTTTTGAAATAACTTCTGAAATTGTCAAATTTCAGTGTCCTAAAAAATATTATTTTATATTACTAAAAATTAGACTGTACTAATTTTTTATGTACAGTTAACTGTCAACGGGGACTTGACGCGACTGCGCCCCGTTGACCTAATCGGAGACTGGTGCTGCCGAGCGCAAAGCGGCGCAGGCGCAACCAGTCTCCTAAGACTTTTAGATAAATTTTGTAAAAAATTTAGATACAAGTCGCCTAACATGTCTTCAAAAAATTTTTTCGTACAGAGAAAAATTTTGTACTAAAAAATAAAATGAGAATTTGGCTTGACAAATTCGAAATTTTATGATAAAATTTGGGGTAAGGAGATAGGGGTCCTAGGGGAAAGAGGAAAGGGGGTTATCCACAAGTTATCCACAAGCTGTTATCAAAAATGTGATAATGATAAAAAAATGTGTATAACTGTGATGACCTAATCTTTGACCTAATCTTTTAAACATGTGGACGAATCTCCTTGTATACACTTTATAAAGTTAAGTTGTTATTACTACTCTATTTTTTGAGTAGAGAATATAGTTGACGATGACGAACTGACTTATATAATAAAACCATGAAGATAAAAACCTGTTACACCTACCGTTATCAAGATAAGGTTCTTACTCCTATTACGATTGAGGAATTGCCAGAGGGTGCTCAATTTGTAGAGGGGGAATTGTTTGATAGCTCAGGTGAATTTGTATCTGCGTTCATCTCCGTAGTGGCTGATGGGATAGATACAATGACAGGAATAAAGCTGTATCGTATAGAGGAAAACCATGAGTCAGGAAATACTAAAGGCAAGAGCAAACAAAAAATTGTCAGAGTCAGACGTGTCAAGAAGCATAAACATTATTGATGTGGTGGACTGCGAATCTACATTTGGTGACAAGCTGTCGAAGAAGCTGCATAAAGATATGACAGACGGATTGTCATTGTGGCAAGCTTGTGCAATGATTGAACAATGTTGGAGCTATTTTGGGAAAAAGAATAAACTGGATAACTTCAGAACTTGGTTTTTCAGTCGTTTCGCTTAATGGCATCTGAATTGCTTTCTTCTTATGGACTATTCATGAGAGGAAGTGATTATAATGAGTCAGGCAGATTGTGTTTTAATAGCACTATTAACAAGTTTTTTACTTTGTATAACAGGAAAAAATAATGATTAAATTTGAGATTGATTCAGCTTTATTGCAAGAGATAGAATCATCAGTATGTTCCCACAGTAATAGTTATAGTTTGGACAACTTTTTAGACACCTATTTGTCTATAGACATGAGCAACGACATGTCAGCTATTACTCGCTTTTTGAAAAGCAATGGTGATAATGAGCAATATGCTTCTAATACTGTTTCACTCGCCAGATTGATTGTAATGTTACTTGCAAAAGTAAAATTCTTGGAAGTAGAAAATCGCAGGCTAGAAAGTGATTTAAACTTTAAGAAAGATGCTGTCCAGAACGATATCATAGATATAAATTCCAGATTAAAGCCTGTAGAAACACTCCTTCAGCCGTCCTTTCACACAATGGATAGAGTAATGGCACTTGAGGGTTTGGTTTCACAATTAAAGAGTGAGCTACAAGAAAAGAACACTGAGCTGGTTCAAGAGAATACACGTCTCAGAGAGATGAACTCTCTATGATTGAAAACATAATCTTTGAAGTAGTTTCAGGCTCAACTGTTTACGGCTTAAATGACGCAAACTCTGACATAGATTCAAAAGGAATTTATGTTGTTTCCTTTGACAGAATGATGGACATCTTTAAAGGTGGGATTGTGTCACCCGTCACTGACAAGAAAAAAGATAGACAGATTTTTGAGTTGAGGCACTTTCTTTCCTTGTTGCTTAAAGGGAATCCTCATGCCCTTGAAATGTTGTGGACACCTGAGCAACATATAATCCATAAGAATGAGATAATGGACACTCTTATTGAGAGACGTGTTGAATTTTTAAGCAAATCTCTTAAAGATGTGTATATTAACTATGCAAAAGACCAAGTCAAGCGATTGGAAAATCATAAACATAGATTAGACACTATCAAAGAGCCTGATAAGCCAGATATAATCAAGTATCTTATTTTTGAAAGGCTTGATGGTTTACAAGTGAAGGCATCTCACGAGATGCTGGATAAATTCATATTTACCAAATCAACATCACAATTTTTTAAGATGTGGAAAGCTCCTGAGCATAAATTTGTAGGTGGATTACTTTTTGATTGGGACAGAACACAGAAATTTCATTTTTTTGATTTATCATTGAAAGCCATACAAGAAAATGAACTTAAATTCCAAGGCTTCATAAGATTCAAACAAGAAGCTTATAAAAAAGCTTGTCAGGACTACGAGGAATATCAGGAATGGCACAGAAACAGAAATAAACGTCGTGCTGAAATGGAGAAAGCATACGGAATGGATTGTAAACATGCCATGCACAGTATGAGACTACTTAACATGGCTGCTGAAATTCTCACTACAAAACAATTAACTTTGGCACGCACAGTCGACAAAGACATGCTGCTCGATATCAAGTATGGTCGAGTGCCTTACGAGGAATTTAAAAAGATGCTGGAGAGCAAAATTGCTGAAGTAGAACAATTTGCCAAACAATCCACATTGCCTAATAAAGTTAATTCACAAATGATACAAGAGATTTATAGGACAATAATTGAAAAAATGTGGGGGGCATCATGGCTCCCATAAAAAAAGATGTATTGCCACCTGTTTTACAGGATGCTCTTAAAAAAACAGACCAAACAAAAGGAATCTCTGATGCTCATATTACTAATATGGCACAACTTCCAAATGACCATACAACACTGGTATCAAACATAGCAAAACTTACATCGGCAGATAATGGGACATGGTTAAGTGGTGCTTACGGAATACAAGATACTATAATTCGAGAAGAAATTCATTTGGGACGATTTTTATCTGATGAAATCCTACGAACATTAGAAAGATTAGACCTCATAGAAAAAGGCGATAGAGATGTATCGCTTGATAGGTTCCTTGAAAAATTAGTATTAAAGCTTGAGTCACACAATAATGCTATGAAGCGTTTTGATAGAATAGAGCAGATGTTGAATCTATTGGCAGATAAGTCGCCAGAGTTTGCATTCCTGAAAGATGAAAAGGAATTGTTGTAATGTCAGTTCGTCGCAGTAGATTACATCCATCTACAATACTTAACGACAATATATTGGAACGAGCAAGAAAAATAGGAATCGAAACAGGAATACATTCTCTTAGTGAAATTCTTGAACAATTGCTGGGTAAAGCTGAACAGGTAGAAAAACTTGGTCAACAGTTTCAAATTTTGCAAGGGAAAATGGATGCTTTAGAAATGAAATTAAGCGATGTCGCCCAAAAAGACCCTAAATTCTCGTCTCTTATCTCTGAGAAAGACTTGTTGTAAAAAACGCCAAACGCTCTATATGCGCTGACTTTCACAACTAAAAAACTTTTTTTTAAAAAAGTGGTTGACAATTTTGACATAACATGTAAAATATAAGGCAGGAGAATGAAAAAATCCGATACGGGGAGTTCCCTCGGAATTAAAGTCTGTGGAGAATCCTATGGCGGGGAAACATGCAAATGTTTCTAGTTATGGTTCAAGGAAGCAGAAAGCAAATTTAAGAGTAACTAATATTCTTGTTTGTAGAACGGCAGGAGAATACGAAAAATGTTGAAGCTCGTGAAACAACTTAATAGTTTGTTTGTTGGCAATCATGAACCCATGATTTCCGACAGAGCTTTCTGTTCGTATTCTGACGAGAACGGAGCGATAACACGCTAACATTCTAATCAGAATCTTATAAGAAGGCTCTGAGTGGGATGAAGGTGCGTGTGCCGCAAGGCAAATCGCTTCGTTTTTTTGCGTTTGTAATGTTCTAAATCATATCTCTGACAGGATATGTAGGCTCTTGAAAAAAGCCTTAGCTATTTGAAAATAATATCAATTTGCCATAAAAAATTAGTTGACAACTTTGCGTGGCTTTATACAATAAGTTACGCAAGTTGTTAACATCTTGCACCCATAGCTCAATGGATTAGAGCACGACCCTTCTAAGGTCGGTGTTGAAGGTTCGAATCCTTCTGGGTGCAACGTTATCGGGGTGTGGTCTAGTTGGCTAAGACACTGCATTTGGGATGCAGTAATCGTCGGTTCGAGTCCGACTACCCCGACCGATATACCCTGTTAGTGGAGTCTGGTCTACCACGCCAGCTTGTCACGCTGGAGTTCACGGGTTCGAATCCCGTACAGGGTGCTGCATTATTGTATTGTATTAAAACTAAGGAGGTATCGTTTATGGGCACAGCCCTCGCTGAGGAGATGAGTTTTAAACTTGTCTCAATTCAAGCCCCTATAGTCTAGCGGTCAAGGACACAACGCTTTCAACGTTGTAGCACGGTTTCGAATACCGTTAGGGGCACTGCTTTTATTTGAGCTTAAAGGACGGTGATTGTTTTGGAAGTTGAGTATTACTATTATAGAGCAACTTAAATGCTGCGTTGCCTGAGTGGTTAAAAGGGGCAGACTGTAAATCTGTTGGCGAAAGTCTACGTAAGTTCAAATCTTACACGCAGCACTGAATCATGGACATAGTAGTTTATATGACTTCGAATTCATGCACTACATGGTAATATAGTTATAAAACTATTTATTACGAGGAGTAGTTTATATGCCTTGTTGTGCGGGTTGTGGTGATGTTTTTCCTAATCGGTTGGTTATTGATGGTAAAAGTCGCAATCTTTCTAAACGTAAATATTGTTTAGACTGTTCACCATTCAAAGAATTAATATTTAAAAGGGAATTACACCCTATCTGGTCGAATGAAAAAGTCCTAAAAGATGCTATTACTGGTTCAAAGACGATAAAAGATGTTCTTAAGAAATTAGGAAAAAAGCCTTATCAAGGGAACTATAGCACTTTAAAAGGTGCTTGTCGGAAATTAAATATAACTCTGCCTGTGTTTGACAGGACAGAGAATGCAAAGAGAACAAATTTGATGCGTAGAAAAAGTAACTCGCAAATTTTTTGTAAATCAACTCATAGACAAAATGGTGCATCTTTAAAGAAAAGAATGTTAGAGATAGGGATAGAAAATAAATGCCGAATCTGTGGCTTGGACGGAGTTTGGCAAGGACAACCTTTAACCTTGCAAATCGACCATATAGACGGTGATTGTTGCAATAATTTAGTTGAAAACCTTAGACTTCTTTGTCCTAATTGTCATGCACAAACAGAAACCTTTTCTGGGAACAAACTCGCAATCGTAAGAAAGTGTGCCTGCGGAAAAAGCATTTCAAGGAAGTCAAATAAATGCAGAAAATGTGCAGCACAAGAAAAGAACAAAGAGGTAATTAATTATCCACCCATTACAAAACTGGCAGAATTGTTTGTGAAATTCAAAAGTTTTGTTCGGGTTGCAGAACAAATCGGCTGTTCTGATAATGGATTAAGACTTTTTTTAAAAAGAAACGGAATTATGCCGAATGAGTTTAAGAAAAAGCATGGAGGATATAGTCGAGCGGTCTCAGACGACTGACTGTGAATCAGTTTACACGGGTTCGAATCCCGTTATTCTCCCCGTAACAAGCTTTAAAGCTTGTCTGAGGTGGGTTAGCTCAGTGGTAGAGCTTTCGGCTGTTAACCGAAGGGTCGTTGGTTCAAATCCAACATCCACCGTTGATTCAGAGACTTACGGTCTCTTTATCTACATTATCATTATTCGCATTAATAGTGGTAATGGGAACTTTGTTTTTTTCCTTATTGTCTAGGGGTGGACAAGCCCCTATTTTTTGGAAAAGTAGCCTAACTGGTAAGGCACATCATTGCTAATGATGCGACCTCTGGTCTTGCAGGTTCGAGTCCTGTCTTTTCCGCTGTTCGCTCTCGACACTGCGTTATTGCGGCACACCTATGCTCGCCGCCACCTTGCAGTTAAGGGGACATAGCCTTTCCCCCGTGAGCGACATTTATCACAGGGGCTTCGGTTGCGTTGGGAAGCAGAAGTGGTTCGAATCCACCCAAGCCGTGTCGACGGACACTAATCAGACGTGGTTAACTGTGATTTTGCTGGTGTAGCATAATGGGAATGCAGCGGTCTTGTAAACCGCAGATTGTCAGTTCGACTCTGACCGCCAGCTTTGTATGTGAAGTAGCGATGTGGATAAGTGAACACATTTACCAGATAGGCTATACTGGCGAGAAGACGAATGCTTACGTTGCACGACATTGAGCGACAACTATGGGTTAAACCTGCTTGAGCCGCTGTAACCAATCAGCACGGCAGCTTCCAAAGTCAAAGTCACGACTTGACCACTTCACGTATACTTGCCTGTGTAGCTCAACTGGCTGGAGCATTCGGTTCATACCCGGAAGGCTGTTGGTTCGAGTCCAACCGCAGGCACCGTTTGAGAGATATGGCGAAAGACGGGTGAGACCGACCCGAAACGGTTTAAAGATGGACTACTGAGAAATCAGTGCCGAGGGAATGCGATGGCTGCAAAGCACAGCACCCGCCCTCATCTCTCAAACCCTATTTTCTTTGAAAGGAGTAATTAATAGTGGACGTAGACTTTGATGGCTTTTTTATTGAGGTGGGGTAGCTCAGTTTTGGTAGAGCGCAGCCCTGAAGAGGCTGGCGTCGCTGGTTCGAATCCAGTTCCCACCATTGTGATTTTTGGGGCTGTAGCTCAATTGGGAGAGCGTCTGAATGGCATTCAGAAGGTAGTGGGTTCGATTCCCATCAGCTCCATTGAGAATTAGAATGGGAGCATAGTTTAGTTGGGAAAACATCTGCCTTGCACGCAGAAGAGCCGGGGTTCGACTCCCCGTGTTTCCACCGATACGAAAGGATTCTTATGATTATACGTGTTAGTTATTCAGACAATGACTTTTGCACTGCGGTTCAAGAAGCGTGTGAACAAGTGTTGTATGCAATTGTAGATGACTATCCTGCTGGCAATGAAGCATTAAAGCGTTTCAAAGAATGGTTTGACCAATACAACTTGGAAAGTTTACGACAAAGAATTGTTCTTGCTGCTATTGGGAACCATATTGCATTTAAAGGTGCAAATGGACGCTTTGAAAATCATAAAGAATCTCTTACTACTTTTGACAAGACAATGAATTACATTGATAAAAATGTAAAAGTAAACTTTGTAGATGTCTTTATTAAGAAATGGGAAAATGGCGAAGTTTGCTATATTGATATAGTGAATAAGCAGGTAATTGTTCAGTAAATTGGAGAGGTGTGTCGAATTGGCAAGACACTCGTCTGGAAAGCGAGAGCCTGAAAAGGTTTGCAGGTTCGAGTCCTGTTCTCTCCGATGAAATATGCCAGAATGGTGAAACGGCAGCCACGCTTGTTCGAGGGGCAAGTGTCCGAGAGGACGTGCGGGTTCAAGTCCCGCTTCTGGTACCGAAAACGTTGGTTTTGAGATATGGTGTCAAGCCAACAACTTTCAAGAGACTCTTTTGTTATAGGTTAAACCATGCCTGTAGCGAAAAAGGGCTTAAGGTTTTATAGCATAGCGTATGGTGGGATTCCATGCAGCGTTAGGCTCCCGTGTGAGCGCAGGGGGAGTCTGCTTGGTGTAGATGCACGACTATAAAAACTTGGCATCTGTTTGATATACACAAAACAAACAGTTCTCTTTATGCGCCAATAGCTCATTTGGTAGAGTGTCTGGTTGCCAATCAGAAGGTGGCGAGTTCGAGCCTCGCTTGGCGCACTGTTTAAAATCTATTTGTAGAAAGGAAAAGCTTATGGTTGCAAAATTCTTGCATCCCGTTGGCATACGAGTCCTTTGATACTATCAAATGTTACTATCAAAGGGCATTAGCTCAGACGGTTAGCAGCATCGTTCTTATAAAGCGAAGGTCACTGGTTCGAATCCAGTATGCCCCATTCTAAAACAATTAATTAGACGACTACTTTGCCTAGCTTGTAAAGTTTTTGAAAGTATTATTGCAGAGGTGCAATAATGATTATTAAATGCGACAACTGTGGCAAAGAATTTAACAAATCTCCCAGAGAAATAAAAAAGAATAAAAGGTCTTTTTGTTGTAATACTTGCAAAAATTCTTTTTTCAAAAAAAAGAAATCATTGGTTAAATGTTTGAACTGTAAAGAAGTATTTGAAGCTTCTGAAACAGAGGTAAGAAGAAAAGGCAGAAAATTTTGTGGAAATTCTTGTGCGGCAACTTATAATAATAAAGTCAAGCCTAAAAGGAAGTTTCAGGGAAAGTGTGCCGAATGTGGTGTTGCAATAACATCTAGTGCAACTTATTGTAATGTTCACAAGAACAACGCATATGAAAAAATTTGGAAAAAGCGAAAAGAAGAGATTACTCAAACTGGAAAAGTAAATTTTGGTTTGCAAGAAAATGCAACTCGAAGACTTGCTAAAAGATACTTATTGGAGGTGCAAGGGCATAAATGTGAAATTTGTGGTTTATATGAGTGGAGAGGACAACCAATTCCATTAATACTAGACCATATTGACGGTCATTCAGACAATAATGACTTAAAAAACCTACGATTAGTTTGTGGCAATTGTAATATGCAACTACCCACTTTTGCAGGCAAAAATCTTGGCAATGGGAGGAAGTATAAACGAGAAAAATACCACAAAGATAAACAAGAATTGGTGGAACTAAAAAAATGTGGAGTAATCCATTATAAAAAATAATTATAGGCTGTTAGTTTAGTTGGGAAAACGTTAGTCTCCAAAACTAATATCATAGGTTCGAACCCTATACAGCCTGCCGTGGAAAAAGTTGGATGTCGTGGGTTCAAGTCCTACACGGCCTGTTTTTGAGAACATGGACGAAAGGCTAAACTGACCAATATCAGGATAGCAAGGCAAATGAAACGAATCCCGTTGCGCACGGGTTCAAGGTGCCTTGGGCTGGAAGTCTTGCCACCCCGTTCCATGTTCTTTCGTTGCGGAGTGGAGCAGTTTGGTAGCTCGCTTGGCTCATAACCAAGAGGCCGCAGGTTCAAATCCTGCCTCCGCTATTGTGATTCTGGTTCTCGCATGACCGTCCCGATAATAAGAGCAAAGGTCATTAATATTGCCGCCAGAATCATCTAAGAAAGGAAACAGATGTTTAAAGTATGGCAGATAGCAGAAAACAAGGTGTTAGAATTTCAGCTTGAAAAATACAGCGATATTTGTTTCAGTAAAGAAGCAGAACCGTTAATTTCAGTTGAATTCGACATAAAAAAGAAACGTGACCATCCGGGGTTTATGCTATCGGTCAAGGTGTTTAACTATCTGTTTATCATATCTTTCTATGACACAAGGCACTACAAAGAAATAATTGCAAGCAAAGCTTGATGGCAAAAGGAGACCGAGATGTCTAAAGAAAAAGTTACAATTCCAGTCTTTGACGAGGTTTTGTCCGAAGATAACTTTGGGCTGATTGTGTGTCCTGAATGCCAAGGTCACGAAACCCACCACGAAAAGGTTGAGGTTTTTGAAAGATACGAAGACTCAGAAAAAGGAATGCACGTTGTTGTGACACGAGAATGTGTCACAACTGATAGAAAAGCATCAGAGAAAGATGGAAATCCAAGTAAGCGCAGGTCTGGCATCGTTATTCACATGTGGTGTGAAGGTTGCCATTCAAGGTTCTCATTAAACCTTGCGCAGCACAAAGGCTGGTCAATGCTCAGTGTCAAGAATACTGGCAAGAAATATTCCGATGATGAAATCATGAAAAAGGACTGGTAAAAATGCTCACTCAAAGAGAAATGTTTGAACAATCCTTTAAAAGACCAAGAAATTTTTTGCGGCTCTCAGCAGAAGAACAATGGGAAATCGACAAAGAGCTTGGCATCCTTGATTGGCGAGGTGAAAACCTTTCAAAAGAGGACATGAAAAGAATCAAAGAACATTACAAAGGTAAATAAGCATGACACCTGTTATTTTCTCTGCCGCAATGAAACGACGCAAAAGCTCCGAATTAAACGTTAATCAGCAAGACCTTGACGAAATGACAAGGAAACAAATGCAGGAAGCTGGCTTATCAGAAGAAGAAATAAACGACTTTTTCAACGAGAACAGCGATGGTGCTGACGAGCTTGAAAATTGCAGTTACTGTGGACAATACCCTGAAGACTGCGAGTGCGACGAAGAATAAAGAGGTTTCTTATGGCTTCATTAAAAACAATGACACCTTGCAAAGTAACGAGGGAGAATAAGACCCATGTGGCTTTAATCCCGAAAAAACTGGCTGTGGTTGGGAAAATTGTTGAACTGAAAACGCACGGGCGCAGTTTTCACTGTGGAAAGTGCTGCATTTTGCCGCTCGACTTTACGAGCGGATGGTAATAGGACGGAGAGCATTGTGGCGCAAGCCTTTCGCCTGAGAAACCGCTTCCAAGAATTGTTTTTCCCCTGAGTATAATAGAGCCATCTTGAATAAAAGGATGGCTTAATATGCATACAAGCAACGTAATTCTTATGAAAGAAGATAACGCTCCTATTGGGGCACTTGTTTCATTACAGATTAATTTTGACTACGAAAAACGGACTGCCACAGGTTTTTTTAAAAAGAAAGCACCAGATGGAGCACTTTTACGCACATCATTTGATGTAGAAAGAATTGTCCAGCCGCTGGCTTCTGTGGAAGCCGCAGAAAATTCTCCTTTCAGTAAAGATGTTATCATTTATGTAACAAACCTTAAACAAGTAGATAAACAAATCACATTCGCTTGATTTAACCTGATGTAGCTCAATGGATTAGAGCACGACGCTACGGACGTCGGGGTTGAGGGTTCGAATCCTTCCATCAGGATTGTTTTGCCAGCGTGGCGGAAATGGAATACGCACTAGTCTTAGGAACTAGCGGGGAAACTCTTGCAGGTTCAAGTCCTGTCGCTGGCATTGAACAAAATATTTGACATTGCCAACCTTCCTTTTATAATAAAGTTGTAAGTTCAAAAAGGAGGTTTTACAATGGAAGTTATATGTCCTTACTGCGGGAAACATGCAACACTTGTAAGTTCTGAATCGGTTAGTCCACATATTGGTTCGTGCTTACTATGGCGATGTGACCCATGCAATGCTCACGTTGGGATTCATAAAAACAGCGAACAAGCAGAGCCGTTGGGCACGCTTGCAAAAAGAGAACTGAGACGTTGGCGACAAAAAACGCACCGTGTATTCGACCTCTTATGGCGTGACAGCAATCTGGCTGTAAAAACAATGAGCAGGAAAGAAGCCTATCGTTTTCTTCAGCACATTTCGGGAATAGAATCAAAAGAAAAGGTTCATATCGGAATGTTTGACATTAAAACATGCAAACATGTTATCAATAAGCTTGCAGGAATCGCTGCATTGTTTGGTTTAAGTATTAATATGTAGAGGTGGAGTATGATGGGACATTACGACGACTGTTACGAACACGAAGCCAAAGAACGAAAAATAGAATCTGACAAGCAAAAAGAGTCTGTTTTACGAGATATTGAAAATGCTATAAATAAGCTTGAATATTGGGGGAATGACAACCTTGATGCGAAACGAGCTTTTGAAAGGCTTCAAGAGGCGGCAATGTGGACAAAGAAACTGTAAGAGCTTATTCCAAATATCTTATTGACGAATACGAAAGAGTGATTGCATCAAATGGCAGATATGTGCTTAATTTAAAGCAGTTCTATAATGATGGCAAAATAAGTGGCGAGGTTGCCAAAAATGCGTCTTTAAAAAGCAAGATAGAAAGCTTGGATTACTACAGAGAACGGCTTGAAACGATTATGAAATGGTATAAATGCCCAACAACTCTGTTAACTTTTGCTGAATTCATAGAGAGTAAAAAATGAGAAAACCAAACGTAATTTACGACATGGAAACGAATGATTTTGACGATTACCTTACCTTGTGCATCTTGGCAGGGAGCAAAGAGGTCAATCTTGTCGGGGTGACTATAAACCCCGGAACTCCAAAGCAGGTTGGATTAATCAGAGCAACGTTAGACCACTTTGAGAATGGGAAAGATATTCTTGTTGGCGCATCTAATAAAAAGAATCGTGGCAACGAACCTGAAATCTCTGAGGTTCACTACCACTTAGGCTTCACCTTCGAGGAAGGTACGCCAGACATGTCAGCAGAAAGCTTATTACACTATGCAGTTATGGGTAAAAATGCAACTATCCTTACTGGTGCTTACCTGAGCAACGTTCATGCTTATCTCGAAGCTTATCCCGCCGACACCGTAGAAAGAATGTATATTCAGGGTGGTTTTGCAGGGTGTAACCTTGTTGCCAGTGAAAATGTGTTGCCAAAGTTTAAGAACAAAACAGAGGTTAGAACTTTTAACTTTAATTGTGACAAAGAAGCTGCTCTCTATGTTTTAAATTCAAAACAGGTTGTAAAAAGACATCTTGTAGCAAAAAACGTTTGCCACGGCACACTTTATGATGAGTCTTTGCATGTTTCTCTATACAATGCTGCTAATCTGTCTTTCGGGATGATGGAAGTTGTTAATGGCATGGCAAAGTATGGAAACATGCTCAAAATGAAGAAGAGACCATTCCAGAAAATGTTGCATGACCCATTGATGGCACTTACCTTTATGTGTTCCCTTAAAGGGGAAAAGCTTTGCGAGTTTGCCGAGGTGAACCTGCTTCTCAATGGCGACAAGTGGTCATCAGAACGAGCCAATGGCACAAACACATTTATCTCTATTGCCTGTGACTACGACAGATTCTACAAAAAACTTTTTGAACTAAAATAACTTGACATTGCAACTTCCATTGTTATAATAAAGAAAACATGCCAGCGTGGCGAAAATGGCAGCCGCACTAGTCTTAGGAACTAGCGGGAGACCCCCGTGCAGGTTCAAGTCCTGTCGCTGGTACCGAGGTGATAACAATGGAAGTTATATGTCCTTACTGTGGGAATCAGGCAAAATTGGTTGATTCTGCTCAGGTTTATGGTGGTAAAAGTTATGGCTTAATTTGGTTGTGTAAACCATGCGATGCTTATGTTGGGACTCATAAAAATAGTGCTCAACATACTCCACTTGGAACACTTGCCAACAAAGAGCTGAGGAGTTGGCGCAACAAAGCTCATGCAGCCTTTGACCCTCTCTGGAAAAAGGGTAGTAATCCAAAAGAGACCAATTTCCTGAGACGGGCAGCTTACATTATGATGCAGCAGTTGCTTGGCAAGTCCAAGGAAGAGGCTCACATTGGAAAGTTTAGCGTTGAAGAATGTAAGCTCTTGATAAAGAAGCTTGAGGATGCAGGGCACATTGACAAAGCTCCGTGGCAAAGGACTTTGTTTTGAAAAATATGCGGGAATGGTGAAATTGGCAGCCACGCTAGATTCAGGTTCTAGTGCTCGTAAGAGCGTTGAGGGTTCGACTCCCTCTTCCCGTACCGATAGAATTTGGTGTCTATGAAAAGAAAATGGCTTAAAATCAAGTTCGTAAAAGAATTACCACAATGGATAATTAGCTCTGACAAAGCAGCTTATCATCCTTTTTCTAACACAATCTATGTGAGAAAAGATTTGTGGTGGCTGGTGTTTCATGAATTGGGACATTGGCTTCATAGATGGCTTGATTCTAAGTAATGTGGGGGTGTAGCCAAGCGGTAAGGCACCTGCCTTTGGAGCAGGCACTCGTTGGTTCAAATCCAGCCACCCCTGATGCAAGCCTATACGATTAGCAATCGTTCGGATAGCCCACTAAAATGCTCAGTGGGAATAAGTAGGTGACTTGACCTAAAAATCATGACGGTCAGATTATGCCAGAATGGCGAAATTGGCAGACGCAGAGGTCTCAAAAGCCTCCGGTAGCAATACCGTGTCGGTTCGACCCCGACTTCTGGTACCGAAAGTGGCGGCGTGGAAAATCGCAGACACGCAGTCAAGCTCAACACTGGTTGCAAATTAAAGTACCTCCCAGTTTTAAGGAGCGAATTTGATGGGGGAAGTAAGGCAGTAATAAGGGCACCCTAGAGCTGGAGTAGCGTCCAGACCACTTTACATCTTTATTAAAAGGGGTAAGTATGAAAAAATTTAACAAATTGTAGTGACTCTTAAGGAGGTTACTACAATGAACGATTACGATTATTACGAAGAATGTCATTTTGACGCTGTTGAAACACTCCATAACACCGTTGATAGAACTTTTTACAAAAGACACTATCGACTTTGGCTCTCAAGATACGGTGGAAAAACAGTTTCTTGTCCTATATGCCCTGCGCATGGTGGCGAGAACTATAATGGTGGGTATAAAAACAAGCGTTCTTGGAAAAAATGGCGTAAATATCAGTGCAAATACATGGTATCACGGGAATCTGTTTACGATGTGTTTGCAGAAATTTTTCTTGAAGAAGATTTGCAGGTATAGCTCAGTTGATTAGAGCATCTGGCTTCCAACCAGAGGGCCGTGGGTTTGAGTCCCACTACCTGCACTGAACGCCGGGATGGCGGAATCGGCAGACGCAGTGGACTTTGTTCTAGGTTTTTAAAAGGAGAAGTTGTGACAAAAGATTTGTTCTGTAAGGTATGTGGCAAGCCGAGAGAGATTGGCAGACGGTTGTGTAGGGCTTGTAATATAATTCGTGTAAACAGTTATGCTAGATACACATGGGTTAAAAAGTGTGTTGCTTGTAATAGTCAATTTCAGGCAGGAAAGAAAACATCTTTGCTTTGTAAAGCATGTAATACATTAAAGTTGGAATTGGCTGGACAAGTAAAAACTACCAATAATTATAAGTTTACGAACATACCGGGCAGGACATTACACCGAGACCTCGCAGAAAAGACTCTTGGCAGACAATTAAATACGGATGAAATTGTTCATCATTTGGACGAAAATCCTAAGAATAATCAAATCTGTAATTTGATAGTTATATCAAGAAAAGCGCATGGGAAGCTTCATCGTTTTTTAGACCTTCAAAGAGTCGTTGTAGCGAAATCTACAAATGAAAACTTCGAGAATTGCTGGAAAGCCTTGATAGTCTCAAAGACTACAACGTGGTTGGAAACAACGGGCGTGAATGTTATAAAACTTTGGGAATTAGGTAATCAGCAGCCGAGCCTCTTAACTGAAAAGAAAGAGGAAGGTTCAGAGACTATGCACGAAGCACCCGTAACGTATAATGACGTGGGTGAAGATATAGTCCAGACTACAACTCGTGTTAACGAGGCTATTGAAAAATAGTGTGGTAGGAAAATCCACTGCCAGCAATGGCGTGCGGGTTCAAGTCCCGCTTCCGGCACCGAATATGGGGCAGGTATATCGCTCACATTGGTAGAGGGCGAGCAAGCCTGATAAGGTTTGATACTGCAACACAAAGAATTATTGGTTCAAATCCAATCTGCCCCACCGAGAATAAAGGCTGTTTTCAGCAACTCAACAACAAACAACTTGAAATTGTTAAAATTGACAGCCTGTTTTATAAAATTGCGGGGGTAGCTCAGTTGGTAGAGCGAGAGCCATTAAAAGTTAACCTGACAAAAGGTTACATGCAGCAACCCAAAAAAATACAAGCTTTAGGTCATAGGTTCAAGTCCTATCCCCCGCCCTGTTCTTTCCAGAAGGGAATTTTCATGCAAGAAAAAATAGTTCTTAAGTGCAAGAAAGACATCAACGCTAATACCATTGTAAAGCTTGATGAAGAATGTTCATGCAATCAGAACTATGAGTGTGGAAAATGCAATGGAACAGGTTTTGTCTTAACTGAGAATGGTGAGAAGATGCTTACCTTTCTAAAACGACATTTTGCTAAGCATGAAAAGCTTCCAATTGTACCGAAATCAAAAAGAACAAGTTGACAACTTGTTCTTTTTGGTTATAATAACAACAAGCTTAGTTAAGGAATGGTAAAAAATGACACTTACAACTGAAGACTTGTTGGAACTTGGATTTAAAAGACGTCCTCAATATTCTATTGGTGGCAATTTCTTTTATCCTTTGAGTCGTGGACGAGCGTTAAGTGTTGCTGGCGTTGGAACAACCAGTGAATCGCTTATGATTGACGACAATGATGGAAAAGAAATAACCGACATAATTTCTCTTCACGACCATCTGTTTGAGGGTGCTTTAACGGAAGAAAAGATAAATGCTTTTATCAATCTGCTTGCAGATAAAGATAAGCCGGAATACAGAGGGACACCACTTAAAAATGCTGACCTAATAGCACTTGGTTTTGAAGAAATACCTCATTTCACCATTGGACATCAAATTTTTTATCGCTTGGGTAGACGCAGGTTACTACAGGCTGGAAATATTGGTGACTTTAATGAAATGGTTACTATTTCTACCTATGACCCGAACGATGAAAAAAATATAACAAACTGTATCGTTGTTCACAACTTTGATTTCGATGGCTTTTTGACAATTGAGAAAGTGCAGGCTCTTATTGACCTGATTAAAGATAGGAGTGGCAAAAGATAATTTGGCGGGAATGGCGGAATTGGCAGACGCACCAGTAAAAAAGTAAAGGTTAACCTGACAAAGGTTACATACAGCAACTCAAACTACTTAACAACGGGACTGGTGTCGCAAGACGTGTAGGTTCGAGTCCTACTTCCTGCCCTGATGCTTTTTAAATAAAGATTGTTTACAGCAACACAACCGCTCAAATGAGCAAAAGACTGTTAATCTTTGTTAAAACAACAATCTGTTTTATTAAGCTCTATTAGGCAAATTGATATACAAGTGAGCCTGTAGCCCAAAAGCTACGGGCTTATTTGTTTTTTAGAGTAATATAAAGGCATGGATGAACAAATGAAACCAATACCAGCCAATCTTTCTCATTTCCGTAATTGTGTTAACAGATATAAGGACTTATTGAACCTTAATCACTGGCAAATCATCGTCGTGGTGGTGGATTGGGCAGATGGACAATTTCGTGCCAAAACTATTCCACATGACATAGATTGTGGTGCACAACAGGTTCGCCTTTGCATTAACGACGAATGGCTTTATCATCCTGAGACATCTTTATTCGAGATTGAGCGCACAGCTTTTCATGAATGTTGCGAGATTTTGTTTTACAAATTGGTATGGTTCGCAAGGAACCCTGAGCTATATAAATCCGACAGAGAAATAATAACTGAATTACATTCTATTATTAGAACACTGGAAAATAACATTCTGCCCAAAATAAAAAGTTGACATCCAGCTCGCTCTTTTTATAATAAAGACATGAAAAAAACGACTCGTAAATCAATATTAGTGTCTTATGGGCATTTTTCTGCAAAAGCTATTATTGAAAAGGTATTTGTCAGCATAGGGTGTCCCGACCTGACAGACAGGTCTCGTATCTTTGAAGACCTCATTTATACACTCCAACGTCATTTCGATGTTCATATTGTAAAACCCGAACGAGAAAAAGATGCAAGAGATATTATGATGTGTTGCAACAAAGTTAAATACTGTGAAACCTTGTTTGACTATCACGATTACATCAAAAACAATGCAGATAAGTTTGATGCCTATCTATTATTTGCTAAGGAGCCAGATGTCATTCCAGATAACACTACATTTAAAGATTGGCGGAAAAATCCAAAGGCACGGTCATTCATAAAAAAGAAAAAATTTCTTGCCTCTCAAGAATCTACGGTTGAAAATGTCAATCAAGCCAATATAAACTTTGTTTTTAACTTCTGGGACGGACATTGTGATTGTCGTCCAAAAGATGGATATCCCTTTAAGCTTACATTAGAACACCATCGCTCTATTGAAAGAGAGTTTCCTTCAAAGCTAATGAACTGGTTAAAGATGTATTTTAACCAAATTAAATTCACGCAAAAGAAAGAACTGACGGGGTTCACCCCACCCCCAAAAGCTATAAAGACCATTGCAAAACTGAAGGACAAATATCCAGATTTTAGATTGGTGGCTTGTAAACTGAATGAAACTAATTTTTTGGCTGCTGACAAAAGTGGAGTCATTAGACGTTATGATTGCAGCAACCCAAACAACATAATTTGTTATGGTGACAAGAAGAAGCCTAACATAGACATCTATACAGCGATGTTTGCAAACATATTTAAGTCAGATTCAAAAACATCTGTATTACTTCCTTGTCCAAGTAACGATATTGATTCCAAGATACCATTCTTGATTCCTTTTCAAGAGAAAGTAGATTGCTTAAAAGACTACGATTTAAACACTTGGCGATGGCGAGTGTGGGGCACATCATTTACATTAGACGGGGTTGGGACTTTTATAACAGAAAACGAAGGAGAAAACTCTTGATTAAAGCATACTTTTTGCATTCTGATTGCAGTCTTGGCGGCGAAGCCATTATTACAGGAATTTTTTTCGACAAAAAACTTGCAAGGAAGGCAATGTTCATGCTCGGCAGGCAAGAATATTTGGATAAACGGGAATCTCAAGAGAGATGGCGAGGCGCAGAAAATGAGTGTATGTTGGGAACGCTCCCACCTTATCGTGAATATCTTAAGCAAGAATTTTGTATTGTTGAAAGAAACATTGTAGAAACAACGAGCGATTTAAGAGCTATTACAAAATATAACGTGGGGTTTTGGCTTGAAACGGGCGAGGTGTCATTTGTTGTAAAAAGCCTAGAATGCCGTGCCGATGGCAAAAGGACGCAGCCTCACCTTATAACATCAGAAGAAGCTGACTTGCGAGACGAAGGCATTCACGACATTGTTTGGGCAGAGGGGGACTCTGTGGAAGATGCCAGAAAAAGAGCTATGAGAAAGATAGCTTCCTACAAAAAATGGCCAGATGACGCAATTAAACCACACAAATCATTAATATTGCTTTAATCCTTACTTTAAAGTATTAGAAGTAGAACGAAAAGGAGTAAAGCTTATGGCATACCTAGTTACTGTGGATGGTCGATTAATTCATGACGATAATGAATATATTTATGTCTACGACCCTAGTGTTAATTTTTCCCCGACTATTGTTTTGCCAGACGGGAGTGTAGCGTCAACTGTCACGGGTGGTGAGTCTACAAGTATTTTCCCTGATTTGGGTGGAAATAGTCTGCCATGCGGCATTTTTGTGACACCTGACGAACAATATTTATATTTAACTCTACAGTCTCAAGCTAATATTAAGATTTTCGACGCCGCAGGACATCTTATTAAATATTCTGACGACATCCCTAATTATACAAGGAACGAAGAAGAAGTTTATATGCATGATTCGAAGATTTATTTCATGAAAGATAATCAGCATATGTTGCACGCTTATGATGAATTCACTATCGTTAAACATGATTTATCTGGAAACTATGTGAACCATTATACTCATACTGGAAGTAACTTTCATGGCGTTGCTTTCGCAGAGGACTCTAATAATAATATTTATTTTGCGAGCCGCTATGGGTTTGGGATAGATAAACTTGATGCTAATATGACATTAATTGAGCACTTAAATTCGACCAAGGATATTTTGGGATTAGAAATCGTTAATGACAAAATTTATATGGCTGCCTATTTGGACGGCTTTTATTCGATGAATGTAGATGGAACAAATCTTACACAGCCATTCTATCCTGAAAAACCAACAGATGTTAAATTGTCTGCTGATGGCAATACTATATATGTTGTGAGTTACGACAACTTTTTATATTTTATAGATGTTGCGACTGGCAATACTAGCTATGCATCACTGCCATATGGTCGAGGAATGGCAGCGAGTGTTAATATGTATGGCGATGCAATTTACATAACAGGCTTCAATTACACTAGCGGCTTTTTGGCTTATAAAACCTCTTAATTTGCCAATCAATAAATAAGCAAATATACAAAACAGGTGAAAGAACAAAACATTCTTTCACCTGTTTTGTATATTTGACATTATTTAACTTTTAACTTGGGCATATAATAGAATATATAAAAATAATAAACTGGACTGGAATGTTTGCTCCAGAGGCAATTAATTCACTTGCAACGAAAGGATACTCTCGATGACTTTTGGAATGGGACGTAGAAATATCAAACACAAAGACGCAAAGAAAAGGGATGTAATGGCGAGTTTTGAGAAATACCCTGACTTGACAAATCCTGTTTTGGCGGCAAGGCATCATGTTTCCATTTCCACGATTGTAAAGTGGAAAGCTGAATATAAAAAACGTTTAGAAAGGCTGGCTAAGAATGAGCATAAAGATATATGACGGTGTAAAATTCACCACGAATTCTCTTGCTGAAATAAAAGCTGTATTCAAGAAATGTGCCGCTGGAGGTATTTTTCATGACGTTCTGGCTGAATTACTGCTCACTGGCGGTTATGACCTTGTAAGACATTATGTTTTCAAAAACGAATCATTTGATAACTCTCTTAAAATGATAAATAATATCATAATGAATGAAATCTTTGATAATGAGAAAGACAGATACAGCTTGGCAGGGGAAAGAAATAGACGAAATTTCGTAAGAGAAAACGAAATTGCACTTGGTGTTAGCTCTGCACCTGATGGAAACCTGTTAGGGCTTTTATTTGGCGGCTCCATGACAAGGAAATTGTTCATGGACTCAGGTATTGCTATTCCATACGGTTATTGGGACAACACTGACCCTGACGAAACCGCTACCGAGGAAGAATGGGAACAAAGAAAAAAAGATTGGTCTCACGTCCTATTGGACGATAGTGGCGTTCCGAGTAATGAAATGTTTTGTATTGTCGCAGAAGGTATTGACCGTCTTACCAGAGGAATTGCAAGATGGGACGTTGATTGGCTTGAAGCTTTGATTGGCAAATTGGAATATTTTTTTTCAGCCGAAAAAATTCACAAATATACCTTAGTTTACACAAGTGAAAAAATTGTGGACAGGTTGTTTCGAGAGAATAAAAGAAAAGACCCTGAGCATCAATACAAGCACAGCTCTTACATGGAAATAAAAGAACAAATTGAAACAAAATATGCGGCAAAAATGACTGCGAGAGCTAAACGATATTTAGACAATTTTAATAATAAAGGTGGAACAAAAGCCCTGTTTGAACCTCTTGTTGAAATGATTGAAAGGAAAAAAGAATCCAATGTTTGAAGCTATTTTCTTTGGGCATTTCATTGGCGACTATTTGTTCCAAACCGACTGGATGGCAACAAATAAACAACAAAAAACATGGACAGGACTATGGGCGTGCCTCATTCATTGTATTGTTTATGCTTTGACAATGACTGTCACTATGTCTTGTATAGGGATTTTGTCTTGGCAAATATTTGTTATTGCGTTTTTGAGCCACTACCCTATTGATAGATATGGGCTTGCCAATAAATGGATGAAAATGATTGGTAGTACACCACCAGTAGATGTATTTAAAATAGAGAATTACCAAACCAGAGAAATAAGAAAAATGTTTTCACCAATTGTTTATGTAGTTTCAGACAACACCATGCACTTGCTTTTGATGTTTGCTGCGTTTAAATGGCTGTTCGGTTGACGTTCACTAACTTTTATCCAAAAGGAACTAATAAAAAAATGACAATCAAGCCTGAGAATATGCCCGACATCGCTATTGATAAAGATAGAAGTGTCAGAAAAATGACCGACCAAGAATTAAAGCAATTGGCAATGGATTGCTATCAAAACAAAATTTTTACTTCTGGTCATATCCCCGAACACGACCTACATCTTTTGCCGAATATTTTTATGGTGCTTGCATTGATGGAGGAACCGTTACCGCCAGACACAGCGATGGTGTATGAATATATGGATAAAGCTGGCACAATGGGATTTAATGGTTATCCCATGTTCATGTCTTGCCATATCATGAACAAAGAAGATGCAAGATATTTTCATGAACAATATAAGCTTGTCAAAGCTCAGATAGACAGTTTTTTAACGTCTGATAAAGATTAATAATAACAGCCATCATGCGATTTTTCTGTTGGCGTTTTTGTAAGCTAGTTTGAAAGTATAATATATACAAGTAAAAATTTAGTTTGGAGAGATTTGTTTTATGGTTAAAAAATCACCTGTCAAAAAAAATACACCACCTGCCACACCTAGCTCTGCGCCAGTCCAACCACCAGCAGAAGCTGATTTCGAAGAAAAAATTTATAAAATCAAGCTTATAAAAGACGCCAACATGCGGACAATGACTGACATTACTTATAATGAAACAGCGTTGAATCTTTTGATTTTGCAAATCGAGACTTTGAAAGAAAATTATGCCCTTACCCGGCTTTCTTTGATTAGAAATGCAATGAACAAAGACCTTGCAGAGGCTACACCACAGACGAATGTTTCAGCCAATGAGACAAAATCCATACAAAATGCTTTAAATAAAACACATTCCGCCACACAGCAGTCGACAGAACCTGTTCGCAGACAACGTAACGACGACGATATCCTGTAATAAGTTGAGATGGTGTCATGAATAAGACTCATAAGCTGCCGCCCGGGCTACATAAAACAAAGGTAAAAAGAGCAAAAGTTATAAAAGTGATAGAATCTTTGTTGCCTCCCGGCAGCGACTTGTCTAATGTGGAAGATTCTCAAATTCATGGTTTATTAGCGCAAAGAATTGAATCTCTCGAATCACAACTTATAAGCCTGCAAGAAAATGTCGGCAAATCCGTGCCCGTTTTCCAAAGGTTTAATTTTACTACACCTAGAACACAATTCCCGCTCGAATATGTGGTGAACCAGACTGCGCCTATTCAGCTTATTTATGAAACATTGCCGCAAAAAGTTGGCATTGATTTTGAGGTTGATGGCGACACTATAAAATGGATTAATGCAAGCGAAGATACTTATCTGCTTGGCACGGTTGAGGTTATTTATTACAGGGCTTAAAATAAGCCCTGTAATAACCACTTTTTAAAGGTCTGTTAAAACATTCCCACTGCTATCAAAAAAGATATTTCCTGCGCCATCTGACAATACTCTTGTCACGGCTGCCTCTGTGTAGTCTAAATTCCCATTGTGCGCAGCCATTGTAACCCAACCATCTTCTGGCATAATTACAGTGGTTTGAGGAACGACCAAACCGTCATATTGAGCGTAAAACGACAATTGTAAAGGTTTATCTACTGCAAGAACTTGACACTCAACCCAAGGTGACGAACTTGTGCCCCACAAGTCGAAACGAGAGTTAATCACAGGGGCTTCAAACGTGCCCACAAGCGTCCATGCCCCCCCGTTGAATAGTGTTTTACACGCAAGCTAAAGTTAGTCATTTGTTGCCTCCATTACAGGTAATACTCAATCATGAAACTGATTTTCACATCTTTTGTAATGTTATTATCGTTAAAATATCTGAATTCGATAGGTATGTTAGCCTGTACAATCGACCCGCTGTTAGAATTTTTGCCAATGTGATAGATTACAGGAGCATCAAAATAGATGTGAGGGATTACATAATACTCAATTATAATTTGAGTGCCTATGCCCCACTCCCTTGTTGTAGGATTTTCTGTAGTCAATGGGTTCTGATTGGATGTACTAATAATCTCGCCGAGGTTGTCCGTATTGGTGCCGTCAGTAAGTTTTAATGTATATCCTTTAAACGCATATGGCATTACAGTGGCGGGTAAATTTATTTCATTTAGTCCCGACGCAATTACTGCTTCAGTAATACCGACCACGCCGTCAGGGTTTACGACCAATTGGCATCTGTCTTTAACATTCTCAGCCTTGCAATGGAATTCACCACCTAACAAAACAACAGGATAAGGGAAAGAAATTTGCTTGCTTGATTCACCGGACTCAAGCTCAATAGATTCCGTTTTAATCGTTCTATCAACCGTAACATAAGTCGGCTCTTCTATCACTTTTACACTCAATACCTCAGCAGCAGAATCATGACCTGAATTATTGAACACCAATGAAGCTAAAAGTGTAATTTCGCCAGCAGTTAATTCAGCCTTAGAAATAAGTTTTAAATTATCGCCGAATGTTTCAGGAGGATAAAAACCCGCCACTATACTTGAATTGGCTATAGCCAATTGCAACTCTTTTAAATTTATTTTCCCATTTGCAGTATCATTTGCAATAGAAAAATTATGAATTTGTTCTGCCATACCCTACCTCCTTAAAGAAGTTCTATTAAAACGAGGCTTGTACCATTGGCGACGGTCGCCAAGGTGCTACCGTTAATCATTTGAGAGCGGATTCTTAAGGTGTCGCCCGACGTTAGCTCAACAATCCCCGTGCTGCCTGTAGTCGACTCTCCATTTGTAGAATTTTGATGATAGCTATAGGCAATACTTTGAGGGATTAACGCAGTGTTTTTTTCTAGCCAGTTTAAGCTATTTGTTCTCGTGTTGGTTGCCGATTTTACAGTTACTTTGTAACTGTAAAAAAAGGTTCCCGTCTTATTTATCGTCACATCGGGCATGGAAAGGGAGAACACGGACGTATTGCTATTTTTGTTCACCGTGTCAAGATTGACGGTAATTGTACCTAAATATGTTTGCCCACCGATTGAATCATAAACTTCAAAATATTCTTTTGTGTGAGCACTCCACACACTCCCGTCAAATTGCGGGATTGCTCTAACAGTTTGTCCTACTTTGTTGAGTTTGGCCAATTGGATATTTGCGTCTGTAGACAAATCTGCATCTGTCAAAGTCTCATCAAGGATGTCTGCCCCAGTCAGACTCTCGTCTTCAACGATTGTAGAGTCGACAGAGCCGGGTTTAATTTGCTTTTTATTTATTTGACTCATAATTACAATCCTTTGTCAGGAGATAGGGACAAGGAATTAAATGCTATAACCATATTTAGCAATACGATTCGCACTGATGCTACCAGTTTGACTATTGATACTTGTAAAAGTCCCACCTATAAAAATCTCGTCATTTTTAATAGCTAGTGTTCTTGCGCCAGCAATAGAAGAATAAATCGTAGGAATTAATTCCCAAGAGCTGTTTATATATTGATGAACGCCTATATCGTCGACAGCAATTAAGTTCCCATTATAAGTCTGGAGTTCATAAGCAGTATAAGGATGGCTGCCTACTACTTCCCAGTTATTATTTGCAGGATTCCATTTATTTACTGTAGAACCTGTTTGAGAATAGTTAAACCCCGCAGCATACACATCATTCCCAGATGCGTAAACATCATAAACCATTTCAGAGAACCCTGTAGACATGGCAGACCATGCTATCCCGTCCCATACTGCGATTCTTTGCGCAGGAACACCATCAATATTTGTAAAATTTCCAGCAACATAAATATTGTCGGATGAATCTATAGCCACATCAAGCCCCGCAGCGGCTGTATTTACACCACTGCCTATCGAAGTAACATTAGTGCCGTCCCATTTGCCAATATTATTGCATGTAACGCCGCCAGCCGATGAGAATCCACCAACAAAATATAAATTTTCATTTGAATCGAAAGCCATGTCTGTGATACTAAAATTTGTCGTTAAAACAGTTGACAAATTCGTGCCATCCCATTTAAAAAGATTTTGTGCGCCAAAATAAATATTGCCGAGACTATCTTCTGCAATTGCTTGAGGAACGCCAAGAGAAATGCCTTCACCTATTGCAGACCAACTATTCCCGTCCCATTTAGCTATTTGATTTACCGTAATATTATCCATTGTCGCAAATGTGCCTGCCGCATATAAATCGCCAGCAGACGAGACAAACACCTTCTTCACGTCAGACGACGCACCAGTGCCGAGCGCTCGCCACGCCAGTTGCAAATCTTCACTTGATACGCCAAGAGCTAAAAACCCGTTATGAACAGCTAATTGTCCGTTGTTTGAAATAAGATTGCTCATTAAAAATATACTCCTGTTTGGTTATTTTATAAAAAAATAGGGAGGAGGGGTTTCCTCCTCCCATCATGTTCATAGGCTAACGAATTAATTCGTTAGCAACCGTCGTTAGCGGTGAGCAACGATGATTTCATCATCAATCGCAGGTGCAGTCCCGAAAGTGAAAGTTCCTGTTGCAGGGTCAGTTTCCTGAACTTCGCCAGCAGCAGTGCCTTTTTTCATGAGAAGACCGTTGATATACACCTTCAAAGTGCCTGCAAGGTAAGCAGCAGCGCTTACTGTATACAGAACTTGTGAACCATCACCATTACCGAGGAAGTCATAGTCAACGATGCCAAGTGCGCCACCCTCAACAGCATCAAGTCTGCCACTAAGAGCGTCGTCAGCAGCAGTTCTTGCAGCGGCTTCATCAGCTACAGCCGCGATTCTCGCAACTTCTTCGGATTCGATAGCAAGGTCGAGCTTGTTGTCAGCATCTTTAAGAGACTGTGCGGTTGAGATATAGTTAGCGGTAGCATTAGGAGTATAAGCGCCATCAGGATTGAGTCCTGCGCCAGCCTGAGTTGCGTCCAATTCACCCTGCAAGCTAACAGCTTTGGCTTCAAGGATTTCGTCGGCGTCCATGAAAGATGTGGCCACATTAAGAAGTGAGCCAGTGCCAGTAACATAAACATCACCCGGAATTCCAAGTGCAACGTCGATGCTGTCAATTCTTCCATTTACTGCCGCATCAAGAGCCGTAAGATTGGCAGAGTTGTTATTGTCATTGCCCAGCAATTCTGCGAGAGCGGCTTGAACTGTAGTCGCAGTAAGTCCGGCGATTGCTTCAACGCCAATCAAGCTTGCGCCATCACCATTAGTGGTAGAGGCAAGTCTGGTAAGAGTCGCAACGTCTGAAAGCTGCACCGCAGAAACTGTGATATTGTGAAGTTTTACAAAGTCAGCGTTTGTGCAACCGGCACCATTAAGCTCGTTCAGTTCAGCGGCAGTGACGTCCATATCGGCAAGTTTTTGAAGGTCGGCTTGAACCATACCTGTAACACCAGCCACATTCCATGTGTTGATTTGCTGAATATCATCCCAATAAGATGCGTCGATATTTACTGTGTTGCCGTCAATAGAAATGCCATCTCCGCCAATCAATTGACCTGCACCAGAGAACTGTGTGAAATTAAGAACGTCAGTTCCAATAACTGCGTTGCCGTCGAAAATAAGTACATAACCGTGCCCACCAGAGACAGTTCCCTGTTCTACGAATGTGAACATGCCGCCAGAGACTTCGTTAGCTGGTGAACCATCACAATCAGTACCACGAGTAAGAACAAAAGCTGTGCCAGCGTCGCCAGCTACAGTTACAACATAGATACCATTCTGAGTAGCATCGGCTTGATTTTTAACCAAAATTCTGTCGCCAGCTACAAGAGTGATATCGTCGATAACAGGAAGCGCACCAACAGCATCAGCAGTAAGGGTGGCACCTACGCCAGCAGCCCCGTTGTTATAAGTAACAGCAGGAAGTGCAGCCTGTGTAGCAACTCTTACAGAAGCTTTTGGGTCAAGAGATTGTGCCAAAGCATCAACATATTCTTCAGTAGCAAGCGTGCCGTTAATTGAAGGCAAATTCAATACAACGTTAGCTGTCTGATTCAATGTGGTTGAGAAAGCACCAGTGGTTGAGAAAGCACCAGCAAGACTTACATTACCACCAAGGGTAATAGTGTTAGAACCGTTGTTAACACCAGTACCACCTTTTTCAGCAGAAAGAACGCCAAAAATGGCAGAAACGTTAACTTTGTTTGCAGTTGCGATAGTGCCGAGCTTGATATCAGCAATAGCGGCATCATTCGCAATAGCTGCATTAGAAATCGTTTGGGCGATAATCGCTCTAGTTCCATGAATACGTGACATAATTTTCCTCCTTAGTCATCGTCAGCCTTTTAAAAACTTAATACCCTGCGACAAGTTTAAGCACCGAATAGGCTCCTATTAAATACTTTCTAATAAAGGCTGAGATTGATGTTTTTCTTTTTTTACTTGACAATTTTTAAAAACGTTTATAATAGTAAACAGAGATTGTAAAAAAAGGAGAACCTCGCTTTATGGACGTTACGTTAAGCAAATCAACCGTAACCGTTGGCACCAGTAAAAAAACACTGGTGGCAATCACCCCTGTTGAAACTGACAAAGTAGAACAAAAACAGTTTCATCACATCCACGTTCTTGACCGTTCAGGTTCTATGACTTGGGAAATCGACACATTAATTGATAATGTGCAAGCCACTATCAAAGAAGTGGACGACAATGACCTTATCTCTATTATCTGGTTCTCAAGTCCCGGCGAATATCGCACCCTTGTTAAAGGGACAAAAAAATCAGATAACTTGCTCAAGCTTCTGGATTCACTCAGACATACTCTCGGCACGACCTGTTTCTCTGACCCAATCAAAGAAATCAATCTGATTGTCACAGAACTTTATGACCTCTGTCCTAATATTTCTGTTACATTTTTCACTGACGGGCAGCCTGTTGTGCCTTGGAGCCTTGCCGAAGAAGAAAGAAAAATCTTTGATTGCTTAGACCAGCTCAAAGAAAAAATCGTTGCAGTAAACACTGTGGGTTATGGTTGTGGCTACAATCAGAATCTACTCCAGAGAATGGCAAGCGTAACAGAATATGGTGTTTTTGTTCACTCTACCGCAGTAGATAATTACAAAGATATCTTTGTGAAAAACTACGAAGTTCTTTCTGGTACCGTTGCTGAACCCATCAATGTAAAAGCTCAGGGTGAAATTGTTTACCTTACCACTGGATTTACCAAGCTGGCTGAAAATGAACTGGCACTTACACGAATGGGCAAAACTGCCAGCACAATTTTTGTTCTCGGCAAGGACGACTTTGATGTTGATGTTGATGGTGTAAAAACCAACACAAAAAACATCACTGATGCGATTCCTGACCTGACAAAAGAAACATTCCTGTATGCTTATGCTTACAATATGTTTTATCTCGGCAAGCGTCAGAAATGCTTGGACGTTGTTGCCAAAAATATCCGTGACAAAGCTCTGGCTGATACGCAAATGTCGGTTTTCACCTTTGATGAAGCGGCAAATTACATCAATCAACTTGAACAGGCACTGCATGACACCACCACTCGTTATGCAGACGGCAAATGTCCTGCCAATTACTTGCCAAAGCATAATGCTCATTGTGTAATGGATGTTATTCTTGCCCTTGCCGAGGACAACGCTTACTACCTGCCAATGCACAAAGAAGCAGAGAAGTACCAGCGCACTCGACGCAAGGTTGAAGATGCTGAAAATGCCTTCTCTTACAAGAAAGACCTTGTAATGGCATCTTTCGAAGACTTTATTTTCTCGGAAGACAGAATGAATGTGTCTATCAGGTTTAAAGCTTACGGCACAGTGAAGCTCAATCATAAGGCAGCTCAAAGAGTGGGCTTGGCTGAATCCTTCGACAGCTTTGTTTATCGCGCCCACACCGTTATCAAAGACGGCACCTTGAACATTAAAAAAATGGTTGTAGCTATGTCTGACGCAGCCTTCAAATCGCTTAAAAAGGCTGGAACTACAATGACAAGCCTTAAAGCCGACAAAGCTACTCTGGCAAGCCTTAAAAAGGCAGGCATGAGTAACCCCGTAGTCGCAATCATTGAGCTTGACAAGCTTCCAATTATCAATCGCACTTACCTCAGTAAAGGTGCTGACATGAGTAAAGTGTTCAGCCTGTGCAATGATATGATTGTTGACCAAGCAGTCCAGAAGTGGATTGGACACTATGTCAAGGCTGTCGACGCTGCCTTTCCCGAGCTTAAAGAGGAAGCAGGTGTGTTCAAATCATACACTCCTGAACAGATTCAGGTTCTTGAAGACCACGGCGTTGACAAGACAGGTGTCTATAAAGGTATCAACAATACCATGACATCTGCTGCCAATTCTGATTCTTACGAAACAAGAAGCCTGTCATTCATATTCAAAGGTGTTTCCTCTCTACCATCAGTAAAAGATGTTGAAGCAAGAATTGCCAGCGGTAAAACACCTACTATCAGCCAGCAAATCATGATTGACGCAAAAGCTATCCTTGCTGACAAAGTAGCAAAAGCAGGACAAGACCTTAACAATCTTACAAGAGAACTGAAACCAGTGCTTGAAACCGAACTTAAAGAAGTTCGTGCGAGACTGCGTCAGAACCGTTACTGGTTAGGTGGCGTTAAGATTGCCAAGATGCTCACAGGTGACTGGTTTGAAGAACTTACCGAAGCCGACGATAAAGGTAACTATGTTTATACTCAGGCAGACAAGACCCTGCTTGTAAAGGCAAAAACCGTTACTGAATATCTGTAAAGCTTTATCCTTTGGAAAAGCCCCTGATTTCTCAGGGGCTTTTTGCTTGACAATGCCAGCGTCGTCGTTATAATAATAGCAGCTTAACAAGCGAGGGAAATGCCAGCCATGAAAAAAGATACGAAGAAGCTTTCTGAGTTACTTGATGTCTGTGCTAACCATGAAACAAAATTGGATACAATTTGCACTCGGATATTAGACACAAACATGAGAAAAGAAGATGCTTCAAAGTTGGTTCTCGACTGGGACGCTGAAAGAACACGATTAAGGATTGAAGCAGGAAAAGAATTTTATCGGCTCACAAAGGAATATAATAATCCTAACTGCGCTGGAATAGTTGGCGTAAAATTCATGAGAGAGGCTGTTGTATTCTTGCAAGAACAAGATATGCCTGAATGAGGATGTAACATGATTATAAGTGCGAGTCGACGTACCGACATCCCTGCTTTTTATTCTGATTGGTTCTTTAACAGATTAAAAGCTGGTTTTTGTGACGTAAGAAATCCCATGTCGCCGAAGCAAGTGTCCAGAGTCAAATTAACACCTGATGTAGTAGACTGCATTGTTTTCTGGACAAAAAATCCGGAACCCATGAAAAACAAGTTAGACCTGTTAAAGGACTACAATTATTATTTTCAACTCACAATAACGCCTTATTCTTACAAGCTTGAAAAAAATGTTCCAGATATGATTTACACAGTTTGTGCCGCTCATGAATTGGCAACTAAGATTGGCAGCGACAAAATTATATGGCGTTATGACCCAATATTATTGACAAGTGTTTATACTGTCAAGGAGCATATTTTCGAGTTTGAGCTTCTTGCAAAATCAATGGCAGGTGCAACCCAAAAGTGCGTGATAAGCTTTTATGACGAATACAAGAAGATACAAGATGTTGTGCCACCAACTTTGAACCAAATAGAAATGCTCTGCGGAGCTTTTGCGAAAATTGCTGAGACTTATGAGATTGAATTGGAAACTTGTAGCGAAACAATGGATTTGTCACGATTTGGGATAAAACACGGGAAATGTATCGACAACGAACTAATATCCAAGGTTATAGGGCAACCATTAACTTTGAACAAAGATAAAGGACAGAGGCAGGAATGTGGCTGTGTCACATCAGTTGATATTGGGGCTTACAGTTCTTGCAAGCATGGCTGTGTTTATTGTTATGCACAAAGAGCTGATTTACAATTACAAAAACATCAATGGAATTCGACAATGTTGTTGGGCTGCTTACAGGATTCAGACAAGTTAACTGAACGAAAGATGATATCCTATAAAAAGCCGACTACAGAAATGGACATGTTTGAATGAGCATATTTGATTCAATCAAAAAGACAATGTGTGCCACCTTTGGACACAAGTATGATACCCAACAAATAAACCTTCTGTCCTTATGCAACTATAAAGAGCGTGACCAGCTAATCATAAAAAAATGTAATCGTTGCGAGACTGCCCACCTCTTACATAGAGAATCAGGCACAACTTTGTTACTCCAAGACGAAGGTAAACCAACAATGCTAGGCGAGTTTATTGCTGCTTATAGGTTTATGTTTCGTTCTATTATGGAAGAAGCTCAAGCTGTTGATTCGTGGGCTGGTGATAGTTCAAAAATAGCGATATTCGACAAAATGTTTATTATGGCGAATACTCTTTTATGCCATTACCTGCTGATTCAAATTGATATACAGAAATGGCGGTCAACATCTTGCGCTTTGGCAGGTGGCATGAACAAATTTATGCTTTCAATGCAATTAAATGAGGATTTCCAGAACGAAACCGCAGACTTAATATACAAATTCATTAAAGACGTGAAAGAGGGGTTAAGTCGGTATCATTCATCGGCAACTCTTACTGAATTAGTATATTTTGAGAATGTTTTGCTTCAAGCAGCGAGAGAGCTTAAAAATGAGAAATATGGTTTTACAGACGAAGTGGATGACACGCCATTTATTAGAGAAAACCCTAACAAGGTAAATGAAGTGGAGGCAAATAAAGTATGCGACATGCTTTAATTATTGCTGCTGTCCTATTAATGACAATCAATTGTGGATGCAGAGAGCAAAAACATGAGCTTACCATGTATCACATAGATGGACAAGTTAAGGTGTTTCGTGGCTATTCTATATCAAGAGACAATTGCACGGGGGAATGGTCTTATCAATTATCCGGCGAGGATTTTAGACGGACTTTTAAAGGAAGAGCAACAATCCGACCGATTCTTGATTTGTCCGACCCGCCAGCATCAACAACTGTTCAAGCTGAAAGTGATATAAATGCCTCTGGAACTTTTTCTAAAAATTAATTGACAATTTTCGTCATAAAGATAAAATAATAGATATAAATAGATGTGTAGCTCAATTGGAAGAGTGCTGGTCTCCAAAACCAGAAGTTAAAGGTTCAAGCCCTTTCACATCTGCCGTAATAAAGGCTGTTTACAGCAAAACAAAAACAAGTAAGATTCATACTCTTATACGTAAAAACAGCCTGTTCTATTGCGGGAATAGCTCAGTTGGTAGAGCGTCACCTTCCCAAGGTGAATGTCGCGAGTTCGAGCCTCGTTTCCCGCTTTGATACGCCAACATGGCTCAGTGGTAGAGCAGTGCCCTCGTAACGCACAGGTCGTGAGTTCAAATCTCACTGTTGGCTATGTTTGTGGTTCTGAAACCGCCACAAATCTACTGGGTCGGTGCGGCTACAGCAATTCCGTTGTAGCCGTTTTTTATTTGACAAGTCGAGACATGTTTATATAATAAAAATAAGGAGAAACAAAGTATGTATACAATCGCAAGTAAATCGCTCTCAGCGGAGAGCACAAATAAATACAATAAATTGTTGGAAAAAGCAAACAAAAATGTTTCAGACGTAATAAGGAACATTCTCAATACTCTACAGCAGGAGGGCTACATCATACAAAGTGGTAGTTATCCAGTTGAAAGAGAATCGTTCTCTTCTGAAGAAAGTGATTATCAAGATGCCTTTAAAGAATTGGAAAGGTTGCTTTCTTAATCTACTTTTACAATTTTTTTTGCATTAGCTTTTAAACTTTTGATGCGTAACGCTTCACCTACATCGTTGTAAAACGACATTGCAATCATAAAGCCATCTTCTCGTCTTATTACACCATCTAAAACATGTCCAGCATTATTCAATTTTTCAAGATTTGGTGGCACACCGACTTTGTCGCTATTAGTTAATACAAATCCGATATAACCTTGATGAACTGCCGCCATGTCTTTAAAAGCCTTTTCCACTTTGGAAAAATCTTTGCTTTCCATCAATGCCTGTGGAATAGAATATGCGGCTTTAATTTTGCCTTGTCCATCAACGATAATATTAACAGTTTCATCCTGTCTGTAATTTATTTTTTCTGCAAATTCTTTTAAAGCCCAAGGCCCTGATTTTTCGCCGAGCAGCAATGTTGCCGATTGGTTACTCAAACTTTTCCCTAATTCTCCATCCACGAGCCTGCGAGTTTCGGCAGTTGACACAGGTGTTTTTTCGCCTTCTTTCATGGCGAACACGTCACCTACAGACCCTTTGTCTGCACTTACTGACCCGCCATTATTATATTTTAAATGCCCGTAATCCCCATCTTCACCAATTATCACATGGCCTTTAATTAAAGAAACTTTTTGCGAGAGTTTTGCTGTTAGGTTCACGTCAGCACCAGATGGGTTTACTTGCCCTGTTGGATGATTGTGCATTAAATAAATTGCATCTGCGCCAATTCTTTTTGCTTTTTTGTTCATTTTATCTGCTGCAATTTGTACAAAATCAGTATTTTTATCTTTCTCTTTAATCTCATTTTTTTTATTTTCATATTGAGTTTCTGTAGCGATGTTTTGATTTTTTTTCATTGCCATATATGTTTTAAGAAGTTCTCTCTCAGACTTTTGATTTCCAGTTACAATACCTGCCTGTGCAGTTAACTTGCTTGAATTGGAATCTACACCCGCAACCTTGCCATCCTTAACATAAACAACTCTAAAAGTTTCATATTCTGAATTTTGTAAAATCATGCCCAGAGCTGCAAGGTCTTCTACATTTTTCACTTCTTTCCCAATTATATGACGACCACCGCCAGTAATCGGGGACGTATTAGTGGATATATATACAGGCTTGATTCCTGCATCGTTTAAACTAGTTGCTATTTTTTCAGCCCTTTGTGCGTCAACGAAATTTCTTAATAGTTCATCTCGGAGTTTAGACGCTAACTTTTTATCACCACCAGCCCATTTTTCAATATCAGCCTTATATTGTTCAGTAAAAAGTCCTTTTTCGCTGAGTCGACCAGCTACTCGTCTTAATTGTGCAACAAGTTCAGGTTTATCTTGTGACTGTTTAATAGCCCTCCCAACGGCTTTTCTAGCCTCTTTTATTGACATGTTTGGGCGAAACAAATCTCTCCCATTATCTTTTAAATTAATAGTAATTTTATTGTCGGCAACTTTTAAAGATGCAACATTCTGTTGAGTTGCAGTTTTATCTTTCGTACGAGTTTTTATAGAATTATTTCCATCAGTTTTTTGATTGCCAGTCAACCCTTTCATGTTTACATCCTTTTTTTACTTAAACTGTTTAATATTTTAATTGACATTATTTATTTACATTTTACAATAATAGACAAAATGAATACTAATTCAAATTATGAAAAACTTTTAAAAGCTACCATTTCTGCCATTGATGAATTGGCACTTGATACCAATGTTTTTAATGTAGAGGGGCATATTGACGCCCATGAAGCTTTTCTCGACATTATAGCTGTATTCCAAACCTTGAATAGTAACTGTCACGATGATTACATTGTTAAATGTCAGATAGCTACAGTTTTTATTGACGAATCTCAAATAACACTTACTATAACCCAAGATTCAAGCTTTAAAGGAACTTATAAAGAGCCTGACGAACATTTTGTTGAACATCTCCAAGCTGCGATAGCTTTTTTACGTCCAGTAAAAAGAGAAAATTGTCCTGAATTGGATTTATTATAATTTTTTTGCTCTGCCACTTGACATTTTTTTATGTTTGACTATAATAGAGATGTAAAGAAAAAATAAAGGAGCCGAGATATGAAAGTAAATCTTAAGAAAATGAGCTTTTTCGCAGACCCCGGACATGGCTGGTTGAAAGTGCCCAAGAAAGACCTTGTTGCTCTTGGAATCGCTGACAAAATTTCGACCTGCTCCTATCAGCTTGGTGAAAATGCGTATCTTGAAGAAGATAGTGATGCAGCAAAATTCTTTGAAGCTATGATAGCGCAGGGATACGACGCAGCGCACATTAGAGAAATGATAACTTGCAAATCGACCGACAAGCGCAGTAAAATCAGAAGCTATGATAGCTATAGCGCATAAAGTAATAAAAAAAAGAGGCTGAAAATTCAGCCTCTTTTTCGTCTGCCCGACTACTACTCTTCCATTAATCCTTCTTCACCGTCGTCCTCTTCGTGTTGATAGCCAACAGCTCTTTGCATATTATTCATGTGCTCTGCGTATGACTTAAGTTCTTTGAACAATTTTTTCAAGTCAGATGTGAGCTTTTTTGGTTCATCGTAAAACAGAAGGTCTTGCATTATGGTTCCCCCACCATATGTTTCCTTCAACATAAGAGTTTCTGTGTTAATTGATTTTGCCTCAAGTATAAAGCTGAGGTGCTTAACAGTGCTGCTTTTATCTTTGAAATGAAAAACCATATTTGCAACCCTCCCTTGAACTTTTTAAATACTTTCTTGACATTACCAGAAAAGCGATATAATAGAAGTATCAAATTAAATATCGAGGAAGCCAAATGAATATCTACCGATTCGGATACTGGAGCTACGGCAGTGATGACTCAATTCTCTTGCGCCATCCTACAAAAGATAGCACAGAATATAAAGTAGACATCCAGAACGCCTGTTTGGCGGCACTTAAACGAACAAACAAATCTTTAAGAGAATCTTTTGATGTGGCTGTAAATGAAATACTGGCATTAGGTTACGAAAAAGTGATGCCAACAAGTTTTGTTCCATTTGGCGGTATATCAATTGATGATAAAATAGACGCCGACGTCTTAAAAAATATGTGTCAGGACAAGGATTCCCAGACCTTAATTGCGAGCTTAAACAAATGACAGAAGTATTTACTGGCTATAAAGTCGGCGACCTTGTCAAAGTTAAGGTTAGCGGCTCTTGGCAAAAAGCTGTAATTATTAAATACGGACGAAATCAGTGTTACGTTACTATGGGTGTAGAACCTGAGTATTATGCAGACCTTGAAACATTATCAGGAGAAAGCCGATGGGTGAAGACAATCGACATGAAACCATTAAAGAAGAAAAGCTGAATAAAATGGCAAGGCTTATAGCTCTGTATTTAGAGTTGAAGCCATCCATCATGTTTAATGCAGCTCGTAAGATTTCTCATATTCTCACATCACTTCCGCCTGCACAAAATTATTTAAAACGATTCCATAAAGCAAGCCTTATTAAAATTGAACTTAAAAAAAGAAATGCCATTTGCGCAGTATTCTTTTCCTATCTTAAATCGCTCGCTAATAGTAAAAGAATGAGGCGTGAAACAAAAAAAGAGCTTTGGTATTTCTTGCAAACATCCAATGCTGTAAAGTTGGCAGGTTCTATGGCGAGTCGCCAAGTGGGAAAACAATTATTCAATCAAGCTTTGTGCGACCTTGTTGATAAAATTTGTATTTGTTCTCGGATGCAGGATGCAAATATGACTGCAATTGATAAAAAAGTGTGCGAAATTCTCTGAACTATGCAACGGACAAAAACCATTAAGTTTAGAAAACCCTTATAGGTCAAACCGCATAAGCTTGCGCTAAACTGTTACAAGAAGCGTTATGTCTTGTCGGTTTTATAGGACAGGTGTGATGACCTTGTCATGTTGCCGTCTGTATGGCAAGTTAGACGTTGTGCCATATATGGGCTGACCATATTACTAATATGATTCAGTGGTTAGCCAAACCTAATTATAATATGTTACGGTGGCGGCAGGCATTTTTGCAGAGGATTTAGCACACAAGGCAGAGCCAGAAATGGCTCTGTTTTTATATCTCGACTGTTATCAGCGTGCAGGCAGCGTTATGAACTTTGACCCCTGCAACCTCTATTTGCTTGCCAGAGTGTTCGTGAATATGTCCACAAAAAATATGCTTACAATTATTGTCTATTGCCCAATCAATCATGCTGGGATGTCCGATGTCAATATTGTTGCCAATAAGCATTTCTCTACATGATGGAGGACAATGACTTAATAATATGTCGCACGCAGGCACTTTATTCATTTTCTCTTTAAGAAAAGCCATGTTATAAGTTGTAAAAGCCCATATGTATGATAAATCAACATCCCCCGATGACCAACAAATCCCACCAAACTTAATTCCTTCATAGGTAAAAGGTGTGGCAATTGGATTGATTACTTTCTCAGGTCGAACAGATGGCTGCCAGAACTCTGTTTTTAATGGGATATCATGATTGCCGGGAATTACCAAAACATATTTGGCTGGCAACGATGCAAGCCATTTTTCGTATTTATGAACTTTATTATTGCGCAACATGTCGCCACAGACACAAATAATGTCTGTGCCACGTATAGGTTTTAAATCAAAATTACCATGCCAATCTGAAATAATTGTTATTCGCATAGTGTTATTATATCTTTTATGAGTCTATTGTCAATAAAGTGCTTGACAATATTGTTTTTTGGTTATAATAATAAGTAGAACCGAAAAAAGGAGAATTTTATGCCTCATGATGATGAAATACTAAAGATGTTGTTGGAGGGCATGAGTCAGGCAGAAATCGCAAGAGCTTTGGGCTTGCGCAGAAATGATGTTCACTTCATAAAGAACAGGTTAATCGACCAAGGACGGCTCGACAGCGAAAAGGTAGTTAAATATAAGCGCAAAAAGAAAAAGAAGCTGGCTAACGAACTATTGCTCCCTGAAAATGCCACCGCAAAACAAAAATACATTAAGATGTATAAAGCGGGTGACTCGGTTGCGTGGATAATCCAGAAAGCCAAAGAAGATGGCGTAAAAAGTCCATCGAGAGTCATTGCTGAAATTCTCGCTCCTTACCGAAAAAAAGGACGGCTTATCAGAGACTATTTAACAAAAGAATTGCTTGTGGACAAATTCAAAGGAAAGGGTTTTGTATGGGCATTAGTAGAAAAAGAGCTAATGCTTGTTCCAGCCGAAAATATGCCACAAACTACTACCAATGAAAATGAGTCTGTAGCTGCCAAAGCTTTGTATGACGATTTTAGCAGGTATGCTTCCATTCCTTATATTACTTGGTTGAAATGGGTGGAAAAACTGGACAGCTCTATATTGAGTGGGACAAGAGGTCGTGGGTGCACTTACGCCAATCCACACGAAATGGTAGAATTTCTTAATCAGAAGTTTCAACTTGTTGCTCAAGAATCATTGCCAGTAACAACAGAAACGAAAAAGATTGTTATAAATTCTGACAAAAAAGATGAAGACGAGGAGCAGGAAGATGCCAAAATTGCAACCAATCAATGACAAGCTAATAATAGAAGTAAAACCCCATAAAACACAAACGGCATCAGGTATTGTCATTCCAGACCTTGTCGAAAAAGAACAGCAGACCACTGGCATAGTTGTCGCTATTGGAAGCGATGTTAAATCAGATGTAAAAATAGGTGACAGAATCCTCATTGAAAAACACTCTGGCACCAAAATCACTTGGGAGGGGAAAGACGTGTTGGTGGTATACGATAATAGTATTATGGCTATTTACGAGGAGTAAATGCCTTGATTATGGTTTCCAGCCAAGGAACGTAGAGTATTTCATCTTTAGTGTGTTGATTATAAATCCCCATCGGGACTAAAACGATGGGGATTGCTTTATTTAGAATAACAAAGCTTGCACCAAATTTTTCTACTCGCAAACTTGCCTGCTCCACATTACACACGTTCGAGATTGTGTTTATCAAGTATCTTTCAACTTTACGCAGCTTTCTCGCTTTAAGCTCACCCTTGTTTATATCAAATATCTGTTCCTTATTCGCCAAATATTTACAAAGAAACAATCCGCTTGGGCGATTCACGCATAATTTCATATGAGGATAGTGATGCTCGCCATCCATTGAATAAGAGTAAACAGTCTTGTTCATTTTGTAAGCCTGCCAGAATGGCATCAAATGGTAATGTTTGTGGGCGACAAATTCACTTATTCCTATTACGCCATCTTCCTCGCAGGTATCGAATAGTATGTCTATTGATGGTGGTTTTTTTTGTGCAATGAGAGCTTGCACGATTGTATAAATGATGGCTATTCCTGCTTTATTGTCAGCAGCAAGAATATTCTTACCGTCACCAACCAACCAATCGTCCTTAAATATAAGCTCTTTGGTTATATTCTCGGCAAAATAATGGTCAAGGTGAGCATTAAACAAATAATGAGGCTTATCCTTGTCGCCAGAGAAAGTTAAAGCAAGATTAGGGACTTGTCTTTCAAATATAGCATCAGTATCGGCAACAGATTTGTGGATTTGATATTTGTCTACAACGAGCGGCAATTCAATCTGCTCAAAGCCCAAGGACAAAAATAAACCCCGAACATAATTAAACATATTCTGTTCACGTCCGGGATTCGATTTTATAGGTAAAAGTTGTGACAGTATTTTAAGTGTAGATGCAAGCATGGTGTCCATGCTTTTATAATACTTACAAGTAGCTGAGTACTGATTCAAGCCCTATGCTGTGTCCCTGAATATAAGGTGTGAATGTGGCGTGTGTGTCCCTGCCAGCAGCAATCCGGTCATTCTTGATTATTTGCTGAATCGTGAACTTAACACGCTCTTTGCCAGTAACTTTGTTAGTATCAACAACTGGAAGCATCTTGCCACCCCAGCAGAAGAACTTCTTTTCATCAAAGATGTTGTGGTTCAGAAGCAGTGTAAGACCCATTTTCAAGCCACTGAGTTGCCCTGAATACAGAGCACGGAGAGTTTCGCTTGTCATAGTAACAAGCTCTTTTTCAAGTCTAGCTATTTCACTCTGGATTGGTTCAAGCATGTTGCTCGGCTCCTTTTGTTTAATCTATATTTTTATTATAAATAAATTAGTTTAATTGTCAATCAAATTTTTATCAATTTTATGGCTCTTTTTCCGCATACAATGGTTTTATTCTCAACCATGTCGTCTACGAGAATAAAGTTCCCTTCAGCCTGCTGCATAGCCCACCACTCAAACACGATGTCTTTGCGACAAAATTGTGTAAATTCACACAAAAATTCAGTAGAATCTTTGTCGGGCAATCGGTGAGCACCAAATCTTTTTCTCAGGAAAAGCTGGCGCAGTTCATTTACTTCAAATTGCTGTGTTTCTACAGTGATTCCCATTTCTTTGAGTTCGCTTTGAACATGTTTCCAGATTTGTTTATCTTGTGCGTCTATCAGGGCAAATGAGAAGGTAATGATTCTGTCAGGCTTGTGATGTTTGATTATCTTTTTTATTTTCTGGATATTTTCTGTGAGAATGTTACCATCCCATATATTGTCGATAATCGTTTCTTCAAGGTCTAAGCATAATGTTACCATGCAAGTTCAAGCTCCTTAAAAATATTTGCCAAGTTTTGATGTGTTGAACAATTCTAACATCTTTTTATACATCGGCAGCTCTTTTTTCGCCATTTCACTGCCACGTTCAGCAGCGATTTCCATCATTTTAACCAGCCCAGGAAGGTTATCAGCGATTTTGTAATATAAAGCACGAGTGTTGTTGTCCTGAAACAGATTATCTTCTCTCCAGTTGTAGTCCTTACTCATTTTCATTACCTCCAAATTTCTTATATTCTTATTATAATCAAATATAAAAAAGTGTCAAGCGGATTCAGAAAAAAATATTACCACCATTCAAATTCTGAACATGGTTGATGCCATCTACCAATAAACTCGGAACAGCCTAATGCGAAGAATCGACAGTGGCTACAGCCTACTTTGTTTTCTGCTTTGGCTTTTCTCTCGTTCCAGTTAGACATATTGGCAAACATGGTGTCTTTACGTCTGGTTGAATGGATTTGACTTGTAAAGTCATGAATTGTCTTTTTATTAGTTTTCCTTGCCATAATTATGTTATAAACCTTTTTTGAGAATGTGGTCGGCAACTCGGACTTCGATGATGTAGTTCCTTATTGTTATTTCAGAAAAGTCTACGAATGGGGCTATCTGGTCATACACGTTTTTAGCATGACTATCTTCACAGTTCAGAATATTTTTAATTCTGTTGATTTCATGTTTCATATTTTCCTCTTATCTCGCAGCAACCCGTGCCTTTGCAGCACGCTTAATGTTTTCAACAACATACTGTCTATAGGAAGGTTTGAGATGAATGGGAACCTTTGGCTGGCGTTTTCTTTCCCCTGCGTAGAATTCAACCATTTTATATAGATAGTCAAGTTCAGAGCTTTTCATAAAATACCTCCATTTGATTTCTAATCTAATTATATTGAAATGCGAAAAAGTGTCAAGTAGATTTTGAAAATATTATGAATAAAGTATTGATAAAGATTTTTAAGGGAGATATTTTTTATTATGGCGATACCTAGTGCACCATATGGTTTACAAGCTTCTTCTTCAATAAATACGATAAGATTAAACTGGCTCCCGTCTGCCAGTGGGGATGCTACATCTTACACAATTTTAATAGATGGGACTTTTTTTGCAAGCACAACAAATTTATCTACCAATGAATATGGCTATTTAGAATATATGATGACAGGATTAACGGCTGGCACTGCTTATCCTATACAAATTTACGCCTCAAACAGTTCAGGGGATTCTGCATTATCAACACTACTTCCTGTGTCGACTAGTGTCGCCAATCCTGCAACTCAAGCTAGTAGCTATTCTCAAGAATCGACTTCGATAACTTTGACATGGAAAGAGCCAACGACTGGCGCAGATTCATTTAAAATTTTCAAAGATTCTGTTTTATACACAACGGTTGCTACAACAGCAGAAGGTTATAGCACAAGTTATAACAATTATAACTCAATTACGGTTTCGGGGCTTAATGCGGCGACAGCTTATAGCTTTGACATTGTTACAGTGGCAGGAAGCTTAGAAAGTAGCCCTGTTAATATAACTGGCAGAACGGGGCCGGCAACTCAATCTCCGCCCTCTGTATCTGCCGTATCATCAACAACTGTGACATTAACATGGGCAGATGTTCCTGATGCAGATACATACGTTATATACGAACCTAGTTTAGTTGGTGGTGCCAAAACTTCTTTAAGTAATAGTGTTACAATTACAGGGTTGTCACAAAATACAACTTATAATTTTGCATTACAAGCAAAACATTTGGGACTTTGGGAAGGGCCTATCTCTACGACTACCCAAGTCGCTACTCCTATGGTGCCAATTCCGACAAATGTGAGATTAACATCTATACCTACAACTACTAGCCTGTCTATTGCATGGGATGTGGTTGATAATGCTGATTATTATGATATCAGGGTAAATGGAAGTGGTTATAAGACACAATGGGCATCAACGACATATACACTCAACAATTTAACGCCTAATACAGATTATTCGATTGATGTAAGAGCGTGGCTGCCTAACGGCGAAGGAGGCTGGGATTTGTCAAATTACTCAGAACCTCTTATAACGGCTACCGCAGTTAATAATCCATCAGGATTATATTTGACATCAATAACTGAAACAAGTTGTGGGTTGGCATGGACATCTCCAGATGGTGGGGCTGCCTATTACAGAATAGATTTTGACGCAGCGGAGGAAAACACAAAAACCGTTACAACAAGCGCAACAAGTTATACTATGACGGGACTAGTTGCGTCGAAGGATTATACGGTCACATTAACGGCTTACAATCCTGTAGGACATCCGAGCAACCCGATTCAAATTAATGTATTAACGTTACCTTTTCCGCCAACAATCACAGGGACAGAAATTCGTGCGGCATCAATATTATTACAATGGTCAGAGGTTGAGACTGCAACTTCTTATGAGCTTAATGTTAATGTTAACAATAGCTCTATTGCAGTATATACTGGAATTACAAATTTGTTCTTCAATGTGCCAGAGTTGTTGCCTGACACAATCTATGATTTGATATTAAAAGCTGTAAATTCATCAGGCAAATCACAAGCCACTATAACTTCTCTTGCAACATTACCATTATTGGACACCCCCACAAATATTGATGTGGCTGATATCACATCTACATCTTTACTTTTGAGCTGGTCTAGTGTTCCAAATGCAACCTCTTATGAGGTATATTTGAACGGGGACTTGACCAATACGTCTGTTACAAATTCACAATCTATTACCGGATTGTTAGGTGGCGAAACTTATGCTTTGTCTGTAAAGGCTATTAGTGCTAATAGCTTTTCAAATTTATCAAATAGCATTAATGTGATAACTGTTCCAAACCCACCAACCAATTTAATACAAACTAGTATAACATCAACGTCTGTTTCACTTTCATGGACTTCATCATTGGGTGCGGACACCTATAATATTTATGTGGATGGCAATTTGTGGGACACGTCATCTACATCGACTAAAACAATAACGGGGCTGACATCAAATACAAGTTATGATATAACAATCAAAGCGATAAATACAAGTGGGGAATCCACCAGCGCAAGTATTCTTACAGCATTAACATTGCCTTTGGCGCCAGTCACATTAACTGTAAATAATGTTACTGTCAATACATTAGACTTAAGTTGGACTGCGCCTATTAATGGGGCTGATTCTTATAATGTATATAAAAACGGGGTCTTATATGGAAATGTTGCCAGCACCGCAATAAATATTACTGGTTTAGTTGGCAATACCAGCTATAATTTCGCCATAAGGTCTCTTAATGCTACAGGAGAGTCGTTAGATTCGGAATTTATAAATCAATTAACATTGCCATCTGTGCCTCAAAATGTCACTGCAATAGCGACTAGCGATTCTGCAACTATTTCTTGGAACCCGCCTACAACAAATGCAGACTCTTACAATGTGTATCAAGACGGCGTGTTTGTTAATAATGTCTTGACAAGTCCTAATACAATAACAAACCTTATGCCAAACACTAACTACGATTTCATGGTTAAGTCAGTTAATGAAACAGGTGAGTCGGCAGGGAATATTGCAACAACCTTGACGCTATTAAATTCGCCAACGAATTTAATAGAGACGAATTCTCACCCCACAGGCTTTGACTTGACGTGGGATGCGGTTGCTGACGCAACATCTTATGAGGTATATTTGAACAGCAGCTTGTATAACACCACAACGGCAAACAGCATAAGTTTTAGTGGGCTTGTTGAAAACGCTATATATAACGTTACAGTTAAAGCTGTCAGCGCAACCAACGAATCAGCAATGTCGTCTACATATACTACAACTACCGCTAGTGGTTTTATCACTGTTGACGCAATAACAAAAAACACAGTTGACTTAAGCTGGGATAATCTTATAACTTCGTCTACCGAAGACGTTTTAGGCTTATGTACAAGCTCATGTGCTATTCACACATTAGCCGTTAAAGCGGATGCCTCAGTGGTCGCATGGGGCGACAATAACTTCGGTCAATGCGACGTACCAACTGGCTTAACTGGTGTTAGACAGGCTGTGGCAAGTAGATGGAATTCATTAGCACTTAAAACAGATGGCACGGTAGTAGCTTGGGGGAGCAATGATTACGGACAATGCGACGTGCCAACTGGCTTAACTGGTGTTAAAAAAATAGCCGCAGGACAAGATTTTTGCCTTGCTTTAAAAGCAATTGGTAATATTGTTGCTTGGGGTGATAATACGTATGGACAATGTGATGTGCCTTTCACAGAGTTGCTAGATATTAAACAAATCGTTTGTGGCAATTTTCATTCATTAGCTCTCATGCCCGACAACACGGTAGTAGCTTGGGGGCGCAATGATTACGGTCAGTGCAACGTGCCAACTGGCTTAACTGGTGTTAAAAAAATAGCCGCAGGCCCGAATCACTCATTAGCACTTAAAACAGATGGCACGGTAGTAGCTTGGGGACGCAATGATTATGGACAATGCGACGTGCCAACTGGCTTAACTGGTGTTATTGATATAACTGGTGGTTTTTTCAGAAGCATGGCTTTAAAAGCTGACAATACTATTGTTGGTTGGGGGAGCGATTATAACGGGGCAATAAATAATATCCCTGCTGAACTAACAAATGTTATAAGTTTGCAATCCAATTATTTTTATAATTATGTATTACATGGGGATGGAAGTATAACAGGTTTTGGATATGAATACGCTGGATTGGGAGATGTGCCAGATATAACTGTTTTGATTACTTCTGCGACTTATGCAACATGCACATTATATCAAGACGGCATACCTATTCAGACAATGCCGAACGACATTCTATCAACAAGTGTAGTGGGCTTATCAGCAAACAGTGATTATAATTTCAAGGTATATCAAACTAGTTGGAATGAATCCGAGTCTGCGACTTTGATTGTAAATATACTCACTCTGCCTGACGCACCTTTAAACAGTATAATTACTGACACAAAAACAAACGACGTCGTTATCACTTGGGATACACCACCGAATGGGGCAGATTCTTACAAAATCAAAGTAAACGGCGTAGAAGTTCCTGCGACAATCACTGCAATCTAATTTAATCGTTCAAGCAAAGCAAAGTTAAGACAACATAAACAAGCTTCTCGCCAACAGAAACAAATAAGATGTTTTTAATAGAGGTGTGATATCACACCTCTATTTTTATTTTTTATTTGACATCCACCTAAAAAATGTTTACGTTGACTTTAACAAATATAAATTTATGGGAGGATTTTTATGGTCAATCGTTCTAAAAACAAAAAAAGAGGGAACGCAAAACGTAAGAAGCACAGCAACAAGACAGTTGTTAAAGTAAACGCCAGCGCAGCAACCAAAGTGCCTGCTCAAGAGATTAATATGCCAGCTCACAATGACCTGTGCAAGACTGGCACCGTGGTCAAAGAGCTTGGCATCAACCGTTTTCGGCTCTATCATCTCGTGAGTAAAATCAAGAATAAACTTTTGGAAAAGAAACTCATCTATATTGTTAAAAACAGATTATTGTTTAGCCCTGATGCAATTCCAGTTTTGAAAACACTTAATATCAAGCTGAAAAAACATCAGAACAGCACTGAAATCATGAACGCCCTTGATGAGACCAAACCGTCAAATACTAACGAACAGATGCAAACTGCTTACGCTATCGCTATGGGTGAAATCAGGAAGATGCCACAAGAAATGGCTAAATGTATCATTAATATTTTTAAAGAATTTGCCGATGAAGCACATAAAATCAACACAACACTAGAAAGCTTTTTACAACACGGTACAACTTAACCTAAACTCAACCAACGATTAAAGAGAGAGTGTATCACTCTCTCTTTTTTTAGAACTGACTGTGGTAAAAATACCACACGTGTAGCTAAAATACCACAACTATGCGGTAAAATTACCACACAATTCAAAGCATTTCAATTGTAACAATGTCCTGCTCGGTAATCTCTCTTTCTGGCTCTTTCATAATCGCAGCCGCTTCGAGAAGTTTTGTCATTAATTCTTCAAGCTCACCCACTATTTTCTTCGCATTTTTCGAGCCAAACATTTCTTCAAACATGTCCATGTGCAGATTAATATCGTCCTCAATGTAATTATGTAATGCTTCCATCACATAATCCATTCCAGATATAATCTCGAATGAACATGTCATGCTGTATTGTTTTGTTTTAGCAAATCCAAACGACTTGCTTGCCATACTGAGTTGAGCATAAACATTCTCAAAGTCACTATTGTGTATTGCATTAAACACATTGCGAGCTTTAGCGTAAGAAATCCCATGTTCATATGCCAAAGTTTCAGGGTCGGCATAAGTCCCAAAATCCAACAAAGCCTCAATTGCATCTTGCAGGGCTATAATTTGAGTTTTATTGAGGTCTATTTGGTGCCGTTGCATGGTTTTGTTTCGTGCAATACCTGCTTGCCATCTTTGGTAGTTTCAACCCAAATAGGCTGGAGCGTTCCATCATTTTTTGAAAGCCAAGCTTTTTCTATCATACGAACCTCCCTGATTTTATATCGAACCTGCGACTCTCAAGCTCTCGCTTGGCAAGTTCCACAGGATTAATCTTGCCATTAACAATGTCCACCAACATTTGAGTCTCGGTCATGCAGAAAAGAAATACAGGATTATCCTTATCTTGAACAGTGCCAGCAATTGCTTTTGCTTGCCATTCTTGCCATTCCTGCTTATTCATACCGAACCTCCTATTTATTTATATCTTTATTATAACGAAATACAAATAAATGTCAAGCAAGTCAAAAGAATATTATATAAATGAAGGAGAATTGATATGAGCTATTATTATGTGGTTGCTACAATTCGGCATGAAGGCATATATTCAGAAATGGGAAATAGAATGATAGATGCCAAAAAATTCGGACTGCTTATTTCGGCGCATCCGTTGGTGTGGGCATCGTCCATTAATGAGGCTGTTAAAGACGATAAAAAGATTGAATCAGTATTTGTTCATTCTTATCAAGAGGTGGAAAAACTGGATTATCACAATTTATCAAAGACGTGCGATGTATTACAGATAAATGGATTATGTCTTGGATTAGAGATTTGCAGAGAATAAAAAAAGGAGGCTTAAAAGCCTCCTTTTGGTTTAAGCTATTTTACCAGCTTGTTGTGAGTGTAATCCCACCGTAAAGAGTGTTTTCCTTGTTCTTTACACTTAATCTCTTGATAGCACCTTCAGCTTCGTTGGAAAGCGGGAAAGTGTAGCCAATCATAGGTTCAGCGACGATGTGCTTGCCAATATTGAATTTAGAGGTAAGGTAAAGCTCGCCATTGTAAGCTCCTGAAAATTCTTTGCCAGCAGCATCAAGTCCCATATACCCATTATCAAGGATATAACTGAAGCGACCACCAAAAGCTACAGTATTTTTGTCAGCTTTAAACTGTCTTTCAAGTCCTGCCTGAAGGTACTGACCGCTACCTTTTTCAACGTCAAAATAAACTGCGAAAGTTGGACGCCATTCTCTATTCCAAGCTGCTTTTACAAAAAATTCATTGGTATCAATTCCAGCATTAGCAAGGTCATGGCGAAGGAAACCAACATCAACACCAACTTTTTCAATTTCAGTCTTGAAAGTGACCTGAAATTCATTCTTGTAGTAATCTTTTTTGTCCATGTCATAAATGTTGGTTGCTCTGAGTTCAATATGCTCACCATTCAAACAAACAGATGGCATAAGAACAGGCGAATCAATCAATCTTTGCCCTCTGAATACATACTGGCTGAAATATCCAGTTCCAACATCAAAGGTCATTGCCTGACAAGTAACAGCTACCATTACCAAAAGAATTGTGATAAAAAGTTTTCTCATAAATTTATTATCTCCTCATAACTTTTTTTGAGCGATATGCTCAATAGCTATAATACTTTAAAGATTACGTAGAAAATCAAAGAACGGCGCAGAAATGATAGCATACAAATTTAGGTTGTATCCAAACAAAGAACAGCAAATTAAGTTATGGAAACACGCCAATAAATTAAACTGGTTGTATAACTATTTTCTTAATCAGAGGATAGAGACGTATAAGAAAGACAAAACAAATATCTATCGTAAACAGCAACAGGCAGAATTGACACAATTACGAAACCAAGATGAACTAATAAAAGAAATACATAGTCAAGTATTGCAACAGGTAACGCTACGTCTTGAAAATACATATAAGGCATTTTTCAAACATTACAAAGACGGACAAGGTTTTCCAAAGTTTAGAAGTTGTAAAAATTTCTTTGGTATTTTGTATCCACAGAAAGGATTTAGTATTGAACGCAATAAGTTTATAACAAAAGTGTATGGTAAGATTGGTTTCAAAAATCATAGAAATATACAAGGCAACATAAAGCAAGTTATGGTAACAACAAAAAATGATAAGTGGTATTTGATAGTAGCAACTGATTATGTAAAATCCAAACAGAGCAGTGGTATGATAGGTGTTGACGTTGGAATAACAAATATAGCAACTCTATCTGATGGAACGATAATCAAGAATCAACCACACGCAAAATATCTTGATAAACAGATAAATAAACTAAAATCAAGGAGGGACAAAAACACAAAGAAAGGTAGTCGTAGGTTCAAGTTTCTTTCAATTACAATAAAAAGGTTGTATGGTGTTAAGGAGCGCAAAGTAAAAGACTTCTTGCACAAGGTCAGTAAAGACCTATCCAGTAAATATGATACAATCGTAGTAGAGAATTTAGCACTGAAAGAGATGTCAGAAAGCAACAAAACTGGAATAAATAGGGAACTGAGAAATTCCCAAATAGCAACATTCATCAACTATCTGAAATATAAAACCAATAGGGTTATAGAAGTAGACCCAAGAAACACGTCCAAGACCTGTAACCAGTGTGGTAAAATACATAATAAACCACTTTGGGACAGAACAATGGATTGTGAGTGCGGAAACAAAACAGATAGAGATGTAAATGCCGCTAAAAACATTTATTGCTTGGGACAAGCCGTTCTGGAAACAGGACGAACTGAACTAAACATTCAGGAAGCCATTGCCTTTAGGCAAGGGTAGTTCACTGCAAAAAGTATAATAAAAAGTAACTTGACAATCATCAAGTCAACGCCATAATAAATACATGGAAACTATGAAGTCATTAATAGAAAAAATACAAGAACTCAAGGAAATCTTTAACTCAACAGTCGGAATGGTAATGGTTGAAAAACCAAAAAAAGAAATCATTCAATCAGTAGGTTCTTTTTATCAGAAAATCTTTTCTATCGAGAATAAAAAAGACGCAGTAACTCTCAGCCGAGCTATGTGTAATTTTATTCTCGAACAAAAATTGAACCAAGCTATGCATCACATGTTCGCAAAAGGTGACATTATTCAAATAGGAAGTTTAATATTAACGGGGATGGCTCAAAAAATGAGCGAGTATAAAATATCTATCCCTCGCCAGATAAATCTTCTTACTATTTTGCTTGATGATAAAAAATTTGTAACTGAGGTTGTAGAAACAACATCAGACTTGACTAAGTTATTTCAACAGTTTGTAAACGGCTTGTCAAAACACCCTGAAAAAGCAAAAAAAACATTCAAATCTAAAGTAGATGCAAAGGTTCTTGCAGAAACACATCAGCTTGCGGCAGAATCCCTTTTAAGGATGTCTTGCAAATTAGGCTCCATGCTTGGCGGTTATTTGCAGAGCGATGATTCAGATAATATCGATAATATATTCAGTAGAAATACGTTCATTGATTTTATTACTGGTTGCTTTGAGACCGTAACACTTAATATCAAAGTAGATGACAGTTCTGACTGTTATGGAATTGCGAAGCATCTTGTAAATGAAAAAAAGGACATAATGCAAGATTATAATTATGTTTCAAAACTTTATAAAAGAACAAAAATCTCTAAACAAGCTCATAGCGAGTTATTGGAAGACTTTAAAAAGACAACAATCAAAGTTGCATTAAGCCATTCTGCACAGTCAGAAGAGGATTATACCACCCATTAATTTAATTTTTGGGCAGCAATTCTACAAGAGGCATAAACTTCTCAGTCCCTCTTACATAGTATAGCCATTCTTTGTCATAAATATAAATATTGGCATAACCCATTCCTTTAGACAGTCTTAAAAGCTGGTCTTCATTATTTATGGTTATGGGGTCAACATGAAATTTTGCTGCTTCAATGCCATTCATTTTTAAAAAAAAGATTTGTCCATGTTGTACAAGCTCAATGGCTTTTTCGGCGTCTGTATATTTATAAAGAAGAGCACGCCCCATATTAAAAATGTTGCCACCATGCTTTGACTGCATGACAATCACTGTTTCAGCGTCTACTTTAACTGCTACCAAAGCACCTGTTAAATTAGCCATTTCCTCTCAACTCCTAATGAATGCGTTACTAATTATTAGTCCTTTCTTAATACTTTCGGGAATAAAAAAAAGAGGGACAAAAGCCCCTCTTCTCTTGATTGTTACAGATTATTTCATTATGATTGCTCTTGTTTTTTCAGACAATTCTTTTGACGCTGCCATTTTAGCCGCCATAGCCGCCCTATTTGAGGCTGGCGTAGTTTTGTCAGCAACAGTAGGCTGTTTCTTTTCCGGTGCTGCTTTTGATGGCGTTACTGCTGGCTTTTTTGTCGTCGGCTTAACAGTCTTAACCCTTTCACCATCTTTATCATCAACAACAGGCTTAACCTTTTTTAACTTTGCAGCGGTAGTTTTTGGCAACTTTTGTTTCCAGAAATCAAAGCCTACAGATTTATAAGCAAAAACTGGCAACACCTTAATCCCTGCAATTTGTGTGGCACCAACTTCAGCTTTAGCTGCATCGCCGAATTCACTTAAATTTATAGTATTCAATAGCATGTCAACCCTGTCTTCAAGTTCAGGAAGTCTTTTGGCATCAACATTCTTATAGGGGGCAAGCATTTCGTTTCTTATTTCATTCTTTGTTTTTGGCGACAATGTTAATTTGCCCATGAAATATGTAGTATTGCTTTTCACACCCACAAACCGTTTCATTCTTTCGCCATTGATAAGGTAAGGCACAGTTAAAAGCTCATCATGTTCATTCGTAAAAATCCATGTAGACATTATTCTTTCTCCTCGGCATTATTTTCGTTCGGTTTATACCAATCAGTCAGGTCACCGCCAACACTTTGCGTTACCCATATTGTTACCACAAGTTCAGCCTTGCATGTTTCAACAGGACACCATTGAGCCAAATGTGGCTCTGGTGCATTATAAGTCACCACACAACCTTCATTACAAAAAGGGCATATTACTTCGCCCATATAAAAGGCATGTTTTTCAACTGTTAATTTTTGTGTTCCCACAACCTGTGCCATATCTTTTGAATCGTCATAAGCTTCAAATGGCGAATCATTTTCCTTCGCCATCATCATTGTTATGTCGTCGTCTTGATAGGTGTCAGTGTCTAATGATTTATTCAATGGCTGTATCGCCAATAGCTGGAAATTATACAAAGCCCCACAGCCGTCACAAAACTCTTTGGCTGAAGCTGCGAGATTCCCAGTCTTGTCAACGGCTTTTTCTGTATTACATAACGGGCACTTTACAACAAAGACTCCTGACAAAGGTCTAACAACAACTACATCTCTCATTACATTCCCCCATCAAGGAACATTTGTAAATCTTCCTCTGTCACTTGCCAACGTCCACCTATCTTATTCGCAGGCAACAAGCCTTCATTAATCCATCTTAATACAGTATCTATCGTCTTATTTAATTTTTCTGCCACTTGCCTAGGCGTGTAAGCGTCAAATTTGATTCCGTCAAACTCTGCAAAATCGGAGCGTAAGAAATAGTAGCGTCCTGCTGTTGTTTTGTGGAATGGAATCTTGCCAGATTTAGCCCATTCCCGTATTGTTTGCACGCTACGATTGAACAAATTTGCTAATTCTCGAATCATGATGATGTCATTATCCCTGATTTTTGCTTCTTTATTAACAAAAGCCTTTAACCTTTCATTAGCCTCTTCAAAAAAAACTCGTGTCCTGCGCTGTCGTCTTACCTTCTTTACGGGCTTGCCAGCACCCAAACTTCGCTCCATCAAAATACCATCCAATCCAACATGGGAATTTCTTTTAAAGTCATAATCTTTTTGGCTACATCAACATCTGCTTTAGATTCAATAAGCTTCTGCTTTGTCTTATCGCCAACTTTGTCCAGAGATGCATATATGTTTTCTATTTTTCCAAATTTCTGCACCAACTCTGCCGCTGTTTTCTTGCCGATACCCTTGGCACCGGGTATCTTATCACTTGAATCACCAACCATACAGTAATAATCTACAAATAAGCTAGGGTCAAACCCAAACTTTTGCTTGAACACAGTCTTGTCAAGCAGCCGTTTTTCTGGCGGCTCATTCGGTCTTACCACAACCACATTGTCTGTAATCAGTTGAAACATATCTTTGTCGCTGGATACTATTATAACCGTATTTCTCGGACTGTCAAAATATCTTGCAATTAACCCAATAAAATCATCAGCCTCTTTATCAGGCGAATACACAGAAATGTATAAGTCTGTGTTTTCAACAAGTTTTCTTACCTGAGCCATTAATTCGTAATAGCCATCAGGCTTGTCTTCACGCATTTTGTAAGTAGGAAGAAGTTGACGGCGTTCATCGTCAACACTGCCATCCCAACATACATAAACAGTGTCAGCTAAATAATCTGTGCGAAATTTGCCAAGATGCTGCTTGAACCTTGCTACAATTTGTGCAGCGTTAGGCTTTCGACCTTTTTTGCAGCAACCATACCATGCGATTGCACCGATATTGTTCCCGTCTACAATCAACACTCTCATGTCTGCAAACTCGTCTTTCGACATGATTTAAAAATTGTAGTTGGGATTCGATTCTTAGACCAAGACCCTTTATCATTAAAAGTAAACCAAATATCTTTATAACGAGGTTCTTGATAATACGGCAATCTTTGCAAGACTGGCAAATCATTAGGAAGGTAACACCAATCGAGTACACGAAATTCACCATCAGAAGCTTTATAGATAGTGTAAGCGTGTCCACCAAGTGGTGCATTTTTACCCGCATCTACCCATCCAGCACAAACACGGATTTTAGATGCAGGAATCCCAGCGTTTCTCATAAGAGAAGCAAGGAGGATGGACCCGTCGTCGCATTGATGAGTTATAATCCCATTTTTCATTATAACCGTATGAGTATCTGCTACAGTTATGTCATACATCTTTGTTTTTTCCAAACGCTCTATCTTTTTTATACTAACCTCAGAAACATCCTTATATCCATGTTCTTGCAAAAAGAAGCTAACAGGATTATAAGTAATTCTATAAATTGGCTTTTTACCTGCGCCCCCATGATTTTTCTGGAATTGAATATGGAAGGTTTTGCCTATTTGCAATCCGATACGTTGGATATCAGCGGCAAATTGTTTTGAGGAGGTTGAATAAACAGCCTCCCGACTTTGCTTAAATCCCCTTTTGTCCCCTTTCCCTAAATTTTTGGTGCCATCGCCAAGCCAATATCCATAAAGGATTTTGTCTAATTTTGATTCAGGAAGATGAAATATTTTTTCCTCCAAATGGATATCAAAACTATTTGTTAATTGCTTGCAAAGAAAACTTGCAAAATTTTCTTCCAAAAATCTTAGACATGTAACGCCTGACCCATTGATTCTAGTTTTGTATGGCATGTCATATTTTTCTAAAATAGGAATTATGTGAGTATTTGTTTCGCTACCACTTGTCCATGCCTCATGAGGAACATTAACTCTAGGTCTAATCCATCCTTCAGCAAGAAAATGTCCCAACACTACGCACAAGTCGTCTGTCAGCCATTTCATGTCTTTGATTTGATAAGGAATTTTTTTTGCTATTGGAACTTTTCTTTTCCACCATCTTGTTAAGTCGATAGAGGACAAATATCTTTTTTCATAATTAGAATGTTTTTGACTATACCTGCACCACATAGGATGGTTTTCAGAAACGTCCATCCATTGTCCATTCCTAAAATAAACTCGATTTATTTCCAGCTCATCTTTTTCCCATGCCGCAACAATTGGCTTGTAAACATATTCTTTCTTTTCAAAATCGTAAGACAGGACGATATCGCCAACTTTCAATTCGTCAATTCTTTTTATTCCATTTTGAGTGTAAATCTCTTCATAACCAGCAAAGCAGTCGCCTTTTCCTAAAGCAAGAGTCTCATTAGGGAATGTCCAGAATTCGTCTACCCCCATTTGCTCTTTGTCTGGGGTATATTTGATATGTTTCCTTACAAAGCGCAAACATGCCAGAGCAATGCTATCATTGTCAGGCAAATCCCAGATACCTTCTTCTTTAACAATCCTGTCCAAGAAGAAGTCGTTGACTTGAATAAAATGACGGACATCAATGGCAATAGGCTTATAAGTCTTACCACCATTGATGTAAACGCCACGACCCTGATAAATTATGGGGCTGGAAAAAAATTTCGTGTTCTTGTCAAAAGGCATTATAGCGTCTCCCTGTGTTTAACTATATAATACCGTTAAGAAGGTCTGCCAAGAAATCCCCGTAGGCTTGCATCGGGATGAATTGACGAAATAATTTAGACAAACACTCGATAATTTCTAAATAATGTAGTATATTGCAGGGATGAAAAGATTAAAGGCATATAAATATAGACTTTACCCCAACAAACAGCAACAAGAATTGCTTGCAAAGCACTTCGGCTGTTGTAGATATATTTATAATTATGCCTTGAATAGAAAAATCGAGTATTACATAAAAGAAAAGAAGACTCTTTCAAGATTTGAAATACAGAAAAATTTGGTTTCAATGAAGAACACGGTTGAAACTGAATGGCTTAAAGAAATAAATAGCCAATCTTTACAGGCGTCTTTAGTAAACCTTGACCGAGCATATACAAGGTTTTTCAGGGAGAAAAAAGGTTTTCCTAAATTCAAATCAAAACGTGATAAACAGTCATGCCAGTTTCCGCAAAAAAATGAAGTTGACTTTGAAAATAATAAATTGTATGTAATGAAATTCCGAGAAGGTATTAAATGCAAGTTTCACAGGCAATTTGAAGGCAAGATTAAAACAACCACTATAAGCAAAACCAAAACCGACAAGTATTTTGTTTCTATCTTAGTTGAGGAAACTGTCTCAGAACCAAAAAGAGAAAATCCAGATATAAATAAAGCAATAGGGATTGATTTAGGAATTAAAGAGTTTGCCGTCTGTAGCAATGGAAAGCGATTTGAAAATCCCAAACATCTGAAGAAATCTTTACGAAAACTGAAAAAAGAACAAAGGAAGCTGTCTCTAAAAAGCAAAGAGAGTAATAGAAGAAACAAACAGAGGAAAAGAGTAGCAAGAATACATGAGAAAATAAGCAATCAGAGAAGAGACTTTTTGCATAAAGTTTCGAGACAATTAGTTGATGAAAACCAAATCAACACATATTGTATTGAAACCTTGAATGTAAAAGGTATGATGCAGAATCATTGTTTGGCACAACATATCGGAGATGTTGGATGGTCTATGTTTGTTTCTTTTCTCATCCACAAAGTAGGCTGTGCAGGTAAAAACATTCTTAGAATAGGACGGTTTGAACCATCTTCAAGAACCTGCAATGTGTGTGGAAAAATAAATAAAGACCTCATATTGTCTGACAGAATGTGGATATGTGATTGTGGTGCTGAACATGATAGGGACTTTTTAGCATCATGTAACATTAGGGATTTTTCATTTGATAAACAGAATTTGATAGGGGAGGGCATCTCCGAATCTATTACGCTCGTGGAGACAGACGATTACGCCAGTCATTGAAACGAGAAGCCACAGGGCTTGCCCCGTGGTATGTCACGCACAGAGTTTTTCTTTAATTTCCCCATTACTGTTAGCAAGGAACAGTTGATTTGCGATAGGATAAAACACACTATCTTTCACATTAAAACCACCCCACCCCCCTGCAAATTGCAATACAATGAGTTTTTTATTAAGTTCTTTGAACTTTTTAATATAGTGGTTGTCCAATCTATCTTCACCATCTGTAATCAACAGAATCGCAGGTGCATCATCTGTCATGATTTCAGAGTCCAACATACCTCCATCAACAGCAATGCCACGCATATCGCTGTCATATCTGTCTAATTGTTTTTGCCAGTTTTTAATAAATTTCTCAAGCCATGCCCTGCGCTCTTCTGGTGATGCGCAAATGTGGTCAAATACAGTGTCAAAGCTAGTTCCGCCGCCGCAAAGGTGAGCGTCAGCAAAATGACTGGTATAAATAGGTGCTACACCTGTATCAAAGGCAAACACGATAGACGGTAGATACTCAGTTATCTTAATGATAATTGACCTTACCAGTGGGATTAACCCACTCATTGAGCCAGACACATCGATATAAACAGCAAGCTTTGGCTTTGTATTGCCGTCTCTATGGTTCCAGTAAAGAGGGATTGATTCATTAAGCCCACAGGCAATATGTGTCAATGTTGTATTGGTAGGTCTTATTGCATAAGGCAGAGAAACGATTTCGTCACCCATGCTACCAATAACAGCATTAGAGATTTCTTCTATAGTGCGGTCAAGAATAAGTTCTTGCAGTCGTCTCTCAAGCTCTTTGGCATTAATCTGTGTGGTAATGCTTGTGCATACTTGAATTGAGCTGGCACCCTTTCCTGCACCAGTGGCTTTGTCAGACATGGCTTTGTCCATTTCAGCCACTTCATCAGAGATGTCGCTATACCCCTCGTCCATACGGTCAGGGTCGCTATCACCCTCATCGTCACCGTCACCGCTATTATCGCTGTCTGAGTCTTCATCAGACTCTTCATCACCCTTGCCAGAACCACTTCCATCTGAATCTTCCTTGTCGTCAGATTCTTTATCGTCTTTATCTTTGCCAGAGCCGGAACCATCGCTGTCATCACCTTCGCCATCGGACTCTTCATCCTCATCATCAACGATTTTACAGCGATTTTTCTTTTTCTGTTTCTTTTGCTTCTTGCCGTTTTTGCCCTTTGATTTTTTACCTTTACCAGAGCCAGAGCTAGAGCTTTCACTTTCATCACCATCTGAGCCTTCACCTTCACCGTCACCGTCTGAACCCTCACCATTGCCATCCTCATCGGAATTCTCCCCGAAAGGTGAGCTTGCATCGTCTTCAGAAATAATCTGAACCAGATTAAAAAACAATTCGGTAGGGTCAGGCAATGTTTGGTCATAGTCGGCAGGGGTTTGTCTGCTGCCCCAAATAGAAATGTAAGCTTCCCGTATCTTTTCATCAGGAATAGCTTCTATTTCTTCTGGCAAAAGTGTAGGGCAAGCAAGAATTGTTGGTGAAGCTAACCCCTGCTCTCTCGTCATTTCTTTAAAGTAGATTTTATCAGACATCGATGACATTACTTCAGGACTGTAGAGATACAGCATTTTGTTGATAGCCGTATCCAATACGATATTTGTCATGATTGGATTGCGATTGTCGCAGTTTTGATACCTGAAGTGATGCAACAGTTCATGTTCGAGCAACATGCGAAGCTCGTCATTCTCAAGCTCGTCGACAAGCTCGATATTCACCGAAATTGTAAACGCTTTTGTCTTGGCATTGAATTGCCAGCAAGCAGTTGATATCTTCTCAGGACTAGCAAGTTTTACATGCCCTGCCAATCCATGTATGTTGATTTCACTCAGGACTTTTCCAAGCTTCTTGGAAAGCTCGAATCTGTCCAGTTTCTTTTCAACTTTTTCTTTTTGCTCGGCTTTTTTAGTCATTGTTTTTTATCCTTTAACAGCTTGGTTATCTTTATTATAACCAAGCTGTTAAAATTGTCAACTGATTTTCTGCATTTCTTTAAGCAGGTTTTCAACCGCTGCGGTCATGCCGTTGCTGAATCCGTTCTCGTAAACTTTAGTGAAAGGATTTTCAACTTTTTTGCCAGCCAGTTTATTGTAGGTTACATACCTTACAGTGTTGTTGCCCAGCAGCTTGTCTGACATTGATTCAATGAAATTGTTAATCTGAGCCAGCCCTTCGCTGAGGTAAGAGCCAGCCATTGAGCTTGCGGCAGCTTTCGCAGCAGGATTTTTCATAGTGCGCAGTTTTTCAAGAAATGGAACAATATTGTCAACAGCTTCAGCCACGCCAAGGATTGCAGATTTTTTATCTACCTTCTTATCTTTAAAGTCAACCAGCATTGAATCATTAGTCGCTGTAGCAATTACAGCGTGCATCTCAGATGGTGGTAATGATGCTACTGCGTTGATATGTTTTTCCAATACAGCAATTCTTTTCTTGATGGTATTTGCTGCATGAATCTCTTTGCGGATAGTGTCAGAGGCAGAACCAGACAGCCCTTTAAGCACTTTTACGGCTTTTTCATGGCAAGAGAATATGGTTGTTGCTTGAATATCCAGAGCAGTTCCAACTACAAAGGTTACTGCGTGCTGTGCAGCGATAGCAAATAACCCGTCAGGTGCATTAACTTTGCTGCCAAGGTTCTCCATTGTTTTGAAATATGCAGCTACTGCATAAATGCAGTCTCTTACATGGTCAAATTTTCTGCCTGAGATATAACCCTTGTGGTTAGCAGCCAGCTCAACAAAGAAAGCAGCCACATAGCTCTCAACAGGATTAACAAGAGCATCCTGAGCCTTAAAGCTTTGGAATGTAGAACGAATCTCATCCATTGCTTGTCCAAGCACCGCAATTTGTTTTTCATCACGAACAGTTTTGCCGTCTCTGGTCATTTGCAGCATTGCTAATATATTTTTTCTGGCATCACCTTCACGCATAATGTCAGGCACGTCCATAACAGCGTAAAAGCGGTCAAACAATGCCTCGTCAACCCTGTTGGTAGCCGCATAGGTGCTAGGGTTCATGGTTGCAATAGCAGCCTTATACACAAGAGGTTTCCCCTGAAGAGTTTTTTCTTCAAGAATTGAAAGCCACAGGTTCTGCGCTTCTCTTGGGGCACGAGTAAGTTCGTCGATGCTGATGTATTCGGCTTCCCAGATGGTTTGGTCGTGCTTTGCGTATTCCAGCCTTGGCTTTTCAGGGTCTGAGATTGATTTTGGGTTTGGAATACCCGCAATTGTAATCAGGTCAGCCTTTGTAGCATCGTAGTGGCGATGCTTACTGCCAAGAGATTCAGCAATGATTTTTGCCACTGCTGTTTTACTGGCACCATGCTTACCTCTAAGAATAATATTCTTTTCACAGGCAATGCACGCGAGAAGAATCGGCTCTATACTGTCCCAGCCTACAACGATTTCTGTTAGCAGTCCCATATCTCGGCTCCTTTGTTTGTTATGTTGTCGTTATTATAAACAAGCGTCATTAATTGTCAAGCAAAAAGTTTTCCAGCCCCGGAATCATCTGTGCAATCAGTGTTGCTTTACCGATAGAGCTGATTTTTTTGATTGCAGGATTATTGTCACCGCCACAAGCCTTGTCTTGAACTTGGAATAACATCTGCCTACTGTCTTTGATGTTTAAGTTCTGACCATGCAGGATTTTCAGATAAGGCAGAATGCTGTCGAAGTCGCTTTTCTGGATTGGCAAGCCCCATGTTAAACGTTCATCTTTTTTATTTTTGCCACCTGATACCACTTCAAGAGATATGATATTGCCAGCTTTGACAAAACTTGGCAAACCATTGTCTGTAACTTCCACATCACCAATGTCATTTTTGAAAGTGAAAGAGCTTTTGTCGGGCACTGTTTGAGAAACTTCTATGAAGTTCGGGGAAACAACCAGTTCTGACTGTCCAGTTAAATCACATTCACCTGAAAGTAATTCATCAATGTTTGTCTCGATTACTTTTTTGCCCACGTCAATTTTAAGCGAATAAGCAGCGTTCAGGTTGCAAGAATCAGACACTTCCATGATAGAAGCATTTTGCTGCACATTGCCAGCGAATACATAACTTACATCGCCAGCAACCATGATTTTGAACTTGCTACCAACAAGCATTTGCTGAGTATAAGCACCTTTGAAAGCACTTAGGTGATAAACATAATGTCCATCAACAAAACCGTAATCCTGTCGTCTGTTGTGCCACTGAGAGGAAACAATAGGAGTGAAAGGATAGAGCAATTCAAGCCCTGATTCGATATTGATGCTGTCGTCAATCTTGAGTGCACTTGCGCCTGTAGGTGGCTTTTTATGAGCAAGAATACAGTTGATAATCTCTGCACTTGTGTTGCCATCGAGTTTAAGAGCCTTTGTCGCTGCATAGGCTTTGATGGTATTTACAAAGATTTTTTCACCAACTTCCTGCTCCACATTTTTTACAAGGGTTTCAAAGAAGTTGTAAGCGTCTCTTGCCCCGTCTATTTCAACAATCTTGTCATGCAGGGCAAGAATAATTCTTGAAAAGCCGGATGCAGTCAATCCCTTATCATCATCTTCAATATCTGAAAAATCAGTGAGATAACTGGTTTTACCTTTGAATCTCGTTCTGTATACAACAAGATACCCTGCTTTGAAAATGCTATCATTAGCAGGTGCACCCCAAGAGGACTGCATACATACAACATCATTGATATCGTCTTCAGGAATCCAAGGTGTCAACACGGCTACATTTGACTGTACTACAACTGATTTGAGAGCACCAGCCAATCTAACATGCCCTGCTGGACACTTTTTATTCATTGCCTGTTTTTCAATCTCTTTCACAACCTTATTAGGGAGTGGATTTGCGACTCTATGTTCGGATGCTTTGTTAGTGTTGATTGTAAGAGCCATATTAGCCATAAGTTCATAGTCTCTGGCATTCAGGTTGCTATTATCAAGCATGTAATTCGCAGAATGATAAATAGCCATAGCCTTGTTAATATCACCTTTGGCAATTTTCAGGCACTTGTCATACAGAGCTTCAAACAGTTTTTGCAATACAGTCTCAGATTTCTTTGAATCAGAATTCCAGTTCGATTTGTTTACTTTGTTTACAATCTGACTTACTTCGGGTTCGAGCTGTTCAAGTATACGCATTATTTTGGCTCCTATTTGTTTTTTTGTTACTTGTATTATAAATAGCAACTAACAATTGTCAAATCTTTTTTTTGACTTTTTTATCTGTGCCTCTATAATGTTTATTAGACAAACAAAAGGGGAATATTTATGAGTCACTGGCAAGAAATAAAAAATGAAATGCAAAAACCTTATTTTGTCCAGATAATGGAGAAGTTGTTAAAAGCATATCCTAATTATGTTCCAGACTACTCATCTATACTGAGAGCTTTTGTAGAGACACCTATAGACAATGTCAAAGTGGTTATATTAGGGCAAGACCCATATCCTACTAAGGGAAATGCGAATGGATTGGCATTTGCCGTCAATCAGGGAGTAAAAATCCCAAAATCATTAGCCAACATTTTCAAAGAAATTCAATCTGACATAGGAATAACTGCCTCGCCTTGCCCAACATTAATCCCTTGGGCAAAACAAGGTGTATTGCTTTTAAATACATATCTGACTACCGAGTTGGGGAAGCCTATGGCACATCATGATTTTGGGTGGGAGCAATTTACAGACAAGGTTATTTCAATATTGAACTCTCATAATTCGCCAAAAGTTTTTATGCTGTGGGGAAATCAGTCTCAAAAAAAGCAAAGCCTCATAACAAGTTCCAAGCACCTTGTATTAACTGCGACACATCCCTCGCCACTGTCTGCATATAGAGGATTCTTTGGCTGCAAACATTTTTCCAAAGCCAACAGATTCTTGAAAGAGAATGACCTGCCAGAAATAAAATGGGCTTGACATTTTTTTGTATTTCATTATAATAAAAATAACAATAAAAAAGGAGCCTTAATATGTCAGCCAAGTATCGGAATATGAATGGATATACCCCAGTTATGGGTGGTAGACGACGTGCCGCTAATGATATGAACGACCCTCGTTCTGTTGTTGTGCGCATGGAAAATACAGAAAGCAATCACAATAAAGAATACCATGTATTTGTTATCAAAACACATGGCTATCATGTAGCGTTCACCACATGGGGGCGCATTGGTAAAACCAATCAGGTAAAAGTTGTTTCTATTTCAGAAGCAATGGATAAGTTGAATGAAAAATCACACAAAGGCTACTACTCAACCGACGAAGCTCTTATGGATACTGATACAGCGATTCAACTCATCAAAGCCGTTGCACCTAAAGTAACTACTTTGCCAGCGTTCCAGAAACTGGTTGTAGCAAAAACAACAATCGTTACAAACATCTCTGATGCTGAGAAAAAAGCTGTGGACATGCTCTAATCTTTCTTGCCAAGCTTTTTGAAACGATTTTTAATGTCATCGACACTATTGCTGTATTCTTTTGGGACTCTTTGAGTTGTATCAACCCCTGCGGCAGCAAGTTCTCTGTCTATGTCCTCAGTAACTTTGCTTTTCCCAAAAGCGTCTTTAATCATATTGTTATACATAGCATACATGTCCAAAGTCGTCTTGGATTCTACAAATTTATCTGGCATATTTTCTACAAAAGTTGCAAATTTTGTATCCGCCATCATTTCCATGATTCCAACGGCTTGCTTCGCAGGGTTTTTATACCCCGATATCATTTGATTGGTTTTATTTTTAAAAACATTCGCTGGATTGATTTTGACTGTAGGCTTTTGTTGAACAGCAAAGCTTAACACGCCGTTTTTACGAGTTAAGACTAGCTCGCCTTTCATATTCTTTGTTTCTTTTAGAATCCGTCTGGCAACATAGTTCACGGTAGCCGTTATTGCAGATTTGTTAAGTTTGGCTATGCTTTGCGATAAGTTTTTTAAGGTAACATTTTCCCGCAATCCTAAAGATTGCTTTGTTACCGATACTTTTGTTGATTTTGTATTCTTCATTCTTTAAAAAAGGTGAGAGGCAATCTGCCCCCCACCTTTACCTCTTGTCGCAAGATGTCTATTATTTCGCCATAATTTCAGGCATATTTCTGAGCATTTTTTCAAAGTCTTCAAAATGCCCCTGTTCTGTTGTCACATAACCTTCAAACACATTTCTCATGTCTGGATGATTTTCAAGTAATTTTAGAATTTCACCGTAAAGTTGTACCGCTTCACCTTCGAGCAACACAGTAAATTCAAGCCAATCTTTCGTAGACGTGATGTCCTTGTTAGCTCTTTCAAGTGCTTTCATATCAAGCATTGGCATTTCGCCAAGAGCTACAAGTCTATCAGCCACATAATTTGAATGGTCAAGTTCTTCTTCAGCGTGCTCTTCAAAGTGGTTGATGATGTTCTCTCGCCAAGGACCAAAAATAACATGTTTTCCACGTTGATAGGCGAGCCACGCAAGATATTCATTATTATATGCTTTTTGCAATAGCTCAATAATTTCAGGGTGCTCTTTTAAGAGCTGGCTGTCCTGAGCAGTTAAAAGATGCTTGCCAAGTTTTCCCATACGAATCTCCTTAAGTTTAAATGTTGTTTTATAATAATTTATTATGTTATATTCCATTTATCCACAAGGCTTGCTTCTATTCCTAAGATGTGTTCAATTGCCAGCTTAATGTCATAAATTTTTATTTCAGCAACGATGCCTGACAAGAATTCTTTACTGACGCCATTTCTTGCACCAACTCGTAATTTTGCACCATTACTCAAGCTCAAACTATTCCCGTGGTCAAAGACATTTTCCATGCCGTTAACTCGGGTATAAGCTATTCCACCATCGCCATACTCATTCGCAATTGTAGCTAAATTTGGACGTCCATGAATCCATGTTCCAACATCTGACATATAAGAATGAGTCCACCAACAATGTTCCACTTGAGTTGTAGTTCTTGCTCTTAGTTGAATGGTCGTACCACCCGATGTTCCATCACCAATCTTGAGACAATGTTGAATGTCGCTACCTGAAGATTGAAAAACTGCAAATATGGTATATGTGTCTGTATCTGCACTGGCAAGCAATATGTCATTTAATGTTATTAAATTAGCAGCACCGTCGAAACTTAACACATTCAATCCATTAACAGTCGATTGTCCGGTTATTGTTGTGCCCAATTCAGGCAGCAAATGAAAACCATTACCTGATTTGTCTTGCCATTCATCAACAACGCTATTTGTTTCTGTGACTGTTGACAAATCGGACGCATCATACCATGCGACAAGCCCTGTAGTATAATTACTGTAATCAATTGAATCTGGCAGCCAAAATTGACAATCCCCTGCTGAACTGAAAAATTTCCCTTGTCGCATCAATAAATCGATGTTTTCACCATAAGGTGACGAACTCATAGTTTCTTACCTCCACAACAAAATAGAACTGTTGGCTGGTCAGTTGACCAGCCAACAAAGCGTTATTTTATATAATTAAGTTCAAACTCACCCACATAACATTCATCACCGCTTTTGGCTTCAACTGTTGTCACAACTCTGAAAAGCTTCCCCGACCAATCAGCCAAGTTTAGCGTGTTTATATCAGACACCGACAAGCTATTGACGACCCAATCACCCGATGATGACATGGGCAGTGTTAATATTTCAATATTGTTACAGTCAAAGATTTTTACCGTGACAATGCCGCTACCAACTGTTTTATAGTTCATATTTATTGTAGACCAAGCGTTGAAGTTATACGGCACTTCTACAAATGAAATAATGCTATATTGTTGAATAGACGTTTCTGTCGAAGTGAATTTATAACAATTTTTATTTGAGCCTATATCATAATCACCTCTCATTGTTCCCAATGTATTAGTGGCACCTAAAGAGGCAAAAACTGTATTTGCGAATTCAGGAATCATATTGATGGTTCCTGAATTTGGAACTGCACTGTTCAAATCTGCAATAGTTGCTTTGGTATTTAATTTGTTTTTAATGTCGTTGAAGACGCCATAAATTGTTTTATTATTATTATAATAAGCTTCGTCAAAACTTGTAGTGCCAAGCAGTTCAATGATATTTTTGTCGAGCTGTTCTGGCAGAACACCAAGAGTTGTTCCGGGCAAAATAGCCAAAGATTTGTCGCTGCCGTCAGAAACAGAGCCATCATTACCGATATAATAGTCTGTGCCATCAACCTTAACTTGAATAAAATATCTGTCCACTACAACAGGTGCATTAACAGGATATGTAGCATTATAAGTATTGCCCGTTATAAGCGTATACGTGTTATAAACAGAAATGTCCATTGAGTCATCACCGTTAGAGTAATAATAAGTGAAGCCCCCCATGAAATCACTCGCCATTTGCACATTATCCACAAACGGTGTCTCAGTATTGTCCAGCAAAGATATGAACATCGTGCCTGCATCTTGGTAAGTCATTACAACTCTGACGCTACTATAAGATGAAATATTGCCAGCGACAGAAAGATTGACGCCACCCGGGGAAAAGTCATCTACGGTAATAGTTGGCGTGCCCAGCCCGCCCGGTTGATTATAAGCTGCAAGGCTCAAAGGACTGCTTGCCAGTTCGTAAGACCCTAACTCGCCACTCACGGGCTGCAATGTAGTTAATGATGGCGTCGCTTGGTGCTGCGAACTGAATTGCACTGAGTTTGCAGGTCTCAATATTATCGTGTCTGTTGCAAAATCAAAGTTGAATTCAGCCCCGTTCTTAATATTTAATGCGAGTTTATATTTCGAGGGTGTAGTTACATCAGACGGCGCAACGTGCGCAATCTCCACATCATCGGAATTTACAGCGAATACAGCAGGTGACACAACATTGATTGGATTGCTTGTGATGTCGCCTACGTCCGAGCTTAGAGCATATCCAACATGAGCGTGGTTCCCCTCGGCAATCTCACCTGCATTTACACCAAAGTTCTTATTGAAAGCAGTATTCTTCGTAATCACTGGCTCGTATGCCCCGTCATGATTATGATTGCCTTCTGAGACCGTTCCTGCGTCCTGTCCGAAGTCTTTATTAAATGCCGTGTTCTTGACAAACTTCGTTTCATAAAAAGCAGCATAATGCTCAGGCTGTGCAGTAATGTCGCCAGTTAAACCAAAAACAGTTCTTACTGCATCAGTATTTTTAACTCTGCTCCATTCAGTGCCATCTGATATAATCCAGTCGCCAACTTCATAAGCAACTGACTGATAGGTGCCAGCAGTATTAACTATATAATAATCACCTTTTACCGTGGACGCAGCAGGAAGAGACGGCGTGTCGGTGCTTGCATTCCAATTTGTGACATAATTTACTTGTCCCAAAAGCACGTCGGGAATATTTTCTAAAGGAATTTTTCGATTAGAATCTATTGGCGCTACACCACCGGGTGCATCTTTTTCGGACGCAGGAAGCTGTTCCACGTTTAAAACGTTGGCAAGCCCTACCTGTGCTGGAACATGTTCATGATTCCCTTCCGCAACATCACCAACGTTATTACCAAAATTTTTGTTAAATGCTGTATTTTTAGTGAAGGCTGGCTCATATCCACTCATGTCAATTCCAGCCAATGCTGCAACTACAGCATCATTAACCACATTTTGAACTTGTAAAAAATTAGGGATGTCTGTCGCGTCTGTAGCTTGTCCTGCCCCCGTAAATGTCATGCCGCCAAGGTCGGCACCTAAAATCAAATAGGTAATGTTGTGAGGATTGGACGAGCCATTATTATTAATATGGTTCAAAACTTCATCGGTATTATTGCCCAATGGTAATTGTCCAGACGACAAGGTCAAGTCTCTGTCCGCACTATGAAAATGTGTATCAATATCGCCCGTTAATCCAGCAGGCGCAGCCAAGCTGTCTATTTGTTGCTGTAGCACAGCGAGTTCAGATTCAAGAGTTTCTAATCTGCCAGTGAGTAAGCCCCTTGCTGTTTCTGCGTCCATCTCAGTAAAATTATTAGGGTCTGCAAGCAATGATTTCAAAATAGAAATTGCAACCGAGTATTCTTCTTTCTTTGCCTCCATGAACGGAGGAAGCCTGTTTTCAGTCATAATATTACCTCCTAAAAATAAGTATCTATTCAATACTTTATCTGAGGCAGAAAAAGAACGCTGGCAAGCAAGCCAGCGTTAAAACATTATTTTTGGAGCCGTAAAAATTATTTTGCTTTAAAAACCTTAGCTATTTGTCGCAAAGTTTTTGTGCCAAATTTTTGCATAAAATTGTCCCATACTCTATGATACTCGCAGGTAAAATTCTCATCATGAGAATAAAACTTTGAATGCGCCAACTCGTGCGCTGCATACTGGAGCATCTGCAAAACCGTATCAAGCCCACCTGAAATTTTAATCGTTGTTGGGTCAATCAGATAATACACTGTATTATTTTTATAATCGTCGAATCTTTCAGCAAACCTATGTTCATTTGTTATAAATCCAATCGCAAAAGAATGAGCAATTGCAGGGTTGGCTTCCATAAGTTTTTGCATTAATTCTGTCCAAACACGCAGAATTTTTGCATATTTTTTCTGCACCAGCTTTTTTAAGACGCTTGCATCACGATATTTAATGCACATCTTCCACGCCACAGGAGAAATGGTAGTTTCTTCATTAGAGAATTGCACTGCCGTTCGTCCAAAACCTGTATTTTCTGCGACCAATTTTTCAGGCATTTTCTTTCTTATTACAAAAGTTGCGTCCAGCTCTGGCAATGTTGCGACCTGTTCCTCTATCTCATCTATGGTCACTTCTACATCAGTTTTTGCTATTGTGGCAGCTACAGGTGCATCATCGGCTACTTGTAATGCAGCACTGGTAAAAATTGCCGTCTGGACAAGTTCGCCATCATAATATTGCACCTTCTGCTCTGCAACATTATTTTCAATATTGCCGATGAGCTGCTGTGTGGTCACTGGGTTCTTGAAAAAATTCTTTGTTTTTTCTTCTACCAGATTTCGCAAGTCTGCCTTTGCCGTCTCTCTTGATGCAGAAAATGGGTATTCACTGTCAGTAGGTTTAACATAGCTTTCAATGTCAACCAGAACATTAAACTTACAATCACCACCCCAAGTAATAAACTGTGTCAAGCCATTCAAGCGGTAAATAATTTTACCCTCAAGGCTTACGTTGTTGTTATATCCATCCCATTGCAAATCGCAAAAATAGGCACTGAAATAAGAGTATTTGATTTGTGGTGCGAGGTACAATTTTGCCTTATAAGCATTATTACTTATAGTTGCAATATGCATCTTTTCATTTGGTGCGTAGCCATGTAAGTCCGTGCTGCTACTCTTACCATTTTTTTCAATATATACTCTGGCTGGATATTGTGATGTGGCAAGATATGCCATTGCATTGTCCAACATCCCATATGTGAATTTCAGCCCAAGATTTTCCTCATTAAAATTATAGTTAAGAACAATCTTGCATCCATCAACTTCCTCAGAAACCTGTGCCACAGGACACTTCCCAATCATACCTGAATCCAAATATGATTTCTTGGTATAAAGCGACCATCCAGCACAGGCACCGATAATAGATGCTTTTGCTATTCCAAATCCACCAGTAGCCTTGTCACTGCCTTTTTCGCTGCCACCGATTGCAAGAAATTTGTTTAGGATTATATCTTCTGTCATCCCAACACCAGCATCTTCACAAGTTACTGTTAAGTTGCCGTCTTTATCCTGCACGATTCTAAAATCCACAGGGTTTTCAACACCCTTTGCCTTTTGTGCGTCCACTGAATTTTGAAACATTTCCCTAATAGTGATAGGGAACAAGGGGCGCATTGAATATAAAGAAGGACCCAACATGCGCCATATTTGTTGGGTGTCACCAATCTTGATTTCAGCAATTTGCCCTTGGCTGGCAGTTATCATAATAATAAGCTCCAAAAATTAATTTATATCTCTTGCGCTTATTATAAATGAGAGATGTTAATTGTCAAGCATTTTTTGTTTAAAATTAAAGTGTGCTTCTTGTTCGTTCCTGCGAGACTTAACGAGGTCTCTATAAGTGAGAATTTCGTTTATAGGGATAAAGGCTACAGGCTTGCCACATCCATGTCTGATAGCAGCCCATGTGAGCTGTGCGACAGTACTATTCATATTGTTAGCAGGAGCAATTATTTCAAGGTCTAATAAAAGTTCCCATAGTGGTTGCGTGTCAGGCTCATTAAAAACTTTTTCTACTCGTAACAACCATTGGTCTATATACCAATCAACATCGTCACCTTTAGGGGACTTACAGCCTGCTTGCGACGTGTAAAATGTTTTCCCTGTTCTTTTAGATATCCCGATATTAGTTATAAGATTTCCCAAGAAAGCCTTCACTTCGTCGACATTTTGCAATGGCGGAAGAAACTCAATAATATTGTCAACAGTCTGAAAAAGCAACTTAAGTTTTCCTTTTGGCTGTTCTGGAATAACAACACCGTCTGCAATGAAACAACTATGAATCATTTTCTTTCGATGTAAGACGTATTGATTGCCTATAACTTTAAAAATTCTGCTTCCACCATAAATCAAAAGCCATCCCTCCCATCAGGTTTAGTCTGATTAATACTTTTTAAAAAGTAGGAAGGATTATTTTGTCTTTTGCTTTTTTTACGCTGGCTTCTGCAAAGCTCACAGCATTCACTGCTGGCACATTATAAAATGCTTGCATTTCAGCTTTAGACGCAATATCAATCCCGTAAGTGGCAGAGAGTAAGAAAGACATTTTTGTCCAATTTGCCTTTAATGTGCCAAATTTTGAGGGAAGCAATACTCTTCGTAAAGAATGACCATCGACGCCTATTTTAAGGTTTGAGGGAAGGTCGTCAAAATTAATTAAAAATTTCTCAGGGCTATACCAAACGGCGTGCTGTAATGGGTATTTGTCCAACTTTAAGAAAAAGTCGTATATAAAAGAAAGCCCATCGACAGGCTTATTCACATGAAAAGTAAACACTATGTCGTCGCCAACTGTTCGGCCAGATACATAGTCGCTATGTATCCCTACCAAAACAGACTTTTCCATTTTTTGCAAATTATATGGCGAAGAAGGGACGGTTATCGAGGGCTTTTTATTGCTGCCATAGACTGCTCTCACCCTCGCAGATATTTTAAGTTCACCCTCTTTCGCAAAAGACGTCCCGCTGGCATTTCTGAAGACCGCAAGCTTAGACTTCAACTCGTTAATATTAATACCAAGCTCTTTCTTACTCACAACCATTGTAATGTTAACCCCGCTCATAACAACCCCACTGAATCCAACAAGTTTATTTCATCAATTGCAACAGATTGAACCGCAACATTTAAACTACTCTTAAATTTCAAGATTGCATCATCAAGGGCTTTTTTATCGTAAAAATTTGCTGGCTCATCATGAGTGAACTTTGTTTTTACCTCACCAAAAACACAATAGCTCATAAATCTTGATTCACAAAAATAATCCACCCTTGCACTTGTATTTCCATTCGCCACGTTACAAATTTGATTCAGAAAATTTTTAACAGACATTAATATCTGCAAAGGCGACTCTTTGTCACAAAACAGCATTTTTGCGCTCTCATCAAGTTGGGAAACAAATGTTTCCATAAGTTTAAAAACTAGAGGGTAATTAATGAGTTTATAAATAGAGAAGTCTTCGTCGAAAAACTTTTTATGTTTATGAGCCATCAAGATAAGCTTGTCCAAATCTTTTCGTTGCTTGAACTTGGCTTTATAACCTCGCTGTTTCGCAGATGCCGTATAGCACAGCTCATCCCATTGCCACGCACTAAAATTATTTGCATATCTTTTTGATGCGAGTATCGGAATTACAGGTTGATTAATAAAATTCGTATTTATCGGTCTGCCACCCATTTCAGATGATGTGACGATGATTCTTGGGGAATCGGGCAAGTAAGAGCTGAATGGTTCTTTATCTGCGACACAAAAGAAATAAAACAAATCACGAAGATGCCCACCAGTGGACTGGTGAGCCATATTCATGAAAATGTCTATGTCTACAGGTGAATTTTTTCTGGTCATGTCCATTCAGTATTATATGAGGTTCTTTTGTAATGTCAACCATTAACTGGTACTGCACTCCAATGTTCAGTACATCTCGGTGAAAACATATTCTCACCACCCACCAGAATAGTGCCTTCTGTATTCACTGTTCTTTGTGTTCTAGTTGCTTGGGCACCACAAGTGTCACATTTTGCCTTTTCAAGGTAAATCTTGTCAGCCATTGCCATTAATTCACCCATAGCACCGAATGGTTTCCCATAACTGTCCTGAGCAAGACCTGCTACGCAAACATGAATATTATTCTTTTGCAGCTCTTCAACAAAAGCGATTATAGTTTGTTTTCTAAAAAACTGAACTTCATCAATAATCACCAAATCACAATTATCAAGCTGCGATAATTCTTCCCTGAGCATTTGTTCAATCTCAAGTTCACCTAACCACTGAGCGGGGTATCTTTTCTTTGAATGAGTTGTTATTGCTGGTTCATCACCACGTCTGCTTCTATCTTTTTCATTGTTAAATACCTGAAATTTCTCAAGTTTTATTACTATTTCATCTGCTTCATCTGTTTTATGGCAAACAACTATTTTTTTCTTTTCGAGGAAAGATGCAAGACGTGTCGTCTTTCCTGCGAACATTGGACCGGTTACAACTATTAAATTCCCACTCATACGACCTCCGTCATGTCATATTCTCGCCATGTCATGTTTAAATCCTGCATAGCCCTATCGTAATATTTCTGTGCAATCTCATATCCAACATATTTACGTCCGTTTTGCTTCGCCACCATTAATGTTGTTCCTGAGCCAGCAAATGGGTCAAGCACCACGTCATCGACGTAAGTCATTGTTTTGATAAACCATTCAGGCAAATAATCAGGATATTTTGCAGGATGTCCGGGGTCTCGTCCACAAAATCTTGCACCATATATAACATTGCCACCAGCGGCACCCTTTTTGTTAGGTTTTACGCCAACCCATGTCTGATTTGCTTGCCCACCAGAACGCTTGTGCAATGTGCGCATGTCGCCGGGGCTATATCTTTTTATTGTGGCTTCAGAATATTCTTGCCGTATCATATCACCGTTCCACTTATATGTTTTCACATTTTTAACGAACCATAGACAATGTTCATATCTGCGCAAAGGTCTTTTTTCGTAGTCGCCTATTGGCAAACTATTCGATTTATACCAAATTATATCGTCAATCAAAGCAAAGCCAAGCTCACGACATTTTCTTTTCAGGTCGTCAATATATGGATGGATTTCACCGTCAACAATTTTATCCATCAAAACCAACACCATAGAACCGCTTTGCTTTAATACTCTACGGGCACCTTTAAGAAAAGGAGTAATCCAAGTTGCATAATCATCAGGTGGTGGGGAGCAGTCAATTTCATAATCCCTCATCCCCTCTGGATAAGGTGGTGAGGTCATGATTAAATCAACACTATCGTTATCTATTTCAGTCATGCCGTCAAAGCATGATTTGAGATGCAAAGAATCAAGTATCATATAATGGTATACCTTTAATAAGAGTCTTAACTTTATGATACCGACAGATGCAAAAGCATGGACAAATGAGCAGATTCATTTATTCTCAAAATGGATACAGGGACGGAACCACACTGTCTTTTTCCCTATTGCCAGAATTAAACGTGACCTGCGGAAATTAAACATCCCCTTTTTCTTTATCAGAGTCAGACAATCCAACAAGGCTCTTAATATTAAAAACACCAAAAGAACCCACCTGCTGGCACTAGGGACACAAGAGGATTATATAAGCATTAGACTAAGAAAACATCCGATGCCGACAATAAGAGCTGGTGGCTTATGGACTCATCAACTCGTCCTTATTACAATGGTATATGCAAATTTAATCAAGTCGCCTGCAACAGGGATAGATGTGGGTGCTCAACCTACTTTGGAATTTTGTTTAAGAGTGTGGGACAAATTCTTAGATTACAAACTTTCATTGGTTAATCTCGATAAGTAAACCTGCAATCTCTGCTTTCGTCTTTCAAGTATTTCCAGTTCTTTACGTGCCCATTCTATCTCTTTATTGATGTAGCCTTGATAACCATCTTTGTTGCGCCAAGCACTATAATTTCCAACCGTAGTTTTTGCGTGTTCAAGAGTAAGGCATATAAAATTAAATTCCTCTTGCGCACGATGCAGGGTCATGTGACAGAAGTCGCAAAGCCACCACACATTGTAAGGTTTGTAATAATTGTGATGATGAGCAGCCAATGGGAATCTTTGCCTTGACGGCTGGGTGAATCTGTCAGCAAATGAATCTCGCTCTATTAACAATTGTCGAATAGAATATTGACAGATTTCACAACGACATGCACGTTTTATCGTTTTTGCCCTCACCGCTGCGTGGACTGCTGCTCTTGCGACTTTTTTGATTCTATTCGGGTGAAGATATATTTTCAAGCCAGTTCTGCCAAGCCTTTCTTACTGCAACTATCTGAAGATTATAGATAGGTATATTATACTTAGCTGCCAATCTTAGAGCTTGACCAGTTCCACCTGTTTTGCTTGATGTTTTTGTAGTCGCACCATCAGGTGTCCAGCACAAAATCAGGTCTACAGGGGTATCGCAATATTCCCCTAATATTTGGTGAGTGTTCCTTGCCATTAAAAGTTTGGCAGGAGATTTAAGATATGTGAATCCGGGGTGTGTTTCGGAAGCAATTTTATAGGCAGTATTTGATGGGTCGAATAACTGCGACTTGTTATTATTAAACCCTCGCCAAGGAAGATAGATTTCTTTTTGTCCATTAGCAAGGTCGCAGCCCTGTTCGAATGCAGTATCTGCTCCATCAGCTCCGCCGCTTCTTAAAATGCAATTAGACCTCGCCAATTTCTCAGCAAGGTCTTGCATTAATTTCAATATATCAGCAGGGGTTTCACGAGAGCCAATCCCTGCATATATTATTTTTTTGTCATTATGCAACATTCTTTCGATTTTTTTGCATCACATGCAGTGAGTATTTTTTCCACGCCGCAGGCAGACTTAATATGTCTGGCGTGCAAGTGACATACATTATAATCAAATCTTCCTCGTAAGGGATACGCACGCCAATAAACCATTCTTCACCACCATAAGTTTTCACCAAGCTCTTAACAGCCATTTCTATTTCCATCACATACCCTCCACCTCATTTACAAGATACTTTCAAAAAGGCAGAGTGCAAAAAAGGCACGTAATTTACGTGCCTTTTTACGATTGCTACATATTATCCTTTCCAACCTTTAGGCGGCGTGCACATGTTTTTTGATTTCGCAGCAGGAAATGGATTTGGAACTACAGCAACAAGTGGAGCCAGTGGAACCCCTCTTGCCTTCAATCCATCTCTTGTGTCGTAATAAATAACTAAGGAAGCATCAGGAGTAGTTTCTTTGTTGAAAGATGTAAAGGTAACAGCATGATTGCTTTTGCTGCCGAAACCTGTTCCAATCTGACTTCCTGATGACAAACTGCAATTATTCACATTATATGTTGCTGACACTGTTTGCGATTCATAATTACTATTTGCAGCACTGCTTCCATACCAAACCTCAAAAGGTCTCGGCAAATCGCTTGTGCCACCTGTGCGAGTAGGAATTGTATCTTTAGCGATGCAATCATTCCAAATCCATCCATTGTTCCCATTCCACAACTGTAACTCTTTTTCCTGAAATATCACACAACCAATCACGCCAAGATTAAGTTCGTCATTGCCGTTTGCTTGAGTAGCAGCGTATGAATTATCGGGACTATCATATACGAATTTTGCCACTTCGTTTTCATTCAGCCGCCAGCCGGGGATTTTAATATGTGCAAAGGCAGGAATTACATAGCCGCCACTATTTTCAGGGTCGCAGTCTTCGCCAGTAGTTACATCTTTCCCATCTACAGACAATACAGCCATGACCCTACGATGCGTATTATTGCGCAGTAAAATTTCAAAGTCACTGCCACGCTTACCTTCAATAAAGGTGTTTCCATTATGTGAGTACTCTTTTACTTGCTTCCCATTAACCAAAACCTGCATTTCATAGCTTTTTATTAACATAAAAAAGCCTCCTTTAAGATTTCTGCCCACCAAATATGGGACTTCACTTATCAAATATATTACCACCAAAAGAAATATTTATTTTCAAATATCAGCTTAAGTAGTAAATATTTCGCACTTTGTTGCCGTGCACAAAATATAATGTATAGGAACAAGTATTATTTTATCTCGCTTGTCCTCATCAACAGCAGCATGTGTTAAGTCAAAATAAAAAAGTTTTTTAGATAGTTGACTTTTTCTTTATCTGTCATTATGATTAAACAATCAAATTCAATGAATGTGTTATTTTTTACCACAATGTAAAAATACAATTTTATGTGTAAAAAATAACACAGTTGCCGCAGCCAAACCAATAATAAAATACGGAGTGTCATTTTGAAGGAATTAAAAAGACGGGTTTTTGATGCGATAAATAGAATGGCCGGGTTTGAGCAAAAAGAGGAATTAAAAAACAATAACGCTCTGAAAGAACTCAAAGCAGCAGTTAGCGTAGGCCTAACAAGGATGTCTGAAGTAAGTGGAAAACGTATTGGACGCCGAGCAAGTTTCGAAGCTGTAGATTTATCTCAATTTGAAAAAATTGCTTACAATGTGGCACATCAATATCGACGAAAACTTGTCGGTTGTGATAATTTCGAGATGGAATCCATTTTTATGGAAATGGTTGCAGCAGGCATGGAAGGCATTTCGCAGGGGATAGCCAAATTTGACCCCACCAAGAATACAAAAATGTCCACTTTTATGTTTAGTAGAGCAAGGTTTGCAATTTCAAAATATTATCAGAAACTGATTCGAGAGAAGAAAAAACAAATTGTTTCTCTCAATGCAGTAATGGACGACAATGAAACTGAGTTCTTTACTGTTGTGTCGGACAGCGCAAGTGATGATATTTTAGACACAGTAACTCGAAATATCGAAAAACAAGCTCTCTTTACTGTTATGGGGAGACTTTCTGAGAGAGACAGAGCCGTGTTGAGATTGTGCGCTGAGAATAATGCAACATTCGCAGCAAAGCAATTAAACATTCCCACCAGTAAAGTTAAAGATTTACTCGAAACCGTAAAAGAAAAAATTGTTGCCGAAGTAAGCCTTAACAGCTAATCTCCCACCCCCATAAAAAATAAATAAAATAATTTTGCTAAACCACTTGACACTTTTTTATATTTGATTATAATAAAAGTATAGAAAAAACAAAAAACCAAACCGAGGTGAATCAAATGGAAACTATTGGAAACAAAATCTACAATATAGATACCGCTATGATAATCGCAGCCATAAGAAGTTGGCAGAAATTCCCCATCACAATGAGACAGATGGAAGTGCTTCAGGACGTAGTTGCTGATGCCATCATGGCTTTCGATGCTACTCGTGGTGCAGCTCTTGAAACATGGGTATGCTACTTCGTTCCAAGAAACATTAAACGTTACATCACTGCTCGCAAAAGAGAAATCACAAATATGGTTTCTCTCGACATGGAAATTAGCAATACTGATGGCAACCCTTCGACATTACACAGTCTCATAGAAAGCAATGAAAATGTTGAAGAAACTGTAGTAACAAGAGACATCATAGCCGCAATCAGAAAAGTTGTTGAATCTCTGCCAGAGACTGAAAAAAAAGTTACAAAAGCTTACCTGAGAAGCCATATTGAAGGTAATGGTAGAGCTGGTGCACAGATTGCAGAAGAAGTAGGACTTACCAGAGAGCGTGTTCGCCAGATTAAAAATAAGGTGTTCGACCTTATCAAATCAAGAATGAATCTGCAAAAAGTTATCGCAGACGCTAAGGCAGCAGACATGGCTAATGAAACTGCACTCGAAAAAATGATTATCGAATAATCAACCTGAAACAAAAAAGGGGCTTAAAAGCCCCTTTTTTTATTTAGCGATTAACTCACCTTTCGATGAAAGCTCGTAGATTGTCCTGCACTTTGGGAACCCAGAACATGCCAGAAAGGTTCCTTTGAAGCTTTGTCGCTCCACAACATCACAACCACATTTTTTACATGTGCCAACCACTGGCAAAGGTGCCTTGTAATTTCCCTCTTTATCAAACTTGGTTTTACAGTCCTCATTTGAGCACTTACAGAAAGGCCCAAACCTACCGTTGCCGCTAACAACACTTGAGCCGCAGTCAGGACACTTTTTACCAGTGTCTTGAAAACCACCAAGCTTCTTATCAGCGGCTTTAACACTGGTATCAAGTTTGAGCCAAAACTTATCAAGAACGCCAGTCCACTTCTTCTTTCCATCTTCAATCTCATTGAGTTGGTTCTCCATATCAGCAGTGAATCCAACATTGATAAAATCTGAACATTCAGTCTGCAAATAATCGCTTACTTTTATGCCAAGCTCAGTAGCAACAAGTTTCTTGCCGTCTTTTTCAGTATATTTCCTGTCAAGAAGAGTGTCGATAACACTTGCATACGTAGACGGACGACCAACGCCGTTCGCTTCCAATGTTTTAACCAAGCTTGCATCATTGAAATATGGCGGTGGGTTAGTAAATTTTTGCGTCTTATCCATCTTCACAAAGCCAACAAGGGACTTTGTGGTTACATCGGGCACTTTCATATTCCCATCAGATTCATCTTCGTCATCTCTACCCATAACCTTCAAAAATCCATCAAAAGTTATGTGAGAGCCTGCAAGCTTGAATTTATAATCGCCTATCTGCACGATGATAGTCTTAGTTTTGTATTTACAATCTGCTGCCTGACATGCAAGGAATCTTTCTCTGATAAGGGCATAAAGTTTCTGTTCTGCCGAGCTACCAGTGATTGATGATACGTCTGGGTGGGTTGGTTGAATAGCAGTGTGTGCATCCTGCACCTTACTTGCTGATTTTTGAGTATAGATGATAGGACTGGCAGGCAAATAAGCTTTACCATAATTCTGAAGGATTAAATCTCTTGCTGCGTCAATTTGCTCAGGCTCTAATCTCACCGAGTCGGAACGATGGTAAGAAATATGAGCACCTTCAAAAAGCTTCTGTGCAGCATCCATTGTTTGCTTCAATGACATGTTCAGAAATGTAGATGCAGCTTGCTGCATTGTTGAGGTAGTAAAAGGTGCTTTCGGCTTTCGAGTCTTGTCAACTTCTTTTACTTCCACGATACTTGCTTTTTTGATTTTGGTAACTTCGTCGCAAATTCTTATAGCATCTTGTTCTGTGGTGATTTTGATAGGCTTATCTTTATAGTTAAAAAGCCTCATTTTTGCAGGGAATCCGTCAAGGCTTGCAACAAGGTCAAGTTCCCAAAATTCATCAGGAACGAACGAGTTAATTTCTTTCTGACGATTTGCTACAAAAGTTAATGCAACGCTCTGAACTCTACCTGCACTCTTGCCACCCTCTGCTTTTTGTACCAGAGGTGAGAGGCTGAAACCAACAAGCCTGTCCATAACCTGTCGAGTTTTCTGCGATTCAACCATGTCCATATTAACACTGGACTTGTTCTTCAGTGCCTGCTGAATAGCCTGCTGTGTGATGGCGTTAAATGTAAGCCGATAAAACGGTGCCCTAGTAGAACCCTTCAAAAGTTCTGCAAGATGCCATGCGATTGCTTCACCCTCTCTGTCAGGGTCAGTTGCCAGATAAATCTCTTTCGCAGTCCCTGCTTCTTTTTTCAAAAAATCTACGATATCTTTCTTGCTATCAGAAACAACAAAATTCACATCCCAAGTTTTTTTGTCCAGAGGCTTTTTCTTGTTTACAGTTTTGGTTGGAATTTCTCTTACATGCCCACAAGAAGCAGCGACCCGAAAGCCGCTGCCCAAATAATGAGCTACCTTGGCAATCTTATTTGGCGATTCAAGAATAACCAATTTGTCGCCTGACCCTGACACTCTTGGAGCAGCACTTCTTGTTCTCTTAAACCCACCCGACGATTTCACAGGGGCTTTTTTGGGTGCAGAACTTTTTGTTGTTTTGGTGCTGCTCTTTTTTGTGGCTGTTTTTGGCTTACCCGCCGTTTTTCTAACCGCCATTAGTTGCCCTCCATTATTCAGTTTCGTAATCCAGTTTAAAAGCAATGCTCGCAGATTTCAAGATAAGATTTTCATCGCTCAATCTTTCTTTCGACACTGTAATAAATGCCTCAAGGTCATCATGGCTGTCAATCTTATAGGTTTCTGCAAAACTTGTAATTTTAGCAGGCGACTTTTCAGTCGGGTTGGCTTCCATATTCACCTTCAGGGTAAGCACTGCTTTTTTTACGGATATTGATGGGTCAAGATATTTTTCATCCAGTCTGGACTTGACGGAGTCAATATCGTCCGCGCCGTTAATGGCATAAGTTTCACTGAGCTTAGTTTTCTTGAGTTGGATATCAAGCTCGGCTGCATCTTCGGGAATATCCATAGAGGTAGAATCGTTCATCATTTCATCGTTCATTATTAGTTGCTCCTTTGGTTAATTATCGTCGTCTGCGAGAGGATTTCATATCGCTTTTACCGTCTGGCTTTGGATTGTTATCTTCGGGCTTTGCAGGCTCTTCTTTCGGTGGGGTCTGCTGGTCATTGTCAAAGATATCAATTTTTTCTGTCTCACCTTGCGCCCATAGATTAAAAATGTTTCCACCAGAACTGGTAGCATTTTCCTGAATCTTTTTCAAAGCTTCTTCCACTTTATTTTTGCGCAATTGGTATACAACCGTTTTGATTTCATTCAAGATTGCGTTTTGCAGCTTTTCATCACTTGCCACTTCATTAACAAGATTGCCAAGTCCTTGTATCTTATTCTCTCTGCCCGGAACAGAATAATAGGCACCACCCTGAGAAATTACACCATACTCTATACCGAGTAATGCGATTTCTCTTTCTCTTACTATACCTGTCCCCTCAACATAGTCAAATTCAGCCTCGATACCTTTTGGCGCAACTTTATTCTTGTCAATCTTAACCCTTACTCTACGACCAATCTCTTTGATTTTTTTCTTGCTGGAATCATTGTAGCCCTCAATGCTACCGTCTGCCATAAGGTAGAGAGATTCTTTCTTGCTTACCGCACATCTTACAGATGAATAGAACTTAAGGGCTTTGCCGCCGGGGGTGTCTTCGGTTGGACCAAACATAACGCCGGGCTTTTCACGAATCTGATTAATAAAGATGACAACTGTTTCGCCGAGGTGAGGTGTTATTTTGCGCATAGTCTGCGACATTAAACGAGCTGCAACAGCCACGTCAACTTTTCCGATATCATTATCAATCTGTCCTTCTGTAACAAGAGCTGCTACTGAGTCAACTACAATAACATCAACAAGACACTGCCCTGCTGCAATATTCTGTTTCAACCAAAAATCCAGAGTGTTCATTGCATCATCGCCAGACTTTGGTTTAACATGAATCAAAGAACTATAATCCGCCCCGTTATTGATAGCAAACAATGGGTCAAGGGCATTTTCTACATCGATAAAAACAGCTTTGCCGCCCATTTTCTGACAACAACCAATAGTGCTAAGAGCGATAGATGTTTTTCCTGAGTGTTCTTTCCCATAAAGCTCTACAACTCTGCCACGAGGAAAACCCCACACACCCAAAGAGCTGTCCAGAGATAAACTGCCAGTTGGAATAACCGAGACATTCATTAAGGTCTCTCGCAATTCATCAATCGACTTGTCGCCCGACACAACGCTTTCGCCGTAATCTTTTTTGAAAGCTTCCATTGCCAAGCGCATAGCTTCTGCTTTGTCTACCGAGGAAAGGTCAACTTTTTTTGCCATTTTTGGTATCTCCTATGTTTTTTAAAAGTTCAAATAGCTTTTTCACGAGTCTCACTTGAGAAATCTTTATATAACCTGCCGATTCACTGTTTTTCTTCTTGCGAAGTTCAAAAATGCCAAATTTGGATATCTTGACCCTTTTATGCAGGGATAAAGCAATCAGTATCTCTTCAAAAAGAGTTGTAACCACGAGCTTTACAACTGGAAGCGATACTCCCGTTCTGTCTGCACATTTCTGTAGTAAATCTGAATGTCTCATATTCGGCTTGGTTAAAAAAAGTCGGGTTTTGCCCCGACTTTTATATTACTCTCAGAATGACTTTCTTTTACATTATTTCGCCATCATTACTTGTAGCGAAAAAGCTGTTCTGATGAGCAAAACAATAATAATTGTTCTGGAAAAGTTCTGCATTGTTTTTGCAAAATTCTACGACAGGCGGTTGCAAGAGTTCGTTGCAAGGCGTGCCATCTTCTTTAACCCCTGCGCACCTTATTTCTTTTCCGTGCTGAATCTTTTGTGCTGGTTGATTTGCATCTGGGAATACTACGTCTATTTGGTTCAAGATGCTGTGGGCTTGTTCTTGTGTAATATCTTCCCATTTAAAATTGCCGTCAATCTTAAGTGCCCAACCTATAGACTCCTTAATCTTTGCTCGACCATCATCATTGGTGTCATCATAGCCACGTTTTTTCCATTCCATTTGAAGCTGCGCTCTGTAATCAATCGTATCTGCGACATTGTTGGTTGATGTGGCACTATCATTAAAAAGCTCGCCATACTTTTCCAACATAGCTATAGCTGCTCTTTTTGCTGGCGTATCTTTTTCACCTTTTGCAAGCCATGAGATGTAACCCTTATCACTTTTGTTATACAGTAAATCTCTTAGAGTTCTACCATTGTGCTTTCCAAAAGTTAGGACAAAATCAGCAGGGTCATCGTTGCCAGAACCAGAAGCTGCATTGTTAGAGGTAGGAGCAGCAGACGCTGGCTTGCTTACCGTTTTTGTGGTTTGTGGTGAATTTGATTCATTGCCATTATTTCTTATAGGAGCAACCCCATTTTTAGATGCAAAGGTGCCACTTGATTTTGTAGATGAGCTTCCCCAACTAGGCGTGTCGTTATTGCCTGATGGCTTATTGTTGTAAGACTTGTTGCTGCTATAGGATTTCGTAGGTGCGCTGCCTCTTGAAATAGTGATTTTGTCGGGGCTATCAATTGAAATGCCTTGAGCTATCAAGTCTATGCTGATAATTTTATCGCTGTGCACTTCGCCATGCGGCAAGCCTAATGCCGCTGCAATAGCTTTATTTTTAGCTCTTTTAACAGCCATTTCGAGTGCGTGAACCGCAGACCCTGAAACACTAGTTTTGGGATTGCCGTACTTATCATTAAAATTACTTACGGACTTTGTGGTTGAGTATTCATTGCTGGAACCAAAGCCCACATAAGTATTTACACCACGACTCACAACATATCTCACCCCAATAGTTTGAAGGTTGTCATTTGTAGGCTGGATTACCACGTCACTTTGCATCCCATTATCAATTACGCCGCCAATTCTGCCAACATTATCCCAGAACTCGGCAGTCATTGTCGTAACATCTTTGCGTCCCTTGCTCTGCGTGAATATTTCCGACTGAGACGGAGTATAACACACAACTTTGCCATCTGCGTTTAAAAAATAAAATTCCATGCGTTCCTCCAGAGAAATTCGTATACCTTTATTATGCCTTTAAGCACTTACCTTGCATCAATTTAATCAACAAACAATCCAATTTTTCTTGCATTTGAAACTCGCCTTGATAATAGAGAGATTCATTAATTTTTAAGAGAGTTGCAAGCATTTGACTCAATTCGTCTTTTGTATAAACTGTCGCCATGTGGAATGTTTTTAAAATCCCATAGACGCTTTTTTGATACCAAATATTATGATTATAGAGTTCTGTTTCTTCCCACTTTCTCAAGGCTTTCTGCGCTTCTATTTCTGCCAGACGTTTCTCTTTATCCACGTCGTAAGTGAGTAATTTCCGGCGTCCCTTTTTATCGGTTCCCTCGTCTGCATCACTCGGCTCATCTTGGGCTTCTTGAATGAAACTTAGCTTGCCAGTCCACCGCATTTTTTCTGCCATTGGAATTTTGTCTACAAGACTGCTGCCCTGCTTCGCCACCTCAATTTTCTTTGAAATAGTGTTCCAATCACCAGCAGTCAATCCAAGTAATTGTCCACCGAGATTTGCAATTATTGGCGCTCCTGCCACCTTATTATCGAGACTATATTTTGCTTGAATCGCATGTCTCGTGATTCGGCTAAAGCTTAAAATGAAATCTCGAACAGAATTATCACCGACCTCAATGAGCTTACCCAATAAAGTTCTGCACCTTATCAAATCTCTGCCCATAAAACTATCTTCCACTGTTGACCTATCATAAGACTCTGTACCTCTTATGTAATTTTTAATATTGTCAGCGGTAAGGTAGTCGCCAGCGATTGCCAGTTTCTCGACCTCTTTTGCTATATGTCGCAAGTTAAGATTACAAAGACTACTTATAATAAACTCAACCCCACGCTCTGCCTTAATGCCTGCCTGTTGCATTTTATTCAATGTCCAACGTGGCACGCCATCACTGAACATCTGATAAAATTTACACCAAATGCCTTCTTCTTTGACCAATCCCCACAATTTTCTATTTGTGACAGATTGAGCTATAAATACAGGGAGAGAATCTTCAGGGAAACCATTCTTTTCCCATAAATTATAAAGGCTTTGACATGTATCAGCAGGAATCTTGTCTGCATTTTCGACAATAATAATAACCCGCTCATCACTCAACTGAGCTGTATTCAGAGATGAAAATATTTCCTCACCCGACAAAGTAGCAGCGTCAAGCCTCATTGCCCCATCTCTTGGCACCTTTAATTTCTTCATCACAGTGGAAAGCAAATCTTCTTTTAAATAAGATTCTTCTCCAATAAACAAATAAACAGACGTTTCCCAGAAACTTGCTGGCTGGCCAAGTAGTTTTTTTTCTAATTGATAGCTTTTGTATTCCATATTATTAATATCCGTACCATTTCTTGTCCCAAGTTAGATTCTTGGCTATATCATCTTTGCCAATTGCTCGCAATCGCTTTTGAGCCTTCCTGATGGCAAGATGTATAATTATGGAATGATAAACATTCCAAATCAGGAAGCGTCCTTTGATGATTAAAAGGATTAATAGCAATGCAATGCACCAAATGAGTAAAGATGTCATTTCTCTACCTCACGCTATATCTTCTACAGATTCAAACTTTTGATGCTTGGCAAAATCTTCACAATCTCGACAATCGTTGCACCAGCCCGAAAACCGTGCGCAATCCCTACAAGAAATAAGCTTAAATTTCTGAGAAAATTCTTTCAATTCTCTTATGAATTGATTTCCGAACTTGTCTTCATAAAGAGCGTGTAACTTGCCCTCATTTGTGTCGCCATTGGTGGCAGAGATTACATTCGCTTTTACAAGATAATAAATGTTCCCTGTCTTGAGATGCTTATAAGCCTGTTTCATAAAAAGCTCCTTAAAAATCGTCTCGCCATTTGTCTATACTGGCTCGTTGCAAAGATGATTGAGCGAATTTTCTCAATATTTCATCCGAAAAAAAACAAAACCTTTGCCCATGTATGCTTGCACGGTTAGGACACCACGAACAAACGCCTGTTTGCAGCCCTAATGCAGGAAAAGCTTCTGCTTCAATTGCCCCTGCCACGCCAAGCAATGTAGTATCAACCACATCACCAAATCCTTCTTCAAAGCCCAACACATGTTCTTGAATCTCAGTTACTGGCGTAGTAGCTCTTTTAGAATTGCGCTCTTTACGATTTCGTAATATCATGCCAAGAACTATTACCTCGTCTATCTCAATTTTAAGATGTTTTTCCAAACCTTTTTTATAGACATAAAGCTCCAACATGTCGCCATAAATTTCTCTTTCACCATAGGCTGTGTAACCCATTCGGAAGTTGAAAAGCTTTGTTTTGCCCTGATGCTTCGCAAGAATGTCTGGATAGCCCACAACTGGCAGCGACATCTCGTCTGAAATTTCTACTTTATATTCTATAAGTTGCTCTGCCCAGATTATTTCGTCCAAAGATTTACGCCAATCTAAAGCTTGCTTTAATAAAAGCTCGCCTCTACTAACCATTTCATGGAACGGGGCATCTTCTTCTTTCGACTCTTCGCCAACCATCAAGCCTGCGATTCTATCTCTATAGCCCTCATCGCTACCTTTAACAACGCAGCCTCTTATAGCGTCAAAGATAGGAAATTTCGATTTAACTGGAGATTTTGGGTTAAAGCCCAAGATATATTGGATGTAATACCATCTTGGACAATATGAGAATTTCCTGATGGCAGACAATTTTAATCTTTTCATGCGACCTCCGCTTGAGGCATTCCACAGCCTTCCTCTAGCCAGATTACAAAGCGAGACCAAATCCCACCTTTGTCCATAGCTTGCAATAACTCTGTGCGAGTAGGAACATAAGGTTCTCTTATTAAGGTTAAACCAACCTCGTGAGCTGATTTATCACCTTTGGACTGATTACATTTTCTACATGCGGCAACACAGTTTAAAAAACTGGTTTCACCGCCCTTGCTTCTCGGAAGAATATGGTCAAGTGTCCGTTCTTTTTTATTCAGTTGCCGTCCACAGTATTGACAGATGTCTTTATCTCGCAAAAATATGGAATATTTGATGCCATATTCACCACGTCTCTTGCGAGCAACCCTGAACTGATTAAGATTATGCATTATCTTATGAAGCAGTCTTAACACTTCTTCATCCATAAGGAATTCAGCTTTGCCAGTAAAAGCCATTTTTAAAGCCTTACGTCGACTTATAAACATTAAAGGAGTATAAGCTCTATCAAGTAACAATATCGTTTTCGCTGCCTTGCTCATCTTGCAATAGTATCCTGTATAACTCAAGTTGCCTGTTAGTCCACAAAGTAGTTTCTACTTTTGCGCCATACATTAAATAATACTTGTAGGCATCAAAGACCTCGCTCAATTCTTTCGATTCATTTTCGTTCTGAGTAAAACTGGACAAGCTCGACACAAGTTTGGTTTTCATTTTTCTTTATCCCTTGACATTTTTTTATGCTTGGTTATAATAGCAGTATGAAACTGTTGAAAGAATTGCAACAATTAATACTGCATGAACTTATAATACGAACTTGGACTGTTTTGACTGAAATAAAAACAGAAAAAGATGGTATAAGCTTGAATATTGTTGAGGATTCTATTGACAAAGGTTTCGTAACTTTGCCATATAAGTTACCCAAAGAAACCAACTTCCACTGGAAGGACATAGAACTGAATGTTCCCACTGATGGAATCTACTGCAAGACTAAAGACCGCTCGTTGGTGGTTCCATTACATTGTTGTGTAAATGACAAACAAGAAATTATAAATTCTATAACCTGCAAAGTGAATGTTCATGCAAAAGAAGACGGTTTCGTATTATTTGTAACAGGAAACAAAGCGTCAACGGTGTACATGCCACAAGATGCTTATAAAGAAATGTTAAAAAGACAATGAAAAGGAGCCTGCCCATGAAAAGAACCGTATTGAGCCTTGTCCTTGTTCTTATCCTTGCCTATCCTGTATCCGCTCTTGACCTGTTTGGATATTCCATTACCCCGAAACAGGCAGAAAAAACAGAAGACGAAGTTGCAAAAGAACGTGAAAAACAAATTGAACTGTTTGAATCACTTGGTGTCTTGAAAACAACTACGCAGGTTGATGCCAGTGGCAGCGCAATCATCATGATGATGACAAAAGATAATACTGGTGTTTTTACCTACCAATATGTAACTACCGCTGACACCACGAACTTTGAAGAGCTACTTGCGCAGAAAGGACTGATTCGACCAAAAGTCAATAAAGAAACAGGCAAGGTCGAAAAACATATCATGGTGTTTAACCCTAAAGACCGACACACATACGTATGGGTGCCATTATCTCAAGCCCGTGAAGTTGCCAAACGCATAAAAGAAACTGGCAAAACGGTGCCCGTAAAAGAAGTGCCACGCAGATTGAACACTAACGATATCAGGCAAATGGACTTCACAACATCATTCTAAAAGCTAAAATACAGTATACATACACGAGCCAGAGAGTGAAAAAGCTCTCTGGCTTTTTTATTGTGCGTATTATATATAATAAATAACCAAACCACACACGGAGGGCTGTCTTATGTCGTGGGAACTATTATGGGAAAAAGAAAAAGAACTGATTCTACTACTGGAAGAAATAAGAGAAAAGCGTTTCATAAATGAAGGACGCAGAAAAATTATAGATATAGAAGGCAAAACAAATAACATTTTTGATGAAATGCCACGACAAAATTTCAACAAGAACGCCTCTGCGCCGAGTCAAATTATTCAACAGGCAGATGTTTTTCAACAAAACATTTCACTCGACGATTCTGATTTCATGGGATGTTTGTTTGATTTGGAAAAAAAGTTACAAAATAACAATTTGACATTACCCGAAAACTTGTTATTAATAAGCAAGCCACAAGTTAGTCAAAATAACCAAACTGGGAGACGAACAGTTTTGCCCTCTGAGGACTTGAAACCACTGATTACAAAAGCTGCGAACTTATCATTAACCGTTTTTAACCTACATCAAGAACTTGCAGGAGATGAATTGTATTTGTGCGATACATTAACTATTAAACAGGCTAATATTAATGCTGGTGGTGATGGCTTCAAAGAAATAGATGGGGAGAAGCAAGAACTTCCAGAACAACCTTTATCAAAAACATGCCCAAAACGTAATGGTAGTTGGGAATTAGGCTCATGGTTGTTTGAGTGTGTGCTTTGTCCTGTGAATTTTCAACAGACTGGAGAAAGATTTGATGCGTGGCAAAAATTCTTGTCTGAAATTAAAACAAAAAATAAGTCGGGGGAACAATCGAATGCTTAAAGTAACACTGGCAACAGAACCTTCTAAAAAAGATATTTCTACGTGCGAAAGTGATTTCCGCAGAGAAACTGTAGCGATTGCTGAAAATTTTGCTGAAAATGTATACGATACATGGACATGGACAAAGAACAGAATGTGCTTAGTCCTCGATAGCGACATTACACCATCTCGCCACCATGCTGAAGCAAAGCAAAGGGAATATGTTAAAACTGGCGCAGAAGGAATATGGGACACAAGCTCACAAGTTTTATTCTCTTACATAAGAGAGCACACGCCAATAGTCCTCGAAAAAGTTGAAGATATCACTTGCCCCAATATGAATTGTAGAGCCAAATTAAAAATTTACACAAACAAAATTAAAGGCGTTCGTGACGCATGGGACAAATTTTGGATAGCTAAAAAGACGCTGTTAGAAATTGAGAAAAACTCAAGGATTGAAGCATTGGTGAATCTTGCCAGAAACGCTCGTAAAAAATTCAAATTAGTGCCTGACAGCACGAAGTGCTATGATGTTTCATTAAATTTATTGCCTATATATAAAAAACAAGTTTTTCTTGAAGAGCTTACAGAAAAACTTGACAAAATTATGGAAAATTCAATAAAACAATTTGTTAATGCCGTAATAAAAGGACTCCCTGACATGGTCGATGCTGAGTGCAGGTGTGGATTCTGCAAGCATCACCTACACATTGAAGGTGATTGATAAAAAATATTTTTTTCCATTCTAATGTGCATATAATAGATACTGTATACATATACTACAGTATGGAGAATAGACATGCACTGGGAAGATGAAAAGCTGGTTGGCTGGATGCAATTGTATCCCGGCACCAGAAAATCCATTATATCAATCATGATTCGCAGGTATAAAAACCTGATTTATAAAGAACTTGCAAAGCAATGCGACCCAAGATATGATAGAGATGATTTATCGCAACAGATAATTTTAATCTTTGTTCAGCTATTGGAGGAATTTGACGCCAGTAAAGGGGTTCCTCTCGCTGGCTTTTTAAAATCAAAACTTTCCAATAGGGTTTACAACTATTTCAAAAGTCTCGTAAAAACATGGAAAGGTGAAATGCCAGTAGAAATATTTGCCGACGATGAAGATGGCATTTTTGGCACTTATGAATTGGACGAGCAAGCCTATGTTATGGACATCTGGTGCGATATTTACAAAGCTCTCTCAAGGGATAAATTCGAAGCATTGTATTGGCGATATAGAGCAAATTTCTGCAATTCAGAAATAGGCATTATGTTAGATATCGAACCCGACGCAGCAGGAAAACTTGTAGATGGAGCATGTATCTCACTGAGATATTGTCACCCCTTCCTCGAAAAATATTCCCCAACACTCTTAGAAAGTGCCGTAAAAAAAGGACAGGATAAAAATAGAGATAAACATGCAATCAAAAACCACTACCATGCAATTCGCAAAATTCTACAGGACACATGCAATATAACTATCGCCTCTAGTGAGTCTGATAATCATGTAAATAATATTAATAAGATTATTGCGAAAGCTGAGATGAATGAATCTCACCACATGCGCAAATTGGTTTCAGAGCTTTTGAAAAGATGTAATTTGACAGGATTGAACCCCTATGCTACCTCTACCCAAGCTTGAGAATAAAAAAGAAGACATTATCTTCAGAATGTCTTTCAAGGCTACAAATCATCCAGTGCAGATGTATAATCGCATATTTGTTAGCACAAGAGCCTTGCAATTGGCAGGGGTTGACCCGACATCTCAACCATCAGTAGAAATGTGGTTACAAAATCTTTATCAGGCTTATTTCAAAATCAGAGATGCAACCGTAGGGCGCATGGGACAAAACGCATCGCAAGACCAAATGAAAGCATTAATAACTGGCTATTGCGAAGTTTTAAGGCAAGATTCATGTGTTCAAGACTATTGGGTAACAATATATGAGGGTGATGCAAAAAAATGTGATAGCCGACAGATGAATCTTTAAGTTGACAATATCAAACCGTGTTTTATAATAGGAGTAGATAATGGACAAATGTTATCGTTGTGGGAACGAACCTTTCCTGAGTAAATATTACGAGGAAATAGATGGCGAAGAAAGAATGGTATGTGGAAAATGCAGAGATATTGTATGCAGCATTTGCGGTAAAACAAAATTCAAAGACAATGTTGCTCGCTGGACTCACACCATAGATAAGGAAACTGGCGAAATGCTTAACTTTGGCGACTGCTGTGTCTTTGTAGAAGGAAAGGTTGACCCCATTAAAGCAGGAATAGCCAAATACAACAATCTCAAACATAAAAGCCCTGAAGTGATTGAACGAATGAATCAAGAATCTCAACGAAAAAATGCACAACGACAAAGTATGTTGGGGGACAGTGCCTTTACAGGAAACCTTATTGATAATTGGGCGAGAAGTAAACAAAAAAATAAGATTATAACAGGGAAATGATTTGATGGGTATCGACTATTACAAAACAATGCTAGATTTGATATGCTTGGCTACAGCCTTGCCAATTTGGATATTTACTGTGCATGGAGATAGCTTTGCCTATTGGTTCGTGATTGTGACTGAAGATTTAAGATTTAGAAAGATTCTGCGCAATTATAAAAAAGGCTGCGAAGTCCTTTTTCATAACAGAGTTAAAATCGTCGAAGAAATGGGGCAGGATGGCTCCAAACGTCTCGCCGAGCGTTTAAATGAAGCTATTCCAAAAACAATCATAGCTATCGAAACCTTACTGGCTAAAGACATATATATATCATTAGACACATACGAAGAAATATTGCGCACAAAGATTTTCCCCAATTTGATAGGGATTGGCTTTTCTCTAACAATTTCCTTATTAGTCAAAACAGAACGTAAAGCGTTGATAACAGACACTTTTAAATCCGACAAACTAATTAGTCAGGACGAGTTTTCTAAAATAATAGAAACATTAACCATTGGCATATTACAAGCCCCCCAAATGATTTGGCAACGCAACGAAGCATTAGATAAAGCACTCCTGCAAGCAGCAAGATATGCATTTGCAAAGAAACCCTCTGACGAACTGGACGATTGTATTGATGGTTGGGTTGCTAACATGTATGAACCACAATCTCGTTGACATTTGCGCTCCTCTCGTTATAATAAAAACGAAGGGAGATTTTTTATGGCAATATTCATGTGTAAGAAACAAAAACTTAGCGACCTATTCTCTGTAATAGCCAATGAAGCAAAACGATATCAATTGATTCTGAATTTCAACGATAAATCACCAGTGCTTACAGAAACAGTGAACAAACTTCTTGAAAGCTATCCTACAACAGACATTAAAAAAGCTACAAAAGAAAATCTTGCCGAAACATTTTTGTTGTCAGACAAGTGGTTAACAATCATTGTTAATGGGAAAGAATCATTGCCCCTTGACCTCCCAACTCTTAAACAAAAACGCATGTTGACACCATTTGTTACAATGGAGATACATGAAGCTCTCTCAGGGGAATCTGTGAACCTCTTCCTAACAAGGTGTAGCGATGACAATGAAATCGTTAGGAGCATGTATAGTTTTGTGGTTCAATAAACAGGTGGCGAAAAACCAATTTAAGTGTAATATATTTAATAGGAAAGGCTCGGTTATCCTTTTCGGTTTGGTTTTTTACCTCCCTTTTTTATTGGGAGGTTTTTTTTGTTAAGTCCAATACTACAAAACATATTAGTTCAATGTGGCAAAAAACATTACATAATTGCCGTATGGGTAGACAAGACAAATCTACACGTTCCTACTTTGCCTACAAATGTAATTATAAATCACAATGCGACAAATATAGAATTTTTCTTTGAGGGGAAAGAATCGTCGCAAGACAGCCAAATTGACTTGCAACAAATAGACGATAATTCTCATGTGAAAAAACTCGTGATTAAAAGTTACGACTGTGATTTTTGGCAACAAGATTCAGCCTCAGCAAAAGATATTAATGTGCCAATACTATTCACTGTAAATGAACTGTCTGATGGCAAACAAAGTAAGGCAGCCTTTGCAAAGACAATCCCACCAACAACGTTATTATTAGCAATATTACAATCAGCACTTTCTGCATTGTTTCCAAATGTGATAATTCAACAACCCTCGTCCCCAAATGAAATGGAATTGCTATAAAACTTGCTTGCCTGATTTTGTAACGTTCTAGCCCTATACCCCTCTCTCTCACTTACGAGCTTACATCTTGCCATGTAACCTCTCTGCTTATATGTTTTATCCCAGACCATGTTACTTGATGAGTATATGGCTTTCCTGTTAAAAAAGCCCCCTCGGTGTATCCCCTGTATCGTCTTTTGTTCCCCTTTTTTTATTGACATCCATCAACTACCTTATATAATTTTTTTATTGACATCCATCAACTACCTTATATAATAAGGGTAATATTTAAGGAATGAGGTTGTCCTAATGGGAAAAGACCGTGACAAATTATTATCTCACGTTGCTTATCAGACTGAGTTAATGTCTGAGATAAATCGTTGCCGTCTGGTATTCCTTGACGCTATGGTAAGGGAAGGGATTATTACCGACGAGCAGAAAGTTGCCATGTCTGCATACATACTTCAGCTCGTTAATAAACATGTAGTAGGCACGAGCACATGGTCATTATTTGGTGAAGCCAGTGGTAAGATAGACGATAATGGCACCTACTTTGAAGTTGTTAAACTTACATCTGTGCCTGATTACGTTGATGACATCATTGACGTCCTGAATGAACAGATAGATGTACCTGAAAGATTACCCAAGAACCGAAAACCTGTTGTCAAAAAATCTGGCAATAAAATTATCCCTTTTAAAGATTACCATAAACCCGATACCGTCAAGGATGGCAAGAATGACGAAGACCAGTCTGGGTGATTTAGCTGCCATATATCCTTGTGTTATGTGTGGCTACTGTTGCATGAAGGTTCCTTGTGCTTATGGCTCAGTGAATCCTGATACTGGTTGGTGTGTTCATCTTGTATTACATAAAGAGACTGCCGAATATAAACAGTATGCTTGTGGACATTATGACGAAATTGTTAAGATTCCGGGTGCGTGGATTAATCCTGCTTTCGGATATGGTTGCAGCTCAACACTTTTCAATTGTCAGAGAAGTAAGGTAGTTCATGGGTTAAAGAAGGAAAAAGAAAACAATGAAGATAGTATTTGAAGGATTTACTCAAGCGATGGATGGTGAAAATTTGCTGGTGAATACCGTAACAGACGAACCCGTAAAAATAATGGTAAAAGATAAAAAGAAACGATGGGAGCTTTATTGTAAAAAGGTAAGAGTTACCATTGAGGAAATGCCTGATGTCCAAAACGAACAGAATTGAGCCATCAGATAGAGAGCTTGTGTCCATAGTAAGCACCTTACGTGAATCTATCCTGTGTGCCATAGGGAAACCATTGATAGAGGACATTGCTCTTTACAATAAATTAAGGTTGCGCTGTATCAAAAAGGAACTTATCTCGGCAAAAGATTATCCTGAATTAAATTGGTCTATGGCAACAAAAGATACTATAACAAATGTTGTAGGCTCAGATATTTTTCAAGAAGATAAGATTGTTTCCCTCAAGGAGTATTAATGCATGAAAGAGATTAAAGGTGACTTGATTGCTCTTGCGAAACAGGGTGAATTTGATGTAATAGCCCACGGGTGCAATTGCTTCGTTAAGATGGGTGCTGGCATAGCTAAGTCTATCCGGCTGGCTTTCCCTGAAGCTTGGTATGCTGACAAGGACACTAAAGCTGGCGACAAAAAAAGCTTGGAACTTATACCTTTGCAGCATGTGGCAATGTAACAGTTGTCAATTGCTATACTCAGTTTGAATACTGGGGCAAAAAAGAACTTGTTGATTACGATGCCGTTAAGTCCTGCTTTGAAAAAATGAAACAGGAATTTTCTGGCAAGCGAATTGGAATCCCACTGATTGGTGCAGGTCTTGCTGGCGGTGATTGGAATAAAATTGCTGCTATAATTGATGAGGCTATGCAAGGTGAGGATATTACCCTTGTGAGGTATGTCCCTTGAATAAAACACAAGCCATAAAGATAATGTTAACTATTTCTGTATTGCTTACCGTGGCACTTGGTATCAAGCTTCACATGGAGAGTGTCAGATACGATGCTGAGGGTGCGATTCGTTTGATGGCTCAGGCTGAAGGTTACTGCATGTGTATCCGTGAAGGTGGCAAACCTTTCATTATGTATGATGTAGAATGGCGACACTTGCCAACTAAACCTGCGGAGAAACCATGACAAGAATGACTGTAAAAAAGAGTTGTAAACTTTTCCGAATGAATGAAAATAATGAGCCTGTGGTTTACGGTTTCGCTAAAGAGGGCAAAATGTTCGAGGTTGCCGATGTTGACCTTGTAGTCGGCAATACGATATATCGCAAGGTTACTATACCTGCGATGAATGTCCCAGATAAAATCTTTCTTGAGCTGGAAAACTTAGAATGAAGCACGATGTTGAATATGAAAAAGCTGTAGAAAAAGTATTTAGACAGGCTTGGGAAAAAGTAAAGAATTCTGCTCCCACGGCAATAATGTTTCAAGCTGTATTTCATGAGTATAATACAAAGTTGTTTAACAAGTCTGGCTTAAGCCGCAGCGATGTGACTTGGCATGGCAACAAAGTTGTGGTTGATTACATATATCCTTATTCGCTTGAAAAAATACGCCATGAATTTTCCTTGCCGGAAGATTTTAAACTGAATTAATTATGGGCACTACATATTGTTTGGTCAATACAAGAACCGAAGAAAGATATGAACTGGACAAGGGAAGTTGGAGCAATGTCTTCCCTCATGTAAACTCTAGGAATCTTGATAAAATACTAGACGACGATATGTTTCATTGTCGGAATCCCGGTCACAGCGAAGAAGTGGCAATAAATGAATTGTATCGCTGCATTTTAAGGCATGTGGCACAAGACTTTGACAGACAGATTCAATTGCAATGGTTCTATGACCTCGCACAAGATATTGTAAAATGGTCTCAACACGATGAAATCCTTTTCATGTCGGATGAATACTTTTACGATATATTTGGGGAATCACACGCTCCTGTCGCTGAAAAGTGCCCCGTTACGGGGTCGAGGTTTCAGTTGAAAGGAAGAGCTGTAGAATATTCACAAGAAATTTGATTGGAGTAATATAAATCCATGATTAGAAATGACAGCCTTATAATTTTTCAAAATTTTGAAACTGATATGAATCTTCCCAAGTGGAGGGTAAAAAACAGCAGAGTTGATGACGATGCAACTGAGAATGGTGGCTTCAATATCAACATGGACTCAATAATAAATATTCCTCGTCCAGCAGGTGCCTTAATCGATTCCAATTCTCTTTATCGAGATGAGTGCGAATTTTATGATTGGGCGTCCATGTCTTGGTGGCAAAGATTTATTCATTCCATAACAAAGACTCTATTCTTTCGTAAGCCAAAGTTTAAACCACAAAAAAGTGACAGACCTGCCCTGAAAGATATTAAAAGAGTTTTCGAGGAAGTGGTTGATAATGCATCAAGCATTAACTCAATCTCGTCCGAAAATCATGACGATGCCAGCATTGTTGGAATAATGCTGCTAGAACTTGCGGCTTACGGGAAATTACTTGAGCAGGCAAAAGAAAATGGGCAAACAGCACTATTTGAAAGTTTGCAGGACAATTCTATTGTGTTCCTTTATGAGGCAGTGCTGGCAGCATGTGGGTTTAATAAAATTATCACAGAAAAAATGTTAATTGAATTCCTGACAATGCAGCCCGATAAAAAGCCAACAGACGGACAGCCAGAACCAAAAAGATATTATTCAGGATTTCGTCTGGACTGGATGAAAAACTTTACCAGAGTTTTGCCAGTAGATGTTGCGGCTAAGAAAAAGATTGCTGACGAATTGAAAATATTCGACAATTATGTGGTTTTCCACTACGACCCTGAAGGTGCCGCAAATGCCATGACTAAGGCTGAGATAGAAGCAGCTAAAAAAGACCCTATCTTATTTGGCGTAATTAAAAATAGCAATAAGCTCTATTTTGTTGCAGACTGGATTGATGAATTCTGTGATTTAACAATGAAAGAGGTTGTTGAAAAGCTTAAAACAGACGGGAAAACAGACCAAGATTTCGAATTGGCAATGACTAATAACCGTTCAAAATTGGGAAAAATTGGTAACGCTCTTATTGAAGCAGAATTTAAAGAAATGGACGAAATAAAACGACTTGCAAAGGCATGGTTGTGCTAATTGGAGAAGTAAGATGATAAGACAATTTGTCAATAATCTATTCAGGAAAAACACAGTATCACAAAAACGAGCAATGGAAATACTTGCACTTGGCAGCAAGAATGAAAATTGGGATGAAGTCGCAACACCTGACGAAGTTAATATCATTTCCAAAAAATGGGAAACCATGCCAGACGATGCTTGCTGGCTCGACGCGCTGAAATCTATGGCAAAGGGTGACTCATGAAAAGGGCAGAAAGAATCTTGTGCGCAGCAATGCACATTGATGACAGAGTGAAGTGCCGTCCAAAATCACCAAAGAATATTAACACAGGCGTAGTTGTCTGTGGTTATCGTCACAGCGATTGTTTCTTTATTGCAGACGCACTATATCCGACGGGCTGGGAAAAGGCTTACACAGTAACACAAGGATTTTTAACCTCGAAAAATAGATTTCTCAATCGACAAGATGCTGCAAAAATTGCTTACATGGCTGAACAAGTTGATGAATTGGCAGAAACATTAATAAGCGAAGATTTGTATTGACAACCCTTCAACGCTGTTTATAATAAAGACATGAAGAGAGAAAAACAATACTGGATAACCGCAGACACACATCTTGGACATGACAAAATCCGTGTCTACTGTAACAGGCCCTTTAAATCTGTGCAGGAAATGGACGACACAATAATAATGAACTGGAACCAACTTGTATGCAAGGGTGACATAGTTTTTATGCTCGGTGATTTTGCTTTTGGCAATCATGAGGCTGTAAATAATTATATCAAGAAATTAAATGGCAGCATAATCTTTGTTAAAGGGAACCATGATAGAGGGCTGGAAACTTGGTGCAAAATAAATGGGCAAAAGCTGCATGAATCTTATACATTCAAGATTTATGGTGAAGAAATCTTTATGGCACACTTTGCTCATAGAGTTTGGCATAAATCACATTATGGTACAATTCATGCTTATGGACATTCACATGACATGTTGCCACCATTAGGGCTTTCTATGGATGCAGGAGTCGATGGAAATAATTTTAAGCCCCACAATATTAAAGATTTTATAAAAAGAATGGAACCAATCAGAGAGCAAATGATTAAAGAGGGGCTAATTTTTGTTAACAAACACAGAAAATGAACCTATAAAACTTATAGGGGTGATAGAAAAGCTTGAACCTTTACCATCTTACTCAAGAACTGGATATGCGTTTTTAACGTGGTTCAATTCTATTGATGAAATAGCTCAGTTTATTGCTGGCAATTCATTGCCCTGCATAGTCGGGCCTTTTCTTGTAAAAGAACTATGGGACGCAGAGATGCAAATGAAATCTGAATACGCTATAAACTATACGATTGATTCTGGCAAAATCAATCAAGCTGAAATGGTGTCCGAAAATACAACAATTTTTAAGATATTTTTCACTGAAAATAGTGCAAATATAAAATATGATTGAATTGAGGAAAATAAATGGCTGCCTTTATAGGTGTTCTCATTGTGGGCGTTATATTGACTTTAGCCTGCCAAGCCATATTTTTTATAATTATTGACGGCTTGACGATTAGAATTAGAGTTAAGTTGTTAATAATTTGTTTCGGTCTCATTTACGTTAATGTAGTGTCTTATTTTTTTTCACATTTCCGGTAGCGTGTAATAAGGTATTTTTTTATTCTTCTTTTTGCCTTGCCTGTTGGCAAGGCTTTTCATTTTCAAGCATATTATAAATTAAAGTATTCTTAGAACTCATCGAAGGAGAGATATATGTCTCGCAAAATTAAATTAATATCGCCAGCGCAAGATGATGTCGACATTCCGATAAAGCCTAGCTTTTTATGGGGGCTTTCGCCGTCAGCGCCGACTAATTTAGTGGTATCATCAATCAATAGCGCAACATCTGCTACATTGCAATGGAACCATGTTCCAGACTCAACCAGTTACAATATATACGTAGATGAAATTAATATCGGCAATACAATCGTTAATTATTTTGACATCGCGAATTTGGCTCCCAATTCTTATCAAAACTTAGGTGTGTCATCGGTTAACGTCAATGGTGAATCAAGCATAAGTTTTATCCCTAATATAATCACATCTGTTACTGCGGATATTAACATGTTGTCCTCTACCGAGGTAATATTGTCTTGGCTGCCGATACCATCCGCTACAAGTTACCGTGTGTGGGCGGATTCATTAGGATATGATTCGACTTTTACAGCAGACATCACACAAGCTACAATAGCAATCCCCGCTGGCAGCAACAATGATTTTTCTTTGACGGCTCTTGTCGATGGCGAATTAACCCCCGTGACTACAATAACAGTTAATTCCCCACCCGACGACATTACGAACTTCACAGCCTCTGCCATAACAGAATCAGGCTTTACTTTGCAATGGTTTGAATCCTCGGGGGCAGAGTCTTATCGCTTGTGGGACACTTTGTCGTCATATGAAGAAACTTTTGTTATTGGTATCGGCAATAAAGTTTTTACAGATGTAAGCCCCGACACGACTTTTTCTTTTAAACTGGTGGCGATAAGCGACACGCCGACTGGCACTGTTGAAACGTCGCCAGCATCTATTATCGTTACAACTTCATCATGGAACCCTCCTGCGCTTAATCCACAACTTGCCGACGTGCAAGGGGAAAGCATTACGATGACATGGTTTGATATCGGTGCAGATAACTATACAGTGTATTTAAACGGGACACCCATAGCTGCTACAACATCCACGTCTTATATTTTTACAGGCTTGAATTTTGATACCGCTTACACGTTAGGCGTGCGAGGGCATCTTGCAACCAGCTACACCAGCATTGAAACGATTGACGCAACAACGCTTGCGCAAATTTGGGTAACTAATCTCACGCCAACCTCCTTCACAGTGAATTGGCTTCCGTTCAATGATGGCGTCTCATACACCGTGTTAAATAATGGGGTTATTTTATCACAAACAGTTTTCCCCCCGAATCTATATTGGGATGTTACAAGCCAGCCTGAAACGAATAATTACATAACCATTAAAGCGAAAGATGAAAACAGTAATTGGGTTGGTATCGATTTGTTAATCACTGTCACGACGCCAGCAGCTTGAAGCAGAGGAGTATAAAACATGACAAGACAAATAACACTTGTTAGCCCAGCGCATAATTCAACAGATAATTTTGAAGATTTAACTTTTAAGTGGGTCGTCTCAACAGAGTCGCCGCCCACTCTTAAAATTCTAAACTTGCAGGCAGAAAGTTGCGATTTGATGTGGCAACCTGACCCATATGCTGTCAGTTACAATATTTACAAAGATTCTGTGCTGGTAGAGAATGTATCCAATCTATTGTCGAAATATTCATTTACCACATTAACACCATGTTCATCGCACACACTTGGCGTGTCGGCAATAGATTCTCTCGGCGTAGAATCAGCAACTAGTGAAGTAACTGTGCAAACTTTGGCCTCAACGCTAGTCACAGGGATTAACGCTACTAATGTAACGACAACCAGTTTCACTTTAAATTGGAACCATAACGGCTGCTGTAATAATGGCTATCATATATGGGGTAATTGTATCTCAGGTGGAAGTAATATTAACGAGACGTTGCCGTCCGGTTCGACTACATTAGAGCTAACAGGGTTGTTTGTGGGGGCACAATATATACTGTATCTCGCAGGGATAAAAGACGGTGTAGAACAAGAGGCTGTAGTGTTTAAAACCGCAACACAAACCACTGCGCTAGTGTCGCCATCTGTACAAGGATTGACATCAACTACTGCAACAGTTTCTTTTGATGCAATTGCAGCGGTAGAAGGCTATAGAATATATGACGATACAGGACTCGTAAATGAATTTTTTGACCAGCCAACTTCTTTTCCAACAACTATTTCTCGAACAATAACAGGGCTTACGTCTTATACCAATTATAATCTTTATCTTGTAGCTATAAAATATGGCATAGAATCCGTTCCTTCGGCACCATTGCAGATAACGACGTTGCCAGCTCCAGTTCAGAACGTAAGCTTTGGCGAAGTCACTGCATCATCTATAGAGCTAACATGGGATGCTGAAACAGATGTTGATGGCTTTCACATTGTTGAAACTAATATGACGTCCAATGCAACATTTACACCTCTCCCGACAGACACAAATTACATCCATACGGGCTTAACATATGGAAATTATCACTATACAATAACCTCCATAAAAAATGGGACATATTCCGAACCTGTAGACATATGGGTTACTACCGCCATTCCGCCAATCAACGACCTAATAGTTTCATCTACAACGACTGAGTCAATTACTTTTGCGTGGACACCTATGTCATATACAGGCTCTTATTCAAATGCTGATGCTTACGGGTATGTTTTCGAGACTGCGGATGGGAACATATCTTTAAATACTGATGATTATGGAGGAATACTCGTAATCTCCTCGTCGGAATACCACTTTACTGTGCCCAATTTAACTCCTGAGACGAATTATGATTGGCAAATGTATTCACTCGCAAGCAATCCAAGTTCAGCCAATGCTATCCAGCCCTCTGAAAAAACACCCATTTTGAATGTAACAACTGCAAGTGTCCCACCTGAACTTATAACAGATTTCACAATATTATCAAAAACTGAAACATCAATTGAGGTGGGATGGGTTGAATCGTCTAACGCAGAGTCATATAGAGTCTGGGCTACAAAACAAGGCAGTAGCGTGATTGAATTTGACCAAAATTATCCTGCTGGCACAAATTCAGCAATAATAACCTTAGCTGCAATAGATGCGGGGCAGTATTTTAATTGCTATATAACATCAGAGAGAAAAAGCCTTGTCTCAGCGGAAACATCTTTAGTGGCAAATACATTATGCGCTGCACCTACCGCCTTGACATTGCTGTCACAACAGACTATTGATGAATTAAATTGCGAGGTTACATTAACATGGCTCTCGTCTGAGGGTGTGGTCGGTTATTACTATCTCCATAATTTGACGACTGATGAAATTCATAATGTTTATGAAGGCACACAAAAAACGTTAACTTTGGCATGTGCGCAAGATTTTTCATTCCTTGTATATAAAGAAAACAACAATGATATAAATACAAGGTCTACTCCATCAAATACGCTCTCCATTACTACATTATTGCCATTAGTATTGCCTGTAACCAATCTTTTACAGCTTGATGCATCTGAAACGAGTGCTTCAATCGAATGGTCTGCTTCCAGCGGCGCAACATTATACAAAGTTTATTATGGCGACGGCTCTACTTGGACATTAGCAGGTGAAACAGTCGACACTCAATATGAAATAACGGGGCTTGTTGCTGCTGTTAATTTATTTGCTAAAGTCGAATCTTATAATGGTGATGGCGCAACAATGACATCAGGGCATCCAACTGTAGCATTACAACTCGCACCTGCAACCATCACTGGACTCTCACAAACTGGCTCAATTCAGACTGACACAATTCGTGTGGGCTGGGATGGCAGTAATTATGAATCTGGCGATTTGTTACAATTACACCTCGTGAATTTATCTACTATGGAAGAAACAACCTCTTCTTTGCCAGCTACAAGTTATGCAGAGAATATTTCCAGCTTTATTTCGCCAGAAAACTCTACTGGCGAAACCTTTTCAATCACTGCACAAATTCAAAAGCAAGGCAACCCATATCTGTCTGTGGCTAGTGCCCCAATAACAGCTTATACTGCACCTAAAAACTTACAACTACAACATGTTAGCAGCGATGTTGAAACTTTAAATATTAGCTGGACATCTTCACCGAGCGCAACTGATTATACAGTAGAAGCATTAGTTGGCGGTGTAGTGCAAGCTACAAACATCGCCACTACTCCAGATGTTTATCAATTTACCAATCTATCTATAACTGACGGGTTAGAATTTGACATCCTTGTCAAGCCAAAAACATCATCCACAGGGCTGTCTTACTATTACGACCCTGCCAGTAGCTATCCTGTGCCAGAAAGAATGTATACGCAAATAAACCCTGTTTCTTCATTTAATGCTTCTCTTAACGGGAACAACGTTGATTTGAACTGGTTTCATCTTAAGTATGTTATTAATGGCTTGGAATTGCATTATGCTTACCATATCACTTGCGCTGAAACAGGACTTGATATTATGGCTGACAAATCTGCAACAACATTTAGTCATACGGATGCGATTTTAGGTCAAGCATCGGGCACAGTATTAACATATAACATTGTCGTTAAAAACAGATATGAACTAACAAATGGCATTACATATGCTAACTCAGAGCCTGTTACTGTTACTGTGACAGTGCCTTAAGAGGAAAGGATTCTTATGCTAAATTATTTGCAAATTTCAGACAATCAGATTTTTTCAACCGTTTTGCACTCTATAGCTGTAACAGGAAATTCAATTTCTCTGTCTGCAATTAACGTTACGTTGCCATCAGGGACTTATTACTGGCGAATTAAAACTGTTATAAACGACCAGCCAGACACATACACATTCCCGAACAGGTTTGATGTAAAGACATTTGATAATAATTACCTGTTATCTGTTACGGATGGCATAAACAACATTCAACAAAACGTTACAGATGTAACAAGTGCCACGTTGAACCAATATCTCGATTCAGATACAACATATTCTTGGTCGGTTACTGGCAATGGTACCATTTCGGTCGAGTCTCAAAATTTTACAACTTTAAATTTAATCAACCAACCTGCAAATGCAGACATTATCCGCAATATAGACAACAGCATTACGCTTACATGGGCATCTGTAATTGGCGCAACTGGTTACAAGGTTTTATATAAAATGGATTACCATAGCGATTATAACGGCACAGGCTTAACTCTTGATGCCGATGGGTTAATACCTGCCAATTCACCTGTAATTGTTGCTGAAACTGAAACATCTCTTACGCTTTACAATCTGCTCGCAGACACAACTTATTGGTTTGCGATACAGGCTACTGATGCAAGAGGTGACTCGACACCATTAAAGATTCCGGGAAACGTAAGCTTTAGCGCATCTGCTGGCGGTCAAACTGTTCTGCCAGCTCCTGCCGACATTGACCTTGTGGTCGACCAAGAAACTCACGACATGACCATTACTTGGACGCAGGAAGAACAATGACATATTGGCGTAAAAATATAGACAAAAGCAAGATTCAACCCAAAAGATATAAGGGCAAAATTACTGGCATTTACCCTGACCTACAGTCAAGGATGCAAATTGAGGTAACTTTCGACCTGAACGGGAAACCCACGCTCGTCAAAAAGCTGATACAACAGTTAAACTTTGTCCCAAAAGTTGACGATGAGGTTCTGGTTGAGTTTTATCCTCAAAAAAACGGCGTGATTATCAACATAAGAAAAATATAAATCCTGAATATGGTAGAGAAATCTACCATATTTTTTTCTTAAATCGCTTGACACTTTTTTGTATTTTGTTATAATTAAAGTATAAGAAATATAAGAAAAAACAAAGGAGTCAAACATGAACGCAACTGTAACTGCAAGCTATAACAACAAACTTCAGGTGGTAAAAGAGCTTTCTACTCTTACTCCCAAAGAACAGATGGTTGAAATTGCAGCGTTTCAGGCTGAATATTACAGTATGGCTAAGAAGATGTTCAACAAAGTTGATACTAAGAAATGTTCCTTTGTTCTTAAAGTTGGATTGTGACATGTTATTTATTTCAGAAATTTTGTAATTGACATTCAAGCCTTAAATTTTATAATGAGCTTGAGGTGAAATTATGAGTTATGATGTGTCTTTCGACAAGAAAAGTGGCGGCCCCGTAATATTAGGGCAAAAACACGAACTCAGTGGCGGCATTTGTGCACTTGGCGGCACTGATGAAGCTTGGCTGAATATTACCTACAATTACAGCTCTCATTATTACAAGATAATGCCGAATGGTATTTATTCCCTACAGGGAAAATCACTTGAACAAATTATTACCATTTTAGAAACAGCCATCAATAAGCTATCACCTGAAACCGAGACAGATAATTACTGGGACGGCACAGAAGGCAACGCAAGGCTTGCCCTTGTTAATCTTTTGGCGTTGGCAAAAATCGTGATGGCTGCTGACCCGGAGGCAACAATCAAAATACGTTAAAGTATTACATAGAATAGCTACAGAATGGAGCGACCTTGCTTTGCCAAAATATTATCAAACAAAAGATGGACACATTGTAGAAATTGTAGAAATGATGATAATGCCTAATGAAATCCCACCCTACCTTGTAAGGCTTGTAAAGGAAGGTAAAGACACACCCGCCAGATTAAAACTCTGGCTTGAAAAGAATGAGTTAATGCCTGTAGATTATGACGAAGACTTGCTGCCAGAATAAACAGATTTTATGTTACGACGGTTACACTGTATGCCGCGCATGTTTCTTATTGGCAAAAAAGTCTGATTCATTAAAGTGTGATTGTTGTGGGCAACAAGATGCTGGCACATTTTATATTAAACCTCTTGAAGCTAAGTTTGCATTTTGCTTGGTCTGTTTTCTTAGATTAGAAGAAATAACTTGACATGCCTTGGCTCACATTTATAATAAATGTAAAAGGAGCCAGTTATGAAAAAACAAGATGCCTATCAATTAGTCCAGCAGGGTGAAACCGTTTACTTGGTAGCCGTTGCTTACTGTAGAAACAAGCAGATTGGGCAGAATATTCTTGTAATGAGTCACAAACCATCCTCTAAAAAAGAATTCGAGAATGACGTAAATGTGTTTAAGACCGAATTCAAAGAGGCTTATCGTTTCCCAACATCAGCAGACAAATTACTTAAATGCTTTTTTGTACCTGCCAGACGTTTCGTGTTCAGGTTCCTTAAAAAACTGCCAAAAGCAGCAGGTATAATTACAGAAAATAAAACACCGCAGTCAGGAGAAAAAGCTGCATGAGCAACATTGTTCAATTAACAGGAAAAAAGCCAATGACAAAAGAAACCTGTATGAAGCTTTACGATAAGCTCATAAGCGTCTTCGGTGAAAATGATGTAAGACTCGCTATCGAAGTTATATGCGACGGCAACATGAAAACTGTAGACAATCAAAAAGATGCGGAAGACACACTGGATAACATATCATGAGTAAAAACATAAAACGCTGGTGGTATTACCAGCTTGTTCAAGATTTTGATGCTGATGGCAATGAATACCTCACCTTGAAAGAAGTGTTCTGGAAACAAATAGGAAAACGTAAACCTACAATTTGGCTTTATCAGGACGCTCAAATAAATGCAGCCTCTGTCGATGATTTTGTTGCATTAATGAATACAATCATCAAAGATGCAAAGAAACATCCTGTAGTGCCCAAAAAATCGCTTCCAAGCCCTAAAAAAATGGAGGCTGAATACGAAAAGGTATTTGCAGAATGACATTTTTAATCCAAACCGTAGGCAATCGTATTGTTCACGACTTCGCCTTTGATTTGATAGAATCAATTAATTATCAGAATTGGTATGCTGGCATTCCTAAATTTTCTTACCAGCAATGTGAATTAAATCAAATAAAAGATATGCCCGAACTTCATCCTATAGATGATTGGGGAAATTATACCCCCGTAGGCACTTTAGAATTTGTGTTTGAATTTATGGACAAGATTCTACACTTACCACCACCGAAGCCTATTAACATTCCCACAGAGCTTAAAACAGAAACTTTTCTTAAACGCAAAGTGGGATTTATGTCGATTCCAGAGGAATCACCAGCTCCAGCAAAACTATTTATCAAATCTGCGTCAGCTTACAAAAAATTTACTGATGTAACATCAAGTAATACAAAAATTCCAGCAGACCTTTACTTCATATCTGAAGAAATTGAGATAGATAGTGAATGGCGAGCTTTTGTCTGGCACAAAAAACTGGTCGGGCTGCAACACTATCTTGGAGAATTTACTTTATTCCCCGACGTTCCCCTGATACAGCAGATGGTCGACACTTACAACGATTGTCCGCCAGCATATACACTCGATGTAGGGATAAACAAACAGGGAACATTTGTAATTGAGGTTCACCCGTTGGTATCATGTGGACTTTATGGATTCAATGACCATAAAATTTTGCCACAAATGATGATAGCTGCTTTTTATTATTTTAAAGAGGTTGCAAATGCAGGAAATAAAAGCGTATAAAGCAAAAGATGGCACTATATTCGAGGATGCTCTTGAATGTTGGAAACATAATACCAAGAACGAACTGCGAGAGCATATCACAAATTTAATAAAAAATTATCCAGAAGCCGACATTAAAGGTGACTGTATCGCCGTTCCTTATCGTGTGGAACAAATCTTAACTATTATCCAAGATAATGAAAAATTATTGACCCTGCTGCTTCAACTGTCTTTTAAGACTGCGCCACGAACTGAATGTTCGAGTCGGCTAGAAGCACTTGAACATAAACTCTCGGAACAAAAACATCAGATTACAATCCAACAAGAAGCTCTTCATAAAAAAAATCTTGAGCTTGATGCTTTACATCATGTTTGGTGTAGCGGGGGATGCGACACAGGCGTCCATCGTTATACAAATGAAACGTTAACGGATGAGATTGTTGAGCAAGCTCAAAAGTCTGTCGCACGTTTGGTAGAATACTGGAACAATTACAAAGCAAAAAAATAAATGCCCTTTCATTCTTTTGACACAACACATTTACAACTGGCAGCGCAGGTCTACATCCAACGCAAGTTGAGAATGGCTCACCCCGTAGGAATCTTAACTTTTAACGGACAGTGGCTTCCTGATGAATTGGAAAAACAAGCTTGCTGTGATGAGGTTAAACCATCTAACAACCTCAACAGATTAGAAATCCATTGCAGAACCATTAAACACGTAGCGTATCTCCATACCGTCCCTGAAGATGAGCTTAGGCTAATGATAAACATCATCGAAAGAAACGGCAACACAGAAGATAACGAAACAAAATTGAACCACAAAATCCTCAAAAGAATCTACAAACTCTTAACTTGTATCTTGTACCTCCAACAAAAATATCTTTTCAGACAAACTCCCGCAGACAAAGCGTCAATGAATCTCCTATGATTTACAAATAAAAAAGGTGTGGTAAAAATACCACACCTTTTTCTTATCTACTCTATATTAGCAGGTTACACCTTCAACTTTGGTATGCCCTTCCAGAATTGCGGTAAACAGGTTATTGAGCAATGTTTTTACCTGTTCGTGTTGCTCGGCTGTGGCAGAATATACAATACGTCCGTCAAAATCTTGCCATTTGCAGCCACTCTTATGCAAGATATCGGCTACTACGGCAGGGTCAATGAATTTCATACTCTCTGGCAAGAAGTATGGATTCTTTTTGCCATTTCCATTGCTGGCAATCTTTTCAACCTGAGCCTTAGTGTCGAACACAAATTCTTTTTGCTCTACAGGCTTAGGTTCCGCTGTTTTCATAAATTCAGGGTCTTTCTCAGCGTATTCAGGCTTTTTGATTGAGTATTCATTAACATCTTTGACTTCTAATCCATGTTTGTAGTTGTAGTAGCAAAGAGCATAAAAGTTCGCCATGTCGCCACGCTTGGCTTTGTAATTGCGCCAATTTTTTACAGCAAATTTTAACAAAGTATGCACTTTTTCTTTTGCATCTTCACGGGCTTTTTGGATTGTAGCCATCCCATCCCAAATGACATCATGGGTTTTTTGCTCATAGCCCTTAATAAGTGCCTGAACAAAAACGTCGACCAATTTACTCATAGATTGCGGATATTTTTTCCTTATTGCTGCCAATGAAAATTCAATAAGCTCAAGAAAAGAATGATAGCCCACAATTTCAAGCAGATTTTTAGCTTGAGGGGATTTCCCTGTGCAATCGACAACATTAAGTTCAATCATGTCGAATTGAATAATGCGGTGCCATTCATCCTGCCCATTTCTGTGTCGAGTAACTTGGTGACACATGTTAAAAAGATATTTGATTGTTTTGACAATCTGGTCTTTTATAACTGAGCCAGCTCTGAGAGTCTTATTTCTACTTTTTTTGCCCGGTATCGACAAACTCTCATACTTCGGCAGCTCTATCCCACTGTCCTTATGACGAGACGTAAAAAACAGCCTCATCGTGTTCAGTTACTGCATTGTCCTGCACCACAAACAAGTTCCTGATTGCACCAATCATCGCAGGCGATTTAACAAGTTGTCGTTGGACATCGTAACAAACATCCACAAGCAAGCCACTGTGCTTTTCAGCAACGGGTAAAACCAATGATTTTGCCATACGCAAAAACTCCTATATATTTTAAGTTAAACACATTATATCTACTTGTTTTAAATTGTCAAATTAAAATTAACTATTGCCAGCCTCTGCGATGCCAAATATCGTCTAGGATAATAAAAAATAGTATTTTGTGCAGCCTAACGTATAATAAAATTATACGGACACAAATAGACACTCTATGAAAGGAGTTCCTATTTTAAAAATTAGCAATAAAGTGTCCGTATTTTTAATTTTAGGCTCTTATTGTAATCCGTTTTTCTGTCGGCAAACCATAATTTTTTATTACAGCAATCGGCTTATTCATAACTTTTGCCATATTTTTAGCCGTAGCAAGAGCATTATTCATACTTAACTTTCTAGCAGACGACAGCGACTCATTCCAGCCAGCACCAGTCCAGAACTGATTATTTTGGTTCATAAGCGACCATGTTTGTATTTTTGCCACAATCAGACGCTCCTCTTATCCCACCATTGATAAACTTCATTTTCGGTCACACGTCTGCCAATCTGTTTTTCCAGATTAGCCCATGTCCTCTGGAGGCTTTTCAGTTTTCTCATGGCTTCTGCATGAGAAACTTCACCATCACAGTAAAGATTTTCAGGCTCCATCGCCATTGAAACACGAAAAAATGAATCCATCAGGTCATTTTCTTGCTCGGCTGTCATCTTTCTCATTTGGTAGCTCCTTTTTTTTCTTTATAATATAATTATAACAAAACATAAAGAAATGTCAAGTGATAAAAAACAATTTGACATAGGGGACTACTTGTTTATAATAAGAATGTCCTTATTATGGGTAAGGGGGAAAATAAATAATGTTTTCAAGTGAGATTCACATGTCAGAACCTACGCTCGAAGGTAAAGTAAAGAAAATGTTAGCCGCTGGTTATTCTGATGCTTATATAGAGGCTGTTTTATACGGAGAATTTTCGTGGAAGTGGTCAATTCAAAAAATAGCCGAATCTGTGAGGCAACAGAAAGAAGCAATGGTAATGGAAGGGAAACATAAGAATGCAAACAGTTAGTATTTATACCGACGGTGCCTGTAGTGGGAATCCGGGGAAGGGTGGTTGGGGCGCGATTTTGCATCAACTCAAGAATGGCAAGGTAATAAGAACAAAAGAATTATCTGGGGCAGAAGAGCATACCACGAACAACAGAATGGAGCTTACAGCAGTAATTAAGGCTTTGCAGCTTTTAAAATTGCCATGTGATGTAATTGTTACCACTGACAGTAAATATGTTGCCGATGCTTTTCTTAAGAACTGGATAGTGAACTGGCAAGCCAAAATGTGGAACGGCGTAAAAAACCCTGACCTCTGGCAAGAACTCCTCAAAGCCATGAAACCTCATCAAGTCCAATGGCGATGGGTTAAAGGGCATAGTGGGCACCCGCAAAATGAAAGGTGTGATGAGCTTGCAAGGGAAGCAATAAAAACTCTATGACATGGCTAACAAAGCTTGAAAATTTCTATTACAAAGCATTGCCCTATCATTCCAATATGATAGCAATACTGGACGTAGAAGATTTAAGCCTTGATTACCAATTAGACCTGATAGAATGGTTGGCACGTCCTGACAATCTTAATGATTCATTATTTTTTTTCAAAGAGTTGCCCAAAGCCAGCAAAAAAACATTGTTCATGTCTTTAAAGAAGGTTCTTGAAATCCCAATTGGTGTAGTTCCAATATTCAAACAGCCAATGGAAATAACAATGAAAACACTGCTATTGAAAACAACTGCAAGCGACAGATTAGGAATACAGGACTTCACATTCGCCGCTATGCTCTATAAAACAATAGACTTTGGAATGCTCGCAGACGATTCAACAAAATTAATATTCCCCCAAATTAAAGAGAATATAACACCCTTTAAAAAATTAATGCTAACAATCAGTCGCCAAAAATTCGCAGAGATAGAAGCAATAAATTGCAGGATTTTCAGCAATTATAAACACCAACAAAAGGGATTGGAGATGCTATGACTGACACGTTACCATTCCCATATTTGAATTATTACAATATTGATACGGTTCCAGAATTAAAAGAACAGATAGCCACGACGTTAGAATTGCTTAATGACCCTATTTGTATGGGTGCGATGCATCTATTACACAAAAAAGACCATTTTACCGATTGTCTTAAAATCATGCAACAAAGCAATTATATAGAAAATATTCTGAACCCCGATGCGTTTACTCTGCCTACTTATCGAATCACATTTAATGTTTCCAGATTAACAAAAAGAAAAATGTGGGAACTTACAGATTGGCTCCTGATGAATGAAAAAACAGTAAGGCAAGTATTTATCTATTCTTCTCAAACCCCAAATCACACAATGAAGACTATGAGCTGTGCCGTATTAGATGGAGGACTTTTATTACTTCTCACCCCCACAATAGAGACAAAAGATAACGCCATCAATCACAATCATCTGCTACCTCACATGTCCGCAATGAGGCTGGCTTATTATATTTTGGGGTGTAAAGTCCCAATGGTGCTAGACCTTGCCAACATGCCATTCGATGAATATATAAAAACAACTTGACAATCTTTTGCCGACTTTTATAATAAATTCATGACAAAGTGCAATCATAAAAACAAAAAAGACCTTACTCACGGACTTGGCAAAAAACGCCATTTCTATTGCCCCACCTGTGGCTGGCATTTCTACAACAACAAAGAATGGTCAAAGCAGGAGTGGGAAGAATGGATGGAGAGTTAATATGAAATTCGATGATTTACCAAAAATGATAGGTAACGGTGTTTATCACGTTCATATCCATCTCGGACATCTCAAGAGATGGGTGGATGAAAACGTTGCAGACATGAACCCTGACTTCCAGCGAGGGCACGTTTGGACAGAACAACAGCAAATTGCTTTTGTAGAGTGGTTCCTTGCTGGCGGGATTACTGGACGGGACTTTTTCTTCAACGGTCCAAAATACCTCAATGGCGGCGACACGGACATGATATGCGTAGACGGGCTACAACGAATGACAGCTCTCTTACGATTCGTGAACAATGAAATCCCTGCTTACAAAGTTTATTTAAAAGACTTCGAGGACAAGTTCATTCCTTTAACATATTGCCTCAGCATCAACGTTAACAACCTGAAAACACGCAAAGAAGTGTTACAATGGTATCTACAATTTAACGGCGCAGGGACACCTCATACTCAGGAAGAGCTGGACAGAGTAAGAGCACTTTTAATGGCAGAGAAATAACATGCTTGCGGCACAGGCAGAAATAATACTTAGAGAAAAAAGGCTTTACTCAGATAAAAAAATCCTTGCTAGACAGATTAAGGATATTCAAGCCGACCTCAAAAAGCTGGCTTACGAGAATGCCATATTATTCAGCAAATCACCTGTAAAATTTATATGTACCGAAGACACAATAAGAGTTATATCGGCAGGAGCGCATTGCCTTCGCAGAGACTTCACGCCTAGACGCAGAATGGTAAGTGTTAAAGGTCTGGATGTTTTTGGATGCGAAGTCGAAGGAAGAACGCTCTTATTTATTGATTCATGTTACAATTACCTTTTAGATGATGTGGAAAACAAAATCATATTCACGAAATTGCTGGATGTTGACATTTATGACGCTACTGAAACATCTATGATTACTGTATTTTTAGCTTTCTGCCAAATTTTTAATAGATACAAAAAACTTGATGTGACGTGGAAAAATACCGAGATAACACATCTGCTATGCAACTTCTCCCAGTTCCCCGACTCAACAATGTTAGATGTGAACCTTGACGACACCAAGCAATTCAACAAGGACACCATAGACTTCCTGAAAGACTTTCTATTCTCAGGGGACTCACTTCCATCAATCTTAACATCCTTCAACAAAGGCACAAACCATGTATCCTATGTTGGTGCCAAGATGAGCCTCTGCCAGAACCATGCTAACCCCTACAACGTTATTAAGACAAATGTCATAAACCTCAAAGCCAAAAAAAAAGAGGGAGAAAGCATGTATTCCTCAAATCAAATAATGTTAGGCGAATCGCTTGAAAATTGTCAGCTCGACCCCTTATTTCAAAAGGATTGCCACAAGTATTTCTTTTTCAAATTTTGGAAATATCTCTCAGGGCTTTTCCCTTATATTGGATGGCTTACAAAGCAAGAACTTACCTTTAAAACAACCTCGGCACCAACAATAAACAAAGAGCTGGACAATTGCCTCAGCCATTACAAAATCACCACGCCACGCACGTCAAAAACAGGTTGCAAACAAACCTTCCTCGTGATTGCTCTTGTAAGTGGAAAACATAAGCCTTTGCCGGAAAAAACGTTTGACATTATGCTTTAACTCTTTATAATAAAAGCATGACAGTAAAATGTAAAAACTGCGGACATAATCAGCAATACCAGCATGAGGACGTATGCACTATGCGAGTAATGTGCTCATGTTGTTTTCATCCGATTGTCTTACGGAAATACACGATATCGTGGGGAATAATTCATGGCAGTAAATGAGCTAAATCAATTCGCCAATGTTTTTCCTCATCTCAAAATGATGTTTAAGCTAGACAATCATAAAAAAATAACACCTGAAGAATGGCCAGATATCGCTATAGGTGCAGGACAACATATGTTCCGATATCTTGAGTCTACATCATTGAAGAGCGTCTTTAGCTACCAAAGTAGCACTGACTGGCATATTGCACATTCCGGGCAGATTATCACTTTGCCATACCTGCCGAATCAAGCCCTTCCATCGCCAATAATTATCAATCAGTCAGATATTAGAAATGATATTTTCACAATCTGGTGTGAATTATTGGGATATGTTCTTACCATGTGCGACAAAGCTGCTCTTTTGGTTGACCCTATTCCACCTCAAGATGAAAATCAGCAAATACTTCCTATTCCCACTATTACTTTGGATGATTGGGAAAGATGTATCTTGGCAATATTCAGTTTAATACAGCTCAGAATAGCCAAGCAGTATGGCTTACAACATCCATCACTGCAATGGACAAAACGTAAAACTGCTTTGGTACATACTATAGAAATGAGAAGCAGTGGCTCGGATAATCCGTCCACTGCGCCCGTAGCTCTTATTGATGCAGGACTCTTGATTTAGTAGTCCTCTCTGAATCCTAAAGGCTCAGTCCATTCGTCTCCCTCGTCCCATCCATAATCGTCCATGCTGAAATCTTCTGCGATGGAAATCAATTCTTCAATGATAAGTTCTTTGGTATCGGCATCAAGAGTTTCAGTAACATCTGTGTCGCCAACATAGATTGATTCGATTTCAATCTCAGTTTCTTCAATTTCAGTAACGCTCATGCCACGGTTGCCATCAGCATCAGCACCATAATTGCCATCTTTGAATACTGACATTACATGGTCAATGGCTTCCACATCATAGGTAACACCTTTAACTTCAACAGTAGCGTTGAAGCATTTGCTTCCAAGAGGTTTTCTTTCTTTTTTTATATTCTTTTTCATCGCTCGGCTCCTTTGTTTTTTTCTTATACTTTTATTATAATCAAATACAAAAAAGTGTCAAGTGATTTGAGAAAAAAATATAAAAAATTTTATGGCATAGTTGAGAGCTTATCGCCATCATTGTTTATGTTGTATTGTTGTTCAATTGGCAGCAATGGATTGCTCCACAATTTGAATTTATACCATTGATTGTCATGCAATAGATAAATATAGTGCCCCCATGTGGTATCAAGGTAAGCTTCTACATTTTTCCCGTCAATGGTAATATTTGCTTTATCCCATGTTCTACCACGAACATTTTTAAAAGAAGGACGCTTGCACTTTGTTACAGGAATCTTGCCCCCATCTATGTATAATCGCATAAAAAAAGACCTCCTGCCTTTATTATAAACAAGAGGTCTTTAATGTCAAATCAAATTTCTGAAAACATCTCGCAAGCATTCATAATTGGTGCCAGCCTATCCTGAAAGCCACCTTGTCCAAACTTTGTGGCATACTTCCTGATGTAATGTACATCTGATACAGATACTGTGATTGTTTTGGTTATTGGGTCGATTTTTTTATTCAACCTTTTCAGCAAGTTCTGGAAGCCACCTTGTCCGTTAATAGGACGTTTAAAAGCTGCACATTCTTTGGTGGTTAAAGGAATAATAATCTGAGGTTCTTTCATTCTTTGTCTCCTGAATCTATTAATTTTACGTTGCCTTCTCGAAGTGATTTTACACCAAGTCTTACACAAAGCCCTGTGTAGAAACTATCAATAACACTTTTCGCAGAGGCAACGGCTTTGTCGAGCTGCTGATTAGCACATGTTAAAATGTAAGGCAAATTGCTTTGAAGGTTATTCAAAATCTGTGTAATTTGGGATTTAAGTGCTTCTTTATTCTTTTTAGGCATGGTGATTTCATCAATACTCTTATTGAGTGCTTGAATCTTTTCCACAGTTTCCTGAGTTATATCGCCAAGCTCTGCCCTGAATGTTTCAGTTTTGCTCTGTACCGGCAACCGTGGGATTTCACCTTTAGGCAGATTCTGGTCGAAGAACATTTCCAGAGTAGCAGGAACACCTTCACCTACATTAAGAGTGGTGATAAGTTCACTGAATTGGTTCGGCGACATTCTTAATCTGAGAATAGTGCCATCTTCTATGAAACGGTCACAGTTATTAGAACGTGTTTTCACAGAGGTAGATACTTTCATCTCAATATAAGAGTTACATGAGATGTCGGAACCGTAAAAGTTTGCACTCCCCTGTACCCGTGAGAATCTTACAAGAGCTTGTGCTGGATGTTTTTCATATTCTCTGTCCATATCTTTTTTTCTCCTTGTTGTTATTATAAAAGCTTGTGATACAATGTCAACATGTTTTTAATGGTAGAATAAAAATATGATAAAACTTACACAGGACTCAAACGACCTTACTTTTTGTCCAATTTGCAAAGCAAAACAGATTCGTGATGGCAGTTCCCTGCACGGCTGGGATATCGAATATGAATGTGGCTGCGTCCTGATGGGAGCTATAGGCGATGCTGATATATACATAGACAAGCCATGTCTTGCTATAAAAAAATAGGTTTACAAATGTCTCAATCCCTGATAACATATCAATAGACAACACACAATGTCTGCTCCTATGTTTTTTGGTTCCAGAGACCCCACAATACGTGGGGTTTTTTGGTTTTAGATTGACATCCCACCTTGTCGCCATATAATAGAGCTAAGAAATGAGGTGCAAAATGTATAGACAACCAAAACCTGAATTGAAACTTACGGATGACCAAGCTGCAAAACTTCTTGAAATAGACAGACAATTGACAAAATGCCATGAAAAACAACATATTTTGGCGAAAGAAGCTGGTGATTTACGAAATGATGAAATAGAGATTCGAGCTGCCATCATGAAAGAAAATAAGGTATTGTCTGCTCATGCTTGGGGCTATGAAAGCTCTGAACGGCTTTCCAATCGAGAAGAACGGCTTCCTTTATTGTATGACTCACTTGGACGATTCGCAGATTATCACGCTCATATTGAAATCGAAGATGATGTAGAACTTCATCTTTGTGATAATGACGTCTATCTTCATTTTGAGGGTGATGACCCTGCTGGCACCATGAAAACCTTTATAAAGGAATGGGGAATCACCATTAATCCTAAACATATCCAGAAAAGACACGATTCATATAAGCAAGAGCTTGAAAAAGCTCAACTGCTTTTGGACGAAATTGCTGCCCTGACAAAATGAATTTACAAGAACAAATCAAGCTACAGCAAGTAATCGTAAGGTTTCTCAAAGCACTTGGAACTATTGACGCAGAAGACTTAAGAATGATAATTTATCTTGCTGATTGGCGACACTCTCTCACTACTGAGAGGACTATCTGTAAAGGCATGGACTGGATATTTGAGATGTGGGGTGCCCACTCCCCTCACATTAAAGAAGCTGTTACAGAGTCGCCTGTATTTCTACGGAATTGTGATGGATTTTTGCCACGTTTCAACTCCGATAGAATTTCAACAACTTTGAGAAATCAAGACTTATATGAATTAGAAGAATCAGAGAAAGTGGCTATTGATTTTGTAATAAAAACATTTCAGAAGAAAGATATTTGTTTAACGAAATTATGTTATTCCACTCATCCATTACAAGTCAGTAACAGATATGACAAACTCAATCTTCCAAAGCTTGCAAGAGAATACAGAAGAATGGGTGGATGGTTGCCAAAGTGAAATTATGCTATAATAATAAATGAAGAAGGTAGCTTCTTTATAGGACTTTTAACCTCCCGAAAGGGAGGTTTTTTCTGTACGTACAACTTTTTTTGTCATTTTCCCTTGACGAAAAAGAGACTTTGGCTACAATAAGTTTTAAGGCACCAAACTTTAACCAAACCGAGGAGAATTTTTATGACATCAACAAGAAAAACGAAAAAACAGACTAAGGCAGAAGAAGCCGCTAAGGCTAAAAGTATCAGAGAAATGTGCAGAGAAGCGAAGAACAAATACCAATCAGGCACAGACACCGTTACTGTCAAAGTATTCAACAAAGTGTATACGCCAATTCTTGACCCTGTTTTCCAAAGAGGAAATGTATGGGACATGCCAAGAAAACGGGAATTCATCGAAAATAGCATCGCTGGCTTCCCAATTCCCGGAATATATGTGGCAACAAGAGATGAAAGCGAAGATGAGCTTATTATTATTGATGGCAAGCAAAGACTGTCTACTATAAATGAGTTCATGGATGAAAAAAATGGATTCTACATCTTCATGTACAACAAAGAAACGGGAAAAAAAGAAAAAGTTTACTACCGTGACCTGAAAAAGAACAAACAAGCTGGTATTGTTCTGGACATCAAATTGACACTCGTAAAGTTCCACAACCCACCACTGGATGTAATGGTGGCAATCTTCCAAAGCGTCAATAAGCAAGTGTCATTGACTCAAGATGAAAAAATCTACGGCGAACATTTCCTATCTGGGGCTTTATTTGACTACCTGTTTGACACAACAATGGTTCAAACAGGATTAAGCCAGCACATGAATGCAGTAGGCAGCAAATCAAAAAACAAGCACGTCCGATTCGTTCACAAAACCATGTCAATGATTGCTGGCGATGAAATGAACGATAAGGAATTCCTGACCATTATCGCACGCAAAACATCATCTGACGTTCTGAGGCAAAATGCAAGTAAACTCGAAAATAAAATCAGAGAGTTAGTCAAAGATACCCTCGACATAACCCCCACAACAAAGTTTCTCTGTGCTGAAAAACATATCAAGTCATTAGGAATGGCGCCTGTAAGTAACGTGTTGAAAAAGGTTGCAAGTGCACTGACAGATTGTTACAACGTAAACCCCGCAGAATTGGCAACTTTACAGAAAACCAATCACCCTAATGATAACATAACAAGAGACATCTTGGCAGTTTTTGCCATCCTGCATGACGAAGGTGAATTGACTGCTGACACAATCAAAGCTTTCAAAACAGAAATTTACAACGGCGTAATTAAGCCGTATATCACAGAACTTACAAACTACTTAAAAGGGTGCTCAACAAGAGACAGCCATGTAAGCTTAAGAATTGGTTTTTTGGCTTACCATATAAAGAACTTTACAGATAAAGTGGGCATAGCCCCAAGTGTAAGATTGGCAACCTTCAGGGCAGCAAAAGACAAACTTGATTATGAAAATGGCATAATTACTACCACTACAGAGCAAAAGGCTCAACTCAAGGCTGCTGCATAGTCAATATCTCAATAAATTCCTTCAAAAAACCTCCCTTTTTTGGGGAGGTTTTTTCTTGACAATCTTTTTCCTTTATTTATAATATAACTATGAAAAACTACAAAGCGAGTCAAGCAGAATTGGTGCAAGAGCTTCTGAACGAGCTTAATGGGCTTTCTATTCTTAATCCTGACACGGGAAATCAGGTGCCCCTTAAGATAGCTCGGAATAATAGGGAAATCATTGTGAGCCTACGGCGGCACATACTGGCAACCATCATCCTGCCGAGAGAGAAACCAACTACAAGCTCGCAAAAAGACTACAAATCAGGCAATAGAAATGCGAAGCCTTACCGCAAAGACATAGAATATGTTGTTGCAATGGAAAAGAGATGCCCACTCATATTTACAAAATATCCATTTGTAGACCAATTCTTGCCGTTCATTATGAGGAAAGGGAAAAAAATACATTTCAATTATCGCTTTGAAACACAAGAGAATACATCTGTGCAAGCTTTCTATATCAGCACTTACTATGGCAGCACTGTAGATTCCTACAAAAAACACTATCAAGGTTATGCTTGGCTGCTTCTTGAGGGAAGTAACCTCTATAAAATAGTTGATATTATCAAAAACAATATTTCAAAAAAATACAAGATTTTTAACCCTGCCGACCACCCTGAAGTAAACATGCTATGAATGTATTTATTGAGGGTATTTTAACCCGGCTTAAGGCTGTTAAAATCTTCAGCAAGAAAACTCACAGAGAGATAAAGCCTCGTGTCATAATAGACAATTGCGAAGTGAACATAATCATCAGAAACAAATTGCTCGCCAAAATGATTGACCCTGCTCTTGACGACCCTAAATCTTTTGGTGCACGGGTAAACCGAAACAAGGCATTAGCCGATATGCCCGGTGGTGCCTTCCATGTGGCACTAACAAAAAGCCATTTCAATATGGATTATGGAATCTACGATAATACTTGTTTGATTTGCATTTATCCACAACTGGACAAGCAAAAATGGCAACACTTAACTGCTGATAACGCAGATAAATACATGTTGGACATTCTTCAAGCAATTAATCTGTTAGGATACTGGTATGATTTAAGCAGACCAATGCAAAAACTTGAACTTCTGTAATTACCATCCGCTCGTCTTGCAATCGGGCAATATCGCTCAAACTAATATTCCATCATCAATCAGCTTTAAAGCCATGCAAAAGGTGAGAATGTCAAAGTCCCAAATCCCAATCGTTTTTTCACCCCGTATCCTTTAACAAGGTTGTCAGCAAATGTGGTCAAATCTGTGATTTTTGCAATTCCCTGCAATTTTGTCACAGTTAATTTAAAATCTTGCCCTTTCTTATTTACCTGCTCCTGCCACTGTCCAGCTTTTACAACCTCAACAACTAGTATGAAATCACTCATTTTTACCTCTAGCATTATTATAAAAAGGGGTTAATAATTGTCAATTAGTTTTTCTATTGACAATCGAAAGCCCTTTTATATAATAAGAGCATGACACATGTATTATTTATTCCTTATGAAAGACCTTTGGAAGATGACCCGACTTGTAATGTCATCTTTCCTCTCTACACCCAAATGGAAAAGAATAACCCTCACCCACTCTCTCTATTTGTGGAAGAAAATAAGAATTATGTGGTTCAACGCAAGGAAGGTGAATATTTTGTAGCCGACTTGAGCACAAATAGTGAGCTTATAAGATTTTGCAAGCTCACTGGCGACATTTTGAAAATAGACTTAATCAGCACTAGTCGTCACGAGCTTATCAGAATGACAAATCATTACCATGATGCTTATGAATACAACCATGGACACAAAACAATCAACCCCGCTAAGTTACAACATGGCTTAGAGCTTTCTTTCCCTGTAATCGTAGCAATGTTTGCTTTACTTCCACGCAATTATGCAATAGCACTTCCCAGCAAGCCAGACCTTGCAAAAAGATTCTTTAATGAAACAAATGTCCTCATACGACTTAATAACTTGTACCACCCCTTTTTTACCGAATTTGAGATAGCAAGAGATTATGACCATTACCTTACTGATTATGAAGTTTATGTAATCAAAAAACAAAAAATCAGATTGACCCCCGCAGAACAATTTGAAATGAACCGCACGAGTGAGATATTGTAATGTCACAAATCACTTTCCTTCAACATCCATTAGCGAGCAGAATAATCTCATTCTCTGCAAATCGTTTATATGTCGAAGGTGACATTTCTGATATTTCTTGCTGTGTGGAATTACATGACGGAAGATTTTCAATCATTAAAAGTGAATACCAAAAACACGAGAATAAAGTACAAGCAGATTTTTGGGAAATTTCATATCTCAGAACCTTAACCGTCAATATAATCGACCATAAGATACTGGATATCTCTAAAAATAAAAATGAATGGAAAACATCTGCCTGTATGGAACTCGTAGCGGCAATGTTCCTGCTACTTCCCTCTGAATATTGCATCAGCTTCCTCGACAATGATTCAATCATTATCAGCGACTGGCTATCTGCTCTCAAAAAAATCCTGCAAAAAAATGACCTATTCGAGACCTTTTATGACAACTTCACGCTTAAACATCTACATCAAGGACATAGCCACTTTTATGCCCTGCAACCAAAAGTTGGCGAAATCATTATATCACCTGCCGATATCGTTGCATATGAAATGCTGTAAGAAAAAACTGCCCCAATTCAACAGAATATGAGGCAGTGAAACAATTTTTATTAGCAATTTTTATAATACCATCAACACCAAACAACTTTGTTATCCCGAATAAAGTAATGAGATTTACACGGGTACTGAAAATTTCCAACAGATGGCGAAAGAGTCACCTTTTTATCAGTAACTGTAAGCTTCCACCCTTCAATGCCAATTGGCGTGCTTGTTACCTTCCCACACCCACAACAACATAAATGTAAGACAGGCCAATATTCTTCTGAAATATAGAGCTTACCCTGCTCCAGTTTTTCAGGCATAAACCCTTCAACAAATACTGGTTCAAGTTCCATTATTTTCATAACGTAATTCTTCTGCTTTCTTGTTATTTACCTAACACTGCATCAGCAACACTATCAAAATCCGTAGGGTCGCAATCCACACTTTTTGCTGATTCAAGGATTGTTTTTATTTCAGTCTGGACAAGTGTCCTTGCTGACTTTATTTCATTGCACGCAAGGTGCCTTACCGTTTCTATCGCTTCCATATATTTTCTTACCCACTTACGACACTTATCACACTCGGTGTCTTCTTCCATCTCCATCAAGGACGACAGAAAAACAGAAACTATACCGTCAAGCTGCTTTCTTGCTTTTGTATCCGCCATCAATACAAGCATTTTGATTATCGGCAATGGCAATTCACCACAAATATCTCTTGTTTCCGCCTGCAACACTTTTGATGTCATTTTCATACCACGGCTACTGGCTCTTATGCCAAATTTTACATACTTACGGCATATTGCAGCCCTCTCGCTATCCGTAGTAGCTGCATTCAAATAAAAATCAAGTCCGCTATAATCACTAACACGACCTACATAATGCCAGTCACAATGCTCACCACCTCTAAATCTAGCCCGTCCCCTATGCCTATCTATCTCAGCCACCAATTTCTTTGCCTCGTCAGGGTAAGCCACACTCACAACACTATAAGGTACCTTAATCACCATAACAATTCCTCCTCGTTACATTTGGTTATTCAAATTATATCGAGGATTCCGAAATTGTCAACTTTTATTTTCGCTGAAACCCTGTGACAATCAGGGTTTGACGTGATATAATATAGTCAACTTACACCGTAACTTTTTACAACTATACCGTCTTGGATTTTACCGACTGTGCATGATTTAATCCATACAATCTTCCCGCTTTGCAAATGACGGTAATGACCACGGCGTTCGTGCATTGCAGGGCTATTCCGCTCGCTGAAAGATTTTACCATGTCCGTTTTTTTGTAGGTCTTATCCGTAATAGGTAACACTCTGTATCTCATGCGCCATCTTTTTTCTTTTTTACTACAACGTATTAATGGGACAGCATCTTTTACTACATTATAATTTGAATTTTGTCTCTGCGGACTACACCGCTCAAGCATTTCATTAATACATAAAAATAATGGGATGCTTTCTATTTGCATTTCAGTCGATAATTTACCATCCCTGTCAAAAAAAAGATAAAACGCAGTATCTCCAAATTCGCCAATACGATTTAATCTGGCAACATCATTCTCAGTTATTTCTGGGCAATCAATCCCAAAAGCAGTTGACATAGCTTTTGCCATATCTCTATATTCGTCCAAATTCGCAACATTAAGAGCATTTTCTGCGCTCGTGTGAATAGCACTAATCTTAACAATACACTGTGGGAGGTCATATTCTAATCTGCCAGTGTCATAAGACCCCTTGGCAATAAAACCGTAAACCACAGGCAAATCTGATGGGGGAACAAGAATATCATCTTTATCCTCTTCATCTTGGGGCTGCGTAAGAAGAATTATAGCAAATGGCACGTCTGACCCGTCATCCGACCTGATAGGAAATAACAAAGTTGTTTTTTCAAATGGTGGTAGGCAAAATGGCAGCTCGCTAAAAGTGCGTTGCGTAGTCATAGGCTCGTCAGAAATAAACAACTGTGTTCCGTCAACTGCTTCTTGTATCCCTTCCATCTTAGCAATCTCTGCCTCATCAACTACAGCAGCAGAGGCTTCAATATCAATACTCTCTATAACCTCCACAAGTCTCGCAAAAGCCGATATTTGTTCCTGCATTTTCCCCCCCTTTTTCAACTTATTATAAATCCGAGATGCCAGTTGTCAAGCAAGAGTTTTTTGTTTTTTACAGACTTTACATCGCCCGTTCTTGTGATGATTTGTCATATTCTTTACTGAGGTAATCTTTTCTGCACCACAAACAGGGCAATAAAAGCTACGTTTTAATGAATCAGAGGCAGATATGCCATTCACGTCTGTTCTATCTTTTGGATTCCACCACTTAACAATATCAGGAAAACCATCTATTTATTGCTAGTGGCGCATATTCCGCTACCGTAAGTCCGTGCTTTCCCATTTTTTACCCCTAACCCAACTTTTTTACCCTGAAATTTTTTTAGCTTTTCGATAGCCACCTATTCTACCCCCCCCACCCTCACAAAACTTAAAATCGGTCTTGTCTAAGGCGTTAAAACCACGTAAGTCCCTCAAACCTGCCAACAAATTTACCCCTACACGAAAATTTTTGCCCTAAAAATTTTTTAGGAAATGGAATTTACGTAAGTCGACACCCCCCCCTACCCTCACATCAATTACCCCTCGGAGGGTTTTTATGCCTAAAAATTTTTTTAGTTTTTTAATGAAATACAATTTATCACCCCCCCCCAACATCATTATAACAAACGTCAAGAACCATGTCTGCGTTTTTTATGCAATATACAAAGAATGAACCCTCTACGCCTAAATTTTGCCCTAAAATTCGCTTGCAGACCTCGCTCCCGTATTTTCGGACCACCGTGGCTGCTTGGTTTTTTCGGAAGATTCTGAAAAAACTTTTGAAAAATTTTTATTTTTTTGTCAAAAAGCTAAAAAGTGAAAAATACAGAAATGTGTATTTTTATGAAAAATGTGATTTTTAGTGATTTTGTATGATTTAGTGATATTTGTTGTTTACATGTCTTTATATGATTGAATTAGTTCACCTGTCGCTTCATTGAACAGATTAGCCCATTTAACCTTTCTTGCCTTACAATGTTCAAGGAAGGTGTCTATTACCTCAGCTTTAGTTCCAGTGTAGTCGGATTGAAATGTTCGTTCTCCGTCATTGTTGATACTGGTAACATCAATCACTTTATTGAAGTCACCCTCATCAAGTTCGAATCCTTTTTCAAGCAGTTCTACATAGATGAATGATAAAGGTCGTTCAATAGTCTTGCCATTAAGCTCTGCGTTAATATCGATGCCTTCTTTGCTGGCAAGGTTCTTGATATTGGCAGGTTCTTTAATGATATACCATTCGTCATTTCTTATGAGGGCGAATGGCCAAACTTTCGGAAAAGGTATGTCTATCATTTTGGTTATCCTTTCTGTGGTTAACATGCTTTTTGCATTTTAACATTGTGGATGTTATCGTGCAGAGGTTGCGTTATTGCGGGGTGAGACAAAGAGACATAATAGAAACAATCATCGTCCCTGTTATAACGGCTTTATGTTTGTCTTTGTGGAAGTAATACCAGTAGTCAACCTGCCACCCATTAGCATCCAGTCCAATTTCTTCGTATCCTAACTTTTGAAGCAACAGCTTGAGCTGGATTACATTTATTCCCTTGTCTGTAAGTTCAAGAACCTGCTCGTCTTCCGTAGGATTGGCTTCATATTGTTCTATAAAGGCTTTGATTTCAGCGACTACGTCACTGGCAAGCAGTTCATCGGTTAATGTCCATTTCGGATGCGGTTTATTTTCTGGCATATTTTCACCTCAAAACAGAATTTTTTCAGTTTTTTCGATTACTTCAGCGATATCTTTTGCCATTGCTGAGGCTGCAATCTCTGGCTTTTGTTTGCAGTTGGTATAGATAAGCCCTACTTCGGTATGCATCTGGCTTGAGGGGATATTGTATACTGGCTGCCACTTGGCACCATCAAATACTGAGCCTCTGGCATAACTCTGGCTCTGGTAAGCATCAGATTTGATTTCAATCTTGATTTTTTTGTCATTCTTGCTGTAAATTTCAGTGTAATTCACTGACTGGCTACCTGTGAAATATCTCTGCTCGATTACTTTGGTTCCCTTTTTCATGGTTAAGCTCCTTTTTCTTTCTTATACTTTTATTATAATAAAATCAGAAAAAGTGTCAAGTAATTATGCAATATTTTTGAGATATTCAGTAACATTTTCGAATGTTACTTTTTTATCCATGTACATCCATGCTTTTTTGGTTATTTCGGGGCTATTGGTTCTGTTGTTAGTGAATGTAACCTTTACCTCTACTGCGCTACCTCTGAAGAATGATTGTGAATGTCCAGTGATTTCGATATTCTTAACAAAGATTTCTGATTTGCTGCCACTATTCCACCATCCATCATTGCCATTCTGTCCAAGAACAAACCAGAACCCTGAAGCTTCAGGGGCTTTTCTTTCACTCTGGATAGCTACAAAACCTAATGGGCTTAAGCTCTTTTCAAAGTTCTGGATATTCATATCGTTGCTCCTTTTTTCTTGATACTTTAATTATAACATAATATAAAAAAGTGTCAAGTAGGTTAGCAAAAAAATTATTTAGATTCTGGATATTCTTGTTTAGTGATTAGGATGGCACTTTCATAAGAGAGTCCCATATCCATAAGTTCTTTACGTCTGGCTCTTTTTTCGCATACAGCTTTTGCTGCTTCACTGCGCTTGCCGAGATTCATGCTGGCAATGGCTTCGAGCCGTTTTATCGAGCCTTTTTGTCCGATATTGTTAAGATATTCTTCTGTTGTTTGCATTTAGTATTTCTCCAAAAGAGTGTTAAAGTCTTTTTCTGAGGCAACTTTGAATAGTCTAAGGAAGTCTTCGATATCAAGGTCTTTGAGCTTGTCCTTGTTAAAGAGGGCTTTCATTGTTGCCCAGTTATCACAGTCATTAAAGTCAAGCAAGTAGTAATAGATTCTTGAGGGAACTTCAGTCCCATCAGCTAGGGTTTTCATTGGCTTTCTCCTTCAGTGCTGCAAGGTCTTTCTCAAGGCTTTCGATGATACTCTCTATACGTTCCATCTGCTGTTCAGACTTGGAGCCATCCCACAGATGCTGGCTGAACTTTGCTTCAGGTCGAAACAATTTACGAATCTTGTTGAGGGCTTCATTTTTTAATTGTTGGCGCACTTGTTCAGGTGTCATAATTTACTCCCGCCTTTTTTACACTTTTTAAGATTGCATCAGTAATAAATATACCTGTTCAATCCGAGATTGTCAGATTTGATAGATGGCATTGTCCCGATGAGGTCTTTGTCGTCATTTTCATAGAAGTCATGGATATCATCGCTCGCTCTAAGGAGAGCTGGAATCAAGTCGCCAAGAGTAGCATCAGTTTCAATGGCAATAGTAGTTTTACCATACATGCCTCTACCTGAGTATTCACGCACAGTTGCGTCAAAGCCATCATCAATGAGAATATTTGTAAGGAATTCAGCTATAGGTCTTTCCATGATATTAGTCCTTTCTAATTGTAATCTTGGAGCCATTCTTTTCTTGTGATACTCATAACTTGGCTCCTTTTTTGTTTCTATATTTCAATTATAACGAAATATAAAAAAGTGTCAAGTTATTTTTATAGCATTGAATTTTTTTGTATTTTTTCTATGGTATCTTTGTGGCATTCAAGGCATAGCCAGTGTTCTTTATTGTCAATGATATAGGGGAGGATTATTATTTCATAGATAGATGTCATGGAATATCCTACTGACATTTCGAGTCCAGCCACGACTCTGCCCAGTCCTCCGATTCGTTTACAGCAATCACATTGCAAAGGTCTGTAGAACGTTTTGTTGCGGCAAAGGAGTCCTTCTTTATCCACATTCTTTCTAAGGATAGCTTTGATATCATTCTCGCTCTCATAAAACAAAGGTTTGGGGATGTAACAATATTTAAAGCGATTGCTGGACGTATCTATGGTCACCACGCACAACAAATCGTCTGAATGAACCCGGATAAAAAACTCTGAAAATAAACTTGCCGAATCAATAGGACGTTTCTCTTCATAGACTACATATTGTTCTCGTGTAATAGCTTTTAAAAGAGCAAGCTCTGTTATAAAATTATTGAGCGTGCAACACAACAAAAAAGCTTGCTGCTTTAACTCGAAGTCCAGCTTTAGGGCTAATTCTACCATGTCCTTATTCATAGAACCTCTACCTTTTTTGTGGCGTAATTATGGCAGAAGTGACATACCCAGAACCCATTGACCGGGTAAACAATGTCGACAAATAAATCCGAGAGCCTGCCAAATCTTAAACAGTCCAACATTTTATCTCTGTTCCTACAAGCTATACAATATCCGTCAGTGATGTTATGGTCGAAAACACCTTTCAATTCAGATTCGTCCATTTTAAACAATTCACGGGGCATCACATACCTATGCCCATCCATACCTTCAACCCGGCTGACAAAAATCTCCGCACCCTCAATCTGGATTTGATAATCGGGAATATCTTGTTTAAGGAGTTGTTTTCTCTCGAAGTTTTGAAACATCCCTGTGGACAACAGTCCTTCTTTATTGCATCGGATGGCAAAGTCGTGAGAAAGGTCGGCAAGGAGGACAAGCCTGTGACGAAGTAATTTGTCAATCTCTTGGAAGTAGTAGAGAGCATCATTATTGATTTTCATAATAACTCTGCTTCTTTTGAGGCTGCAAGGATAGTCTGGCTCCAGTGTTTATAATAACAGTCCGAGCACATATATTTCTCGGCGCCATCATTCATCTTGATTGGGACTATTAAAGATAGAAAAATGTCTTGAATAGCTTGGAAGGAACCTTGCTTAATATATGCAGAAAATGATGATTTAGTTTGACAAATATCACACTCGAATACCGGGTCAAGATTAACTGTCAATGTATTGTCCAATATGTCTCGTGGCATACTGAAGAAAAACTTGGGAATCACGAACACTTTCAAGTCCGACGCAACATTATTTCTTGCGTAGACCTTATAATACACTATGTCGCTGGGCACTACCGCCGCTGGTGAAAATAGTTGAAACTTCTCATAATTGCGATAAGCATCATAATCTATAATTCCCTCACTATGTGCAAAAGTAACAGCAGTAAATACAGCCTTTGTCAGTGCCACAACTCTAAGGCACATCTGGTTGCACAAATCATCATAAGCTTGTAATACAACTTTATCCATAATAATATTATAAAAGACGTTCAATGATTGTCAACTTATAACATTTGAATTGCTTGAGCTTCTTGAGGCGTGATGATTCTTTCGTAGGAGTTAAATGAGCCTGAGCTGTATATGATAGCGCATCTGTCTTGCAATCGTCTTAAGTTGCCAGTCATAAACTTTGAAAGAAAAGATTCTGCGATTTCTCTAGCCTTTGGGATTAGACATTGTGGTATTGTTATTTGTCCGGCAGTTACGCACCAGATAAATACCGAAAATGCAGCCAAAATATTCTGAGGAATCTTCTCAATATTATATGCAACAGAGAACTCTACAGTCTCAGATGGTAATGGACGACATTCCACAAAACATTCGTGCAACTTATTCATGGATAATTTAAAGATTGGCAAAAGCTCTAAACCTCTGCGCTTCTTATTCAACTGGTTTAAAGGAATTCCCCAGCGAGTGCCAGTATCAGTCCCAAATCCTCGGCAAGTTAAAGTAAAGCTCGGCTTAAACTTTCTGGATGTGTGATAAGAAGCATTGACTCCCTCTTGAGTAATCTTGACCTGCTCCAAATCAAATTCAACCTCAATATAATCCTCAAGCCCCATATAATTCACTAATTCTTTTAATGCTGAGTCGCCTGATATAATCACACCTGTCAATTGTTGGCGGAGTTCTTTGAATCGTTTGGTGTGTTGGGGTTGTCCATAGAATGGGATTGATTCTGTGTAGGTGACGTGAATCATAGCATTATATCCTGCTGTGTTTCCATTGTAAGGTTCTCAAACCAACAACCTGAACACACCCATATTCCTGCGCCATCTATTCGAGTTGGGACTAATACTGTCCTTAAGGTTTTTTGGGAATAATAGCCGCCACACATCTCACAAGCTTTATCATTTGTAAAATTATGGAGAAGGATTGGTGCAACAGACTCGTCTTTTTCAAAGAGTAAGCCCCCGTGGACAACAACGGGATTACTTCTTTCATTAAAGCTGCCGACCTCACCGCCATCAATAATCACGTCCTCATTTTTGGAAACACCCAAGTTTTGTGACATAAATTCTCTGGAATATGGTGGCGGCGGGTTTCTTTCACTTGCCCATCTACGCTGCATTCGTAATGCCAATGTTAAGACCCGGTGGTAATTCTTCCGCAATATCCCGGTCATGAATGATTCGGCAAGCAAATACATCTCTGATGGCATCATAAAAGCTTAAATCCTTCCTTATGCTTCTCGTCCTTCAGATATTTATAAGCACAAGCAGGACACATCCAGCAATGTTCATGAGAATTCACCACAAATACTGGCACCCGCATTTGAAATAGTGCAGGGCTGCTAATTAAATCAAAACATTTCCAACAAACTTTAGGGGCATCAAGGTTTTCCGACAAGATGAACCTCATGTCTTTTTCAGATTGATACGGGAGGAAAAATGGTATCTCCGCTTCGTCTTGCGTGTCAATCATAGTGATTAGTCCGATTTGTCGCTCATTAAATCTAAGAGTACTCGGCGTAAATAGGAGGTCTTCCGCCATAAAGCTTTCGTATTGTGGTGCTAATCTCTTTGGCAAAGAACATCTTGCCTCTGCTTGAATTGTCCTTGCAACCATTAACAATGTTTTGCAGCCTTCAAGAAGAGCACTATACTGTTCTTCAACAAAGAAATGAGTTTCTATCATAAGGAATAAGTTCCTATCATTTTAATGCTTTTAAAATGTCGTCCCTGTTAGCCATCAGCATTTCAACGACGTCGTCTTTATCCATCCCTCTATAGCCTTCTCTATCCACAATAGCTACAAGAGCTTCATAAAGCTTACACTCAGCCTTGTCGGCGAAAACTTTGCCATCATCTGCAACATATTCTGTAATCTTCCTGACTTTCATAACTCACCTCATGCTTATTATAAACAAATAGGTATGTTTGTCAAATAAAAAAGTAGCCCCGATTCGGTGGCGGGGCTAACAAGGATAAGGAGGCAATAAAATATATGTCAAATATTCCATTGCACGTAATTGCATTATAACCAATCCGACCTGAACGTCAACTATTTTTATTCGGAGGGAGAGGTATCGCCTGCCAAAAGGCTGTATTGTGTCTTATCTCATCCATAAAAGAAAGCTCCCCTTTTCAGGAGAGCCTTCTTAAATCTAGGAGGTTCTATGACCACAAACACAAATAATACTTAACTACATAATACCATCAGCTCAGAGATTTTTCGATATCATCGATTTCTAGTTCAACTTTTTTATCAGTTGAAAGAAGCTGGTGCAATTTGTCTTTCATTGCTTTGAGAGCTGCGGTTTCTTTGGCGATATTGCCGCTGGCACGTTTAGCTTCGAGGTCGGCTTTCCAGTCATTCAAGGTGAATCCAGAGATTTTTACCTCTGCCGGGTCAAGTTTCATGTCTTTTGCTGCCATCACCAGAGCATGGATTCTGACAAGCATCAAAGTAACTTCTTCCCCTGAGAGAGCATGGAGGTTGTAGCTCTTGCCGTCCATCTGGAGCAGGCAGTTGGTAGTGGGTGCAAATCGTTTCTTTGCAGCTTCGAGAATCTTTTCTTTCTCGTCAATCTTCTTTTGCAGGTCAAGAATACGTTTGTCATTCTTACTCATATATTTTTACTCCTTCATTTTCTTTCCATTTTTAAGATACTGATACTTGTGATAAGGATTAAGAATCGCAAATGCTTTTTTACACCATGAACCTTCGGCATGTGGGTCTGCTTCTTGCTTTATTACCTCACTTAGCTCGAAGTCAGGATTATTCTTCCTTTCTTCCAACACGAGAGCCTGCAATTGATTGTCGTGCCCACGTAATGCCCAGTGTAATGAATCATCTTGACTCCCATTATAGTTGTAAATTCTAATCCATTTATCCCCTTTTGCGGCTTCAATAAATTCATCAAAGGTAAAAGAAACATATTCTGTTTTCGACTCATCAAGTGGGGAATACCATGTCTGACATTCCATGTCCTCAAATATTGTTGGATACTCAGGGCTTGGTTCAGCAGATACAACAGAAATGATTCGCTTGGAAATGCTTTTCATTTGCGTGTAAAAATAGCCACCTCTGCTATTCTTTTGGGCAAAAATATGATGCAAGCCTTTATTCACGTCTTTACTCGGAGTATACTCATAACTACGAGTGGTGTAATTATAGCGGCTTTCGCCATAATTTATTGTCCAATAATCAAATCTACCCATGTAAATCAATTCTTGATTTTTATTGTCCAGATATGTCCCACCGAGCACCAAATCTTTTGCTTTTGGGTTCTCTGTCTTGAGCTTGGCGTTAAAATCCATCAACTCCTCATAATCAGGGGAGGAGGTTGGAATTAACACAAGGTCTGTCCCTGAATAACCATAAACAAATTCACCTTCCAGACCTTTTCCCTTGATAGAACTGGTATTTTCAAGGATATACAACAGATTCGGAACGGTTAGCTCGAACTCAAAGCCACGAGGGTCGTAAACCCTCACATATGTCTGACGTGGATTCCAGTGGCACTTAGTTCCACCCACTTTCTTATTTAAGACAAAGCCCTCTGTAGGCTTATTCTCATAGATTTCATTGGGGATATTTTTGTCACGCCATGATTGCCACGACTTTTCTTTCCTGAGCACTCCTTTATTGTCAAAGTAGACAACATAAGCAAGCTTTCCAGTGTAAGTGCCATCACGCTTCTGAAAGCCAACATTAATCTTTTCAGGAATAAATACATCATTTCGCATAAAATACTCCTTTTTTGCTTATTATAAATGTAATAAGACTAATGTCAATAAAAAGAGCCGCCACAAGGACGGCTCCTTACACAAATATAACAGAGAGGTGATTATTCGTTTACAGCTTCCTTAAGAGCAGACGCTGGCTTGAAAGTTACAGCAGTCTTTGCAGGAATTTTGATAGGCTGTTTTGTCTTTGGATTAATACCATTACGGGCAGCTCTTTGTGTTGTCTTGAAATTCCCGAAACCAGCAAGGGCGATAACTTCGCCGCCAGCGAGAGCTTCAGTCCATGCAGCGAGAAGAGCTTCAAGGGCAGCTTTTGCTTGAGCTTGGGTAAGGTCAGCCTTAGTTGCAAGGGTTTGGATAGTTTCAGCTTTATTCATTTGGAATTCCTCCGAGAAATTGATAGCGCACTGCGCTTTTTCTATATTCTACCATCGAAAACTTTTTATAAATTATCTTTTTGTGGGAAAGAATAAGAAATATAAGGAACAAGAAATAATGGTTTTATTGCTGTTTGTTAAAATTGCTTGCAAAATATTAAAATATGATTATTCACAAAGCTTACAAAATAGAATTGAAGCCCAACAAGACACAAATTGTTTTGTTGAATAAATCTTGCGGAACAGCAAGGTTCGCTTATAATTGGGGATTAGCACAACGCATTAAGCTTTACGAGGCAGAGAAAAAATCTACATCAGCAATAACACAGCACAAAGAATTGTGCGCAATCAAACAAGACCAGTTTCCTTGGATGTATGAAGTAAGTAAATCAGCACCACAAGGAGCTTTGCGCAATCTCGACAAAGCTTTTAAAAACTTTTTTAGAAATATACGACAAGGAAAGCCTGCTGGATTCCCGAAGTATAAGAAAAAAAGTTCCAGAGAAAGTTTTTCTTTCGACGAAAAGGCATATTGCAAAGATAATTATGCTCACCTGCCGAAAATCGGCAAAGTGAGACTCAAAGAGCAAAGAGAAATACAAGGTAGAATTATTTCTACAACTGTGTCTAAAGATGTAGACAGATGGTATGTTTCTTTTACGACAGAACAAGACATTCCAGAGCCAAAGATACAAAATGGACAAGTCGTGGGCATTGACCTCGGCTTGATACATTTTGCGACATTATCCGATGGAACAAAAATTGATAATCCAAAAATATTGAAAAAATATTTGAAGAAAATCAAAAAACTGCAAAGACGATTAGCCAAGAAGCAGAAAGCTTCTCAGAATCGCCAAAAAGCAAGAATAAAGCTTGCCAAAACATATAGCCGTGTAAGAAATATCCGTCAGGATTTTCTGCATAAATTGACTACATTCCTTGCGAAAACCAAGCAAGAAATTGTAGTGGAGACATTGAAAGTATCCAATATGCTTAAAAATAAGAGATTAGCTTTTAGCATATCAGATGCTTCTTGGTCAGAATTTATCAGGCAGCTTGAATATAAGACGGAATGGTATGGCAGTTCACTTACTAAAGTAGATACATTCTATCCAAGTTCTAAGCTATGTTCGAGTTGCGGCTACAAACAGGACAAGATGCCATTACACGTTAGGACATGGACTTGTCCTATTTGTGGCATTACGCACGATAGAGATATTAATGCAGCTATGAATTTGGCTGCATATAATAAATTTGTACGGGGAGTTCCCCCGAATGTTAAGCCTGCGGAGAATCCTCTTTCGGGGGAGCAGACCTGTGTTCCTAGAAATGGTTCTATGAAACAGGAATTAAATCTAACAAACAGGATTGTTTGTGAAGATTTTTAGGACGGAACAAGATTCGCCACGCAACATACTTATTGTTGTGATTATTGTCTTGCTTATTAGTCTCAGTTTATTTTATCGACCAAAAAGTTCAGAAAACAGGGCAATACGAACGACAGGGACAATTGTTTACAAATTAGAGCCATATAATGGCAACTATTTCTGTATAGTGAATTATTGTGGTGGGAATTACCAACTCAAAATGTCTTACAGACAGTATAGGTGGATAGAACCCGGCAACAAGGTAAAGATTCTGATAATAAACAATAACCCTGTAGCCATCCTTGGTGATAATATAGAACCATGAGCTATCAAGATGAGCTTTTTAATGAATATTTGCAAAAAATAGAGGCTGTCGGTTTCTATTCTGAAGACAAATTAGACACTCTCGACTGTGTCTTGCGATACAGGACTCTTGTCCCCCACATCAATCACTACCTCGACATAGACGAAATACACCACATATCCTTCTATGCCAATAAAGACAAAGCACCTCTTGCAGTATTTGACTCTACTAACAGTCTCAATAGATTCAGTATCAGAGATTTTGACATTCACACTCTTACATGGCAAATTTGCACAATTTTAACCATAACGTCTTATCACCTGATATTTGAATATGGACAAGCACATAAAATAAAGCGTGCCCGGTCGGTGCCGAGACCTCAACATGTTATGGCTTGTGACCGTGCAGAAGAATTTATCAGAGATTTAGAGAAATCTGTGTTGGAAAATTACAACGAAATCAATCTTCAGCTTGTAGCTCACCTCCGGGATGGCAATATGAGTACAAAAAGAACCAAATTAGTTCCCGCTCAGGGAGACTTCTGGTTCGCAAAAGGAACATATGCCATATTCACAACAAAAGAAATAGAAATGTGGGGACATAAACCTACCAAACAAGAAAAAGAACTTCTCTAAAAAAAGACTTGACATTTTTTATCGTCTGTTTATAATAAAATTATAATAAAACAGGAGGGAAGTTAATGCAGATTAAGCTTTATGATGAGGTTTATGATGTAGAGCTAGTTACCAATCGTTATGTTGATGGCGGCATGGCAGTATTGCTTACAGAGCAAGGTATGCCGTTCTCTACTATCAGCGTAAGGCTTCCAGAAACTGATATGCTTCCCGACGATGTGTTTTTTGTAAAGCATTGGAGTGAGAACGCACCCGTAGTGGAACAACTTATTTCAATGGGCTTGCTTGAAAGAATTGAAGATGTGTCGCCAGCAAGCTCCGGTATGGTAGACGAAATCTATGCTTATCGCTTGAAAGGGAAATAACAATGGACGAATTGATTAATCTCATTAACAGAGCCGCAACTGAATTCAACTATGTCGACATGGGAACCGAGACTGATGAGGATGAACCCAATACCGTGTGGATTGATGAATGGATTTGCATGGAAGCGAATAAGGACAATGGCGAAGTTACTGTAACATTCTTCGAACCCGGCTGGCATGGAACTCCAACACCCTACAAAACCATCAAACAGGACAGCTTCGTTGGGGCTGTAGCTGCAACATTCGGCGAAATCAGACGTAGAGAAGCCGAGGAGTTCTTACTTTAATCCTCAGCAGTCTCGTAAGCAGCTCGTAATTCATCTCTCACACGCAAATAATTCTTTGCATCACCATAGTATAAGTCCCACAGAGCTATTACCATCTTTATCCATAATCCCAAATGATTCGGGACATACCACGACGGATTCAAAGAATCATTAACATCAGACAAAGTTCCAGACCGAACCATCTTCACCGCCATCCGAACGATTGTCTTGACCCGGTCGTCGCCATACGGCGCACCTTCAAATCTATCTATCAGACATTTAAGATGTGCCTCAATAAAATCATACTTCAAATATATAAATTGAAGCGTGTAAAATACATTCGAGGGCATCTTATCCATGTGCTGCATATGAAACAAGGTGTCTGCCTTTGCGTCTATCCTGTCCCGGACGAAACAATTGAACATCACCGGGTCTTTCAAATCTAACGTTGTTTTATCTAAAATCGACTTTGCCCATTTTATATCCTTACCCGCTTCATCCATACCTCTGTCCATCATAGAAGCAAGTTGTCTCATCATTGCATGATACTCTGCTGAATTTGCTCGCATTTACTCTCTCCTTCTAGGACTTCGTCTCGATAGCCACCGGGCAAAAGCCTCTACATTTATCTCCTCTACCCACCAACGTCCATCATTGCTCCGGGTTGTTCCATGTAAAATCCGACCTTCAGGCGTTATTAGCATCACATGGAATCCGGGTTGGAATGTAAAAAGGAGACGTCCGCCGTGTTTCTTCCAAAGCTTGAGGGCATATAAGATACACATTGCTTGACAACCACTCTAAAGGATTTATAATAATTATAGCTTTATAATACGAGGATGGCGTGAAACGGAATACAAAATGTCGGGATAAAGATATCGAAGCCTTTCTTATAGAGATGGCAAAGATAGACGACTTAAAGGAAAAGCTTATTCATTCTTTGCAAGCTCAAGAGAAGATATATTATGAACGTCTCCGAGAGCTTGGCGAGGAAGCTGTAATAAATATGCTATAGAAAAAAACTTTATAAAGGAGCCTTAGTATGGAAGTCAAACTCGAACCTGTATGGATTATCGTAAGCAAAGACCGTAAAAAAAGCAGATTCCTAATACAAAACAGGTTCCTACACATATCAACATTGCCGATGTTAAGCCAATAGACCTTGCTGCCTTTATGAAAAGTAATAATGTCCCTGACAATGCTTACTTTGACACAGACTACAATGATAGTGTCGTTTTAAGCTGGACAATAGACATCGCCACAAGTGATGCAGACAAGGCAAAATTCAAGAAAGATAGATTCGACAGCATTGCCTACAAATTCGTATACGATGCCCTTACGGGCAACGGCTATAAAAGAGTCGGATTCAATTCAGGGCTTCTTAAAGATTTTGCCGATACCACCATACTCGATATGTATCTCAACAAAGACTTCGATAGACTTGTTAAATATTACTCACTTTATTTTATCAAACAGTGAGTCAAGCTGTTCAAGTATTTCCTTCTTTTGCCTATAAAATAAACCCACATGACCATTCACATGATAAACATGGCGAGCAAAGTTAAAGAACTCGCTTGGTTCATCTTCTAAAATCAGAAACCGATGAATCTCAGGGTGAGCCATCAAATAATTACAAAGTGAAATACTCTTACTCCCCGTCCCTGCATCATACTTAACAATCTCAAACCTACCCAACCCAAATGCATGAAGTATCGACGACGTCCGTGGACTATTCGACCAACCAGCAGACAATATATGAACCTTACAATCATTCTCCTGTTGTAACGCCCGTAATGTCTCGATTGAATGAATATCCAAGTCTTGCCCCCGGCAGCGACAAGCGAGCGTGTTCAGCACGCCATCCACATCAACAAATAGATGTTTATCCTCATTGGGATATTTTTCTCTCCGTGCTGCTGTAATTTTCTCTTGGAGACTATTCATGCTTGCATGGGAGGTCAGTCTCGGCACCTTCTGAACAACAATAGTAGTTACGTCGTCTATGGGCACCAAATGTCCCTGAAACAAAGACTTGTAATAAGCCTGAATATGCTTAGTCACATAATGAGCCATCGGAAGCCAACCCTTATCACCAAATCTCGTCATCATGCTTATCCTTCCCCAAATGTTCCAAATGAAGCAAGCTGTCACTACTCAACGACGTCAAACCACCAACTCGATTCCCTACATATCCACACAGACTATGCAATATAACAGAACTCAATCCCAACCAAATAGTAACAGGCGACATTAACAAACAAATAGTGATAATTATTGTTGGAATGGATGTATATGTTTTACCGAACCATTTTGCCATCATAATCCCTATAAGAGTGCAAGAAACAAAGAATGAGAGGTTAGTTATGGCGAGGGCTGCGGGGACTTTATAAAATAGCAGGCAAGCATTTACGATGATGCTTGCGCCTGTAATAGAATGGAGGAATTTTTCGTTCCAGAGTTTATCATTGTCACGGGGGGATAGAATCAATCTTTTTATCTTGAGTGGTTTAATTTTTTTAAAAAGAATAAATAGGGTGATACAAGTCGCAATGGAAATCCCACCTTGAACTAATACGGGGAAAAAAGCGAGAGCTGAAACCAGATAAGGAAAATTAATTACAGACAATATAACCCCTGCTGAAACAATCCCAACTTCATACTCATTAGATACATTCTGCTTAGATTGAATGGACAGTAAATCCGTAAAAGCCCGTTCATTTATCTCATGAACCTTCTTCAAATAATCAATATGTCTGGATGTAGCAAATGAATAATATGTCTCTGCAAGAAATCTCAAGTCACTCAATATCTTTGAATAAGCAACATTAATCAATATTCTATCTCTTAACAACCTGTTGGCTGTCTCGTAGATATAATCAATGTCCCTATCTGTCTTGGCAGGCTTAATGATTATGTCCTGTAACTTACCATACTCTGCAACACCTGCATCCGTAGCATACGGCTCCAAATAACTACAAAACGTCTTAAGGTTATCTATCAGTCCCTCACAATGAACTGCCTCGACCTCCCTATTCCTTATAGAACCCTCAACTAAAATGACAAATTTCCACGCACATTGATACATGACATGGTAATTCTGACAAATTACAAAACAATTATTTGCTGTTCTATCATTCATTACCCTCATTATAACCTCACTTGACACATTGTCAATTTTTTTATAAAAAACACTTGACACTTTTTTACATTTCGTTATAATAAAAGTATAAGAAAAAACAAAAAAGGAGAAACGAAGTGAGCAATCCTAATTTTGAGATAGTAAAGAATGAACTTTCATGGACAATTGACGAGATTGACACCTTGTTTGCCAAGCTCCCATGTGAGAATAGACGTGCAGTCGCTGCCGTGCTCAAGAGGGAATTGCCCCATTGGGTGATGGTTAATCTTCATGAAAGAGACAATGCAGTGACCATAAAAGTATACAAAGCGACCCTTACTTTCAGAGGAACGTATAACGAATGGGACTCATAGGAGGCTTTATGAATTTCAACTCTATCTCTGAAACCAATCGTGCTGCAATTTCTCTCAACAACCATAATAAGTCAAATACCTTTGTTAAAGCAGTAGAAACAAAAAAAGCTGTCTGCTTTACAAATGCAAACAACGAAAGTATCTGGATTCCTAAAAAAGCCTTAACTTTCAAAGGCAGAGTCCAAGCTACTCACTGCGACATTCTCACCTTTAAACTTGCAACTTGGATGGAACATCTGCTCTCAGCAGAACAGAAAAGTATTCTTACCTCGTAAAACCGTAACCAGCCTTGGAGGGTCAATATGATTAAAAATAACTTTATTCAGTAAGGAGTGCGCAGATTGACCTTTGCCTAAATTGGCATTCAACTAATCTGCCACTCAGACAAAAATTTTTAATTATAATTCTCACGCAAAAAGAGCCTGAAA